TTTCCGGCCGCTTCTTGAACGGGTTCTTGAAGTCCATGCTGGCATCTTTCCCAACCCGGAAACGCCTGTCACCAATCTTGAGGAAGTCCAGAGCTTTCCGATTTCCCGGCGATCATGCGGGACCTCCCCTACCGTGTACAGCAGACGGCCGTCCTCTTCCCCCCGTGGAGGCGGCCGTCTGCTGTTTCACCCGGCCTTGCGCCAGAGCTTGGTGTAGCGCCTGAGCTTGCGCCGGGCGCTGCTCCAGCCCATCGGCCCCTGCGGCTCGTCCATCGCCAGGTAGAGCCGGGGCGCCGCCTTCGAGGCCCCCTCCTCCGTGACGTCCTTCAGCAGACCTTCGGCCAGCAGGCAGTCCAGTGCCTCCCGGGCCCGCGTCCTGGACGTCGGCTTCCCGTTGATGCCCGGCAGCAGCCAGCAGACCTCGTCGAGGGTCAGCGGCGGTATGCCCGGACCGTTCTCGAACTGCATCGAGCGCAGGACGCACCACAGGCGGAATGCCGTCGGATTCACCCGGTCACAGAGCATCACCCAGTCGGGCACCTGCGTGAACGACAGCCGCTTCCCCGCCTCCGGCAGGTCCAGGAACGGTGCCAGCACATCAGGGCGCTGCCTCTGTTTCGCCTTCCGCTGGGTGCCGAGCGCTGCTCTCCTCATCTCACCTCCTCGTCTACGCAGGTCAAGTGTACCTTCATTGCCCGGACTTGACGGCCTGGGCCACTTCTGGAAGAGTATGACTCACCGCCGGACAGGGCGGTCTCGGAAAGGGGACTGAAGCGTGAGCAACGGCCGAAACAACAAGAAGCGTTCCAAGCTGAGCGGATTCGACAAGGCGGCGCAGGCTCTCACCACGGGACTCTCCCCCGAGGCCGCCCGGAACTTCACCTCCATGGTGAAGGACGTGGCGACGGAGTACAGCTACAACGACTCCACCATGATCCGGCGTCTGAAGAGCCGTCTCAACCAGGCGGCCCGGTCGAAGAACTCCTGGGCCCACGAGGTGCTGGAGAAGCTGAAGCAGGCCGAGGGGGTGACGGCCTGACATGAACCCCAACCCGTGCCCCCAGTGCGGAGCCAAAAACGGATCGGGCTGCGGCCATGGCCTCGGCGGAAACCAGGGCTGATCACACACGGGGCACACCACACGGACTCGGATGCGCACGACGCTCCGAGTCCGTGTGCGTCAGGGGTTCTTTTCAGGTTGAATCCATCAGGGAAACGTGACAGGAAAACGGAGAGGAACGTGAAGAAGCTGAAGAGCTGGGTCCTGCTCTCGGTTGCCGGGGCGCTCGCCGTGCTGATCGGCAACCGCCTGGAGGAGGCCGTGGCCATCGACCACGACAACATGGGCGGCGCCCGGTGACTCCCGGGTTCGAGGTGGTCGACGTCGAGATCTCCATCGGCGTCCCCTCCGCCCCCGACCTGCTCGGCGTCTACCTGCACCACCCGAACATGGACGGCCGGATCGAAGCGGAGACGAAGGGTCACGCGGCTGGGGCCGAGTACACGACCTATCCGATCGGTCCGATGCCGCCGGTCATGAAGCACGCCTACGTGGAGATCAAGGGCGTGAACATGTACGTCGCCCTCGGGTCGCTGTACGTGATCGCCCCTCTGCTGGCCAAGCGCGAGGAGATCGCACACCTGAAGCACGCCGTCGTCTACTTCGCGACTCAGCCGTTCCGCGAGATGACGCCGGAGGAGAAGGTCTGGCTGGCGGCACGGATGCCGCTGGTCATTTCCGAGGAGAAGGAGAACCGATGACGAGCCGTGACCAGCGCCTCGCCGCCACGAAGTACGCGGGAAGGAAGTCCGCTTCGACGGAGGCCCGAGAGAAGACCTCCCGTAAGGCCCCGGCTGTCGCCGAGGACCCGATGGACGGCATGCGCCGCGCGCTCTCGCAGCCGCGTACCCAGGAGTCCGTCGACCGCGCCCGTGCGCACCAGCGCAGCCTTCCGCCGCTCGGCTGAGTCGAGTATGCGGAACCTCGAAGGGGGCCCGGTTCCTACCGGGTCCCCTTCGTCGTGGCCGGATTGTTTCCCTGGTTAGTGGAAACATGAACGGCCCTCCGTCGTACCCTTGTTCTTCCCAGCAGCAGACACTCTCTGGCCAACCACACCCTTTTAGCCAACTTGAATCTCAAAGGGTGCTACGATAGGTACAGTTGAGGAAAGGAGCCCAACGTGGCAAACGTCGAGCAGAAGCCCGGCAACCTGAACAAGATGCTCCTCGCCGAGGCGCTGGCGGACCGGATGGGTCTGGCGCGATCCGTCGCTCAGGAGGCTGTCGAAAACGTCTTCGACATCTGCGCCCGCACCGTGGCTCAGGGCTACACCGTTTCCATCACGAACTTCGGCAGCTTGCGCTGGTGGAGAAGAAGGAGCGGATGGCCCGGAACCCGCACAACGGGGAGCGCGTGCGCGTCGCCGCCCGCAAGGCCGTCAAGGTCAGCGTCTCGCCCCGCTGGAACGACTTCGCCAACTCGGCACACCCGGAGAACACGACGATCCGGAAGCAGGCGAAGGGGCCGTCTCAGCAGTAGTGGCTCAGGCCAAATCGTGATACGCTGTTACCGACGAACAGCGAGCACGCACAGTAAAGTTCGCAGAACGAAGCAGGACATCGGAGAGGAATAGAACGTGTCTCTGACCACCGCAGTGCGGTCCATCTTCCGCAACGCATCCAAGGACTTCCCCGGCGCCAGCGAAGCCGACATCGCCGTCTACGCGAAGCTCGTCTTCGAGGCCGCCGCGACCAACCTCAAGAGCACCTACAAGGACGCCGAGGCCATCGCCTCCGCGAACGCCGAACTGGCCGAGGCCGCCGAGCGCGGCGAGGCGTGGGCCGTGAACCTGCGCGACTCCGTCCTCGTGAACGTCGTCAAGCCGATCGTCGACAAGGCCACCGAGAAGGGCGTGGACCCCGTCCCGGCCCTCGTGCTCCAGGCCGACGTCACCGAGGAGCAGGCCCGCGAGTACGTCGCCGCCCTGGAGAACCGCTCCACCGGCACGGACTCCGCCGTCGACACCGACGAGGACGAGGGCGACGACACGTCCGACGTCGACTCGGACGAGGGCGACGGCGACTCCACCGCCCCCGTCAGCTACGGCTACGGCAACCCCGTCGCCTCGGCCTGACCGAGCGGCACACCCCGAGAAGGCCGGACCTGGCGATCGACCAGGTCCGGCCTTCGTCGTTGAAGGAGAGGAAGAAGACGATGGGTTCCTACTACGCCGTCCCCGTGCGGCGCGAGAACAGGACGCTGACGTACAACCCGCTCGACGGCCACTGCGCCCTGGCGCTCACGCCGATGGACGCCGTGATCCAGCTCGGCATGCCCAAGGCGGGCACGATGATCGCGGTCTGGCCGCTGACCCGGAAGGTCTCCCTGGAGGAGGCCGGGCAGGTGTGCTCGCTCATGGCCCCGCTCAGGATCTTCATCATCGTCGATCAGAAGGAGGGCGTGATCTTCCCCCTCGGCCTGGACCCGGCGCTCGACGCGGTCATGGAGGTGCCCGGTGCTGGTCGCGACTGAGGAGGAACTGCGCCTCCTCGACCTGCTCACCCCCGAGTACTGGGATCCGCAGGCGAAGGCGCGTGGGCTGCGGGGTGTGAACCTGGACTCCGCCAAGCTCACCGAGTCCGGCGTCGTTGCCGTCCTCAAGCTGGACGGACGCGACATGATCAAGGAGTTGCGGGCCAAGCACCAGGCCATACGCGCCATGCTCGACGTGCTCGACGAGCACCTGAGCGACCTGTCCCCCGGCGGCCGGTCCTCGAAGGTGCTCTTCGCGGTGCGCACCCGGTACATCACCGACGAGCTGGACATGTTCTGGCACCCCGACGTCACGACGCTCGGGCTCGACACCGTCACGGGTGAAGAGGTCGACGTGCCCAGGAACGAACGCCTGCTGGTCGGAGGTGCATCGGGATCCGGCAAGAGCTGGTCCACGCGCGCCCTGATGGCCCGCGCGGTCGTCCATCCCGACGAGGAGCTGGGCGGCTTCATCGACGGCAAGGGCGAGGAGGCCACGGTCTGGCGCGGCATCTGCACGTGCGCCGTGACGCACGAAGAGATCATCGAGATGATCGAGCGCGAGCACGCCCGGATGGAGGACCGGGCCGCCCAGATGGCCAAGCTGGGGATCTCCAAGTGGGATCTGAAGCTCGGCCCGCGCAGGCTCATCCCGATCGACGAGGGCTACTCCGTCCTCCAGGCCGTGATCGACGAGGACAAGAGGCGCGGCAAGGCCCCGAAGGGGGATGAGGAGTACACCTTCCTCGAAGGCCCCGACAAGTCCGTGATGCAGAAGCTCACCGAGCTGTCCAGCCAGGGCCGTTCGCGCGAGATCATCATCATGTGGATGACCCAGAACCCGCTTCGCTCGGGTGACGACCGAGGCATCACCTCGGGCATCCGCACGAACTTCGACTTCTCGTTCTGCCTTCGCGTCAACACGCCGCAGAATACCGACACGGTGCTCGGCCCCGGGGCTGGCGTGGAACCGCACTTCCTTCCGCGCGGCCCGCGCTTCCGGGGGCACGGCTACCTCAACGTGCACGGCCCCAACCTCGTGCGCACCTGGACCGTTACGGACGAGATGGTGGCCCTCCTGGCGCACCCGGACCATGGTCGCGGCAAGTACCCCCGCGACGTGGCGCTGCGGGCACTGCGCGGCCAGCCGCAGGCCGTCTGGACCCCCACTCTCCTCGCGACTCACACGGGTTGCGGCGTGATGCAGGCCAGCCGTTTCCTGCGGTCGTTCAGCCGTGAGGGTCTGATCGTTGCGGATGGCGAGAATTTCCGGTTGGCCGTCTGACCTGGATCGGTTGACCTAGGCCAGCAACACCCGGTAGAGTTTCACTTAGTTCGGGAATCCGACACCCGAGCGAAACGCTCCGAACCGGTTACGGCCCGGCTCGGCGCACCGATCCACCGGAAGCGGTCCGACACGCTTCCGGATGGATCACTGGCAGGTAGCTCAGATGGTCAGAGCATCGGACTGATAATCCGAAGGTCGAGAGTTCAAGTCTCTCCCTGCCAACTGGACCTGAATTACAGGTCCGCATTACCCCCGCTCTCGGCTGTAAAAAGTCGGTGGCGGGGTGCTTGACCACTGAGGATTCCGTAGGGGAGGCACCCCGGGTGGCACCCGGGCCACGGAATCCGCTGCTCGGTGACTGGCAGGGCACCGAGCGCCCACGTTGTGTAGCGGCCTAGCACGTCGTCCCACTGGTTAATTCCAGCGGGCGGAGGCGCCGGTTCGAATCCGGTCGTGGGCACTCCGGTTGGAGTGGAAGATGAATCGGATGGTTCCGTGTAGAACTCCTGAAAGCGGAACCTGGGCTGGACTAATGGGTCCGGCGGTGCATGTGCCTGAGTGGCCTAAAGGGGCCTGCTGAAGCTCTCCCAGGAGTGGGGGCAGGCGACCCGGCGGAACTGGGATTTCCAAAGGGTCCACGGGTTCGAATCCCGTCGTGCACACGTGAACGGTGAGGAGAAGAAGGCGGAGGCGCCGGTCGTCATCCGCGAAGACGGAATCACGTTCCTCTCGCGAGAGGAACTGGACGAATATCGCGAGCAGCGCATTCTGCTCGCCTGGCAGGAAGGTGCATATGTCTGACGCCGACGCCCTGGACGCCGCATCGGACCAGGTGGACTCGGGACCCAGCGCGACGCAGTCCCACTCCATCGGCAACTACGGCTCCAGCCAGCTCGCGCGCACGGAGGTCCCGGAGCGCCCGCAGGCGAAGATGAGCGGCGTTCCGCCGGAGCAGTGGGCCCGCCCCGTCAAGCAGAACTGACCCTCGGAAAGGTCTGAAGAAACCTAATGATCACCGTAGAGAAGATCCGGGACATCGCTCCCGACCTGGAGAAGCCGTACCAGAAGGCCGGGTTCGCGGCCAACAAGCACGGCCTGGAGGGCGAGCAGGCTGCCGTCTACCTGGTGCTCGACCGGTCCGGCTCCATGGACTTCCCGCACCGCAACCACTACCGCTACGGCCACGTGCAGTACTTCGCCGAGCGGATCCTGGGCATGGCGGCCCACTTCGAGGACGACGGCAAGGTGCCGGTCGTGTTCTTCGACCACACCCTGAAGGGCATGGACGAGCTGGTGCTCGGCCAGCATCAGGGCAAGATCGCCAAGGCCCACTCCAAGCTCGGCCAGATGGGCGGCACGGACTACACCGTCGCCATGGACGCCGTCGTGCGGCACTACCAGTCGAGCGGCAAGACTGTTCCGGCGTACGTCATCTTCCAGACCGACGGCTCGCCGTACGACAAGAAGGCCGCCGCGCAGCGCCTCTGCCAGTACGCCACCCTGCCGATCTTCTGGCAGTTCGTCGGCTTCGGCGAGGACCGTCCCTACGACTACGACGACGAGGACGGTCTGGGCTTCCTCCAGCGCCTCGACGACATCCCGGTTCCGCAGTACCGGCCGATCGACAACTCGGACTTCTTCGCGGTGGGCACCGACCCCACCACGATGACCGACAGCACGCTCTACAACCGGCTCATGACCGAGTTCCCGACCTGGCTGGCGCAGGCCCGCCAGCAGGGCATCGTCCGCTTCTGAGGAGGGGTCCATGGCCAAGCCCGCGTACGCACGTGAGACGGCGCAGGTGAAGGCGGTCCACCCGGACCTCGACGACGCCACGGCCCGGCGGGTCGCCGAGCAGTACGTGCAGGTGTCCCGCGACAGCGGCACTCCACTGCCCGAGCTGCTGGCCGAGTCGGTCCGCGCCGAGAACAGCTCGGCCGCAGGCAACCAGGCCAGCGCCTGACCGTCACGTCCCTTGAGGGGGCCCACCCGGGCCCCCTCTGTCGTACAGGAGATAAGTCGACATGTCGATGGCAGTTCTGTTCTACGGCTACAGCCTGGGCGTCCCGGACGACAGCGACTGGGCGATCAAGAACTTGGACGAGTTCGAGCCGGACTGGCTCACCGAGTACGAGGCCGACCTGGAGATGGACGACGACGGCGAGGGGTACGAGTTCCACATGCGCCGCGCCATACTGCTGGCTTCCGGCGTGCCCGACGAGCTGATCACGAAGGACAACGCCGAGGCGACACTGAAGGAGCAGGGCCTGGAGGTCATCACCTTCGGCCACTCCAACACGCAGTTCTACGGGCTGGCGCTGGCGGGCTCCGTGTACGAGGCGGACGACTGGTCGCCGAAGTGCATCGCCCCGAACTTCGAGTGGAACCCCAACATCCGCATCCCGGGCGTCGACTTCCCCGACGACGGCTGCCTGCGCAACGGCCTGCGGTACCTGTCGATGGAGCCCGTCCAGGAGCGGGCCTCCTGGATCATCGCCCCTCGCGAGTACTAAAAGACTTGCGATCCCCTCGCAGGATCGCGTAATGTTTTATCTGCACCCCGGAGCGTTCGTGCGAACGGTTACTTCATTCTGCGAAGAGAACACCGGGCGCCATCTTGTTGGCCGGGGCGCGTAACAGAAGATCCAGAAGGGTTACCGGAGCGTTTTGAGCAACGGTTACTTCTTCTGGAAAAAGAAACTGAGGGCGGGTTCGAATCCCGTCGCTGCCGACGCATGGCATAACTGGCAGACACCGGGGCTCGCATTGTTGGCCGGTGACTCCTCTGGATCTTCTGTTTCTCGGTGTGTGGGTGAGGTGCCCGGAGCGTCTTGGCAACGGTTACTTCACAGTGGAACCAAATGTTTCAGGTTCGATTCCTGATCCGCGAGCGTGCTCGTGGATAGCTCAATTGGCAGAGCGTTGGTCGAGGAAGGTTCGAAAGAACCACCGGGGCCTATCTGTTGGCCGGGCACCCCACGCATACATCGAGACGCGCCCCCTGCTCCCATCCCAGGACAGGGGGTTTTTGCGTTTCAAGGAAAGGGAGAAGGGTCATGGCAACGTTCAACAAGCCGGGCGCGAAGGCGCGCGTCACGTCCCAGGTGGCGACGACCGGCACGACCAAGACGTTCGAGGGCGCGAGCGGCTTCACGCGCAGCCCGCTGTCGGACCTGTACCTGCTGTCGGTCTCGAACCTCGTCGGCAAGGACGCGTTCTACGAGCGCGCCGACGACCGCAACGAGCGCTACGTCGACCTCCTGCACGGCACCGCCCTGCTGGAGCAGCGGCACGTGACGGCCATGCTGCCGTGGCTGCGCACTGACGGCTACATGCGCACCACGTCGCTCCTCGCGGCGGGCGAGGCGGCCAAGGTTCTCTGCGACGAGCACCGGTACGACGGTGTCGAGGACATGGTCGACGGTGTCCTCCAGCGGGCCGACGAGCCGGGCGAGTTCATCGCCTACTGGTTCTCCATCGCGGGCAAGGCGTGGCCGAAGCGCTACCTGCCGGTCAAGAAGGGCCTGAAGCGGGCCGTCGCGCGGCTGTACACCGAGTACGCATACGCCAAGTACGACTCGCCGCGTCGGGCCTACCGGTTCGCCGATGTGATCGACATCGTTCACCCGGCTCCGGTCGCGCAGTGGCAGTCGGACCTGTTCCGGCTGATCCTCGACCGCCGCCACGGGCACAGCGGTGCCATCACGCCGACCCTGTCGATGACGCGCAACCAGCGCGAGTGGCGCCAGGCGGCGGCGAGCGTCCCGCGCAAGGCGTCGGCCGAGTACATCTACGGCTCGGGCCTGATCGCGCCGCAGGTACTCAAGGACGCGGGCCTCACGTGGGAGGACGTGCTGTCGGAGCTGGGCGGCAAGGTCGACAAGAAGCTGCTGTGGGAGGCCATGATCCCGACCATGGCACCGGGTGCGCTGATCAAGAACCTGCGCAACTTCGACGAGGAGGGCATCTCCGACGCCTCGGCCGACGCCGTGGCCAAGGTGCTCTCGGACGGCGAGCGCGTGCGGAGGGCCCGTCTCTTCCCGTACCGCTTCCTGTCGGCGTACCGCGCCCTGTCGTCGCTGCGCTGGGGTCACGCCCTGGAGCGCGGCCTGGCGGGCTCGCTGGAGCTGGTTCCGACCCTGCGGGGGAAGACCCTGATCCTGGTGGACCGCTCGCCGAGCATGTTCCCGGGCGGCTGGGGTTCGACGCCGAACAAGAGCGACATCTCGCTGGCCGACCAGGCGGCGCTCTTCGGGGCGGCGCTGGCCATGAAGGCGCAGGACGCCAAGCTGGTCGAGTTCGGCGGCGACCAGGCGCTCGGCGGCTGGAACAGCCGGGGTGGCGGCGCCGGTTCGCGTACGGTCAACGTGCCGCGCGGGGCGAGCGTTCTGAAGGTCGTCGAGAGCTTCGGCCCGTCGATCAACGGGACCGACATCCCGCGCGCCGTGAAGGACAACTTCACGAGCGAGTTCAACCGCGTCGTGATCGTCACGGACGAGCAGTCACGGCCGGGCTGGCTCCCGTCGAACATGGGCGGGCGCGTGTACGGCATGCCGGAGACGCGGATCGACGACCTGATCCCGAAGAACGTCCCGGTCTACCTGTGGAACATGGCGGGCTACGCCGGTTCCATCCTGGAGACCGGCGGCACGAACCGGCACTGCTTCGGCGGCCTGTCGGATGCGAGCTTCGGCCTGATCCAGCTCCTGGAGCAGGGCAAGAACGCGCCGTGGCCGTGGATGAAGTGACGTAGAGCACAGGGCCCCCTCCTCGCCGGAGGGGGCCCTCGTGTTTTCATGCCCCTCAACTTCCGCTAGGATTGGATAAGTTGAGGAAAGGCAGGAGAGACGAATGGCGAATTCGTTCGAGATCGGCGGGGAAGTCCTGACGGTCGGCAGCAAGGTTGTCGTGTTCGACGGCAACAGCCAGCGCGAACTGGCCGTCACCAGTATCGGCACCAAGCGGATCTTCATCGAGTCGGCGTACGGCTTCAGGCCGGTCCCCTTCAGCAAAGAGGACCGCTCAGCGCAACAGGGCGCCTGCCACCAGTACTTCAAGACGCTGACCGAGGTGGCCCTGGAGCAGGAGCGGGCGGTTGTGAAGTCCCGCCTGCGCGATCTGGGGATCGAGGCCCGAGTCTCCGGCCACGGGAAGGACGGCCTGGACCCCTACTCGGTGGACACGCTGCGCGAGATCGCCGGGATCCTGGAAGCCGCGAAGCTCAAGTCGGAGCAATCCCAACGAGGTTGAGGCATTTCGACCCCAGGCTGTGCTAAGCTGGCCTAGGCCGAAAGGGGAAGTACGTGCAGACCTTCTACGACAGCACCTACGTGGCAAAGCACCTCGGCGTCAGCAAGTCGGCCGTCATCAACTGGGTCGACCGGCCGACGGCGGCCTTCCCCATGCCCGCCGCATCGGTGCGCTACGGCGACCGGCCCCGCCAGGAGAACCCCTCCTGGACCGGCGATCAGCTTCCGCTCCTGCGTGAGTGGCTGGCACACCGGCTGGGCCTGAGCGATCCGGCGGCGCATTGGGCCCTCATCGACAACGGAGGGCAGCCGCCTGGAGGTCACCAGGACCAGGGCGCCCTCTTCGACTCCGAAGGAACGTGATGGCATACCTGACCAGGATGCTCATCGTGATGGGTCCGGCTTTCCTGATCAACGAGGAGGTCCACTTCTTCGCGGCGATGGTATGGGTCCTCGCCTGCTGGATGATCCTCCTCGGCATGTCCGAGAAGACCTGGATCCGGCGATGAAGCCGCACGAGCTGCGCTACGTTCTCGTGGCGATGATCCTGTCGGTCGGCGTCGCGCTCGGCATCGCTCTCCCCCTGGGAGAGCCCGTCGGGCCCTGGGGTTTCACCGCCTACCTGGCCACGTTCTACGTGGTCTATCAGAAAAGCGAATGGCTGAACCGGGCGATCGAGAGGATCGCCAACGGAAGGGAGCAGAAGAAGTGAAGCCGATCCAGGACGTGGACGACCACCTCGTGGCCCACGACGTCGCCTCGATCACGGTCGCCGGAGTACTCGGTGCCGCAGCCGTGGCCGTCACCGGTTCGCCCGAGGTGGGCGTCGCTGCGGCCGGACTCATCGCTACTGCGGGCATCGGGGGCATGAAGGTGGGCCCCGTGCGCCGTACCGTCAACCGTGCCGCCCTGGCAGTGACGGAGATCGGTCCCCTCAAGAGGGTTCCGGAGCGCAAGCAGTGAAGGCGGAAGTTCGCGTCTTCCCCGTCGAGTGGCTGGAGCGCCACCACATCGCCGTCGAAGGCATGAGCAAGCTCGTCGTGCACCGCGAGTTCGTCGAGCACCAGGAGTACGGCTCCCTGTGGTCCGTCGTCTTCACGGACGAGGGTCGCTACTGGAAGGCGTCCTACCTGGAGCCGAACACGTCCGAGGTGCACGTCGACACGTGGGGCGACCACCTGGAGATCCCGGCGGTCGAGGTCAGGCCGGTGCCGAAGTTCGTCACCGAGTGGATCGCCACCACGTCCAGCCGGGGCGGAACCTGCAAGGCGGATCTGATCGAGGCGCACGGCGGCAAGGTGCTCGGTCCGTGCGGGCTCGCCGCGCCGTTCGTCCTGGCCGTCACCAAGGGGAACAAGGTCGAGAGTCTGGAGCGCTGCGTGGCGCACGCGCACCAGATGATGACCTCGCCCGAGACGTTCCACCTGATCGAGGAGGTGCGGCGCAGGTGGCACTGACCCTCATCGGTGATCACGTGTTCCGAGGGGAGCGGCACTGCCTCTTCCCGAACTGCGGCCAGCCCGAGGCGGCGCACCGTGAATCGGCTGACACCCGGCTGCCGCAAGTGCCGCACTGGTTCATCGGCATCCGCCTGTGCACCTGCTGCGGCATCGGATTCAACCACCCGTCCCACTGCCTCTCGCCTTCCTGGGCGAAGGCGGTCCTGAGCCGGTAGCCCCCGAGGAGGGGCCATGAATCTCCACATCGATCTGGCGGTACTTCTCGCGATCGTCCTGTTCTTCCGACTCCGTCCTTCAGAGGAGCCGCGCAGCTCGGGCAGTGTGCAAGTCACGGCAGTTCTGGTGCTGGTTTTCGGGCTCCTCATCGCAGGAACGAACACCGGGCAGATCGCTCTTGACGCAGTCAAGGGCACCGTAGGGATGCTGGGTCAGATCGGCTAGAAATAGGCTGGGCGCTCAGCGAGAAAGGAACGCCATGGCCGACACGGAAAGCGACCCGGAGCGCATCAGGGTCATACGAGAACTCTTGGCTGAAGCCGAGGGTGAAAGCTCCCACACGATGGAGGATGCAGTCGCCCGGCAGGGAGCCGTGGCATTCCTGAACTGGAAGCTACGTGACGCGGAAAGGACGCAGGCCCATGGAGGGTGAGAAGCTGCCGGAAGTCCGTCTGGTATGCCTGGACGAGGAAGCGGCGGAGAAGGTCATGGAACACGTTCGCGAGGTGCCCGAGGCCAGGCGCGGCAACAACCATGCCCGTCGCGAAGGGGCGACCGTCGTCATCACGTACACCAACAAGATGTGGCCCTACGACCTGGCCGACATGGCGGGCGAGCTGGGGCTGGCTGGGGACTCGGAGTCGGCGGCGGTGTTCGCATGCCTCTGAATCCAGCCGTCCCCGCGAGCGACCGTGGCTTCCTGCTCTACGGCGGCAGCGCCGTCCGCACAAGCTACGGTCATCCGGTCGAGATCCGCGTCCAAGAGTCCTCGGCGGCCAGCGGTCCGCATGTGTGGCTGTTCGTGGATGAGGCGCCCGGCATGAACTCGCGCGAACCTCACCTGAGCCTGGCCGACGCGATTGAAATACGCGATCGGCTGACTCAGTTCATCAACGAGGTCCCCGAGCGCTGGACCAACGGCAAGGCCATGCTCCGGGAAGCCCGGAAGGAAGTCGCTCAGCGCAGGGCGGCAGAATCGGAAGGGGAAGAGGCGTGCTGAAGCACGAGGAAGATGCGAGGAAGGTCCACGAAGGGGCGAGTGACTTCCGTGCCGTCAGTACGGGCCTGCGGAAGACGATCGTCGGCTGGACCTTCCATGTGCCGAGGAACCCGGGCGAGGAGTACAGCCATGACGGTTACTCCTGGGTCGATCTCGACGGCGACGTGCCCAGTGACACGTACGGCACCGAACACCAGGCGGCCCGCACCATGAAGGACCATCTGCGGCAGAAGCGTCAGCGGCCCGTGAACGAGCTGGAGAAGCGCGCGTGAAGACCCTGCGTCCCTACCAGGAGGAGACGCGGCGCATCCTGGCCGGAGGCGGCATCAACGCTTCCGGCCTCGGTGCCGGTAAGACCGTCACCAGCGTCGAGGCGGTGCGTCTGCTCAAGCTCGGCCGGATGCCGCGCGTTCTCGTGGTGGCCCCGATCAACACTCTCGGCCAGTGGCAGCGAACCTTCGAGGAGCAGTTCCCGTCGCTCGCCGAGAAGGGCCTCACCCGGCTTCTCGGAACGCACCGCAAGGACACCGAGAACTGGTCCGCGCTGACGTCCCGCACGAAGCCGCCCGGCGTCTTCATCATCGGTTGGAACGCCATGCACGGCGGCATTCCGGAGGACATCAGGCGCCGGGCGTCCAACGGCCGCAACGCTCTCGCCAAGGAGCCGAAGGCCACTAAGGCGGCGGCCCTGAAGGCGATGAAGGAGGGCACCGTCCCGCCGTGGACCCGGACCGGCACCTGGGATCTGGTCATCCTCGACGAGTCCCACCGGATGGTGAACCGGCACGGCGTCCCGCGCCACGTCCTGAAGTGCATCAAGGCGGACCGCTGGCTTCTCCTGTCGGCGACGCCTGGAGGAAACAAGCCGGAGGGCCTGTGGACTCCGCTGAACCTTGTCTGGCCCGACCGGTACCCAGCGTTCCACGACTGGGCTCGCACCCACTTCCACATGGACGACAAGAGCTACTACAAGGCGGGCAAGAAGGTCGAGGTGGAGGTCCCCGGGGACGAGCTGATTCCTGGCGGCGTCTGGCGTGACATCCCGGCCGTGGTCCGGTACCGCACGGAGGAGGTCGTCGACCAGCTTCCGCCGGTCATCGAGCGGGAGATCCTTGTGCCGCTCGGCGCGGAGCAGCTTGAGCAGTACCGCGACTTCGAGGCGCAGTCCCTGGCGTGGCTGGCCGATCAGCCGGTCGCCGCACCACTTCCCGTGGAGCAGCGCACCCGGCTCCGGCAGGCGGCCCTGGGAACGCTGCGGGCCGATGAGGTGACCACCCGTAAGAAGAGCTGGGTCACCCCGCAGAAGCACTTCGATCTGCGGATGGACGCCAGGGTGTACGACCTCAAGATGCTGGAGGAGAAGACCGACGAGGACACCGGCCAGACGAAGATTCACGTGTCCTACGCGGTCGACAAGCTGGAGGTCTCCTACGAGGAGGACGCTCCGCAGCCCAAGCTGACGGCACTGATCGATCTTCTGGCCGACCTGCCGCCGGAGGAACCCCTGCTGGTGTGGACGCATTCGGCGCGCTGGGCCCGGATGGCGGAGAAGGCGCTCGGTTCGCAGTCCGTGGCATGGACGATGAAGACCACGACGGCGAAGCGGAAACAGATCGAATCCGGATTCGGAACTCAGTGGCGGGTCCTGATTGCGCAGCTCCAGTCCCTCTCGGAGGGGGTCGACTGGCTGAAGGACGTCTGCCGGTGCGAGGCGATCGTCTCGTACACCGAGGACAACGTGATGAACGAACAGGCGGAAGGACGCCTGCACCGGCCCGGCCAGACCTCGCCGGTTCAGCGGTGGCGGTTCACCAGCGTCGGCACGATCGACGACGAGGTCTACCTGAACAACCTGGGCAAGCGCTCCCGGATGGGCTCGCTGTACCGGGACGACACGGAAAAGGGGAATGCGTGATGCGCACCTGGGAGGCCGACGTCATCGCGGCCAAGGCGCACAAGGACCAGTTCGACAAGAACGGAGTGCCGTACATCGAGCACGCGCGAGCGGTTTCCGCCGGTCTCGCGTCGTTCTCCGAGCCGGTTCGCGTGGCCGGACTGCTGCACGACGTCGTCGAGGACACCGACGAAACCCTGGAGTCGCTGCGGTCGGCAGGCGTCACCGAGATTTCCCTGGAGATCATCGACGCGGTCACGAAGGTGCCGGGTTCGACGAAGCGCGAGCAGATCGAGCGGGTCATCCAGGGCGGCTACGCGGCCATGCTGGTGAAGACGAGCGACAACGCCCACAACTCCCTGCCTGACCGCCTCAAGCACCTGGACGGGGCCACCAGGGACCGCCTGGAGCGCAAGTACAAGGAGGCCCGGAGCATGATGTGGCCGCACCTGCGCCCCGCCGACATCTACGAGATCCTGAGAATCGTGAACCCCTCCCTCACGCCCGAACTGAGGGAGCACGAGGCGGGCCGGAACGAGGGGGTGCGATGGACGGACGCGTAAAGCGGCCCGACCTGGACAACCGTGAGATCGCACTGGCCTGGATCGAGGGCCTTTCCCATCTCGACCTGTCGATCCGGTTCGACTGTTCGCCGCAGACCATCAGCACGCGCCTGATGAAGGCCCGGCAGGAGTTTCCGGATCTGCCCTGGGATGAGCGGCAGGCCATCCCAGGGAGCACGGCGTCCGGCGGATCCGGAGTGAAGGGCTACCTGCGCATGAACGACGGCAAGCCCGGCGAATCCGCCCTCCCTCGGGGGTCGATCGTGAACGGTGGCGCCCTGCGCAGGCGATGAACTCAGAAGGGCCCGGCCTCCCCCGGCCGGGCCCTTCGTCAGGTTCCGTTGCGGTTGTACTCGACAATCCTCTCCGGAGGCGCCGGAGGTTCGATGCCGTGTGAGCGCATCTGCCCGGTCAGCTCCGAGACATACCAGGAGAATGCCCTGACCAGAGAAGTGAGGCTGTCGATGCGGTTCTCATGCCGGTCCAGCTTCCTCTCCAGTCCGTCACGGATCTCCCGGAAGGTTGCCAGATCCTGCTGTCGCTGGGCCGGTTCAGCGTTGGCCACGGCGGTCGCCCGCTGGGCTTCGGCGGTCATCTTGGCAGCCGCCTTGGTTGCGCGGGCGGCAAAAAGGCCCGAACCGAGAAGCGCGAGCGCCCCCAGAACGGCCCCGACGACGGGCAGAACAGCCCCCCAGTCTTCGCTCATCTTCGCTCCTTCTGGAGGGTCTGGCGGGGCACGGAGTACTCGGGTACTGACGCGGCCCACAGAATGATGCCGACATGGCTTATCGCGTACCACGCGGCGAGGGCGAACCCCCTGGGATAGTCGCCGGAGACCGCACTCCAGAGGAACGTGGAACCCCACACCAGGGGAGGGATCAGCGCGGTGAAGAAACCGAGCCAATCCCTCCCGATGCGGAGCCACGCGCACCCGAAGGTGATGGATCCGCAGATGATCCAGACCGACGACCAGCACTGAACGCCGCCATGCCTGTTGAGGAGTCCCAAGCCAACCGGGCTCGGGCCCGGATCGAGGGCGTACCCCAGGCCGAAGCAGATCTTGCCCAGCCCCAGGAGTACGAGTGCGGTGCCACGGCGACCCAGCCTCTTGTACAGCCGCCGGATCGCCGTGGCCATCAGGCCGCCCGGCTGAAGGCTGCGGGCGCCTTCTGCTCGATCGGTACGGAGACGACGGGCGCCGTGACCTTCTCACGGAGCCACAGCGCGACCGCGCTCTCGACGATCAGCATCCACAGGGCCTGCTGCTCGGCACTCATCTCCAGCCCGAAGGCGAGGAACAGGGCCAGTCCGCCCTGTGCCAGGTTGATCACGGCCGCACCGACGGCGCCCGTCTTCAGGACGACCGCCTCGACGAGCGCGACCACCAGGCTGAGGAAAGCCATGATGGCGCCCTGCATCTCGTCGGATACGTCCAGGCCGTACGCCGACGCCAGCTTCAGCGCGACGGCGATGAAGGCCAGGATGTACACCGGCTCTCTGCCGAAGATCTTCATTGGGCCACCTTTCGTGGTCACGCGACGACGGTGAAACCGTGCTTCTCGCCGAGCCTAGTGAGACTGTCGTTCCCGGGTATGCCGTCTGCTGCACCACCCGGAGCCGTACTGGCGCCCGGATACAGCTTGAGCTGCCACTTGCGGTACGCCTCGACGGTCGTCGTGCCGAAGTGCCCGTCCAGGTAGGTCTTCGCCAGCAGCCCCTCGTCGACCAGGGCGGCCTCGACCGTCTTCGTTCCGGCGTACGTGACCGGCTGTCCCGACGCCTTGGGGTCGGACTTGGCAGCCGCGATGAGCTGCGACAGGTCCACCTTCGGCTTCTGCGGCTTCGGCAGACCGGATCCCTTGGGGATCGTCAGCTCCTGACCGGGGAAGATCTCGTTCTTGTTCTTGATCTTGTCCTTGTTGGCCGCGTACAGGGCGTCGACCGTCACGCCCAGAGCCTTCGCGATCCCGCTCAGCGTGTCACCGGGCTTCACGGTGTACGTGGTGCCGGTGGACGGCGGCGGGGTCGGCTTGTTGGGATCGGTCCCCAGGCGCGAGCGCACGCGCGCACGCATGGAGTCCATGGTGAATCCCAGCGGGTCCACCTTGCCGGGCTGCCACTCCTTGTGGCCGATGACCGAGAGCGAGCCCCAGTCGTGGTACCGGCAGATCGCGGCGGAGACCCGCTCGATGGCTTCGAGCTGGGCTGCGGGCCAGGGGTCCTTACCGTTGCCCAGGTTCTCGCACTCGAAGCCGTAGAAGGCCCTGTTGCCGTCCACGGTGGCCTCGTTGTCGGCGGGCGCCGAGCGCTCGTCGATGACCGCCTGGAGCACGTCCGGGTCGCCGAGGCCCGCGTGGTTGGCACGGCCGTAGCCAACCAGGTAGACCTTGCCACTCTTGGCGATCATGCCGTGACAGAGCGGACCGGGCAGGCCGGAGTAGCCGTTGTTCACGATATTGACGGTGTTCTGGGTACCGCTGGTGACGGTGTGATGGATCATCACACCGTGCACGGCGCCCCACGGTCCCTTGCTGTTGCGGTTGTGCGTCTCCCAGTTGCCGACCTCGACAACCTCGACACCTTCCGCCTTCAGAGCGGCCAGAAATCTGGCTGCGCTCATCGGTGTAGACACGGGTTCCTCCCTCCGTGTGATGGTCATAGCTTCGCACGAATCTACGAAGAAGCGACTCGACAACTTCCCACTTTCCTGCAATACTGTTTCTAGGAAAGGGGATTGACCGTGAACAAGAAGACCGTGAAGATCGCATCCGGGGCCGCTGGCATCATCCTGGCCATCTCCGCATGTGGTACCGACACCTACGACTACGAGGTTTCCGGCCTCGTGCAGGGACAGCAGGTCGACTACGACTGCCCCGGCGAGGACATCGCGATGGACGCGGTGGCCTTCGTCTCCGGTGGCAACAAGGGCGGCAGCAAGGGAAGCAAGACCTCCTCCGGAAACTCGTCCAGCTCGGAGTCCGACGGCGACGCCTCCAGCAGCAGCGACAGCAAGACGCAGAAGCAGGGCAAGGCGGTCTCCGGCACCACGACCTCCAAGGCGCCGTCCAAGACGCCGTCCAAGGCTGCTTCGACCCCCGCCTCAAAGACGCCGTCGACCGGATCCGGAACGACGCAGCGCAGCGCCAGCCCGTCGGTCACGCCGACCGTCAAGAACAAGGGCGTCGAGCTGAAGAAGAAGCCGGAAAAGCCGGAGAGGCTGAAGGGCAAGAAGATCCCCAAGCTGAAGTACCAGTTCAAGCCGAAGGGGTGCGAGACGGAGTACGAGATCTTCGTCCTCGCCGACGACGGCTACCTGTACGAGCAGGACGTCCGCAAGGTCGACTACGACAACTGCGTGGCGGCCAAGGTCCCGGCCGGGAAGAAGAACAAGCTCTTCCCGCTCTGCACCAAGGGCTGATGTCGTACGCGATCGAGTGGGTGGCCACCCTGGCTGGTTCCGGGGTGGCCGCTCGCGTGTTCCTGTTTCTGAAGGAGAGGGGAAGGCGTTGAGCTACACCGGATCGGTGAGCGGAGTATTCACGATCGACCCGCCGCTCCAGTGGTCGGAGATCAAGAGCAGCGGGTTCTACCTGGACAACAAGCCCGACTCCCGAGACGACCCGGGCGTGGTCCTCGCGGTCGAGCGCTCCGAGGAAGAGACCGAAACCGGCATCTCCACCATCTTCACGTCGAGTGCGGCCATCCCGTGGAGGGAGTCCTTCGACTGTCGCGACCTGGAGAAGGACGTGAAGAGGCTGGTCGCCGAGATGGCCGAGATCGACAGAACCGTTCAAGGCGTGATGGTGGTCGACGGAGAGTGGGCCGGAGACATCTGGCGCGTCGTCGCCGACAAGGACGGAGTGCGCAAGGAGAACGCGCGCTTCGTGTGGCCCGACGGAACCGAGGTCCAGTTCAAGTGAGACCGCCTGGAGGGGCACGGCGTGATGCCGTGCCCCTCTTCGGCATGAGGGGAGAACGATGAGAAACGACATGAGGGCGATACTGCGGACCGAGGTGTCAGAGTCCGTCAGGGCTCTTCTGGAGAAGCGGCGAAAAGACGTACTCTCCATGCTCGCTTCCTGCGGGGTGGACCCGGTGGACATTCCGAGGTGGCCGGAGATCTGGAGAGACGAAGAGGGGATCCATATCGACCGGTACATGCGGACCGAGGACGGCCGACTCCGTCGAGACGACTTCGGGTTCATGGTCGAGGAGTCCGTCATCCAGCCCACGGTGATCCCCGACTGGATCGCGTACGGCTGAACGGAGGCCCGTCGGGAGACCGGCGGGCCTTTCGTGTGCCATCTGCCTACCGTTCGGTAACTTTCCTTCACCCCGAACCCGAAGAGAAGCTACCGAGAAGTAACAAGAATCAGGTCGGAAGGCGCCCGAATCTCGGAAGAGAAGCTACCGAAGGGTAATGGACACAACGGGTGAATCGCTCGATTCGGACCGTCCAGATTGACCGTTTATGTCCTGCTGTAGCGTGTCGGGGATCCATAAAAAGTGGTCCGGTATGCCCGATTCGCAGGAGTTCATGATGATTCGCAGTGACCAAGAATCGCCACGAATCAGGACAAGCCTCCTCATGAAGTGGCCTACCCGAGAAGTAGGCCATCGGGTAGGATCGGCCTAGGCCGTTCGATAGGAGGCACATGAACGCCCAACCGCAGCTAACGGCAGAGACGTTGAATCTCAACGTCCCGTATTTCGAGCTGATCGGAACAGGCTCACGAGACTGGGCGGACCGCAGTGCGGTCTGGACTCCGGTCACTCGCCTGCTGAAGCGGCACGGCCGTCTGCTCGTGCGCAACGGCAAGAACAAGCGCGGCGCCGACCGGTACCTCAGCGACTGGGCTGCGCGCTTCGACGACTCCCTGGTCCTGGAGGTCCCCTACCTGCCCGACTGGGACGCCCATGGCAACTACGCGGGCAATCTCCGCAACCAGGACATGGTCAGCGCCGGAGCCCAGCTCGTCATGGCATGGGCGAACCCGTGCCGGAAGAACAGCCCCTGGTGTCCGCCCGGCGAACACCCCTCCCACGGAACGGCCGACTGCGTCGAGCGCGCCAGGAAAGCGGGCATCCCCGTCCTCTTCAGTCCCGAAGGAATGAGCTGGTAGTTCGCCAGGAATTCCATCGCGAACATCCAGAAGAATCTCGGAATCCAAGGAGAAGCACCATGCAGAAGCTCACCACCGTCGCCCTGTCCACCGCGCTCGCGGGAGGGATCATGCTGACCGTGGCGCCCAGTGCCAGTGCGGCCACTCCGATACGGACGAAGGCCCTGAGTACGGCCACCGCCCAGAAGGGGGACCCCTACAGGGACGGCGCCGCCGGTCCGAACGCCTACGACTGCTCGGGCCTGACGTACTACTCGTACAAGAAGAACGGCAAGACGCTGCCGCGCACCGCCCAGGGCCAGTACAACAAGTCCTCGAAGATCTCGTGGAGCAAGCGCGCCAAGGGTGACCTGGTGTTCTTCGGCACCTCGTCCGGCAACATCAAGCACGTGGGCATCTACGTCGGCGGGGACAAGATCCTGAACGCCAACTCCGGTTCCTACCGGGGTTACAAGGTCGTCGTCGCCCCGATCTCCGAGTACAAGTACGGCGGCCGGAAGGTCTACATCGGCCGGGTGAACGGCTGATGGCACAGTTCCTGGTCACGGTACGGCTCGCGAAGAACCCTGAGCACAACCCGCGCGAGAAGAAGACCGGCCCGTGCCCGGTCAACGGCAAGCTCTGCACCGACGTGACGGGCGAGCATCACACCTTCCTGGTCGAGCTGGACGATGTGGACGACGCGGAGGCGGCACGCGAGATCTACGCGGGCCTCTACCGCGTGACCCGTATCGAGACGGTGTGACGGTGGGGGTTCGCCTTGGATTCCAGGGCGAACCCCTGGAAGAACCATCGGAATGAGGAGAATGTGGGAATCAAGTACGAGGCCGGAACCGACGTGTTCGAACCGGTCATGGACGAAATCCTCCTGGTCAAGGAGCAGATCGGCGCGGAGGCCGTCCAGCGCATCGCCTCCAAGCTGATCAAGGCCCTGACGGAGATGGGCTGGAACAACGCCGAGGGCACCGTGGGTGTGTACGACGAGGAACCGGCGATCGTCGCCGCCTTCGCGGAGCACGACATCCTGCTGTTCTGCGGCTCGGAGCACCCCGACGACGGCGAGCCCTGCGAGGGGCTGGCACGCGGCCACAAGGAGCCGCACAAGGACTACCTGGGACGCACCTGGACCGAGGAGGAGAAGTGAGCGAGATCCGTGCCCTGAACAGCCTGGGCGACATCGACAGGAACGCCAGGCTGGCCGTGGACAAGAGCATGACCCCGGGCTGCCACATCGTCATCGGCGGCTTCGGCCCGGTGAAGACCGGTTTCGGCGAGCGCCTGACGGTGCCGCTGACGGACCTCCAGGCCGACGAGGACCCGGGCTTGTTCGCCGAGCTGACGTACGAGCAGGCGCTGGACCTGAATGCGAAGCTGGCGGCGAAGCTGAGCGAGCTGGCCGCCGAGCGCTGACCAGCAAGAACGAGGAGAACGCGATGAGCCTGCACGAGAAGATGCTCTGTACCGGCCCCTCGGGGTGCGGGCACCCCCGGCACGAACACACTGGAACGCACCTGAAGGGCTCCCGTACGGCCTGCCGCCACAAGCTGGCACAGGGCCGTGGGACCTGCGCCTGCACCGAATTCAGGGAGATTCGAACCCGTTCGTCCGATTCGAATCGAACCCTGGAAGCCGCTCGTGGCTGAGCTGCCGACCCCGCAGGAGGTCGAAACGAGCCGTCTGGCCAAGCTGCTGCTGGACCTGCACCGCTGCGAGCACGGCCGCCTGGAGGGGGACCCCTGTCTCTCGTGCGGCAGCCTGTCGGCGGGCAACCGGCTCATCCCGCCGGGCACGCACATCGGGTACACCAGGTATGGGGACCGGATCGTGGTTCCCTCCTGGGAGAATCACAACGACCCCAGAAAGTGGGTCCAGGGCCGCTGAAAAGTGGCCTGCAAGAACCAGTGGAAACGGCCCGCCGGAACAGCTCCGGCGGGCCACTCGGAGAGGAGATGAGGAGGTCATGGCGATCCGCGTGAAGGTCCCGCAGGCAGCGGGAATCAGGCAGTCGATGGAGGTCCAGAACGGCTCCAAGGGGCTGGGCAGGATGTTCCGCAGGGGGCTGCACGGAAGCAAGAACTGGGTGCTGGAGCTGGACGAGAACGGCGAGCACCGCTCGGTGTGGGCCAAGGGTGGCCGGGCGTTCATCGTGCTCATTCCGATCTGGGTGGTCCTGAGCGCGGCGACCGGCGGCCCGGAGCGGGGCGGTCACTCGACCAGCGTTCCGCAGGCGCTCGGTGCAGCCGTCCTCCTCACGGTGATCGGGCTGGCGGTGTTCTCTGCACGTGAGCGGAAGCTGGGCCGCGAGGAGCCGTGGGTAACCGAAGGAGAGGAGTCGAAGGGGATCACGGAAAGTGAGGATGACGAGAACAAGACGCTCGTCGACCCTGCGCCGGAGAGCCCCACGCAGATCCTCGAAAACCCGCAGGTGGACGAGTCGAGTTCCGGCGAAGAGGCCGAACGGGCGAGGGACGATTCGGAAGATTCGGTCGAAACTGAGCGATTCGAACAGCCGGATTTGCAGGAGCCGGTGCAGCAGGCCATTTCGCCCGAAGCCGAAACCCGTGCGGTAACTGCTCCGGAAGCGCCCACAACGGTATTGCCGCAGGTCGTGCAGCAGGCCACTTCGGATGTCGCAGACCAGGGCAAGTCGGGCCAGTCGTTCGACGACATCGCCTCGGTGACGAACGACTTCCGGAATGAGACCTCGCGGCAGGCCAGTCCGGAACCGGCATACTCCCTGGTCAAGGAGCCTATTCCCGACGTGCAAGAGCCCATGCAGCAGGCCACTTCACAGTGGACGAAGCTGGATGTTTCGGGCGTCACTGAGGGTGATGACGGGCTGCTTCTGGACGAGCCCACCACGCCCTTGCGGACCCCTATGCAGACGGCCTTGCACGAGAACCCGGATGCAAGCGAATCCGTGCAGGTCAGCCTGGAGAAGGGGCCCGTGCAGCAACCCTTGCAGGGGGAGTTGCAGGTCCAGTTCGCCCTGGCCGGTCCCTACCCGGCCACGGCGGAGCCGGAGCATGAGGACTGGTGGGTGGTGGCGCCCGACATCGAACCCGCACCGGAAGCGGAGGAAGCCGCCCTGGAGCCCGTCCAGGAAGATGCCGCGCCCGAGTCCGTTCCCGTTCTCACGGAGGCCGTGGAAGCCGGGCAGGAGACGTCTCAGGTTCCGGTCGGCCGTCACCCGATGGTCGTGCTCACGTACCACGCTTCCCAGGCTCCGAAGTCCGGCTTCACGGCCGAGGAGAAGGAGGAGGCCCGCTCCGCCGTCATCGCGTGGCTGCACGGGGAAATCCAGCAGGGACACCTGAGCCGCGCCGAAGGCGCCCGTGTCCTCGGCGTGGACGCCTCCACGGTTGGCCGCTGGCTGAGCGACCTGAACGACGACCCCTGGGCCGGATGACCAGGCCACACGAGATGGCCTACCAGAAGGGCCGCCAGACGATGTTCTGGCGGCCCTTCGCCGTACGCTGATGCCCGACACAGATCACGGGAAAGGTGACGGCATGAGCGACAACCCCTATGACCGCAACGCGCTGGGCCATGAGGCACGAAAGCTGCTGGACGCCCTGCTGAAGCACGTGAACGAGGCGGGGCGGGCCCAGGTGGCAACGACCACCCTCCTCAAGGACAGCGGACTGACGCAGGGCGCCCTGGTGCGAGCCAGGGCCGAACTCACCCGGAGCGGACTGCTGCGCACCGAACCGGGCTTCTCTGCCACCGGCCTGCGGGGGGCGAACGTCTACGTACTGAACCTGACCGCAATCGACCCCCCTTCCGAGCAGGTTCTGGAAGACGAAACCGGACGAATTGAGGCAGACGATCCCGACGCCGCTGGTCACCAGGTTTCCGAGGAGATTCCGACTCCTTCCGGACGGCATCGCAGCGAACGGAAGGGCTTCCTTTACGGCCTCTTCCGGAGGTCCCGCTCTTCCTGAAGCGTGGAAGAGGTTCCGTCCCGTCGGAAGAAGCCGAAGAAAGGGTGGTTGTTCTCCACTCGAATCGGACGAATGAGGGCACGACGGGGCGGCACTTCGTACCATGATTCTCGAATCATGGTGAATTCGGACAGAACGGACCACTTCCCGAATCTGGCCCTGGTTCGCTTGACACGGCCTAGGCCACGCTGGCACAGTCATGCCTAACGCCCCCAAGCGAGGTTTCCAAAACCGGGGGTTTTCGGAAAGGGAGAAACCCAGACATGGACAAGACGGAAAACAACGAGAAGGTCGCAAAGGTCGACATCGACGAGGACGGTCCGAAGCGTTTCTCCGTTCTGGTTCTGATGGCGAGCATCCTCTCGATCGGCTCCCTCGCCTGGAGCACCTGGTCCTTCATCGACCTGTACAAGGTCGACGCGCTCACCATCGACAAGCTGGGCGGGCTCAGCCTGATCTCCCTCTCGGCCGCCGCGACGATGGACGTCGTCTGGAGCGCGACGATGGTGGCCCAGTACCAGGGTCAGAAGCTGATGGGCAAGCTGCCCAAGAGGAAGAAGCCCTTCGACTTCCTGCCGGTCATCGGCTGGGTCGAGGCCCTGTTCGTCGCCGGTCTGCTCGGCTACCACGGAACGACGATCGGCGGCGGCGCGGCGGGGTTCGCGGCGGTCCTCCCGGTCTTCACGAAGCTCACGTGGACGATGGCCCTGAACGGCCTGAAGGACCCGAGCGACCTGACCGACGACGAGAAGGCGCAGATGGCCGCGAAGAAGCGGAAGTCCCGCCTCACCCGGGCCGACGCCGAGGCGACCGCCGAGCAGCACGAGGCCGACATGATCCTGAAGAACCGCGAGCACGAGGCGGCCCTGGCTGAGCAGCGGCGCCTGGCGGCCATCGAGCACGAGAAGGTCCAGGCCGAGATCGAGCGCAAGAAGCTGGAGCAGCAGGCCCAGTTCGAACTGGAGAAGGCCAAGCTGGAGGGCGAGGCCGAGACCAAGCTGATGCGTCAGCAGCTCAACGCGCGACTCCAGATCGAGACCCTGCGCAGCCAGCAGGGCATCAGCCTGGAGCGGATGGACGCCGAGCAGGAACTGCGTCTGCGGGCTCCGCTGGACCTCGGCTTCAACGTCATCCAGGGGCAGGTCTCCCGGCCGCAGCTCACCAAGGGCGGCGTTTCCTTCGAGGAGGAGGACGACGCGGAGGGCATCAGCCTGGACGGCCTGAACCTGACCGACGCCGAGCGCCGGAAGGTGAACCTGGCGGCCCGCTACTACGCCGCCGACGCGGCCGAGGGCGGCATCACCAAGGCCGCCTTCGCGAAGGCCAACCAGACGGGCGCCCCCCGGGTGACCGAGGCGACCACCGCCTTCCCGCTGGAGTGGTTCGTCGAGAACGGTCTCGCGAGCTGGATGAACCAGGGCTGACAAGCCCGCACGGCAGAGAAGCCCCCGCTCCGGCGGGGGCTTCCTGTTTTCCCCAACTTGCCTGTATTCTGGCTGTGTTGACTAGGAGAGGAGAATGACATGGCGTGGCGAATCGAGGCATCCGGAGGAACCGGATCCGCCAATTACGTTGTGATCCAGCCGATGATGGACGACGACCCGGAGAGTGAAATCCGGCATGCGCTGATCACCATCTCGCCGAAGGGCGGTCGCGAGCACCCGACGATTCCGATGCTTCCGACGGGTGCCCTCTACCGCGACCGGCTCGGCATGGCGTACCGCATCCAGGAGGCCACCATCGTCGAGACCGGAACCGACGACGGCGAACACTCCATGTGGCGTTACGAGTACCTGGTCGCCTACAGCGCGACCCTGCCGCTCCGGCCCGTCTCATGATGGAGAAGGTCGTCACCTGGGCCATCGCCAAGGCGGTCGAGGATGTCGACGACAGTGTGACTACGGCTGCCCTGCTGGGGGCCGCACTGGACACCGCCACGTTCTCCGCGATCGGCGTTCCGGCAACCGGTGCCGTAATCGCAGGAGCCGCCACGGGCGTGGGCCTGAACGTGGCTCGGAAGATGATGAAGGGGGAGAAGGAGTGACCGACTGGTGGAACACGTCTGCACCGCAACAGGAGGGTGAGCCGGTTCGCGTGGAACCGGCCATCGGGTGGGATCCGGAACCCGCACCGTCGATGCCCGCCCCTCCGCCCGATCCTCCAGTTCGGCAGGAAGAGCCGAATCCGCAGAAGCCGGATCGGCGTAAGAGCCTTCTTCTCGGAGCGGCCGGTGCTGCTGCCGTAGGGGTTCTGGTCTTCACTGTCATGCCGCACGACGGCTCGAATCCGGCCGAAACCCCTGGCGGATCCTCGTCGTCTTCCGCTGAGCAGTTCCCCCCTGCTGCCGGTGGAGGTCCCTCCGAAGGTGCGCAGGACCGGGCCGAGGCATCTCAGACGCCCGCTCCGCAGAAGCCGAAGGTGGTCACCCTCACTGCCGTACCCGACGGCTCCGGCACGGTCGGCGCCATCGTGAAGGTGACGGTCGTGAACGACACCGACGAGACCGTGGTGGTCATGTCGTCGATGGTGAAGGGCGACGGTCGCCCGGCCGTCATCGGTGAGGGAACGCTGGCCCCCGGCTCTCGCCGGGTCGAGCCCGGCGAGACGGCGACCGGAACCGTCGAGTTCGCCGCGAAGAAGGCCCCCGCTCAGGTGGCTCTCGTGGATCTCAGCGGGAACGTGGTGGCGGCCAGTGGCTGAACCGCTGCTGCACCGCCTCCCGTCGACCGGGAAGTACGACAAGAAGTACCAGGTGCACGGTCACGACCATCTGATCGTCGAGGCGTACTACTCGGACGCCGAAGACGGCAAGCCGGAGTTCGGCTGCTGGTGGGTGATCGACACCAGATTCTCCGCACTCGACCGGCACCGCCGCCAGATCGTCTTCTCCTCCACGTACCTCTCCGACATCCGGAGCTGGCTGAAGGCCGGAGGGGCGAAGCTGTGGGACCCCGAGAGGAGGAAGACCGACAAGGACTGGAAGCCGATCCCCGAGGGCTGGCTTCCTGATGACGGGCGACTGGAGGCGAAGCGCCGTGTGCCCTTCAGGCCGTTCGGCGAGACGGGTTCACGGGCGCATCAGGTGGCGCGGCGGACGGAAGGGCAAGAGCAGGAGCCCAGTGACTACCCGCTCTATCCTCGCGGCCTGACGGGCAAGAAGTACGCCGTCGTCCCCGGGTGGATCACCTCTGTCAACGACGGCCAGCGGCACTGGATCGGCTTCGGTGCGCTCACCTGGCTGTACGGAGTCAGTCCGGCCGAGTGCATCAAGGTCGACGACGAGACCGAACGAGGCTGGAACGACGACATGCGGGCGCACCTGATCTGGCTGTATCCGCAACGCAGGCACGAGGACTACGAGTCGATGAAAGAGGAGCTGGCCAGAGGCGAGGACGCCTTCAAACTGATCGAGCCCTGAGCATGCGAAAGCCCCCGTCGCACCGTTGCAACGGGGGCTCTGCACATCCGCATGGGGTCCTCACAGGGGCACGTGGAACGAGACCGGCCGGTTGCCCTCGCAGACCTTCACCGCGACTTCGACGACCTTGCCATTGGCCAGCAGGACCCGGCGTGCCGTCTGCGTGACGATCGCGTACGCGCCCTTGAGTTCCAGAAGCTCCCGCTCCCGGTCGGTCGCCAGTCGCGACGTGATGACGGGGATCAGGTCCTTCTGTCGGGATCCCATGCGCTCGGCGGCCAGCTCGCGCGAACCGCGCGGCGTGGCCTCCGCCATCGCCAGCTCGGGGGTCACGGCCGTCACCTCGGGCGGGTAGTACGAGTGCCCGGTGGCGACCGGCTTGCCGTCGATCCGGTTCAGGCGCTCCCGGTAGACGACGCCCTCACCCGGTTCGACCCCCAGCGCGGTGGCGATCTCGGCAGGGCATGGAACCGTCTCGACCCGAAGGATCTCCGAGGTCTCCCGGGCGCCGAGCGCCCGGCCGCTTGCCGCGTAGTTCCCGACCCGGTCCTGAACCGTGGCCGTGCGGCCCGAGATGTCCGCCACGACGGGCGGCCGGTTGCCGCTGGACGGCTCCAGGACCCCTTCAGCCGTCAGCAGTTCCACGACCTTGTCGATGGTGACGCGCGACGTCTTGTGGGTCTTGGCGAGCCTGCGGCGCGACTCCAGCGGAGTACCCGGCGCCAGCTCACCAGAGGTGATCCTGGATCGGTAATGTGCCGCAATGGCACGGTACTTGGGAATCTGCTCGCTCACTTTTTCTCCTCGCGTTCGCTTGTGGCCTAGGCCGTATTGTGTCATGCTGGACTCCACAACGCCAGCAGAGACCGAAGAGAGGGTGGCATGGAAGGTAACGGGGAGGTTCAGGAGCCGGTTGCGTCGCATGATCGGCCCGTGCCGGAAGCGACTCTCGGGCAGCTTTCTGACTTCGCTGCCAACCAGGATATCGCCCGATTGGAGGCAACCGTAGAGGCCAACATCGGACTCGCTTCCGATGGAAAGCCGTAACACGGAAGGAGAGACGTGGCGACGAAGGCAGCCATTCCGCCGAAGCCGAAGACGGCCCCCACCGTGCACCTCAAGGGCCGGAAGCGGAAGCCGCCACGGACCCTGAAGGGCGACCTCAAGGCATTGAAGGGGAAGCTAGGCTCGGCCACCACTCGGTGGACTGAGAGTCAGGGCAAGGCGGAAGAGAAGAAGGAAAAGGTACGCCAGGAGGCCGAAAAGATCCTGGCCCCTGTCAAGGAAAAGGCCGCAGAGGAGAAGAAGCTCGCGGCCGAAGTGATGAAGCCGGTTCAGGCGGCTGCCGCCGCCATCAAGAACGGGCTGGACCCGGCCAACGGAAAGACCCGGCCGTACGTCACTTCGTTCATGATCTCCTCGGTGATGTCGTGGGCTGTCGGACCGCAGATTCTGACCGCTCTGTACGAGCGAATCCGCTTCGGCACCTCGACCACCGGATGGGGAATCCTGAACGGTCCTGGCAGGTGGTTCAGGGACACGATCGGCATGGCGTACGAGTCGGACCGGCTCGGCAGCCTGATCTGGGCGGCGGTCATGGGGCTCGCCCCCATGTTCCTCATGTTCACCCGGAACCAGGTCGCCGGATACCTGGCCCAGAGCACGTACCGGGGACGAATGGTCACCTTCAGCATCAGGTGGCTGACGCGCTCGGCGTGGCTGGTCCCGATCCTGTTCTTCGTGGGGGTCTCGTATCCCGACGAGGTGACGGCGGTCTTCGGGTCACCGTGGACCTTCCAGATGTGGCAGTTCTGGGTCGCCGGTCTGTTCTGCATGGCGTTCTACATGACCATGTGGGTCTTCGACCGGATCGAACGGCTCAACCACGAGCGGTCGGCCATGTCGGAGGAGGAGCGCGAGAAGTCCCAGAGCATGGGGCCGGGCATCTTCCACGCCGTGCTCATGATCCCACTGGCGTCGATCGTCACGGGGATCCTGCTCTACGCACCGGGCGCCGCCTGGTGATGCACGAGGGCCTTCGCTGCCGAGTGGCAGCCCAGCTACCGCTGGAAGCCGGTTCGCATCCGGCCGGAGGTACGAAGCGGACGAACGAGCCGCTTGGAAAGGGGACGAGTCGTGTTCCAGAAGGACGACGACCTCGACGGGCTGCCGGTACTTCGGCCCGCCGGTCCCGGCCGGTGAATCTGTGGGGCCGCTGGAGGGTGGCCCCACAGGGAAGGTGAGGGAAAAGTGATTCTGGCACTTACGCAGCAGCAGCAGATCGAGGTTCCGGAGAACTCGTGGATCGGTCACACCACGATGGCGGGCTTCGGAATCATCCTGCTGGTGCTCTCGTTCCTCTGCATCAAGGGGAACAAGAAGGGTCAGCAGATGTTCCTCTGGGGCGGGCTGACCAAGGCGCTGATGACCAAGGCTGTGCAGCAGCCGACCAGCCGCATGATGACGAAGGTTCACGGAGGTCCGAGCGAAGGGTTCGACTGGCGGTCCGCAATGACATTCCTCGTAGGAATGTGGGCCATGACGTCGATCGTCAGCTCGACCGGTGGGTTCGTCGTCGACCTGGTCGACTGGTTCCAGGGTCTCGTCATGGCGCTGTCCGACTGGCCGGTCCTGTCCGACATCGGAGCCGGGGGCATCTGCCTCTTCCTCGGATTCCTCGCGATGCGGAACAAGGACGACGACAAGCAGGATCTGATGTACGGCGCCGTCTGCGGGTTCTTCTTCCCGCTCGGCGGTGGCACCTGGGCCGAGATCACGCTCCAGATCGGCAACTGGATCCCGCAGCTCATGCAGAGCCCGTTCCACTGAGGTGGGCGGTTCGAACGGCCGGGCCCTTCACGGGGTCCGGCCGTTCTGCGTTTCAACTCCATTGCAGGTTCGCCTTGTTGGCTGGCCTAGGTCAATGTTAGAGTGGAGCCCGGAGAAGGGAGGAACGTGATGCGCAGAGCGGGCGGAGCATTCGTCGGTGTGTTTTTCGCGGTTGGAGCAGTTCAGGCCGTCACCGGTTTCATTCCGGCGGTCCCGTCTGCTGCGTCCGTCGCGGCACCCCCGAAGCAGGAGGCCAGCCAGGACTACAAGTTCACCGGCACCTCCGCACCGATCAAGCCCGGCTCGGTTCCGAAGAAGCGCTGGGAGGAGCTGATCAACAAGTGGGGCAACAAGTGCAAGACGTTGACCCCGGCCCTTCTCGCGGCCCAGCTCGACCAGGAAAGCATGGGCTTCAAGCCCGAGGTCATCGACGGGCGCCTGGACTCTCCGGCCTCCGCGAAGGGGATGGCTCAGTTCATCGACGGAACCTGGGCGACCGAGGGGATCGACGCCAACGGGGACGGCAAGCGGAACAAGTACGACCCCGAGGACGCGATCCCGTCGGCCGCGAGCCTGGACTGCAAGCTCGCGAAGGGACTCAAGGACATTCCGGGACCCACCTGGAAGAACATGCTCGCCGGGTACAACGCGGGCGGCTTCCGGGTGCAGCAGTACAACGGCGTTCCGCCGTGTTCGTTCGCCCGCTGCGAGACGTACAACTATGTGAAGATCATCGAGCAGAAGACGAGGAAGTACGAGCAGTGAACCGGACCCAGCGAGCGGCCCTGGCGGTCGCCTCCGTGGCGCTGCTCGTGCCAGTCACGTCATCCTGTGCCGCCCTCAAGGCAGCCCCGATCTCGAACGCCACGGCGAACCCCAACCCGGAGATCGAGAAGATCAACTGGTACTCGCCGGAGCAGCGCGCCAAGGAGGCGAAGCGGCAGGAGCAGGACACCAAGGTCTCCAGCTCCAGGTCCGGCGACGCGGCGGCGGTGGCCATCGCATACGCCCGTACGAAGATCGGAGTTCCCTACCTGTGGGGAGGTACCGGAACGGCCGCCGAGGGCGGTCGGTTCGACTGCTCCGGCCTGACCCAGGCGGCATACGCGAAGGCGGGAATCAAGATCCCCCGAGTCGCGAACGACCAGTACAACACGACCAGCAACCACCCCTCCTGGGATGATCTGAAGCCGGGCGACCTGGTCTTCTTCGGCCAGAAAGGGAACTCGCGCTCGATCCATCACGTCGGCATCTACATCGGCGGCGGCAAGATGCTGCATGCGCCACGGACCGGAACGAAGATTCGCGTCAACAACGTGCACTACATGAACGACTACTTCGGAGCGACGAGGGTGGCCTGATGGCTGAACACACGGTGCGCGTATGGCGCAGGACAAGGCCCGTCGCGGGCGACCCGACCCGGGTCGTCGGCCTGGAGCGGGATGAGATCACCCTGGAGGCGCCGAGCCTGAAGTCGGCCCTGGAGCAGGTGGTCGACGCCGAATACAAGGAGGGCGGCAATCGGCTCCGGGTGTATGCCCAGATCGAGCGGCCCGAGGGCGGTCACCTCGGGATCGGCGATTACACCCTCTGTGAACTGGCCTTCGCCGAGGACGAGAAACGCCGGGCCGAACAGTCCGGCGACATCGAGAAGTGACGGAAACGGAGAAGCACGTGGAACCCAGTCTCGGCACGCCGGACGACATGCTGCGTCAGTCGATGAAGCAGTTCGGCATCGACCGCGAGACGGCCATCTCTCTGGCCGTGAAGGGCTTCGAAGCGGCCCTTCGAATCGAAGGTGAGGTGACCGAGGAGAAGGTCGACCGCAAGCTGGCCGAACTCTTCGTCGCCGAGAGCCGCAACCGGTCCCCCTGGTTCGTGGCCCTGATGCAGGCGCACTACCGCAAGAACCTCCCCGCCTGGGAGAAGCTGCACGACGACGCGGTGGAGCGCGGCCAGGACCCGGCGACGAAGATGTCCATCACCGAGAGCGTGATCATGGAGATGGCGCAGGAGCGCGTCGAGCTGGTGAAACTCGCCAAGCAGGGCAAGTCGATCGAGGAGATCACCGAGGCGGCCTTCGCCTTCGACGACAAGCGCCCCGACAGCGAGATGTACCTGCTCCTCGCGCGACAGATGGGCTGACGAAGGACCCCGACGGGCGGCCGACGCGAACGGCCGCCCGTCGCCACACCCCGGAAAGGAAGAAGGGCATGACGAAGAACACCAAGCGGGCTGGCGTCATCACGATCGAGGTCGAACTGCTGAAGCCGCTCAGCCGTATGCGGAAGGTGGTCCTGGAGCTGGCCTGGGAGGACATGCTGGACCTCCCCCTGTCGACCGACAAGCTCCAGATCGACCGCATGGAGATCGCCCTGACGCTCGGCCCGGCCGACGACGAGACGATCCTCGACGCGCCGAACTCGCTCCAGGACTTCACCTGGCAGGGAACCTACGACAGCGGCGAATGGGTGGCCGCCGAGACCTTCATCGCCAACGCCCGGCACGACCGTCGAGTGCTGAACGCCAAGGCGATTCGGTGAAGGGGTCGGTGCACGCGGCGATCGGAGCCTCGGCACCGGCAGGTCTCGTGCTCACTCAGCACGTCAGCGTCCTTCAGGGCGCGGTGATGGCGGCGGTCTCAGCGGGCTTCTCCCTGATGCCCGACCTGGATCACCCCAACGCCTGCGCCACGAAGGCTCTCGGCAAGCCTGTCCACAAGGTTGTCCACAGCCTGTGCAAGGCGGCCGTGAAGGGGACGGCGCTCGGTCGCGACCGGAGCTACCTGACTTTCCGGAAGGCCCGGGGTCAGGACCCGTACCACCGGACCCTGACGCATACCCTGCTCGCCTCGGTGGCGACGGGAGCCCTGGCCTACGTTCTGGCGATAGTCTCCCCCATCGCCTGTGGGGCGCTGGCTGCGTTCGGAGTCTTCATGCTCTGGCCGCTGTACCGGAAGACCATCGGCTTGGTCGTCCTCGGCGCCGCCGTGGCGGCCGTCGGATCGGTGATCTACCTGGACCCTTGGCTGATGGCGCTGGCCGTGACCGGCGGATATGCAAGTCACGTGGTGGCCGACGGCTGCACGACTGCCGGTGTTCCGGCGTTCTGGCCGATGACCATCCAGGGCAAGCGCTGGTGGAACATCCGGCTCTTGGGGGGATCCGTCTCCTCCGGGTCGGCCGCAGAGAAGGGACCGGCGATCGGGGTGGCGATGGCCTCCAACGCACTTCTGGTCCTGCTCAGCATGTAGGGAAGCCCGGCCTCTGGCCGGGCTTTTCTGCTCTTGGCGAATGACCTACATCTGGCGCACAATTGAAGACGGAAGTGGAGGGAAAGGTGATGCGATTCCGGTGACGCACGAGAAGGACGAGGTCTACGGCACGACGACGCGCCGGACTCTGGCGTACACGCGTACCCAGGACGAGCTGCCCACGGCGGACTTCCGGCCCCGCGCGGTACCCGTACCCGTTCAGCCACAGGAACGCATGGCCCCGCTGCCGCCCGAGGAGACCAGCCCGTACGGACCGGAGGCGGTCGTCCGCGCCCGCGAGATGGACTACGAGCTGACGACGCGCATCCAGCAGGAGTCGCCGTACGTGGCGCAGGAGGTCGTCGAGCACAAGATCCACGACTACCGGCTCTACATCGGCATGTGGATCGTGGCCGGTCTGAGTGCCGTCACGGCCTTCCTCACGTTCGACCTGGTGCACCTGGCCATAGCCGGTGTCGCGGTCGTCTTCGCCCTGATGTCCTCCCCCGGGCAGCAGTACCGAGACGTGGATTGACGCGGGCTGCATGGCTGCCATAAACTGAACTTACCCGAACGGAAGGGAAGTTCATGGGAGTCCTCAGCCGCGTCAAGCACTTCTTGACGCGAGACGGCGCCACGGTCGTCATCGAGAACACCGGTCCGGCCACCAGTTCGAACGGCGGGGCGGCGGTCACCGGATACAGCGGGCCGCCGCCGAAGTCCGGCGGAAGCGTCACGGTGAAGAACACCGGTCCGGCGACCGCATCCGGTCCCGGCAGTCGGTCCGTCTCCGGAATCGACTACACCTGATGGCCGGGCGGAAGAAGTCCGAACAGGGACCGGAAAAGCGCGAAGAGCGGACCGTCGTGCGCTGGACGAGCAGCGAGAAGAAGCGGCTCGCCGAGGCCAAGAAGAACATGGGCGTCCAGTACGACGTGGATGTGGTGCGGATTCTGACCCTTCGGGGTCTCGATTCCCTGCTGGGCAAGGAGCCGGAAAACGTGGCAGAGTGATCGCCATGACGAACAGCATCTCCTCGGATCCCCTGGTCGACATCACCGAGGCTGCCGCGCGCATGGGCGTGAAGGAACGCCGCGCGCGCCGGATCCTCGCCCAGAACCTCATCCAGCCGGTCCGGACCGCCCAGGGAATCCGCTATCGGCTCGACGACATCCGCGACGTGAAGCGGATGTACCAGCAGTGAAGGCGTTTCTCAGGCAGGCCGTGAAGGAGCTGACGTTTGCCGTCGTGGCAGCGGCCATCTTCTCGGCCCTGTTCATCCTGGGTCATCTCGTGATCTACCAGGAGTGGCCCCGCTGGAGGTAGCGGGGCCTGGAATGGAGAAGAAGTGAACGATCAGGAAATCCGTGCTGTCGCCGCCCAGGCTGCGGCCACGCTCATGGCTCCCATGCAGCCCATGCCCGCCGACTTCGTCGCCGTCGCCGAGGTCGTTGAGGCGTTCATCCGAGACGGCAAGGAGGCGGCCTTCGCTCTCACGGTTCCTGTGGACGCCCCGGTTCAGCTCCCGGCCCCCGATCCCGAGCCGCCTGCCCAGGTGAGCCAGGTTCCGGTCGAGGACGTCCCTCCCGTCCAGGACGCGACGCCCCCGGATGAGCCCAGTCCTGCGCCCGAGCCGGAGGCCCAGGTGATCCAGATGGTGGGCCGTGTCGCTTCCCCGAAGCAGCAGGAGGCCCGGAGCATCATCGAGCGCAAGAAGAAGGAGCGCGTCGACTCGATCGTGGCCGAAGCGTCCGTTGCCAAGGTCAAGGCGCACAAGCAGCGCCTCCTCGACGACGCCGAGGGCGCCGGACTGGCGGACTACCCCGTCATCATCAAGGGTTCGACGATGACCCTGGGAACGTATCTCGGTTCCCTGCTTGGAAGTTGACCTCTTCTGGTGATAGAATCGCAGAAGAAGGGAAAACGCCGGTATCTTTGAGTGACCAGTTCACGAGGAGGTACCGAATGCTCAGCACAGGCGCGACCATCAGCCGGACCGTCGAGAATCTGCTGGCCATCATGGTCAGTGAAGACCGAGATCGACTGGCTGGAAGCACGGTCCGCAAGGTGTACTCGGAGAAACTGAAGGCGCTGGCAACGCACCTCGGAGTCTCTGAAGCGTACCTGCCGAGGAAGATCCAGGCAGGTACATGGGATGCGAAGGAACTCGATCAACTCGCCGAGTTCTTCGAGATGTGGCCCGGCGATTTCGTTCCGGGCCCAGAAGATGAGAAAACGGAAACGGAGAAGGCGTGAAGTTCACGGACGAACAGCAGGCCGCGATCGACCTCGCCCTCAAGGGTGAGAACTTCTCCCTCGTGGCCCCGGCCGGTTCGGGCAAGAGCGCCACGGCGCTCGGCATCGCCGTCGCGATGAAGTCCACGCTGGTCAGCCAGGGCCTCAAGGGTCTCTACTTGGTCTACAACACGCAGGCACGGAAGGAAGCGGAGGCGAAGTTCAAGCGGGCGGGTATCACCTGGTTCGACGTCCGCACCACGAGCCAGCTCGCCTGGCGCGCGTACGCCAACACGCACAAGGAGCGCATGGCGATCGACGCCCCGGCGGTCCCCGCCAAGGAGGTCGCGAAGGCGCTGGACCTGACCCCGAAGGACTTCGGCGACAAGCTGATCCTCGACGGGTTCACCCAGGCGCGGCTCGCCTCCGACACGATCGAGCGCTTCTGCAACTCCGACCACGTCCAGATCACCGAGAAGGACGTCTACATTCCGATCGCCGGTCCCGGCGAGGCGGCCATGACGGCGGCCCGTGGGTTCATCGCGAAGCTCGCGTGGGCCCTGTGGAAGCAGTCCATCATGCCGAACTCCCGTCTCCGCTTCACGATGAACCACGCCTTCAAGCTGGTCGCCGAGAGCGGCAAGGACTACGGCTACGGCGTCGTCCTGATCGACGAGGCCCAGGACAGCAACGACGCCACGATGAAGTTCCTGCTCAACCAGAAGCACGCGCAGGGCATCCTCATCGGCGACCCGGCGCAGTCCCTGTACGCCTGGCGCGGCGCCTCCGACCAGATCATGCGGTACGACGCCCCGCGCCTGTACCTCACCCAGTCGTTCCGCTTCGGTGACGGCGTCGCCGAGGAGGCGATGAAGCACCTTCCCCACACCGAGACCGGCGTGACGATTAAGGGCCTGTCCTCGATCGCCGACATGGTCACCGAGGACGACATGGAGGAACCGAACGTCGTCCTGACCCGGACCAACGCGGGCGCCATGACCTACGCGATCAGCTACCTGAAGGCAGGCAAGCGGGTCGCCATGGTCAAGGGCACCAAGCAGATCCTGGACATCGCCTACGCGGCCCGCGACCTGATGGCGGGCAAGAAGGCGCGGAGCCTGGAGCTGAGCGCCTTCGACAACTGGGCCGAGCTGGTCGAGTACACGAAGGAGCCGGGTGGCGGTCACCTCAAGGCGATCGTGAAGCTGATCAACGTGTACGGCATCAGCGACCTGATCGCCGCGTGCAACCGCATGGCCAGGTACAACGAGCCGCACGACGTGGCGGTCACGACGTGCCACTCGATCAAGGGCCTGGAGTGGAAGAAGGTCCAGATCGGCGACGACTTTTTCGAGCCGGAGCCGTTCGAGAACCCGCTCACCCAGCAGATGGAACCGGGCGTCATCGACCGGCACGAGGCCATGATTCACTACGTGGCCGTCACGCGGGCCCAGGAGCACCTGGACCGTGGTGGCCTGAAGTGGATCGACAACTACCCGGCGCCGGTCGGCGGCCATGCCCTCCGGAAGTGACCGCGACTGGTTGAAGGCCGAACTGGCGGGGTCCCTCGAAGGATTCCGCCAGTTCGGCTGGAGCGTGGAGACCGGTTACACGAAGAAGACGTTCCAGGAGTTCGCCCACGGGCGGCACCGGAACCCCTTCGGGATGGACGAGTCTCTGGTCACCGCCCGTTTCACCGACGACGGGCGGCTGGAGCTGAAGAGGTATGCACTCCCGCGCGGCATCACCGAGTGGGTCGAGTGCGACGAGGCGGCCTTCCTGGGCTTTCTCGCCGAGGGTGAGGCCGGACTCGACAAGGGCTCGCACTTCACCCGGCCCACGTACTGCCCGTGTGACAAGAAGCGCCACCGCTCTGCACTGCGGGGCGACGCGTTCGCCCGGCGGGTAGCCCAGGAGGCTGGCAGCGACGGCCTCCAGCGCGCCTACCGGTGCGACTGGAACGCGCGGGCCGTGCACCTCTCCAGCAAGAAGCGCGGCACGCTCGGCGAGCCGATCCCCGGCGCCTACGTGGTGCTGGCCGAAGGGTGGAACTCGTGAAGCACGAAACACCGGCCCTGTGGCGCCCCGTGGAGGGGCGCCTGGTCATCAAGATGCCCTTCGCGAAGACGAACCGGGCCTGGTTCAAGAGCGTGCTCGGAAGCCGGATCCGGCCCGACTGGAACGGCGAGACGAAGCGCTGGGAGATCGCCCGGGATCACTTCGGTCCGCTGGTGCAGGCGCTCGCGCAGCGGTACGGCAAGGTCGACGTCTACATGGACTTCCGCCAGACCGAACGGTGCGACACCCGGTGCCGGAACGCCCGGAGCCGTGAGTGCACCTGCTCCTGCCTCGGCAAGAGCCACGGCCAGGGCGTCAGCTTCGGCTGGAAGGTGGTCAGCGACAACCACACGATGGTGCGCACCACCGGCACCATCCGGCGGCACATCGTCGTCGAACGCAACGAGGAGGAGTGATGGGCCAGCCGACACCCCGCATCGCCTGCCACCTCTGGCAGCCGTTCAACCATGTCGGCCACGCCTACCGGCGCGGCGACCAGACCGTTCACTGTCCCGGGCGAAACTCGCCCGGGATGCCCTGGGTGAGCCCGAAGCCCAGCCGGGCCGCCCGCCGGGTGGCCGTCATGACGGCCTGGATGGAGCAGCACCCCGAGAGTTTCGTTCCGTGAGGAGAGAGATGACGCAGGAGCAGGAGAGGGTCCCCGAGACCCACCAGGTGATCCGGTCGCTGACCGACTGGCTCGGGCCCTCGCTGATCGGTGAGCTGTGCGGCCTCCCGGGGGCGGCGCCGCTGAAGCGCTGGCTGGTGCAGCCGCCCGACATCGGGATCGAGGCGAAGCTGCGCACCGGGTACGAGGTGTTTCAGATTCTCCGCAAGGCGGAGGGTGTCGACATCGCCCGCGCCTGGATGATCGGCATGAACCCGCACCTGGAGAACCACGACGGCGGCAACTACCCCGACGGCTGCCCCACCACGGAGATCGGACTGGGGTACGGCAGGGACGTCCTTGTGGCGGCCCGCGCCTACGTACAGGATCCGAGCTTCACGTGAAGCGCGAGTGGCAGGGGAAGTCCCTGGACTCCCTGCTGGCCAAGAGGCGGGAGATCGGCCGGATCAACAGGCAGATGTTCCGCCTCTCCAATCAGCGCCGCCAGATCGAGCGTGAGTTCCTGGATGAGCTGGCCGTGCTGCTGGGTTGTCCAGACGCGGCCCTCATGGACTCCCATCACATCTGTCCCGAGTCCCCCATCGAGCACTGCGTGTTCGAGGTGGTCATGAGCATTGAGGATCCAGGCTGCATGTTCTGCGGCGGCAAGATCAACCGATAGCGGAAAGAGAGAAGATGAAGGCCACCTACCCCGGCTTCGAGTTCGTCTACGCCGACTCCGAGTTCACCCCCGACAACCACACCCCGGCGGGCCTGGTGTCCACGGCCCTCCAGGCGGACCACGACTGGCTGTACCTGGTGAACGCCGACGCCGACCGTGAGGACTTCTGCTCCGACCCGTTCCGACGCGACCACATCTGGTCGAAGCTGCCGCTGCGGGCCGACGGCTCCCTCGATCGCAGCAGTCCCTACGTGGTGCCCTACACGGCCATCCGCTCGGCAGTCGGCTCGTACTTCGACGGCCTCACCGACAAGCAGAAGTACAAGAACCGGATCGGCTTCGTCGCAGATCACTGCACCCAGGACATGCAGCGGATCCACAACCTCTTCCACAACGACTGGTTCGGCGAGATGCCCCAGTCCGTCCCGAAGCACCCGTTCGTGGACCTGGCCTCCCTGGAGATGCTGGCCGGAGTCGAGGACGACCATCTGCCGAGCGGGCTGCGGCTGCCCGAGAAGTACGCCGAGCGTGCCCACCACGCCCTCTACGACGCCCGGTGGGACAAGGAGGTCCACGAGTTCCTGCTGGCCCACTCCAGGGCCGTACGGGTGGCTTCCGGCGTCGAACACCTGGAGGACTGATGGCCGAGGGGCACCGATATCTACCGAGCCCGGTGTACATCCTGAAGGCCGAGATCGACCACGACCGGATGGACTGCGAGGACGACGACCCGCGCAAGGTGTGGGTGGTTGCCCTGTGGTCCCTGCGTCGGGCCGTACTCACCCACGCCGCACCGTTCCTGGAGGCCGCCGACACGACGGACGTGATGTCGCTGGAGGGCAAGCACTTCATGGCGCGGATCGACCTGGGCGACCCGCCTCCGTTCGAGCACGAGGGCGGCGAACGTCTGGAGTGGCCCGAGCTGAGGCTGGCCAGGCCGATCTCGGAGGTCTGCGCAGAACTGGGCATCGAGCCCCCGCAGTGAGATTCGCGCCGCTGGCGCGTCATACAAGAAGGTGGCGTTCCCGGGCCCCGCTGAAGCGGGGCCCGTCCGCCCGGACTGGAGAAGAGATGTCCAAGCCCTTGCTGCTGATCGACGTGGACGGGCCGCTGAACCCGCACGCCGCGAAGCCGCACCGCCGCCCCGAGGGGTACAGCACGCACCGTCTGAACCCCACCGACCAGAACGGCGAGCACTGGACGAACGTCTACGGCAAGCCGTTGCGCGTCTGGCTCAACGAGTCGCACGGCGTCGAGCTGCTGAAGCTGACCGAGCACTTCGAGCTGGTATGGGCCAGCATGTGGGGCCCCGAGGCGAACGAGTGGATCGGCCCGCTCATCGGCCTGCCCGAGCTGGAGTACGTGGACTTCTGGGCCAACGACCCGCACCCGGAGAAGAGCGGCCGGACCGACGGCGTCTTCTGGAAGACGCCGCACATCGTGACGTGGGCCGACGGGCGTCCGTTCGCCTGGATCGACGACGAGATCCAGACCGGTGACCGCGAGTTCGTGACATCCGGCCATCTGGGTCACGCACTGCTGCACTACGTCAGCCCGAGAACCGGGCTGCTCGACGAGGACTTCAAGACGCTCGCGGCGTGGGCCGTCGGGCTGTAGGAGAGGGGAAGATCGTGAAGCAGGAGCAGGACGTACCGGTGCGCGGGTGCTGCGACCGCACCGAGGAGCTGGCCGAGAGGGCGCACGAGAACGGGGAGATCTTCTACCTGACCCGTGACGGCCACCCCATGGCCGCTGTCGTTCCGGTCGGCATGAAGTCCACGGCGGTTCCCGGGGCGCTCGACGCTGCGTACGACGCCGCCTTTCCTGGCCTCCCGGGCGGTATGACCGAAGGCGAGGCGCGACGACGCCTGACGGCCGCCCTGAACGCCGCGTACATGCACTACGCCGACGGTCTGGAGAAGTCCGAGCAGTACGGCGCCCAGCGGGCGATGTCAGAGGCGTGGCGTAGGTTCGAGTTGAACGCGGAGGAGCCCGACAACCCCTCGGCCGACGCGCTCGCCCGGCACATCGCGGACCACCCGGTCTCGACGATCCAGGCGGCCATGCGGATCCTGGGTTGGAAGGTTTCCTTCGAACTCGTCATGCAGGAAAGCGACGAGAACGCCTGATCGTCGATTCTGAGAACGATGATTCGCGAAAATCTCGCAGATCTCTGGTAGAGTAGTACTCACAAGCCCCGGAAGCCGGGGCTTCGGAAGGGGAACGAACGTGAGCCTGGACAGCATCGTCGGCAAGCAGATCTACTTCAACGTCCGCACGAAGAAGATCGTTGCCGTACTCGACAAGGACGACCGCGAGGCGAACATCGCGACGGTCAACGACGGCAGCCTGGGCCGCCGCCGCACCGTGCGGGCCTCGCTCATCCACTCGGAGTACCTGGCCTCCGACGGGCAGCCGCAGGACAACGGCTACGTGCCGCTGACGGCCCTCCCGGAGGACCACCCCCACGCCGTCAAGGCGCCGGAGAACAACTGGAGCGGCATGAACCCCGACGACATCGACAACCTCGACAACGCGGCGCTGGCCGTGTTCATCCTGGAGCAGGAGCGCATCAAGAAGGAGGCGGCCGACCTGGTCGACCGCGCCAAGGCCGTCGCGAAGTACCGCCGGGGCGGCAACCTGGGGATCGACATCCAGGACGGCGTGGCCCTGGTCTACACGTCCGGCACGAAGTTCGACGCCGCGACCGCCAAGCGGAACCTGTCGCCCGACGACTACAAGCGGATCCTCCTGCCGAAGCCCGACGCCACGATGGCGCGCAAGCTCTTCGAGCACGAGCAGGACAAGCTGGACGCGTGCCTGAAGGACAACGGGCCGACGCTGACGGTCCGCCGGGCGACCGACGAGGACAAGGAGAAGTACCTGGCCTCCCGTCCCTCCGGCGAGGACGACGAGGACTTCAGCTTCGAGGGCTGATCCTCCGGCCGCAGGAAACGGGCCCCGCTGTCCCCTGAGCGGTGGCCCGTTTCCATGTCAGGATACGGCCATGAACGACATCGCCGTCCTGATCCCTTACGGGAACGAAACGCCCTGGCGCAAGCAAGCGCTGGAGCACGTGAAGTCCTGGTACACCAGCGAGCTGGAAAGTCCCAGGATTCAGGTCGGGTTCAGTGAGCAGCCGTGGTGCAAGGCGAAGGCCGTGGCCACCGCGCTGGCATCCTGCCCCGAACCGATCGTGATCGTGGCCGACGCAGACTCGATCACACCGGGCCTGAAGCAGGCCGTGCGTGCGGTACGGCAGGGGGCGGCCTGGGCGGTTCCGCACCTGAAGGTGTACCGGATGGGCCAGGTGGCCACGAAGCACATCTTCGAGGGCGCCAACCCGGGCTCCTTCACCGGGCAGCTCAGGTGGCTCGACCAGAGGCCCTACAAGGGATTCGAGGGCGGCGGCATTACGGTGCTGCGACGCGAGGTCTACCTGGACTGCCCGCTGGATCCCGGGTTCGCCGGATGGGGGCAGGAGGACGAGGCGTGGGCGCTGGCCCTGAACGGCCTCTACGGTCCGTCGTGGCGCGGCCGGGCTCCGCTCTATCACCTCTGGCACGAGAAGCCAGCGCGGATCACCCGGTACGCAGGGTCGGCCGAGTCGCTGGCCAGGCTGAAGCTCTACAAGGAGACGGCGGCCGGAGGGTCGTGGGACACGCTGCTGGCCGCCGGTCGCGACCTGACCTCCACTGTCAGTGCCCCGGTGTAGGGTTGCGACATGACAGCAGAAGATCAGGAAAATATTCGCACTTTCGTCGAAGGAATCGCGGTGGCCACCATCACCCGGCCATCGACCCGCGACAAGCAACGGGCTCCCGGTCCAAGCGATCTCGCCGACAAGTGCGATCTCTGCGTGGCGCGGAAGATCGCCGCCTCACTGGGTATGGGCTCCCACACCGAGCGGGGGTTCAGCCTGAAGGCGTGGCTCGGCACTGCGGTGCACGAGAAGCTGGAGCGCGACCTGCCCAGCGTGTACGCCCACGCCGAGCAGGAGATCACTGTGGACGTGGCGCAGATTCCTGGCATCGGCCTGGTGCGTGGCCACGTGGACGTGTTCCTGCCACGCAAGAAGACCCTGGTCGACTGGAAGACGACCGACCTGAAGAAGCTGAAGAAGTACCAGACCCAGGCTGGCCCCGGCGCCTACGTGCACGGGCTGACCGCGCCGGAGCGCGAGGATCTGACCAAGCTCAAGGCGATGGACCGGGCCGGGCTGCTCACCGAGGCGGACCTGGGCCGGATGGTCATGCTGATGTCGCGCTCCGAGGAGCACTCGGGCGGCGTGCCGTCGGAGTACATGGGCCAGACGATGCTGTACCTGTACGGACTGCGGGCGATGGGGCGCGAAGCGGACTACGCTGTCCTCGCGTTCATCCCTCGGGACTCGAACAACGTGAGCGACATCTGGGTGGCTTCCTGTGCCTACCGGCCCGACGTGGCCCAGGGCGTCATCAACAGGGCCGCCCACCTGGCCTCTCTCGTGCGCACCGGCAAGATCGGTGAGTTGACGGCCCACCCCGAGTGCTTCCCGTGCTCGATTCGGCCTAGGCTGCGCGGCTAAATAGTGGTAGAGTGGAGACACAAGAACACGACACCACGCGAACCAAAAACGACACAAGAACAAGCACTGAAAACGAGGCACGCATGACTGAGCTTGTCCGTCGTACAACCGGCGAGGTGGATCCCGCCGAAGCAGCGCGGCTGTCGAAGTCGAAGCTGATGCCGGAGCACATCGCAGGTGATGCAGCCTCCGCCGAGTACATGATGCGCTTCGGCGCCGCCCTGGGCATCGACCCGATGTCCTCCTTCCAGCACATCTTCGTCTTCCCCGACGGCAAGGGCCGCCTGAAGGCGGGCATGAGCGCCCACCTGATGCAGGCGCTCGCCGTCGCTGCCGGTCACACCGTGCACATCGAGGGCAACGCCGTGAAGGCGACCGCCGTCCTGGTGCGCAAGACGTCGGACGAAGACCTCCAGCGCTTCCAGCGGATGCGCGAGGAGGAGCGGCGCCAGAAGCTGGCCCGACTGGAGGACATGGACCGGCTGTACAGGATGCAGCGCGGCCAGATCCTGGAGCGCATCGAAGACATCCGAGCCCTTGCCGAGTTCGACGAGAATGCGTCCCCCGAGGAGATCGCGGCCCTGCGCAAGCAGATCGCGGCCCTGCACGGGCAGTACAACTTCGACGAGCTGCGCGAATCCATCTCCACCACGAACTTCGACCTGTCCAAGCTGGTCCGGTTCGAGTCCGTGTGGTCGATGGCGCGAGCCAACCAGATCGGCCTCAACTCCAAGAGCACCTGGCAGAACTACGGCCCCGAGATGCTGAAGAGCCGGGCCAAGTCGGGTGTGGTGCGAGACGGTGCGATCGACGTCATCCTCGGCGTCAAGAACATCCTCGGCGAGATGGGCCTGTCCCTCTCCGAGGACGATCACGACCATCTGGCCATGGCCTCCGCCGCCTACACCCCCGAAGAGCTGGGGGCCGAGGTGAACGAGGAAGGCGTGCCGATCCAGGGTGAGGTCATCGACGTCACCAAGGGCGGCAGCAAGAAGCAGAAGGTCATGCTCGACGCAGCCCGCAAGGCCGTCGACAAGGGGACCCCGCAGCAGCTCGCCGACTGGGCCACCCGCATGACCGGCGACGACAGCGCGTCTGTCGACGACAAGATCTCCCGCATCTACGCCATTCAGGAAGCGGCGCGAGAGGCGGGCAAGGGGGACGAGGTGGTGGTCCAGGGCGATGCCTCGGCACCGCTGAGCCTCCACCTGGAATCCATCGTCAACTCCCTCCGCAACTGACGCGGACCACAAGGACAAGGACAAGAACACCATGAGCGACAACGCCGAGTTCGACCCGTTCAACCAGCCCGAGGGTGCCCAGGGTGCCGACGTGAACGACGCGGCCCCGGCCGACGACGTCCTCGCGAACGTCGACCTGGACGCCGAGCTGGACGACCTCTTCGCGGGCGCCGAGATGGAGCTGGAGGAGGAGGAGTCCGACGAGGAGGTGCGCGTCTACGAGGCGGGCAACACCTACGTCAACCCGCTCGACGTCGGCCTGAAGGACAAGATGTGGGTCCCGATCCGGATCTCCGTCGCCGAGTTCAAGGAGAAGCACACCCCCCGCCTCTCCTCCAAGGTCTGCGTCGCGGTGAAGGTCGGCGACGACGGCAAGAAGCGCGTCTACGTGCCGTTCGACCAGGTCGAGGCCGCGCTTCAGACCGGCGCCACCGAGGTCGTCACCGAGATGGAGCTGCCCTACTTCATCTGCGAGGCCAACCACGTCGCCCCCGAGTTCGGCCAGCGCCGGTACCCGTACGAGATCGAGAGCCCCGCGCTCACGATCAAGACGGCCTTCTTCAAGGAGCAGCGCTCCGGCCGCAAGGGCTACAAGAACGAGGACGGCCGCACCCTGCGCGTCGCCGCCAGCGCCACGCAGCCCGGTGAGAAGGTCAGCCTGAAGACCATGCCGGAGATCGCCAAGCGCATCGAGGGCAAGATCGTGATGGCGTGCATTTCGCTGTCCACGAAGACGAAGAGCCGCCCGCGTCTCGACGGCAACAACCAGCCGATCAACGTGCTGGTGGACCCGGAGACCGGTGCCCCGGTCACCGTCTTCTCCCCGCAGGACGGCACCGGCTACATCCTCAACGACGGCTCCGGCCAGGTGTGGGAGGGCAACGAGAAGCTGCTGGTCAAGGTCGACGACCGGGTCTTCGCCATCGCGGACCGGGGCGAGAACTCCGCGCCGCTGATGGAGGACTACGCGCAGACCACCGACTACCTGAAGACCAAGTTCCTGCCGGTGCCGGAGCGCAAGGTCGAGGTCGAGCTGCGCAACGGCAACACCGTCAAGGGCGAGATCACCTGGGGCACGGTCGGCGCCATCGCGCAGGACAAGACGCCGGGCGTGTTCGTGGACGTCATGCTCGGCGCGGGCGCGGGCGACATGACCGGCAAGACGATCACCGCCGTCTGGCTGGGCACCCAGTGGACGGAGGTCGCCAAGGACAACGAGGGCGAGGGTGGCGGGCTCGACGAGTTCGCGGGCGCCAAGAACCTCTGATCGCAACAAGATGAGCTGGGCGGATACGATCGGTTATCCGCCCGGTTCATGACGGGCGGGGCCTTCCGGGGTCCCGCCCGTTCTGCGTCCGGAAAGTCGCACGAGAAAGGGAGGGACGCGGGTGAGCTTCGTCTTCTTCGACACCCTCTTTCCGAAGATCAATGACGACGGAAAGGATCTGGGCTTCGTCGCGATCTCGTTGTTCCCGGGCGGCATATACGACCCGGACGAAAAGACGGGACCGACGCAGACCACCTTCTTCGCGTGGCCGTCGCAGCGCGATGACCTCGTTGCCTTCTGCCTGGGAAGCAGCGACAAGGACGTCTACACCGTCCCTGCCCTGTTCCGCACCAGGAGCAGCCGCAAGGGCAACAACATCGCCCACCAGTGGGCCGCGTACGCCGACGCCGACACGCTTCCGCTGGACCGCCTCAAGGTCGAGCCGACCATGGTCGTCGAGACGTCCGAGGGGCGCCATCACCTGTACTGGGTGACCGAGACCGACGATCCGCAGCAGCTCATCGACATCTCCCGGGCCATCGCCGCCGAACACACCCGCGACGGATGCGACCCGAGCGGCTGGGATGCGGGCCAGCTCCTGCGCGTGCCGGGCACGGCGAACAACAAGTACTCCCGGCACGGGCGTCCGCGCTGGCAGGTTCCGCAGCCGAAGATGGGCGCCACGTACACGATGAAGGCGCTGGTCAGCGCCTATCCTCCCTACAGTACGCAGGACCGGCCGAGCGTCGCCAGCGACATGCCGCCGAAGTCCGACTGGTACTTCTCGCAGCAGTCGATCCGCGAGTCCGCCGAGGTCTTCCGCTCCAGCCCGGAAGTCCACGACCTGTACGCGGCCGACCTGAAGCCGGACCAGGACCGCTCGAAGACCCTGTGGAAGCTGCTCAGTCTGCTGTCGCGGTTGAACGTCTCCCGCATCACGGCCATGCATATCGGCTGGTCGGCGAAGTGCAACAAGTACAAGATCGACGGCCGTCCCGAGGAAGAGCTGTGGCAGCAGCTCTGCAAGGCGTACGACCACCCCGACAACCAGCCCAAGCGCAACAGCTTCTCCGACATCGGCTTCCGCAAGGAGGCCGACGAGAGCGAGGAGAACCCCGAGAAGAAGCTCGCCGACTTCGCCGAGGCCGTCTCGATCCTTCTTCCGGAGGAGCGCGACCGTGTCCCGATGGACACCTTCGTCGACCGGTATCAGCAGTGGGCCGAGACGCGCACCGACGCCCCGTCCTGCTATCACCGGGCGGGCGCCGCGACGGTCCTGTCCACCGTGCTGGGCGAGTTCGGAAAGTGCCCGACGAAGTTCGACACGAACCTGACCCTGTGGTTCTTCATCCTCGGCCCGACCACCCGGGCCCGGAAGACGACCGCGATGATGATGTGGGTCGACTTCCTGGACGAGCTGTCCAACGACACCTTCCCGTACCTGCTCGGCTCCGATGTCACGTCGGAAGCCCTGAGCGTCATCCTCCCCGACCGCAACGGCCGGTCCTCGGTGTTCTACCGGGATGAGGCCCACGGTCTGCTGTACGAGCAGGCGGCGAAGCGGTACCTGGCGGGCGTGCGCGAGCACATGACGGAGCTGTTCACCGGCCGCGTCCGGATCGCTCTGCGCGTCGGCAACCTGAAGGAGCACGAGGACCGCGACCTGTCGGTCATCCGCACGAACTTCCTGATGTTCCTGTGCGGCACGCTCCAGCAGGTCACCGAGCACCTGACGATCGGCGACTACCAGTCCGGCCACTTGGCCCGCTTCCTCATCGCGGAGGCCGACCCGCCGCCGATGACCGAGGAGGGCATGTTCACCGAGCAGTTCGACGGCCAGACCCCGGCCGACGACGTGATGCGCCAGGGGCTGCTCAACGACATGTTCGCGGCGCGGGCCTTCTGGATGGAGGAGACCAAGCCGGGCGACACGGTGATGATCCCCTTCGACGACCCGACCTGGCGCCGCCTCCAGAAGGCCAAGTGGGAGCTGTACGCGGCGGCCGACAAGCACGAGCTGGCCGAAGTGCTGCTGCCCACGACCTCGCGCATGGGCGACTCGATGATGAAGATGGCCGTCCTCATCGCGATGTCCGAGCGGGAGAAGATCGTGCGGATGCCGCACCTGCTGAAGGCGATGCACCTGACCGAGGAGTGGTACCGCTCGACGGCGCGCGTCGCGGGCAAGATTCTCCACTCGGAATGGGCGGCCCGGCAGAACGAAATCCTCACCGCGATCCAGGCACGGAAGGAGGGTGTTACGGAGCAGGACATCTACTCGCGATTCCGCTCTAAGATCCAGGAGAGGGACATCGAGTCGGACCTGCACGTGCTCGCCAAGGCGGGCCTGATTCACAAGACGATGGAACGCGGAAGGGTGCGGTACGTACCGATCGCGCGAAGCTGACCCGGAGGAAGCGTGGCCCGAAAGCCGACCGGGCGCCCGCCGGGGAGGCCGCCCGGGGACCGCTACGGAACGCCCCAGGAGCGCGTCTCCCGGGCCAGGATGCTCGTTCCCTCACTGCACCGCTTCCCACACCTCGTGAGGGCCGTGGAGCGCGTCATGGACGCCCCCAACCGGACCGTCTTCCGCAGCCCGTACAACACCAACCCGGCCGACGTCGACCTGCTCCACGTGTACAGCCCGGCGGAGAGAGGGCAGATCCTCTCCTTCACCTGGTGGGCCCACGTGAACCGCCGCAGGTGGAGCAGGCGGCGTCGGCTGGCGGCGGTGACCCTGCTCAGCCCACTGATGCTCTTCAGCTCCTCCTTCTTCGAGGAGATGACCGAGCTGTCATCGGCGACCTGCCAGAAGTGGATGGTCCGGCCTGAGGGAATGCAGGCCACGCGAGTGCTCGGCTCGTGCGACATGCGGGTGGTGCACCTGGCCCTGGAGGCGGCGACGCGCGGCGACACCGCCTTCCGGCTGTTCGCGGCCGACATCGTCCGGGACAAGGGCGTGCCCGAGGCCATGGCCTCGCGGCTCACGGGCGTCCCGAAGGTGGTTCTCCTGGAGCCCTCGCGCGGCGTGCAGTTCACGCCGGTCGGCCCCGACCTGGACACCCTGTCGGTGCGTTCGCGTGAGGACCAGATGTTCTGGCAGGGCATGGCGAGCGAGCGGGACGTGGAGCTGGCGCCGTACGTCTACGGCCAGGAGTGGGTCCGCGATCTGTTCCCGGAAATGCTCCTGAAGGAGAACATCTTCACTGCGACTCCCGTCCCTAGAAACGGTGAGGACTGCTACCATTTGTGTATCCCCGAGCTGCCTAGGCCACATCGCGCCCGGCACCTCGGAAGCAGGTACTACGACCTGCTCTACTCGTGGGAGGAGAAGTACCTCCTGCCCGCGACCACGGGAATCGCGTGACGGAGGGGGAAGAGATGGCCGGTGTAGTCGGCTTCGACATCGAGACCGCCAGCGCCGACCTGCTCTTCAAGGGGGGCTACGAAGGCCCGTTCGTCCGGCTCGTCGGCTGGGTGATCGACGACGGCGAGCCGCAGATATCCACGGATCCCCAGGATCTGCTCGACGTCCTGCGCGACGCCAGCGTGATCTACGGGCACAACATTCTCGGATTTGACCTCGTGGCCCTGGCCGTCCACTGCGGTGCGGACTACCACGAGCTGGCAGAGAAGGCGATCGACACCCTCGTGGGCGAGCGCACCATCAACCCGCCGTACCCGAAGCTCCGGCCCGGCGTGAAGCTCAACTTCAAGGCTCTCGCGAAGCGTGGCCTCACCCCCTCCGACCTGCGCATCAGCTACCGCCTCAACGACGTGGCCGTGCGCTACGGATTCGAGGGGAAGACAGACCACCTGCCCCGGCTGGCCGCGCAGTACGGCGGCTACGACAAGATCCCTCTGAAGCTGGCCGAGTACTGGGACTACCTGCGCGGCGACCTCATCGCCTCCCGCCAGGTCTACCGCGAGATGGGCCAGCGGGCCTACCGCAAGAACCTGATTCCCGTGGTCAAGCGCGAGATGCTGATCTCGGCGATCCAGAACGGCATGTACCTCAAGGGTCTCGGCGTGGACATGGACGAGGTCCACCGGCAGATCAAGATGGCCGAGCAGCAGCGGGCGCAAGCGTACGAGCTGCTGCACGAGAAGGCCGGGGTCCCGCTCCCCCACTCCGAGGTCCACTGGCAGGAGCGCGTCGAGGTACGTATCCCCCGAACCACCAAGCACGGCAAGCGCGTGCGCTCCCTGTACGAGTCGCTGTTCAACCGGCCGTGCCCCGACCTCCGTATGGGATGGAAGTGGCGCACCAAGACGATCGGCGCCTCCCCGCTCACGACGACCGAAGGGCGCGACGCTTTCGAGCGGGCACTGCGCCGGGCCGGGGTCCGCGATCAGGACGTTCCGTACACCCTGAACGGTGGCAAGCTCGCCCTCTCGAAGGACGCGCTCGGCAAGGAGTCCTGGCTGCGTGGCCAGGAGTCGATACCCGGCCTGAGCCGGAAGTACGCCGACAACCCCGACGTGCTGGAGTTGTGCGAGGCGGCCATCATGGTCGGATCGGCCAGCGCCAAGGCGGAGGAGGTGCTGGAGAACGTCTGTCCCGACGGGCGTGTGCACCCGCAGATCGGCGACATCCAGGCTTCCGGCCGCTGGGCCCACATCAAGCCCTCGGTCACGAACATCGGCAAGCGCGGCGCCGCGCTGCTCCAGCGCCGGATGTTCAAGGCGAAGCGGGGGCACGTCTTCATCGCCATCGACCTCGACCAGGTCGACGCCCGCGCCGTGGCCGGATGGTGCCAGGACCCCGAGTACATGAAGCTCGCCCGGCCGGGAATGGACATGCACCGGGAGGTCGCGTTCCGCGTCTTCGGCAGCCGCGACGACGACGCGCGCGGCCGGGCCAAGGCGATCACCCACGCCTGGAACTATGGCCAGGGCCCGAAGGGTGCCTCTGCCCACACCGGGCTGCCGCTGGAGGTCACCAGGAAGTTCGACGACGGGATGAAGCGGGCCTTCCCGGTCCTGTGCCGCTGGCGCGACCGTATCCGGCGCCGGGCCGAGCAGACGGGCCTGGTGCCCAGCAAGTGGGGCCGCGTGCTGCGCGTCATTCCGGGCCAGGAGTACACGCAGGCGCCCGCCCAGGTCGGTCAGTCGACAACGAGGGACCTGCTCTGCGACGGCCTGCTGAGGATGGACCGCGAGGTGCTGGAGATGCTGGTCCTCGTGATCCACGACGAGATCGTGCTGGAGGTTCCGCAGGAGCGCGTGGAGGAGATCGCGGCGAAGGCCATGAAGGCGCTGACGACCTTCTTCGAGACCGTCCCGATCACGTGCGGGTCGAGTCCGGCGTCGCGGTCGTGGATCGGCTGCTACGAGAAGGCCGCATAGTCCGGCACCAGCAGGTCGGCAGGTGAACGTAGCGCACCTGCCTGGTTTCCGCGTTCTCCTGGTACTGCACCTGGTGCCGGTTCCCGGCCGTGTCGGTCATGGGTACGGGCCACGCATGCACGTACCGCCAGGCATTTTCGTCCATTAGGCACCAATTATCGGAAAGGGAAGGGATGTTCAGATGGATATCGAGACGATGGAGCGGGGCTACTTCCTCGACTGCATGGACCCCGGCGGCGAGACGGGCATGAGCCTGCTGCACATCCGGCCGCAAGAATTCGAGCTGATCGACTGGACCACGATTCCCTACGACCCCCGACTGGGGAGTCTGGGTGCCATGCCGTCGATGCAGCTCATCGAGTGGAACGCCAGGTACCCCGGCAGGCATCACCTGCTCTACGAGAACTTCCACCTGCGCAACAACGACGCCCAGAAGGACGTCACGGCACTGCGGGTCATCGGTTCCGTGGAGCAGGTGATGTTCGAGCGGGACCTGTTCGAGGCCGTGCACCCCCAGGAGCCCGTCGAGGCCAAGCACATGGTTCCCGACGAGGTGCTGGAGGCGCTGGGTCTCCACATGGGTCACGAGCACGCCCAGCGGCATGTCAGGGACTCCCTGCGGCATGCCGTGTCCCACCTGACCCGCATGCGGTACCTGCCGGTGTGCCAGGTCGCCTACCCGAGGGGTGGCCGGGCTACGACCCCTCCAGCCCCTCGTTCGCGCCGGTCAGGCGGTTCCACTCGGGCCACGTCAGCACCGTGACGGTCCCCAGCTCGATGGTCTCGGTCATCGTGCTGGGCTGACCGCCCTCGTCCGGGTTCAGGGCGCCCGTGCCGGACTCGGTCTGGGCGCCCCAGGCGTACGCGGTGATCGTGCAGCCGGGCTGAAGCGTGATGCCATCGTTCACCCAGACCTCGGCCTGCTGCGGTGCGTTCAGAGCCTCCTGGAACTGAGCCACGAACGTCCGGCTCATCGGACCGCTGGCACTCTCGCTGAACGCCACACTCTGGCCGCCGATCAGCAGCTTCGGATAGAACGGGCTCGGGTTGTCCTGGCCGAAGACGAAGTAGACACGCACCCCGCCGATGGTGGGAAAGTCGCCCGGCTGGGGAACCTCGAACGGCAGCTTCGCGATCACGCCGTCCGGCGGAATCTGGACGTCGGTCATGCCGCCTCCTGCGGTTCTTCCTGGACGCCCTGCTGGCTGGCGATACGAGTGCGCGATGCAGCGCGCTGCTCGCGCTCCAGGGCTGCTTCCAGCATCGCGATCTTCCTGTGTGCCTCGCTGAGCTGGCGCTCGTACGACGCCATGACGTCCTCCGAGGACACCGTTCCTACATCCACGTGTTCTCCTCCAGAATGCCGCGCCTGACGGCGGCGGCCACCACCCGCTTGCGCATGATCTCGGGCACGCTGCTCGTCATCAGGGCGTGGTTCACGAACCCGTCCCGAGCCGTCTCCAGCTCACCCTCCCGGTCCGTCAGGAGCTGGCGCACTTCGTCGAGCGGCGCCGAGGGGACCAGGGTGAGGCGCTGGGTCTGCTCCTCCATGCGCGTCATCGTGTCGCTCCGGGCGCCGACCGTATCGGTCGACAGTCCGGTCATCCCCTTGCAGGGGAACGTCTGCTGCTGGTCCGACGCCAGGCAGCCCTTCACGTCATCGAGTCCCGACAGCACCGTGTCCAGGCACATCTTCACCACGCCGTCCGTCGTTCCGGGCAGCGCAGTGAGCCGGGATTCGACGCGGTCCAGGACGTAGTCCGGGCCGAAAGACCTCATGCGGACCGGAGGCACGTCGAAGTAGTGCTCCGTGATGGTCGCAAGCGGATGCACGCCGTAGTCCTCGTCGTCGGACTCCCGGGCGTAGTACCGCTCCAGATCCTTCAGCTCCATGTCGATGGTGCTGGCGTAGTCCCCCAGCCCCCACATCTCCTTGCGATACGCCACCACGCTCATGCGGATGTGATGGCCGAACTCGACTGGATCGTCAGGGTCGTTGGGGTTCTTGTGGACAACGATCAGCATGTCCTGCGTCGGGTCGTACTCCTCACCCTTGGCGGGCTGATGCGGCCGGATTACGTGCCGGATCACGTCGATTTCAGCCATCGTTCCTCACGGGGTTCCGCACATGCAGATGAAGAATACTTCGGTCACGCCCGAGCTGGAAACGTACTGGAATCCGCCCTCGGTTCCGCTTGGGAACTGATAGATCGAACTGGTTGTTGCCGTGGACCCACCGTTGGGGCAGAGAATCGGGTAATACCGACGGGTTGTGACCGATCCGTACGAATATGTTCCGTTTTGGAATCCGACACGGTCCATGCGGAACATGTCGTTCTGGAAGTGACCCGTATTGAACATTCCACCAATACGGAATCGAGCAACCGAGGAATCCCAGTAGATTCCCTGAACGGAAATTGTTTCCGTGCCGTACTGCCGGGTGATTTTCGAGTTCGCAACTCCGTAGGCGAACTGCATGTCGACTCGGCCGGAGGAGTTCACCGTCTGCTCAGGGCCCGTGATGACGAAGCCGCGCGGGTCCCAGCCTCCAGTGCCGGAGGCGTCGGCCTGGAAGATGCGGGGACCGTAGTTCGTCAGGCCGTCCCAGCGGATTCCGGACTGGCCGTTGAAGTTGGCGTTCTCTGTGATCTTGATGACGGCGCCGCCGGACTGACTCGTCATCTCGTAGTACGCCGAGCGAATCGAGTGCTTGGCCGTGATGGCATCCGCATCCAGCTTGTCGGTGGTGATGGCATTCGCTGCCACCAGCGGAGCCGTGATCCGGCCGTCACCGATGAAGACCGAACCCTCCTGCCAGATTTCGATCTGGCTGAACTCCAGGGCCACATCGACGGAAACGCCGTTCTCGAACTTCACGTAGAAGTACGGAATGAGGCCAACGATTCCTGCGGGAACGTTGTACCCGGTGGTCGACGTGACGGTGTACGTGCCGTTCGCCGAGATCGTGAAGTCAGAGATCAGCACGCCGGAGGTTGCCGTGCCCGCGCCGGATCGCTGGAAGTTGCGCGCCAGTACGGCCACGTTGATGGTCGCGGCGCCAGGGCTGGCCGGGATTCCAGTGGCGGTCACCACGAACCTGGCCTTGAAGTTACCCGTCGGGCCACTGGAGTTCTGCGGCCGGGTCACCGGAATGGCCAGCTCGGGGGAAGTCAGGCCAGGGCCGGGATGGGTCTGAAGCGGGTAGTTCACCAGCGTGTTGTTGGTGAAACCGAACCGGTTGAAGCTGCTCGCCGTGGTGTTGTTGTCGATCCTCGGGTTTCCGTCGGCCGTGATGGTCCAGGCGACACCCCCAGCGGACGATGCAGCGGCCTGGGTGAGGCGGGCCGCGTTCAGGGTGGCGGAGCTGAAGGCCGGGTCGACCACCAGGTTCGCCGGGTCGCCGACGGAGAGGGTTTCCACCGAGAGGCTGTGCGCTTTGATCTGTTCGGCCGTGATCGTACCGGCCAGGATGTTGTTTGCCGTGATGGTGTTGGCGGCGATGTCGGGTCCGGTCACACCGAGCACCACGATGGAGGTGACGGCCGAGGTGGCGGAAATGACCGAGGCGCTGTTCATCGCCTTGAAGCGGACGTAGACCGTGTTGCCGACGTTCCAGGTCGGTATGCCGCCCTTGCCGCTCATGATGAGTCCGGCGCCACCCGAGAAGACTTCGCCCGCGTGGAACCATGTGGAGTTGTTGGTCGAGACCTCGACCTGCACCTCACGGAATTCCGGCGGGTAGGCGTTCCCGTCCTCGTCCTTGCCGTCCCACTCGGCCTTCACCGTGCTGAGCTTCGACGACAGAATCGGCGCCGAAGGGATTTCGGGTGCCGTCGTTGGGTAACCCATTGTCTGCACGATGGCATTCGACCAGTCCGAGGCGTAGCCGGAGTCGCGGATCGCCTGCACCCGGAACTCATAGCTGTAGCCCGAATCCAGCAGCGGCACCTTGGCGTGGATCACCTGCCCGGTGGACGGCGAATCGGGCTGCGTCACCTGGACGGTGAACGCCTGCTGCCAGTTGAAGTCCGACCGGCGCGCAGCCACGTTGTACCGCAGGATGTCGATCGTGCGGTTCTCAACGTCCTTGGTGGCGACCTGGAAGGCGACGTCGGCCATCGAAACCGGATCGCCCAGCGTCGAGAAGTACGGCTCGTTGGTGACCGAGTTGAGGATCGGCGCCTTGGGGGGCGTGGAGTCGATCGGGGCAGGCTTCTGGGGCTTCGTACCGGCGCCCGTGCCTCCGCCGCCCGTGGGGCCTCCTGCGCCCGACACGCGGGAAACCCAGCGCTCCGTCTGGAGGGCCCGGTCGGTGAACCGGTCGTTGAGGGTGAGCGCGACGCCGACGCCGTACGGATCCGTCCCCGACAGGGTGATCTGGTAGACGCGCATCGACGCCTTCTGGGCGCCGGTCGTCGCGTCGCTCATGGCCCGGATGAAGTCACCCGGCCGGTAGTCCACGAGCGGCACCGGAGCACCTTCGGTCCAGACGAACTTCTTCGTGTACTGAGTGCGGCTCTTGTACTTCGTGAGCAGCAGGTTGTCGGTGATCTGGGCGAGCGTCTGCACGTCGGTAACACCCGACGCCGAGATCGACTCGTCCCACTTCCCCCAGGGGTACTCAACGGAGTCCGGCGCCTCACCATGCCGGAGATGAGCTGCTGGTCGCCGACGGCCACGATGAATCCGGCCAGGTCTTCCCAGGTACGCTCGACCGGCTCCTCGGTGGTGCCGACCATGCTGTGGACGTGCACGCCCGTATCGCTGTCGAGCTGGCGGCGCAGCGTCGTGTCCGCCTTGTACATCTGAAGGACACGCTTGTTCATGCGCCAGTCGAAGAAGCCCTGGCGGGAGAGGGCGTCGATCATCGACCAGGCGTCCTGGCCGTAGTCGAAGTTGCCCTTCATCGTGACGCCCCAGGCGGTTCCTGCGGAGTCCACACTGCCGGTGAAGTCGTACGTCAGACCAGGGATGTTCCCCCGGTTCCTGGCGAGGTCGATGATGTCCTTGACGGGAAGCGCCGGGGACACGGCCGTCTTGTAAGCAATCTGCCCGTCCTTGTTCAGGCGCGGATTGTCCGGGTCCATCCAGCGGACCTTCTTGAGCTGCCATCCGTACGACGGCATCGTGAAGGAGAGGATGCGCGGCCGGGCAGCGAGATCGAACGACCGGCGGACGTTCATGAACCGGCATCCGGGGTGCTCGGTGAAGGTACCCGTGTTGGGATCGCGCAGCTCAAGCGCCACTTCGCAGGGTGACTTCAGCAGGTTGGCCGCATCCGACCCGTCCGGGTAGGTCATCGTCAGCGAGGGCATGTCGTTGAGCGGGATGCCCGCTTCCCAGGAAAGCGGATGAGGCAGAATCCCGATTGCTGCACCGTTTGCTGCGTACGCCCGGAAGCGAACGACCAGCGTATTGACCAGCGCCATATGTCACACCACCGCGTACCTGGATCGCACCTGCACTCCGTTGTTTCCGCCAGCAGTTGTAACGGTGAATGTACCGGTCCTGTTCCCGAAAGAACCGGAGCCGCGAGACGTAAAAGTCAGCGGCCCGTTTCCACGGAATTCCAGGGCGCCCGTCACGTTCGTTCCCGTGGTGAAAGTCCAGACTTCCGAGGACTGAAGACGGGCCCTCATGTAGCGGGGGTCGATGAGCAGCCACTGCGCCGAACTGACCGAGGATGATCCGTCACCCCAGAAAACCGACGTCGTTGAGGTGTTGTCGGTGACCGTGAGGGAGGTGGCCGGGCCCTTCAGCAGCAGGAGCGAGTCGGCGATGGGCACCGTCGAAGCGAGCGCGTTGGCCAGGGTGTTCGAGGAGCTGTTGAAGAAGGTCACCGTCGTCTCGGTGCCACGCCAGGAGCCGCCGGGGACATTGAAGATGATCGTCGCATCGGCCCGGTTGCTCGGGCAGGAGAAGTCCGGGGTGTTCATCGAGACGAGCTGGGCGTCGGCCGTCTCCTCAATCGTTCCCCGGACCCGCGTAAGGGTGATGGGCTGGTTGGTGCCCATCCCGAGCAGGCCCATCAGGGTGTTCCACCGCGAGGCCAGCGCCTCCGGCGTGAGGTCAACGATGCGGATCTTCAGGGAGACCGTGATCTGCGACAGCGGATCGTCCCACTGGGGGATCGAGAAGTGTGTGTTCGGCACCTCGATGACGGCACGGCGCGGCGCCAGGGCCGGGGCGTACTCGGTGCCCTCCAAGAGGTACATGCCCGAGGTGATGGCCTTGCCGCCGATCGTGAACCCGTTGATCTTGTATGCCGTCGCCATCGCTCACACCCCGCTGATCGTCGCTGCGTAGGCCAGCGACCTGTTGATCGTAGTCGACGTGGGCTCGGCCTGCGGGTACTGGTTATTGATGTTAAATACGTTCGTCGGACCGGTGTTCTGCGGCACCAGCCGGGCGGTGAACACCGACACGCTCTCCGGCGGTACCTGCTGCACCGCGCTACTGCCGCCGAGCATCGTCGTTCCGGCGCCGCCCTGCCGCGCCCGGACCTGCTTCGAGCCGCCCGTCACGCCGGAGTCCAGCAGGCGCTTGGCCACACCGCCGAAGCCCCGGCCGCCCGATCGGTTGATGATCTCCAGCAGGGCGCCGAAGCGCTTGGCCGAAGCGGCGTTCACGACGAACTCGCCGTTGGAGAGCATCGCCGGAATCACGTCGGACTTCGGGCCGCCAGGCCCGTTGATCCAGCCGCCGTTCGCCGCCGCGTAGCTCTTCGGCGGAGTGTTCTTCTGGTAGTAGTAGTAGCCCACCGAGACCGTGGCCGACCTGGTCAGCGCGTTGGTGATCCGGCCACCGGCCGTGTATGCGGCCTGGACGATGCCGCCGAGCTGCCGGTTGAAGTTGCCGACACCGGCCAGGGTGACGGTTCCCTTCGGGTTCAGCTTGCCCTTGTTCGCGTCGGCGACCGCGCGCTTCAGGGCCTCCAGCAGCGCCTTGAATTCGTCGTCGTCGAGCTTGCCGTCACCATTGACGTCGAACTCACCGGCCGCCTCCTTGCCCAGGATGAGCTGGGCAAGGGCCGTCATCTGGGCCCGGTACTCCTTGTCGTTGAGCTGCGCCTTGCCCTTCGGGTTCAGCAGGCCCTGGCCTTCCGTAGATGCCAGGAACTCAGTCATCGCGAGCACCTTCGCCCGGTACTCGGCGTCGCTCAGCTTTCCCTTGCCCTTCGCGTCCAGCTTGCCTTCGGCCTCCAGGCCGTCCACGAACGTGGTGAGCTGAAGGAGCTGCGACTGGAAGATCAGGGTGTTGAGGGTGGCCTTGCCCTCCTTGTTCAGGTTCGCGTTCTTCAGCAGCTCCTGGAGCTTGGCGATGTCACCCTGGGCCTTGATGATGTCGATGGCGACCTCGGGCTTGACCTTCTTCTTTCCGACGAGGTCGATGTACAGGCTCAGGTCGCTGAGCGACTTGAATGCCTTCGCGTCGTCGGCGGAGATATCGATCTTCACGCCCTTGACCTGGCTGAGCTGCGTCACCAGCTTGGCGTACTGGTTCGATACATCGGCGAAGTCTTCGCTGGTCTTCGCCTTGTCGATCAGGTTGCCGAAGACGTCGGCGATGATCGTCCGGGTCTGGAGGGTGGCGTTCTCGATCTTTCCGGAGTTCTGGATGATGGCCGCCGCGAGGTTGCTGGTGGCGTCGCCACCGATCTCAGCCAGGCGTGGGCCCAGCTTCTCCAGCTCCTTCGCGGAGAGATCGGCCAGTTCGGCAACAGCGGGCGCCGCCTCCGGGCCCATCTTGCGGAACTGCTCTGCGACCTCCGGGCCGAGAGTCGCGGAGATCTTGATCAGGTTCGCCGACCAGTCGCGCTGCGCCTTGGCGATCTTCTCCAGTTCCTTGATATAGGCGTCCAGGCCGCCCTTGGTCTTCAGCGAGAACTTGTCGATCGCATCCTCGGCCTTGCCGAACGCCGACTCGGCCGCCGTCTTGAAGGCGTCGAGCGGAGTGCCGAACTTCTCGAACGAGGTCGCGAGCTGGTCGATCGCCTGCTGTGCCTCTTCGCCCGTGGTGTCCAGGTCTTCCAGGGCGGACTTCGTCAGCTTGATCTTGCCGCTCGCCGAGCTGGCCGAGGTTCCCGTCTCGTCGAGCGCGTCGGCCAGCAGGCCCTTCGTGATCGAGAGCTTCGTCGAGGCGCTGTCCTCGGCGGAGATCGTCGTGCGCAGGGCCTCCAGGAAGTTCTTCAGGCGGATGGCCGCTGCCGCTTCGCTGTTGATCTGTTCGCCGAGCTTGCCGGAACCGGCGGGCGCGTAGTTGTCGGCCGTCTTGCCGACTTCCTTGATCGCCGCGTCGAGCTGCTTGAGCGCCTTCCCCGGGTCCTGGAGAGACAGCTCCAGGACATCGCCCACGTTCACGCCAGCGGTGGCGAGCTGGTCAAGGGCGTCGGCGCTGATCTTGCTTCCGTCGGCGAGCTTCGACGTCTCGATGGCCGCCTGCGCGGTGTCGAGCAGCCACTGCTTGGTGTTCTCACCGATGGCCGCCGTGTTCTCGCCCAGCGCCTCGGTCGTCTTGTTGATGACGCCCTCTTCCTTCGCTATCTCGCGAAGGTAGCGCTGGGCCGCCTGGGCTCCGGTGCCGTGCCCCTTGGCCTGCTCCTCCAGAGCCTCCTTCGAGCCCTTGGTGGCCTCGATCGCCCGCAGCCGCTCCTTGGCCTCGGTGCGCGCCGCTTCGGCCGAACGCTGGTCGGCGTCCGCCAGGTCACCCTTCGTGGTGGTGATCGTGCGGTACACGCCGATCGCGCCCAGGGCCTCCTTCGAGCCGTCCCGGATCGCCGCGTTGTACTGCTTCACGCCACCGGCCGCCAGGACCGCCGCGTCGGTGTCGGCCTTGATTGCGTTGGCCAGGGCCTGCGTGCCACCACTCGCCTCGAACGCGGCATCGGCGATCTTCTCGGACTCCGAACGGAAGTCGAACATCTTGCCGATGAGCGGGCCGAGCAGGATACCCGCCGTGGCGATGGCGATACCCCAGGGGCCGAACGCGAAGGCTGCCGCTCGGGCCGCCAGACCCGAGGCCGTGATGCCGGTGGTCGCCCGGGTAAAGGCGCCCGCCGCGACGGTGCTCGCCGCAGCGGCCGTTCCCATACCGGCGCCCATCTGGGCACCTGCCGCCGCCGCGTTGCGCATGGAGGCCGACATCAGGTTCGTCGTCGGCACCGCGCGTGCCGTCGTGGTGTTCAGGCCCGCCACGGCCGCCGCCGAAATAGCTGTCTGACCGGCGAATACGCGAGAAGAGTTCGCGATCTGCGTCTGCGTGAGCGCCAGGTTCCGATTGACGTTCGAGACGTTGGCCATGGCCAGGGCAGAAGCGGTCGCCTGGGCGCTGAGCTGGCGCATGGAAGTCTGTGTGGCCAGCGTCGAGGCGAACAGGGCGTCCTGACCGCGCACCGCATTCAGGCTGGCCGTGCTCATCGCATTCAGGCCCGTCGCCGACTGGGCCGCCGCCAGGGAGTAACCCCGGATGGTCGTCGAGGACGCGGCGAGCGCCGTCGACAGTGCCTCCGTGCTGACCGTGAGCTGACGCTGCGAGTTCGCCGCCGCTGCCTGCGCCGCCGTCGTGCCCTGGAAGCCGTTGCGGTAGATGTCGAGCGCGACGCGGGCGCTCAGCGTGCTGACCTTCAGGCGCTCCTGGAGTTCCCGGGCCGCGATCAGAGACTGGATCGTCTTCGACAGTGCCACCTGGTACAAAGCCCATCCGGCTGCTGCCGTGACCGCCAGGGCGCCAAGGGTACCGACGATCGGAACGACCGGTCCGAGGTGGGCGAGGAAGCCGATGACGTTGGCCAGGTTGCCCGCGACGGAACCGATGGCCGTGGCCAGCGGACCGCCGAGGGTGGCGAGCAGCGTACTGAAGGCGTCCCCGAGGTTCTGAAGCTCGGCCGCCGTGGTCTCATAGATGCCCTTGGACTGGCGGTTCAGCTCGGTGCCCTTGGCAAACTCCTGGTTGGCCCGGTCGAAGGACTCGCTGACGATGTCGGCGTTGTTGGCCAGTCGGGAGAACACGTCGATGTCGCGGACCGCGTTGACGCCCAGCTCGCGGAGCACGCCCTGAACGTCGCCACCGGCTCCGGCCGCCCGGCTGAGGCCCTGGATGAAGGCCAGCAGGAAGTCGCCGCGCGTCGCCGGGTTGTTGTAGAGCTTCGAGACCTCGGAGTCGGTCATCCCCATGACCTTGGCCAGCTTGCTCAGCTCGGTGCCACCGTCGGAGACCGCCGTGGACAGCTCGTTGAACACACGGGTTAGGGCACCACGCGACAGCTCGGGCCGGACCTGGAGGGTGGCAAGGGCGGCGGAGAGACCGGCCGTCTGCTGGGCCGTGAGGCCGAACAGGTTCGACACGGTGGCGATCGAGGCGTTGACGCGCAGGATCTCCTGGTCGGTCGCGGCCGACGCGGTACCGAGAGCCAGGATCGCGGAACCGAGCTGGTCGATCTCGGAGATCGGCACATCCTGCATCTGGGCGATACGGCCGAGGAGCAGCGTTGCCTCGTCGGCCGCCACGCCCGTGGTCAGCGAGAACTTCACGATCGTGTCGGTGAAGTCACCGAGGTTCTGTTCTGAGATGCCGATGGCCGCACCGAGCTGACCGATGCGGGCGACTTCCTCGAAGGAGATCGGCGCCTGCTGGGCGATCTCCTGGAACCTCGCGAGCAGGCCGACCGAAGCGGCTTCCGCCTCGCCGACTACTCGGGCCACCTGCGCGAATGCCGCCTCCTGCGAGATGGCTGCCCCGGCGAGCGCGGTGGGCACCTTCGACAGGACGTTGAACAGCGACTGGAAGGCGCTCTCCAGTTCACCGACGGTGTTGCGCAGGGCGAACGTGGAGCCCGAGTAGGAGACCGTCGACTGGTGGGCACTCTGGGTCGCCTGGGCGGTACGGGCGCGGGCGGCGGCCAGGGCCTGCTCCTGCTGAGCGATGCGCTGAGCCGACTGGGCCAGCTTCTCCCGCTGGATGGCCAGCTTCTGCTCTTCGAGTGCGAGCCGCTGGGAGGTCTCGGCGGCCTTCCTCTTGGCCTGCTCTTCCTTCTGCTGCGCAGCGATGGCGTTCTGGGTGATCGACGACATCGACTTCTGCGCACTGGCGAGCTGATTGATCACTGCGGCCAGCTTCTGATACAGCGTGACCGTGCGGTTCAGCCGCTGGTATTCCTTCTCGCTCAGGCCCTGAACGGATGCCAGAGCAGAGCGGAGCTGCTGGAAAGCCTGCGTCATCAGCTTGGCGCCATTGGCCGACGCCGACTCGTTTTTCTGGAGCGCCTGAACGGCGGAGGCGTAGTTCTTCGTCGCCGAGGTGATCTGGTTGTAGACGGTCAGCGATGTGCGGAGCTTGGCGGCAAGGCCGCTTTCGACCAGAGCTACCTTGCTCAGAACGGTGTTCAGATTGGAGAAGACCTTCTCCATCTGGCCGCCAGACTTGGTGACGGCCTGAGCGCCCTGCGCGAAAGAGCGGATGTCCAGGTTGATGCGAGCTGTCGCATCGAAGCCCGTTGCCACCTAGACCTCCGCTTCAGTCGCCGTCCGGCATGTCGTGCTGGTAGGAGTGCGCCCGGGAAGGGAGCGGAGTGCCCGCGCCCCATACGTTACGTGCAGACACGTACCGGGTCTCTCCCTTCTGACGGATCTTCCCGCGCCGCTTCTCGCTGTCCTCGCGATCCTTCTCGATCTCCGCGCAGCCGTAGCAGACGGCGCCCTTCAGATCGAAAACGATCTCGTTGTTCGTCGACATGCCGATCCAGGCAGGAGTGCCGCACTGCTTGCACGTCTCCTCCTCCAGGATCGTCAGGGCCATGGCCAGCTTGCGGTTGCGTTCGTCGGCCCAGTCAGAGGGCCGTCCCGTCAGCATTGTCAGCGGGGGCACGGACCACGATCTCGCCGTTTTCAACAGCGGTCGCACCCATGCCGATTTCTTCCAGGTGAGAGCTTCCGCCAGGAAACCCGGCATCGAGCTTGTCGGCCCAGTCACGGGAAGCCGACAGGCCGGTCCCCACGGACTCCATCAGGCGCATCGTCTCGGAGGAGATGAGCTTCTTCAGAAGGAGGTCGGCGCCGCTGCGGCTCGGCGGCGGAACCGTGCGCCCGTCGGGCAGCTTCAACTCGATGCAGAAGTGCGAGATCTGCGCGGTGAGCGTGTACCGGCTGCGGGCGGTGATGTAGTCGAGGTCGTTCTCGCTGGCGTCCTTGTACTGCGGGTTCTCCTTGTGGAACGTGCGCGTCGCCTCGCGGGTGACCGTTCCCAGCTCCTCCGGCGTCTTGACCTGAAAGACGAGCGTGATGCCCGACTTCACGATCTTCGCCTTCAGATCCTCGACCCGGCCGGAGAGAGCGTCGATCTTCTCCTCCAGCTCGGTGCGCTCTTCCTGGAGAGCGTCCAGCACCGAGTCCACGAAGGAGTTCGCGGAGGTCTCGGTGCGCTTGCGGATGTCCTTCTCCACGCGCTCCAGGCTCTCGACCAGAGCCTCCAGCTCTTCGAGCACGCCGCCGAGTTCGGCACCGCTCCGCTGGTCCAGGTACGCCGTGTGCTCGAACACGGGGAACGTGGAGTTCCCCTCCAGGTAGTCCTCGAAGCTGAAGTTGTCGGGGCCGGGCTCCGGGTTGCCCGGCTCCGCAATGTCCTGCGCCATGTCCGTTCCTTCGGTCGTACGGGTTGTCAGCTCGCGGTGCTGCCGACCTGCACAAGGCCGTCCGAGGACTGGCCCTGGGCATACATGGTCGGCTGAAGCTGAAGGGGGGCGGTCGCGTCGTTGATGACGTTGGGGTCGCCGGAGAGGAACTTGTAGACCGTGACCCAGTCGTCGTCCACCGCGTTCGGATCCCGAACGGGGTGCTTCGAGATCCGCTGGACCAGGAACCCCGAGCGCAGGGGCTTCTTGAACAGGCGCATCACGTCGTTGTAGATCGACGGGTCGAGCTTGTTCGGGTCGCGGTCCAGGAAGACGTTGAGCTGGCCTTCGTAGTTCTTCGCGGTCGGGGTCGCCACGTTCGAGTCGTCGCAGAGGCCACGCGTGTCGTCCGTGTCACGGTCCGTCCAGCCGAGCGTGATGTCGGTGGTCAGTGCGCACGAGATGTTCAGACCCGCGTTGATCTCTGCGGCGGTCGGGTGGTCGATGTCCGCGAAACCCTCGCCGTACGTGCCCTCGTACCCCTCGGACGTCTGGTCCGATTCGTCGACCCACCAGATGGTGAGCGACGGGGGGAGGCTCTTCACTGCTGCCATTCGTACCTCCGGCCGGAAGGCATGATCGTGCCTGACCGGAGTCTAACCGCGAAAGCCCCTGCCTGGGACGCTGGGCGCCCGAAGCGAATTCTTCACGAACCCGTTCCGGTGTGCTGACCCACATTCACGACACCCTGGAACCCGATCGCCAGGTAGAAACGCAGCGTGTCGCCGACACCAACCGGGTAGGGATCGCGGACTGTTCCCGATCCGGCTTCGCTGATCTCGCCCTGGTCGGCGGGCGTGTATCCGACGAGCAGATCCCGGCATGCCTGGGCGAGCTGAAGAAGCGAAAGTCCGGATGGCGCCACGGATTCGACAATGAATCCCGCCTTCTTCGTGACGCCCTTGTCCTCTCCGGAAACACCGCAGAGGTCCGCCACAGACAGGCGGCCACCGAATCCGGAGATGTCGAATGCCTGGCCGAACCAGAGGATGACGCTTGGCTTGTAGAAGCCCGAGGGGTCCTTGATGACGTCGGTGTTCTCGGGTACGCCTTCCAGGAAAACCGGCGTGTTGGGCAGTCCCGTATCCAGTCGGCTGTAGATGTCGAGCTGCCAGTCCAGCAGAGAGGCCATCAGCGACCACCCACTCGCGCCTGAAGCTCGGTGGTCACCTGGTTGAAGGCGTCGAGCACGGCCATCATCGGGGTGATGCCGGTACGCGTACCGAACTCCTGGAAGGGTGCGTAGTACGGGTTGTTGGACTCCCAGCCGAAGGAGATCTTCAGGATGTCGGTACCGAAGTCGCCCGTGCCGGTGACGGAGGACTTCATCCGTCCCGTGTCCACGCGGGACTTCGCCCGCACCAGACCCTCGCCCCGGCGCCGGGCGTTCGACATGTCCAGAACCAGTCGCTGACGGGACTTGTTCAAGTGGTCGATGACGAACGCAGAGAGGCCGATGTCGAAGGCGCCGTTCGGAGTGCCGCCGCCGTAGTACCGCTGGGCACCGCCGAACCGGTAGTTGTACTTGATCCCGATATACGCCATTACAGGGCCTCCCTCACCTCGTCGACCGGAAGGTTCTCGTCCAGGTCGATGACCTCATGGTCCTTCATCAGACCCGCCATCGCATTCATCTCTTCCGAGGTCATCGAGAGGATCCTCTCCGACCGGCGCTCGATCGAGCCCGAGAGTTTCCGGCCCGTCCGGTTGTACCCGTAGAACCCCGCATGGAAAGCCCGGGGCTGCGCGGGGTACACCGTCACCCCCCGGCCGCTCTCCCGGATCCGGTTGAACAGCCCGTCCTGCTCCGCATGCCCCGGCGGGATCTGACTGCCGGGGAAGGTGCGGCGGCAGTAACCGACCATGTCGCCGTAGTACACCGGCTTGTTGTGGGCAACCGCGCGGCGGGCCACCTCGGGCCGGAAAGACACTCCGAGCGACTGGTAGGAAGGGTGCCGGTAGGCCGCCGCTGGGGGTTCTCCGGTCAGGTTCTGGTTCCGGCAGGCACTCACCGAGAAAGCGTCCGGAGCCGCCGAGTGGGCTGCTTCGTGATACGCGAAGTAACCGAGCGAGACCATGATGTCGTCCTCGACCACGTGAATCAGGTCGGCTTCGATGGACAATGCATCCTTCAGTCCAGACAGGATGTTGTAGGAATTCCCGTGGAACTGGTGATGGTGCATCACGCGCAGAAAAATCTCGGAGAACGAGCTGGAAAAGGATTCGGCCACCTGACGGCATTCCAGGGTACCCTTCCGGTCCAGCGTCACCACCACTCGCACGTCATAACCCGCCGCCGCCTTGGCCAGCCGGGTGAGGCAGGCATGCAGCATGTCGGGCCTGCGCCACGCAGGAACCAGAACCGTGTGCTTCACCGCTCCACCAGCCTCAGTGCGATTTCCTTGAACTCGGCATTGCGCTTCAGGAAGCGGGCGCGAACCGCTTTACCGATCTGCTCACGTCGTTCCGGGGTGAGGGCTGCGGCCCGGCGTACCGCCTCGGCAACGAGCGTCGGAGAGGTGTACGTGAGGATCGCCTGGTGGTGGTTGCGCGTGCTGGTCACTCCGACCAGGTAGCCCCACTCCGGCCTGATGTGCTCGTTCATCGGTGAGGCGTCGGTCGTCACCACGATGGCGCCCACCGACATGGCCTCAGTGATGTAGTGGCCCCACCCCTCGGCAATGGAGGGGCAGACGTGGATCTGCGCCTCGTTCATCAGGCGATTGCGCTCCTCGTCGGAAGGTGAGAGGACGACGGTGATGCGGTCTTCGAGCCCTGCCGGAATGTGCACCTCATCCTTCGAGATGATCGTCAGGGGCGGCAGGGTTGAGTCCTTCTGCCAGGCGCCGATGACCTGTTCCGTGCCCTTCATCCCTGACCGGCCGCGCAGATGCATGCACTTCAGCTCACGCTTTACGTCCGGATCATGGAGATCTGTTCCCAGAAACCCGGTGAGCTGCACGTTCTTGCCGCCACGATTGCGGCAGAACCGCAGTGCGTAGTTGCTCTTGGCCCAGATCTGATCAAACGCCGCAAGGTATTTCATCCACTCTCGTGGATACCATTCCAGGTTCAGAATGGCGATGTTCTTGTCGGCGAACTGGGCGAGGTTCCGGCTGACCAGTTCGAGATGAAAAGCGACGTCCGTCCGGGGCATCTCCTTCGCCTGCCAGTCATGGAATTCCACTTCATGCCCAGCCGACTCGAAAAGCTCGGTGAGCAGTGCGGCATCCAGCGACAGACCCACGCCATTGTCCCGGCTGAGCAGCGCAATCTTCAGGCCCACGTGGTTCCCTCTCCCCTGGTCAAGGACCCATCACGCCGTTGTTCATGGCGACGGGCTCCATCGAGAACGGCGGCGGCAGCGTCTGCGGGTGCGCCGCGTCCACGTCACAGAGGACATTCCTCAGCCATGCATTCGAGGACATGAGCGGGTTGCGTACGTGGAAAAGGTAATGGACCAGCTCCGGATCTCCGAGGATCAGATGGCCGAGTTCCGGATCGTTCGGGTCGGGCTCAAGTGCACGTACCAGATCGTTGGCATGCACTGGCGGGCATGTGCGGATCGGCACCTGTACGCGGATCGCGTGGTCGGTACCCATATCGCCCCGCTGGGTGCGGACCCTCGCGCGCCAGTCCTTGTTGTTGGCGATGCGGCCCGGCCCCCGGTACAGCAGGATCAGTTCGGGGAATTTCTCGCCGCCCTGGCCGTCGGGAATCGTCAGGCCGCCGGAGATGGGGTCGAAGCCGTACTCACCGCCCTGCGACGGCCTGCGGAAGATCTCCACCGCCGCGTTCATGTGGCCGCGAGGAACCGACCGCTGGTGCAGTTGCCAGCGGGGATCCAGAGCGCTGCGCCTGTTGAGTGAGGCCATGGGGCCTATTCTGCACGCAGACGCCCCGGAAGATCGCACTTCAGCGCGTTGAAGATGCGGCAGGCGAGGGGCGGGGTGCCGCTGGGCACCGGTCCGTTCTCAGGGATGGAGACCTCGGTCTGGTCGTAGGAGATGGTGATCTTTCCGCCTCCCTCGGTGACAGTGATCGGCGGCTCGTATTCCTTCTTTTCCATGGTCCCTGCCCTCTTGGAAGCTGGATCCACGGAAGCTACCCGCCTACGCACCAGTAGGATCCAGGTTCGGGGAATCTTCACCCGAATCCCGGATCCTCCTTGTAAGAGCCAGCGCGCGAAGGTAGGGCCGCCGATTCCGGCAGTCCACCCCTGGGGAAAACCGTGCAGGCTGTAGGGGAAGCCGTCCTGCGGCACCGGCTGGAAGTCCACGATCACCATGATCTCGGAGTCCTCGTCGGCCGCATCCGCCCGGTCTTCGAGCTGCTTCGCTCCGGCGAGCAGGGCACCGGCCAGCTTCGCACCGTCGGTCTGAAGATCTTCGGTGCGGATGACCTTCTGGATCAGACCTTCGGAAACGGCGAGCGCCCGCAGGGCCGAGGCCGCCGCCCGGTAGATGCGTGCCGAACCCTCACCGATGGCGATCGTGTACAGCCCGCGCAGGTGGGCGTCGCTGAACATGTACTCGGCGATCCCGGAGTCCGAGTAGTCGACCTGCTCGACATCCGGAATGAGCGCCCGGATCTGTCCGATCACGGAGCCGAAGTCGACGGGATACACGTCCTGTGAAGCGGTCGTTCCTACGGCTGCCATCAGCCACCTCCCGGGTCTGTTGTCCCTGATCGTACGGGTCGCGATCCTCATGGTCAGCCCGCTGTCGACAGCCTTCGAAGGTACGAAGGTTCTCCCACGATGTCCCAGTTTGACTGGTGGTCTGTGCGGTCAACTTGACATGCCACCAACAAGAGCAGCCCGAGTTGCAGGGTTTATTACCAATAAGTCCGAATTAATACCCTCAGTGGGTATGGCTCGCCTGACCTGCGGTTCTATTTGGTTCGGGGACCGAATCGAACTTGGAAGTTGGAGGGTCACCCGAATCTGCCAGGGGGTGCGCACTTATGTGTCGATGTATGCGCAGGTCAAAGGGTGTGACGGGCGCAGGGCAAGCAGGGGTTGCGATGTCAACATTGAACCCTGGCAGCCAGGTAACAGGGAGGGGTATGCAGTGCCCGATTCGTACCGATTCATGGTGATTTTCTTTGGCTGCCAGTTCTCGGAAAAACGAGAGTATTGAACCCCTACTTGCGCCCTGACCTGCGGAACCACCCACTCTTTAAGAACAGAAACATCCTCCTCTCTCCTGTCTGTACCTGTAGGCAAGGGCCCGCCATCCGGGCTGGCGCCCGGCCTGGCGGCGGGAGGACGGAGGAATCGCTTCGCTCCAAAAAGATCTGGGGGCTGAGGCGGTGGGCAGGGTGCGGGCCGGAAGGGGGCTGGGCGGCGCTCTAGGGCGCGCGCAGGGGTTGGTGCGGCCCTGCGGCGGTCGGTGGGTGGCTGGGGCCGTCAGGCGGGCTCAGGTGGCTTCGTGGCGGAGGAGGTACGTGATGCCTATGGGCCTGAAAGGTGCTTCTCGCTAACCCTTGCGCTCGACGGTGGAAAAAGGTGTACTGTGGTTCTCGGAAAGGAGAAGCACATGCAGCCGACCGACCGCGTCCTTGCGGCAGCTCTGACCTCGAATCTTCCGCACGGCGCCTTCCGGCTCTACGCGATCCTCGATGCCGCCTCCCGTGAGGCCGACGCCGTGGACGAGTACTTCCCGGTGACGCTGGAGGGCCTGATGCGGCTCCACCCGGGTATCGCCGGGCGCAACGCCGGGGCCACCACGATCATCAAGCAGATCGCCGCACTGCGCGGGGCCGGTCTCCTGGACACCCGGGCTGCCATGCACCGCAACGAACCGAAGATGCCGGTGCTCGTGAAGCTCTTCGCTCCTCACGTCAGCCCCGGAGAGAAGCCCCTTTCGGTCGCATCGGTGGCGAACTCGCAGTAAACGGATACCTGCATATCGAACATTCCTGTTTCACAAGCAAGTTCCGTTCGAACAGTGCGCTATTCTCCATGCGGCCCGGCTCGCCGGGTGGAAGGGAGGAAGCGCATGTGCACGGACGCAGAAGGTCCACCGGAAGGGATTGATCCCGGACAGTGGGCTCTCGATCAGTACAGAGCGTGGAGGGTCGTCACCTTCGGGGACGGCCGTACCCCGCCGGTCGGCTCGATGGATGAGCTGCTGGCGCGGGTGAGGGAAGAGCCGCCCGGCTGACGGGCGGCACCGGAGAGGAGAAGGAACGTGGCGACGAAGAGGCCGACCTACACCTGGAAGTACGTGCCGTTCACGGCGGCGGCGCCGCTCCCGGAGAAGAAGTTCCGCTCGAAACCGACCTGCTACGCGGGCATCAACGGCGAACGCGAGCTGATCCGTGAGGGCTCCAGCCGGGTGATCCGCGTGACGGTCTACGAGTGGCAGAAGGACACCGGCCGCTGGATGACCTACGAGCGTCTGGACCTGAAGGCCGACATCGACGCGGAGAAGGCCCACCAGGAGAAGCTGGCGAAGGGTGACGAGAAGTGAAGCTCGCCGTCGCGCTGATGTCGCTCACCGAGGGGTCCAACACGGTCTACGTCTCCCGCAGGGCGAGGCGTTTCCACGAGGACCCCGAGTGCCGGGCCCGTGGAGCGGGTCACATGATCTTCGCCTGCCGGTGCGGCGACCCGTACTGCGGATGCGCGGGCGACAAGCCCCCGGCCGCCGAGGTGATCTCGATCGACCAGGCCGCGATCCGTGACCTGGACCCCTGCGCCGTCTGCTACCCGCGCTTCCAGGAGATCGCGGTCCAGCTCGTCGCCGACGACGACTTCGGCCACCGGCCCACCGAGGAATACGGCGCGAACCGCGCCAGCGTGAGCCGGAAGATCTGCGCCCGCTGCATCGACTGGAAGTGGGTCAAGGTCCACAACCAGGACACCGGGTCCGACGAGTTCTACCGCATGGGCCGTCGCGTTTCCTGGCCCTGCACGAGCGCCCAGATCCTGAACATCGCACCCCGCCAAGAGGAGTGGATTTCGTGAGGCAGTACGCGAGGGGCTACCTGGCTTTCTGCGTGAAGGTCGGCAGCCACTTCAAGGAACTCCTGGAGGAGAAGGGCGCCCTGCGGAAGTACAACGCGGAGACCGGCGCCGACCTGGGATACCTGGAGGCGGGCAGCTACGCCAACCAGGAGCTGTTCATCACCACGTACTGCGAGAGCGCAGAGCCCCTGGAGCCGCACCCGGTCGACATGGCCGATTTCACCGAGGAGCAGATGGCGGTCTGGCGCGGCCAGATCCAGCGCTTCCTGCGACAGGCGGAGATCCCGCCGGTCAACGCGATCGGCTTCCGGATCATCGCGGATCTGAGCAACTGATGGCCGTGCTCGACATGGCGGACGTCGAAGCGGCCCGGAGTGACATCCGGGCCGCACGCAAGATCCTGATGCGGCTGTACACCGTCTCCGGCAACAACTCGGGGATGGACTGGCAGCTCGCGGTCGAGAAGGCCGAGGATGACCGGCGCGTGGTCGGGGTGATGAACGAGCGCGGCGACATGGTCATGGGTGACTGCATGTCGGACCCGAACAACGAGGTGACCGTGGCCGACGCGCAGCTCATCGCGCTCATGGACCCCCGGTTCGCTCGCATGGTGATCGATCTGTTCAATTCGGCGCTGGAGGAAATCGACCGGTACGGCGCCTTCGAACATCTCGTGATCCACGCCAGAAGGATGGCGCAGAAGATCGTGAAACAGTGGGAAGGAGGGGTGAGCAATGAGCAGTGAACCGCTGAAGGTGGGCGACGTGATCCACGGATTCGCCCAGGGCGGCTTCGGCCGTGACCACTACGACTGCGTGAAGATCGAAGCAGCCGGTACGGACTGGATCGTCGCCCGGGATGCCGACGGCGACGTGGCATTCGCCAGCGGGGAGCGCAGCCTGAAGCACCTCATCATGGTCCGCGACACGGATCGGTGCCCCGAGGACGAGTGCCCGGTGGAGAAGAAGGCGACCGGCCTGACGGTTCCGGGCGGATGGTGACGTGAAGATCCACGAAGTGCTGGACGGGGACGGGAAGGAGAACCCGGCGGTCTGCTGCGGCACGCTTCCGCTTCTCCTTCCCTCCGGGGATCTGGTCACCGAGCATCCGGAGATCGTCACCTGTGACAACAGGGCGCCGCGCTGCCCCGGCTGCAAGGGTGAGGCGGGCTACATCGGCATGCGTACCGAGCCGCCCGCGTTCGCCACGGACGACGCGGCGGTCATCATGAAGGTCGATCCCTGCGCGCACGAATTCCGGGTCAGGGTCGGCATCCAGGATTCCAAGATCCGACTGGAGAAGAGGGGCACGTGAGCGAGGCGACGGAAGGTCTGGGCGGCGTTCTGCTGGAACTGCTGAAGCAGGTCAGCCCCAAGACTGCGAAGAAGATCCCCGAGCAGGACGCCCAGCAGGTGGTTGAGGCTCTGCTGGAGGACGCGGTCGCCCAGCGCTGGATCACGGAGCAGATGGCGCAGGTCGGCATCCGGGCCGCCGAGTACCGCAATGGCACCGCGACGATGGACCTGGAGCCCGCCCGCGAGATGGTTGCGATGTGGGTCGGGGCATGCCGTGGCCTGATCGGCACTGGGCCGAACTACTCCGAGACGGTTCTCACTGATCGCGTGGACCATCTGGCCAACCGTGGCGACAAGGTGGAGATGGGCGTGAAGGTCGCCGAGTCCACCGACAAGTACATCATCACGGTGCAGCGCGACGCGTTCGGCACGATGACGCCCCACGAGGCGCGCATGAAGGCCGAAAGGCGGGCCGAGGAGCTGTCGAGCGAGGTGTGGGGCTGGATCATCGCAGTGAACGACGGCGCCGGGTACGACGCCGACGACCTGATCCAGATCATGGAACGGCTCGGCTTCCCGCCTCCGCCGGATCCGGACGAGGAAAAGGACTGATGGGCGTTCTGGCCCGGCTGATCCTGGGCTGGCGGCACCACAAGACGATCGTCCTGTTCGGCCTGAACTGGCGGTATTGCAGTCATCGGTCTCACCGATGGAGCATGCCATGTTGGAAGTGGATGGCTGTAGACGGTTTCTGCGCCAAACACACGCTCCGCTGCTGGGGCGATCACTGAAAACGGAAAGAGAGAAGAACGTGAATGTTCTGCTGAAAGGTGTCGTGGGCTCCACGGCCTACGGCTTGAACCACGAAAATTCCGATGTGGACTACATGGGGGTTTTCGCGGCGCCGACGAGTGAAGTTCTCGGGCTGGACGATGTGAAGGAATCGGTGGTGACCAAGGACCCCGATACCACCTTCCACGAGGCGAAGAAGTTCGTCACCCTCTGCCTCAACGGGAACCCCTCGGTCTCCGAGCTGCTGTGGCTGGACCGGTATGAGCAGATGAGCGACCTGGGGGCGATGCTGGTGAACCTGCGTCACTCCTTCCTCTCGAAGGCCCGGGTGCGCGACGCCTATCTGGGATACGCGACCAGCCAGTTCACCCGGCTGAAGGACCGGGGCGACGGATCCTTCTCGGCCGACACGCGCAAGCGCACGGAAAAGCACGCCCGCCACCTGGTTCGGCTCGTCGAACAGGGCTTCCACCTGTACATCACGGGCGAGCTGGTCGTCGACCTGCGCAGCAACGCGAGCGAGATCAGCCCTGAGCGCGTCTTCGAACTGGGGCAGGCCATTGCCCAGGATCCCGCCCGGGGAGAGAAGTACATGCGGCTGGCCGGGGCCCGGTTCGACCAGGCGAAAAGCCCGCTGCCAGAAAAGCCCAGCCGCAAGGTCGTCGAGAGCTGGCTGATCAAGGTCAGGCGTTCCGACTGGGGGATGAACGGATGATCATCCCTTCACGCACCCGCTGGGAGTTCCGGCTTTCCGACGACGGCTACCGGATGGCCTTCTGGGATCCGGGCAACGAGCCGTGGTTCATGCCCGTGGCCAACATGCAGGGCAGGTTCTACGGCCCGGTCGAGCTGGACACCATGAAGGACCACAACGGCCGGAAGATCGACTGGGTTCGCTTCCTGCCCACGGACCGGGCGGCTCGCGAGGTTCTTCAGGTGGTGGCCGAATGGGCGGAAGGCGAGCCCGCAGACAGTGAGGCTGTCGGCCGTCTGGCTTTCCAGCTCGGCCGCAAGGGCTACCGGATCCCGGAGCCCGGAGAGGAGGACGATGAGTGACGAACGCGTTCGCGCCCTGGAGATCGGTCTGCGTCAGCTCCGCGCGGCCAGCGCCTTGCTGATCGACGAGTACGAGCGGATGCAGCGCACCGGTCAGTTCGAGAATCCGCAGCTCGCCGCTGCGGCGCTGCACGAGGTGGATCGGATGGTCACCTTTCTCGCAGTGGCCGGTCTGGACAAGGTCAGGTACGACGGCAGCCACGTGAACGAGCTGCTGCGCCGTGGCAAGGAGGAAGAATCGTGAGCGAGGACAAGACGGCCGCCGACGAGGACACGATCAGCGTGCCCCTCCCGGAGGCCGAGCAGGAGACCGAACCCGAGCAGGTGAGTGACGCCGAGCGCCTGGAGAAGCTGGCGGTCGATCTCGGTGACGTGCGTTCCGCGATGGAGTCGGTGGGCCGGGCCCTGGCAGTTCTGTCGACCGAGTTCGAGCGGCTGAGCACGCTCGTGATCGGCGAGGAGGACACCATCATCCACGCCTGCCCGCCCAGCGGTTCCGGGCTGATGCCCTGCTGCGGCCGGAGCCCGATCGACGTACCGCTCACGGAGCGCATCTCCATGGACGGTACGGCCGTTACGTGTGCCGGGGTCCAGAAGGCTCTCCCGCCAAGCTGAAGGAGGTGAGCTGCATGGCCAGTCACCAGACGAACGCGCTCAGGGATTTCTCCGCGTCGCTCGGCTGTGTCGCGGTAAGCGTCCTGTTCGTGGTGGCTGGCCTGTGGCCGCTCTCCCTCATCTCCTTGTATGTCGCGACACTCCTTCTGTGGAGCGGATGGCGACAGAAGGCGAAGGCGGAACGCCGCGAGGCGGAGATCGAATGGTGGGCCCGAGCGAAGAAGGGGATCGAGCAAGATCCACTGAATCCCTGCTGCCTCCAGTTCGACGACACCGGCCATTTGCACGACGAGACGGTTTGCACTCGGTACCGATATCGGCGACCCAGGCAGATCACGCGCGAAGAGCGCATTGAGATCGATCGGGAGTGGCAGCAGATCATTTCACGTCTGCACGATCCCGAATACGGAGAAGAGGCGTGATGCTGGAAGACCTGAACACGGTGCATGACCTGACGGGGCGGATCGAGAGACTGCGCGCCGGAGAGGACCGCAGCGAACCCGCCGAGGGGGTCCGGCTCAGCCCCGGCCAGTGGTGGCACCGCCTCCTGGAGCTGGAGCCGCAGGATCGCCTGACCCGCCTGGAAGAGCTGCTGAAGTGCGTCGACAAGGGCCTCGCCTGCGAAGCCCACATGCACGAGGAGAACCTGGAAGACCTCCGGCAGCACGCCGTTCTGGTGTCGCACCGGAGCCAGCAGTGGCAGACGGCCCGGCGGCTGCTCAGCATCTACGTCCAGACGCTTCGTAAGGACGCGGAAGGGGAAACCACCAGGGGCCACGTGGCCGACAAGCTGGAGCTGTTCCTGACGTCGGGCGAGGAGAAGGTGGACAGCCGGTGCCGCCGGGTTCTCTGCGGTCACACCTGGGCGGAGGCAGGCCGGACCTTCGAATGCGCTGAGCCGGTCGGACCCGACGGCGGTCACTTCGGCGAGCACTACGCGTACGTGCGTGAGGGATCGGCGGCCGACGAAGAGCTGCGGATGCAGTACCTGGAGGAGGAGAACCGTGAGCTTCGTGCCCGTCTGGGTCTCCCGCCGAACCCCGCCAGGACATGAACCCGCGCTGGACCGCCTGACCGAGCTGTGGTGGGCGGTGTTCCGCTGGCCGGAGAGCGAGAGGGAAGCGGCCCGGCGTGACGTCAACCAGCAGCAGCGCGAGAGGGAAGCGCGCGATGGGTGAACACGCCGCACCCCGGACGTACGGAGTGCGCTCCGCATGGATGAAGCTGATGCGCTGCCTGCGGTGGCGTACGGCGAAAGAGCTTTCAGAGAGGTGGGGCGGCTGGCGCCGCCCCTGAGAAGGGAAGACGTGGAGAGCTTTACGGCGCAAGGGCGCTGGAACGAGCAGGGCAAGAAGTGGGTCGTCTCGGTGGACAACCCGCCGCACTTCGGGGCGGCAACCGCAGAAGGGCACAGCAGGACCGAGGCGAAGGACGGAATCACCGACCTGCTCGCCATGCTGCTGGGTCACCGCAACTTCAACGTGCAGGTGTCGTTCGAGGAGGAGCTTCGTGGCTGACGTCAGAGATCCCGAGAGGGATCAGCCCGCACCCAAGCCGGGCAAGCTGCCGGTCCAGGAGATCATGATCCTGGCGATCCAGGAGCGCCGCGCCTACGGCAAGAGGAAGTACGGCCGGATCCTGGAGACCGACAATGGCCGCGACGCCCTGAAGGACGCCTGGGAAGAAGCTCTCGACCTGTTCACGTACCTCACCCAGGCCCGCCTGGAGCGCGGGGATCACATCGAGGGCATGGAGAATCTGGCCGGATCACCTGAGCTGGAGTTCGATCCCGACCAGGGTCTGGCCGATCAGCGCGTCGCTTCCGAGGCGAGGGCCCTGATCCCGGAGAGCTGCGCCCTGTGCAGGCATGAGCCCCACGTTCCGGGCCGCTGCCGGTTCCGGCCGCCTGGCCGACTGGCGTGCACCTGCGGACTGTGAGCATGCCGAAGGCCCGACCTGTAGGAACAAGGCCGGGCCTTCGGTGTCTTCCGGGTCAGGCGGTGAACGGAACCGTCACGGCCTGGCTGCCGCCACGGGTGGCGTTGTCGTCGTCGGTGACCACGAGGGTGTAGTCGCCCGGCGCCGCGTAGGCGTGGGTGACCGGCGTGCCGTCGCCCGGGTTGGCCAGGACGCCGCTGCCGTCACCCGGATCCACGGAGACCGAGCCCTCGCCCTTGTTGTCGACGGTGACGGTGACCGTCATGCGCGAGGCGTCGGTGGTGTCCTCGGTGACGGTGAGCGCCAGCGGGTCGGGCTGCGGGTCCTGCTCCGGCACGGCCGGACCGGCGTTGATCTGGACGGTCGCGGTACCGGCGGGCACCACGTCCACGGCCAGGGTCGCCTCCAGCGGCGGCTCGACATCGGTGACGCGCACGGTCAGTACGGTGCTGCCGGGGGCGCCGGAGATGACCCAGCCCTTCTGGTCGTCGCCCGCGTCGAGCTGGACGGTCGCCACGGTCTCGTCGGCCACCGACCACTCCACGGTGGCGTCGGTCGGGTAGCCCGCCGCGTCCCGGGTGTCGATCGCGACGCTGAACTTCTCGCCAGTGTTGATCTGCACGGTTTCTCCCTCTTCGGCAGTGTGCTTCGGCCAGGTCACGTCGGAGTCTTCGCCGACCGCTGGGCCGACTCTGAGGATGAGCCGGGTTACGCCAACGAGCCAGCCGTAGAAGCGGTTCGCCCTCTCCAGCATCACCTGCGTCGCCGCGTCGGTGTACTCACCCGGCTCTGGCAGGGTGGTGGCGAAGGTGCCCGCCGCTTCCCGGAGAGCTGCGATCCTGAGATCCCGCGTCTCGTCGGGTGTTGCCACGGTCACTCCTTGTCTCTCAGGAGGAGCGTACGGCATCTCGGACCAACGGCAGGAAAATGGCCCAGAAAATCCGGAAGCCCCCACCTTGCGGCGGGGGCTCTTCGGAAAGGAGAAGAAACGTGGCCGTGACGGAGTCCTGGGGACTCGCACAAGGACGGTTCCTTCTTGGGCGGGGAGGGTGAGTCCTCGCCACACCCATAAGATACCCGAGGTGGGGGGCTTTACGCCAGTTCCTGCTGGCCTCGTCATGCAATTGCACGCGAAGAGGGCCCCCCAGTCGCACATGGGGGACCCTCTTGCTGCCCGGCAGGAACGGAGACCGGGCAGGGGCGGTCGGGATCAATCCCGGGTCACCCGCCGCCCGGCTTCACCGGTTCAGGAACCCGAGGGACCCGAGACCGAACCGCCGCCGATGGAGGCCATGGACAGCGCCGCCTCTTCGCCCGTACCCAGCGAGACCGCCACCGCCGAGGCGTCGATACCGGCAGCGCCGATGATCGAGCGGACCCGGTACTGGATGTCGTCGTGGGAGAACGAGCCCTCGAAGGCGTTGATCTCGCCACCGCCGAGCGCACGGCCCGTGTCGCCCATCACGCGGACCTCGGGGGTCTCGTGACCGCGCAGGAACGCGGTGACGATGGCCGGGCCGCGCTCCGTCTGGCCACCGGCCGGAACCAGGTACCAGGTCGAAGCGGCGTTCGCCGAGGTGTCGATGAGCGGCAGCCACGGGGACTCCACGACCGTGAAGCGGCCCGCGACCGGCGAGGAGACGTTCTGGCGCATCTCCGTGCCGTCGGGAAGCTGGCGCACCCGCAGGTACGTGGTTCCCTGGGCGATCTCCTGCGCCGTGAGCGCGAGAGACGGCGGAACGAGGAGCACGAAGTTCTGCACCCGGACCTGGCGGCCGTTGACCTGCCGCATCCCGATGTAGTTGATCGCGTGCTCCAGCGCGTCGAGCGTCAGCGGCGGGTTGCCCGGCACGTAGTTGCCCGCCGGGGCCTGACCGCCGAAGTCCTCGGTCGTGTTGAAGAAGTCCGCGTTCGGGCCCGTTGCCGTGGCCAGAACACCGGTCGTCAGCACGTCCTCGGTGTCGCGCGCCCACCGTGCCATCTCGGTGGGGAGCTGCTGGAGAACCCGCAGCTCGTCGTTCATGAACGCTTCCCACGAGAAGGGGAAACGCGCACCGTACTTGTTGACGAAGTAGTCCGTGCCCTCGGTCGTGAGGTTGAAGGTCGGGTACTCCGTCAGCTCCGGGATGCGCGGCAGGGCCCGGACGTGGCGCTCGGCGCCGCCGTTGTAGTCGGTCGTCTGCGACTGACCTGCCACGGTGTCCCAGCGGACCATGCGGGCCGGACGGAAGTCCGGAACCGTGGTGCGCACCGAGAAGGTCGGCCACTGCTGCGGAAGATCCGCATACTGGCCGAGCATGCTCGCCTGCGAGATCGACTGGAACAGCAGCGGGAAGTCGCCACTGGAGACGGCCTCGCGCAGGCGGCCCATTGCGACCGGGGAGCCGAACTCCGCCTCACGCTTGAGGCGCAGGAACTCGACGGCCTTGTTGAGCTTCAGCAGGCGGGAGTCCGCCGACTCGCGGATGGCGACCCGACGCTTGTTGTGGGCCTCGGCGATGCGCTCGAACTCGGGGTTCGTGGTCGCCTTGATTCCGTCGAGGAAGGTGATCGCGCTCATGTCTCAGATTCCTCCTCTCAGGAACCGGTGGCCAGCTTGTCGGCCACTGCGTTGGCGTCGCCCGGCGTGGGCTGGACGACTCGGACGATCGGAACCCCGGCCGTGGTCTGGCCGACGATGACGCCGAACCACCCGTCGGCCTCGGAGTTCGCAACCAGCGTGGCGCGCGTCGAACCGGCGGCGACGTTGATGCCGACCGGCGTACCCGAACCCATCTCCTCCGCATCCCAGCCGGTGACCGGGAAGGCGAAGGCGCCGGTGAGGGCGATGGACGCCCAGCCCGGCTCCAGCGAGTTCGCGGTGTTGCGCGCGATGGAGACCGTGGTCATGCCGGTCGTGTAGGAAACCGGCTTGCCGCCGACCTCCTGCGCGAAGCCGACGATCGAACCGATCTTGACCGGGTCCCCGTTGATCGTGGGGTCGTCGTTGACCGCCGGGTCACTTCCCCGGAGCGGCAGCGGAAGGGAGATCCAGTCCGCGTACTTGAAGATCTCGTTCGTGGCCATCAGTAGGCACCCCCGCCCAGCAGGCTTCGGATCTCGGCGAGATCGCTGTCGCCCGCAGAGGAGAAGGTCGTCGAGGACTCGGTCAGACCGAGACCCGACGGCTCGCGGCCCTCGTTGAGTGCGCCGCGCTCGGTCTCCCGGCGGAGCTGCTTCAGGTACTCGCGCTCGTGGGTGATCGACTCGTGCAGGTCCTGGTCCGGACGGTAGGACTGCGCGATGCGGATCATGGAGGGAAGCGGCAGCTTCGCCTCCAGGAGTTCGGTGAGAACGTCACCGGTCGTCTTGCTCTCCTTGAGCGCCTTGTCGGCGGTCTCGGCGCGGTCACGCAGGAACGTGATCGCTTCCTGGAGCTTGGCGTTCTCGGCTGCCTGCTTCTCGGACTGGCGGCGCGACTCCTGGATCTGCGAAGCCATGCGCGCCACGTCGACGGAAAGCTGCTCGACGCGGTCGGAGAGAGTGTCCTTGAGGGCTGCCACCTCGCTGAGGAGGGCGCCCGTTCCGATGGTGGACGGAATCGCGGTTGCGGCCTGAGTGGCGGCACTCGCGGTCTGCTCGGCCGGAGGGGACTCCGGCGTGGCCGACTCGGTCATGGTGACGAGCCTTCCTCCCGCTCCAGCGCGGGTGACGAGGTCAACAGAGAGACCTTGCTGAATGCTGCGCACAATACGCTGCCCAGCGGTCTCCTCGATCTGGCCTGCTGCACGGATCGAGAGACCGATCACGCTGTGCAGCTCCTTGGCGATCGGCTTGGCCTTCTCCGTGAACTGGATTCGGGAGAAGAGCCCGCGCCCCTCCGGTGTCTCTTCGAAGGTTGCGTCGTCGAGAAGGTACCCGGCGATTTTCAGGACGCTGCGTTCGGGCAGGTCCATCTCTTCCGACTCGGAAGGATGGTCGAAGTAGATGTGAGTCCCGGCAGGAAAGGCGCGAGCGCCATCCCGCTTGAGTACTTCGGCGGGGTAGTACCCGCTGGAGCCCTGCACGTCGGCAGCGATGAGGAGTGCTCGCCAGATGCCCTTCTCCGGCGACTGGGCGTCCTCGGAGAGGATCGCGGTTTCCCGCAGTGTTTCCGTGGACATGAGCCCCCTCACTGATCATCGACGAGCACAGCGTAATAGCATCCGAGGCCAAAAGTCTCGGCAGGATGCTATGAAGTTGATTCGTCTCGCAGTTCGTGGTCCGCGTAGGACATCGGTTCCGGCTGCTTCGGTGCGTCAGTTGAACGCGAATTTCCTGCCTTCAGCGGGGATGGGGCACCGGGTCCACCGGTTCCTTCGGTGCCACTTCCTTCTGAATTACCGGGGGTTTCTGAGGAATTAGGCTCCTCCGTCTTCGGAGGTTCACCCTGTCCACTTCCGCCCGCAACATAGGGAAGATCCTCGACATCGGGTGCCTCGCGGTCGAAGTCCTGCCACTTGTCACCCCAGGCGTCGACCACCATGGCCCGTGCCTCATCGGCGGAGAACAGTCCGAGCCGGATCGCCATGTCGAGCGCCTGGAGCCTGCGGTGCACCGGCTCCTCGGAGATCTCCGGCCAGCGCAGGCGGACCTTCAGACCCAGCGTCTTGAAGATCTCCTTGAACATCTCGTCCATGACCTTCTGCCGGGCCTGCATCACGAGAATCGTGGAAGTGTCCAGCGAGGTGGCAGCCGCGTTGTTCGCGATCGAGGGATCCTCCAGCAGAGCCGGAAGCGGAACGTCGAGAGCTGCGGCGATCATGGCGGCGAGCGGGCGACCGGCGTCGAAGTCCACCTTCGTGTTGCCGCCGACGGCCGACAGATCCTGCCCGGCGCCCAGAACGGCCGAGGCTCCCACGTTCAGCGGCTGGCCGGTGGAAGGGTCGGTGCGCGGGGCCTGCGCCATCGCGGCGGCGGTACGGCGCACGGACCGAGAGCGGTCCGACGTGACCTTCCAGGCGAATCGTGCGTACGCCTTGGTCAGGGTGGCACAGTTCTCCAGGTACTCCTTGTATGCCTTCGTCCACCAGACGGCAGGCAGCACGTCGGGGATTCCCCAGCGCCAGCCGGTAAGCCGGTTGAAGGGAACATGGACGAGCACCTTCGTGTGGTCGACCTTGTCACCTGCGATCTGCGCAGCACCCCGGTTGCGGCCGAGCGCCCGGATGCCAGCGGGTGTCGGGTACCAGACGTCCCGGAAGGAGAACCCGGCCCGGGTGGACCCGCCCGACACGCTGTCCCGGTCGGCCTTCATCCAGGTGCGCCCGCGCGCCGCCGCCTTCGGTGACGTGATCGGGTTCAGCTCGATGTTCGCTTCGAAGTCCAGCTCCAGATCCCAGTCGTTCCAGGTGCGCCGGATGTACAGCAGGCGCTCCCGGTTGCCGCGCTGGCTGACGCCTTCCGTGATCTCCTCGAACGGCACACGCAGGACTTCCTTGGTCCGGCGGTCCACCAGGAAGAAGAGATTCCCGTCGGTGCCGGAGGTCCGCTCCAGTTCGAGCTGGGCGAGTGTCCCGGTCAGTACCTCGTTGATTCCCTCGGGAAGCTCGGGCTCCAGGTTCACCGTCCTCGGACGGCCGGGCCCCTGGATGAACTCCTTCGGTACCACAGAGACCCCGGACCCCCACACGTAACCGGTGCGCACCCTCAGCCCCCGGCCGACGAGCGGATTCACGGTCGCCACGGCCCGGCACAGCTCGCTCGCGTGATGCAGGGCGTCGAGTGTGAAGGAGTTCGCGCTGTCGGAGAGGCCCATCAGCGGGCGCCACCCGATGTCCTCGATGGCGAGCTGGGCCCGGCCGAATTCACCGGCTTCCCGCATCTCGTCAGAGACCAGACCCATCAGCTCCTCGTTGCGCGCTTCGAGGTTGCTCACGAAGGTCGTGATTTCCGTGTGAGACATCTCTTCGAGGGGCTTGGGCATCTGCATGCGATCACCTTAACTGCTCGATTGACCTGGCGACCTGCGTCTGGCGGAGGGGTTTCCCGGGGATTGGCGAACCTTTTCCACGAGGGAGATTGCATTGTCGCAGGAGTCCGCCAGCTTCTTCAGTGCGCTCGTTCTGATCGGTGAATCAGGGGCGGTCATAAGGAGGTTCGCCAGTTCGGCATACTTTCGGCCGACCGGTCCGGCGTGCTGAGATCTGGTGAGGATCCTCCGGCGAGCCGCTTCGGCGTGGTCGTACATCACACGGATCCGTTGCCGGGTACCGGATCCTCCGGTGCGATCCGCATGAAGAACGGCAGCACGTAGAAGTGCCCGGGGTAGGAGACCTGCATGATCTGGCGGTTGTAGAGGTCGATGAACTGCTGCTGCTGGGCTCCGGACAGATGCTGGTAGTAGAACTTCGCCTGAATCTGCGCGGAGCCGTCGGACTCCGAGCGCGGCGGGTGCAGGTACGCCTTGTAGTTCTTGTCGGTCGGTCCGACCGACCATCCCTCGGCGACCAGCTTCAGGAACTTGCCCGGGTGCAGTGATCCGCAGAACGAGCAGTACGGCACCGCCTCTCCGGCGCGGCGCGGCTCCTCGCGCCACTCGTCTTGGCCCTCTGATCTGTCCCAGGGGCCCATCTCCCGCATCCGGCGCGGGCAGGTCTGGATGTCCACTCGTCCTCCTTGAGTTCCATGCACATGGTGCTCCTGGAACTACAGCTCACTTTGAGGATTCCGTCAGTAGGGTGAGATCATCTCCTCCTCCCAGTAGTCGTTGTCCTCGACGAGGGAGCTGGCCATCGTCTCGGCCGTCTCGGTCAGAACATCACCCTGGCGAAGACCCTCGGCCACCGGGGCGACCGCGTACGCGATGGCGTCGGCGTAGTCGGGGGACTTGCCGTACTCCTTGCGCATCTCCTCCTTGGAGGCGATGAGCAGGCGGCCGTTCTTGATCGAGTAGAAGACCATCTTCAGGTCGTCGGCGATCAGCTCGTCAGGGTCGATGAACTTCGCCGAGCCGTTGCGCATCTTCTGGCGAAGCTGCTCGAACCAGTAGGCACGAGCGTTGTAGAAGCCGTAGACCGAACCACCGACATCCGCCGGAGGGGCCGCCGATCCGTGCATCTCGTAGACGGTGAACCACGGATCCGGCAGCAGCGTCGCACGGGCGTTCAGGGTGTCGACGACACCGGCACCGAGACCAACGGCGTCGACCCGGATCTCCACCCAGGGCGCCTTGCGCTCCTCCTTCAGGCGTTCGGCGATCTGGAGTACCTTGTGGGCCGAGGACACCGTGTCGGTCCCTGACCAGGATTCCTCGATCTGCGCGGTCACGCCGGAGTACGAAGCGACCACCGTCTTGTCAGCACCGAAGCGCGCGACGTCGACACCCAGGCGCAGCACCGAGTACAGCGAAGGCTTCGGAGTCTCGTCGATCGCGTCGGCCACCAGCGACGGGGCGAACAGCGACGACATGCTCTGCTCGGGGAACTTGGCCAGCACCTTCGCGATGTAGCGCGGGTCCTTCTCGCCCCAGTCGTCGAGGCGTTCCTGCACCCAGTCACGTGAGACGAGGACTTCGTTCAGGAGCTTGGGCACCGGCTCGCCCGTGAAGTTCGGAGTGCTCGACGCGGGGATCGAGATCCGATTCCACAGGTGCGCGGTCTTCGACTCCATGAAGTTCTTGCCGAAGTCCGTGTTCCGGTCGTCGGGGTTCCCGATGGCCAGGATGCGGCAGCCGACGTTCGTGGTGATGGCCTCGACGCCGGTCCAGATCTCCTCGGGAATGCCGCACGCCTCATCCAGGAGGGCCAGTACGTACCGGCGGTGAATACCGTGGAAGGAGTGGCGGTCGCCCTTGGCGGGCTTTCGGCCGAAGCCGACGATCTGCCCGTCGCCCAGCTTCCACTCATCCGCCTGGGTCACGCGGCCCGGCATCGGATACTCGCCGCGCAGGGCGTTCGAGTGGTGCTTGCGGATCTCCTCCCAAAGGATCTTGTTGACCTGCGCGTAGGTCGGTGCGGTCGAGACGACGATCGCCTGACCCGGGGGCTTCGTCGAGACCCACCAGCAGGCCAGCACCGAAGCGATCATCGAATTGTGGGTGGGAATCCCGCGCTCGCCGCAGAGGTACAGGTGGTCGGGCGAGTCGACCTGGATGCACTGCACGTCCCGCTCACCCACCGGCTTCACGGAGGTGATGCGCCAGCCGTCATCGCCCCAGGACCCTTGCGTCAGCAGCAGATGCGACAGGGCGATGGCCCGCTGGTTGGCATCCGGAAGAAGGGTCGGAGCGTGAGATCCCATCAGGGCCAGGTGCCGCATCGTGATGCCGTACTGCCGCTCGCGCCGGTAGATCGTCTGAACGCCCGCCTCGCGCATCCGGGCCCTGACCGAGAAGATCTCCTCCGGCTCACCCTGGCGCGTCTTCCAGAGCAGCGCGGTGCGCCCGTGGGGATCGAGTCCGCCGCGCTCGGCCAGCAGTGCCTGCATCGCTTCGTCGGCCGTCCACGCGAGTCCGCGCGGAATGATCTCCGGTGCCCGCCCGGGAACGACGACCGTGCCGGGCCGCAGCTTGGCGATCTGCTTGGTGGTCATGGTCTTCGCCTTGTGCATCCACAACCCGGTCTCCACCGGTACGCCCGCCCGGTCGGACTTGAGCTGGATGTCGGCCAGGCCCTGAAGGTCGAGCACTGGCCACAGGTGATCGGCCGAGGCGATGATCTCCTCGCAGGCGCCGCCCCTCTCCAGACGGACGACGTAACTCTCGGCCTTGTGCTCGCCCGTGACGGCCACCACCTCGACCGGCGAGCCGTCGGAGCCCAGCACCTTCATGCCCTCGGTGATCTCACCCATCCTCACCGGGCCCGACGGGGTGTGAACCAGTTCGTCCAGCCCGAGCGCCTTGCCGGTGCCGTGACAGGAGGCGACGACCGTGCGCTTGTTCCGGATGAGAGAGGAGCAGATTTCCTGCTGCTTGCTCCACAGGTGGACGCCGAGAACGTCCCTGGCCCACCCCACCGGATCGTTGACCCATCCGGCCTGCCGCGCCTGATTGCGGAAGTATGCCTCCGCCTCGGCGGCGATCCGCTCTTCGTGTGAGGACATGCCGTTCCTTTCTGCTGCGACGCGTACAGCATTCCTCACCGGGGAACATTTTCGGTAACCTTGTGATGCCCCACCCGCGCAGCACTGGGCAGTGCGGACTCCACTTCCTGGGGCTGAGACTCACGGGGACCCGGCCAACTGGCCGGGTCCCCTTCCTCATGGGGAGGCAAGGATGGCTTCTGAACTGGGACGTGTGGCCTATGAGGCATACGGAGAAAGCGTCGGCTGGACCACGTTCTCGGGCACTCGGATGCCCACGTGGGAAGAGCAGAATGAACGGCTGAAGCAGGCATGGAACTCGGCCGCCGCAGCCGTGGAAGCGCGAGTGCGCGAAGAGTAGCGAGTTCCCTGAACTTCCCGCCCCCAATCGGACTTTCCTTTTGCGGCACTCTGTGTCATCCTCAAAAACATGAGGAATATGTACCCGAAACCATGTGGCGTCTGCCAGGGACGGGTGCCAGCCGGAGAGGGCAACGTCCAGGGGTCGCACGCATCCGGCTGGACCGTCACGCATGACGTCTGCCCGCGCGGATCGGTCCGTCACGGCCACGCCCAGGCGTACGCGCGCCGGGTGATGGGCGTGCTGCGCCGCAAGGAGTCCACCGCCAACGACATCTCCGAGGCCCTGGCCGGTCTCGCCGCCCTCATGCGCACGGGATGGACCAGCCGTGAGGGGTGCGAGAAGGTCATCCTCCGGGCCCCGGCGTTCAGTGATCTGGATCGCCTGGAAGTCGAGGAGATCCTGAACCGGTCCCTCTCCGAGGAAGGAACGCGCTGCTAGTCACGCAGCCCAAGAGCATCGAGAAGTTCAGAGAGGGCGGCCTTCTGGTCGCCCTCTTCTGCTTCTCCGCGCAGTGCGTACGACGCCATGTTCAGCATCGCTCGACGACGGCAGGGCTGGCACTGCCCGCAGGGTACGGCACCGCAGGTTCGGGGAATGGTGATCGTGCTGACCGGGGCGATATCCATGGTTTCTCTCTTTCGTGGAACTTGAATTTGGCCTAGGTCATGTGGTCTGATGGATACAGCACGTCCCCACTTCGGAGAGGAACCCCGAACACATGAACAAGACGAGCATCGCGGCCGGTGCCGCCGCCATCGCGCTGACCGGATCCCTCGCCCTCGCGGGCACCGCCTCTGCCGACTCCTGCAAGCCCGGCCAGGTGCAGACCGCCTACGGCTGCGGCGACGTGACCGGCGAGATCAAGGGCGAGCAGGGCAAGTCCACCGGCATCACCTCCTTCGTCACCCCGGCCGTCGGCGTGGACTTCCGCGACGAGAACGGCAACAAGACGGGCTCCGGCTTCTACCCGGCGAACGGCTTCGAGTACCTGGGCAAGAAGAAGCACGGCAAGAACGGCGACGGCACGCTCATCCTGGTGCGCCAGATGACCAAGTCCCAGGACGGCGCCAGCATCACCCAGTCCGGCTACGGCAACCTCTACAAGGGCTGGATCCCGGTGAAGTACACCCAGCTCCCGTCCATGTTCGACTGACCCGTGCAGGTCTCCTGGAGCAAGGCGGCGGCGTTCGACGCATCCGAGTCCGTGGACTGGAAGCAAGCCGAATCGGAAGCGCTGACGATGTTCGCCGACGACTCGGTTCTGGGAATGGCACGACGGTCCTCCCTCAACCTCCTGTCGCTGGAACTTCCCTGCGGCCTGGAGGTGGACTTCGAAGTCGTCGAAGGGGAGGACCGCGTCCATATTCAGTGGGCGGGCCGAGCCTAGCTTTTCAGCGACGGTCGCTTCACCCATGGCTTCACGGCCGTGCATGACGGCGCCTGGACGGTGCGCCACCAGGGGGCATGGTGCCTCCCGCAGATGCACCGCCAGCGCGTCATCGTCCACATCACAGCTCCTTCGAAGTGGCCCCGCTCACGAGCGGGGCCACCGGCTTTTCCGGCCAGTGCCAGGTGCCCGGAGTCGCTTCGCCATTCAGGGCCAGACCTTCGACGTCGAAGGCGACATCCTTGGCGAACTGGAAGCCTTCGGGGTTCATGACGGTGAGGTGCACGACCCCGGCCGACAGGTCGACGACCTCGGTGATGGTGGCCGCCCGGCACTTCGACGGGTACTGCTGCACTCCGTCCTGCGGCGCCGAGCCCAGCGACGTGTAGTGCACGGCGCGGCCGACGGAGGCGATGTCCTTGCTCATGAGATCTCCTGGACGAGGATGTCGCGGGTGTCCCACGGGGTGTGCCGCTTGCGCAGCTTGAAGTTCGCGCCGTCCTCGCGCAGGAAGGGGATCAGCACCCGGCCCTTGCGGACCTCGCGATGATCGGTGTTCATGTCGTCGCCCATGATCAGGCCAGGGTGCTCGATCAGGTCGAGCGCGAGCAGGTACTCCCGCATGGTGGCCGCGCCGTCGTTGTCGGCATCCAGGTAGATCACGTCGAACTTCTCGCCGTCGATCTTCAGCTCTTCCATGGTGGCCACGGAGTCCCCGGCGTAGAAGTCGCAGAAGTTCCCCAGCCCTTCGGAGTCCACGGCACGCCGTGCCTCATGCGGCTCCAGGTCGATGCCGACGTACTCGCTCCCTGGATGCTCCTTCAGGAGGCGGGCGAAGGCGAGAGTCGAATGCCCGTCACCCTTCAGGTGGTCGTCGTCGAGATTCCGCAGAACGCCGACCTCCAGAACGCGTAGGGTTTTCTTGCCCGTACGCTCCATGAAAGCGGGCAGCTCTTCATAGATGATTTCACCGATGGTCGTCACCAGAAGAGGATACAGCTCAGCCCCGGAGAGGAGAGAGGCATGGTCAGCGAAACACCCGAACGCGTACACAAGAGCTGCCCGACCTGCACCTGTGAAGAGGTGCGCGAGCGGACCATCGTGTACCCGCCGAACCTGATCCTCTACGGCGCCTGCGGGGGTGCTGACGGCTGCGGAAAGGTGAAGTGGCAGTCGGAGACGTGGACGCGGCGCAACGGGTCCTGGACACCCACCAGGAAGACGCACTGCGACTGCTGCCGGGAAGGATGCCACGGCCACACGAGGGAGAAGCGATGAACAAGCGGTACCGGAAGGCAATGCGCCTGAAGTCCCGGCACTACCGGCAGGGACACAACCAGTTCTGCAAGTGCTGGGAACTCTGGCAGAACTTCGGCCTGGCGCTGAAGCGTCGACTGGAATCCGGCGAGCCCCTGCCGCGCCGCCGGGTCAGGATGAGGACTTCGGAGCCAGCTTCGCCACGTACTGGTGCGAGCACCCCAGCATCGCCGCCACATCCCTGACGGTCATCCGCTTCGTGAGGGCGCGGGCCGCAGCACCCATGGCTGCGTCGTAGTGGAACTTGGCATCCCTCAGAGCGGCTTGCCTGTGGTGCACCTCGTCGACCAGCTCCTGAAGTTCGGCGTCTTCCAGCTTGAGGTCGACGACTACCGAACCCGGTGGCGCACTCAGTGCCATCTCGGCGGCTCGCTGAAGAAGCTCTTGCGCCTGCTTCCAGGTCTTCCCCATCGAGAGTGCCTGCTTGCCGTCAGGCAGGCCCTGCGTGCTGGTCAGCCAGGAGTCTTCCCCGCGTGTCGCGAGTCCGTTGACTATCTGCTTCATGCATTCTAGTCAACCGCATGCGACACAGTCTGTCCATTCGGCTCGCGGATGCAGTCGCCGCCGCAGGGGCACGAAGAGATTTTCTCTGCGCAGCACCGGCAGAAGTACCAGAACGACTCGGGGCAGTCGTCGAAGAGGCCGACCAGCCCCTCCCAGAAGAACGTGATCGAGCAGGTCTCGCACTCCATCATGTCGCTCGGGCAGGACACCCCCTTCCGGCGCGGCAGCCAGGCGTTGCTCAGCGAAGGGCAGTCCTGGTCATGTGTCTGGATCAGGTCCCGCTGGCCGGTGAAGCAGCCACCTCCGTCAGGGTTCTGAGTCCAGCGCTCCACGTACGGATCGAGGGGCATCAGTCGAACTCCTCCATCACGGGCTCCAGCTCTACCGGCCCGGTGCTGCCGCCACCCACCTTGACGATCGCGGCCGAGTTGCGGGCAATGGCGTCGGCGGCCATGGCGGGAAAGACTTCGCCCCACATCTGCTCGACCGCCTCCCTCGACTCCTCGGGCAGTATGTCGACGACCTTCTCCAGCATGCCGACCCGGATGGCGTCGATGGCCGTGGTGACGAGCTGGGTCTGCGCCTGGGTGAGGCGGATCTGCTCGTCGCGCAGGCGGTCCTTCTTCAGGTCCATCAGCTCGGTGATCTCACGGACCGTCTCGATGAGGTTCTTCGCGTTGCGGCCCTGGGTCAGGAGGTCGCCGTCCATCACCTGCTGCCACAAGGCGCCCAGGATCCGTTCCAGGCGGGCGAGCTGAAGCATGCGCATCTGCACGATGGACATCGACGTCGCCTGGTCTTCCAGGTACGTGTTCATCCGCTCGTGGACGGCCTCGATTTCCATCCCGGTACGGGCGGCGATCTGCGCAAGCGTCATGCCCTGCGCGGCGTAGTCCACCATCACCTGGGCGAGCGAGTCGTGTGCCATACCCTCATCTCCTGAACGTCTGATAAACGCGCAGGCCAGCGCGTCATTCCTCGGTGTCGACGGGTCCGATGATCTGGATGCCGCCCTGGTACTGAGGATGCCTTGCCTGGCTCTGGATCTTCTCGAACCAGATGCGGACCGCCTCGCGTTCCATGTCCATCACGACGATGATCTCTCGGGTTTCTGCCATGAATCCAGACCATCACGGCCCTCGCCGGATTCAGGAGAAACGGGCCTGCGCCACGCACGGAAGTTCTTCAAATACACCCATCCGTACGCACCGGCCGAGACGAGGAAACCGTACTGTCTCGTACTGATGGCGTACGCGAGCCAGAGCCCCTGCGCACCAAGTCCGACGGCCCAGCCCCAGGGGCTCTTCCTGCCAGCCAGCCACAGGCCGAAGACGCCCACGGCCGTCAGCACCCAGCTCCACCACTGCAACGCAACACCCCGATCTGTTGCCGCGCCGTTCCACGCGCCAACGGAAGTTGTTCGGTCCGGCTCCGGGAAACCGAACCGGTCAGATCGAGATGCCGACCTCGGCCCACGCCTCGCGCACCGCAGGGTTCAGGCCGCCCGAGTGCGTCCAGGTGGCCAGCGCGAGCTGCTTGAAGGTCGAGCGCGGCCCGAGGTCTTCCATCGCCCGACGCCACATCGCCAGCGGCCGTCCCCAGCTCGGCTCCCCGGTCTTCTCGCAGAGCAGGGCGAAGGCCCGGTTCGGGATGCCCGAGTTGATGTGGACGCCGCCGTTGTCGGCCCGGATCTTCTTGTACTGGTCCATGTGGCCAGGCTGCGGATCCCGGCCGAGGACGTCGTTGTCGTACGCGGTGCCCGGGTGCAGCATGTGCCGGACCGCCGAGGCGCCGTCGACCAGGATCTCCTCCCCGATCCGCCAGTCGTGCTGGTCCTGCTTGACCCACTGCTGGACGCAGGCGCCGAAGACGTCGGCCAGATGCTCGTTCAGGGCGCCGGACTCACCGGAGTAAATGAGCCCCGGGCCGAGCGAGACGAGCGCGTGGCCGAACTCGTGGGCCATGATGTCGAGCGCCTTGGTGAAGTCGCCGAACACGGCCCCGTCGCCTTCGCCGAAGACGAGGTAGTTGCCGTTGAAGAAGGCGTTCGCGTAGTCGCGGCCGTAGTGCACGACTCCGTCGGGAAACTCGTCGGTCCCCAGGAGCTGGCTGATCAGGTAGGCGTTGCCCTTGACGCGTTCGGCCGCCTCGTCGTTGCCGCCCTGGACGAGCGCGCCGGGGATGGCCACCTTGTTCGACGCGGTGTAGACGCGGATCGGACCGGAGGGGGCGACGGCGCTCTGCCGTTCTGCCCGGAGAGTGGTGTCGACCTTGATCCCGGCATTGAAAGACTTGTCGGTCTCGGCGACTTTCTTCGACATGTGCGGAGGGATGAAAGTGCAGATCATGACGGCAGTCTACGCACCCCCTCTCACCGGTAGAATCCATCCGTGGAAAGGAGTACTTCGTGGCTCTGGAGAAGTCGTTCCGGGTGAGCACCCGCCATTCCGGCAGCCGCCGGTTCGTGCGGGTCTCCCTCTACTCGGATGCCGGTTCGATGCGCGCGGCGGCCCTGCGGCACAGCCAGCGCGAGGGGTACATCCGCGACGACGAGTACAGCGGTGCGCATGGCGTCACCCACACCTTCGACGTCCTGCACATCGGCGCCGACGGCAGTGAGAAACGCAGCCCCACGGCAGCCCACATCCGCATGTACGACGGGGCGCTCGGCACCAGCGTGGTCACTCACGAGGTGGTGCACGCGGCCATGAGCATCTACAACCAGGACTGCCTGAAGGACGGCACGGCCCACGAGGACATGAACCGTGAGGAGATCCTGGCGTATCTCGTCGGCGACCTGGCGGCCCGCATCGTGAACAAGATCTACGAGTTCGGCTACTACGGGAAGGACGACGATGCCTGACGTGAACGGCGAGGACGAGCGGATGCTCCAGGCGGGCATGAAGACCAGGCCCACCCCCGAGGACAAGGCGGATTTCTTCCTGGAGGAGCAGCTTCGCGAAGCCCGCAGGCAGCAACGTGAACTGAACCAAAAGTACCCCTACATGGACGGTGGCAAGACGGTCCTGGGACCTGGGGTCTTTACCGACGGTGCGGTGATTTCCTGGAAGGGTGAGAACTACGTCCCGCAGTCCCACCTGAAGGCGTATCGGGACGTACGTGCGGTCGCCGCAATCCACTGTTCGGCCCTGATGGAGCTTCTGCACGACGAAGGGATCCGTCTCCCCGAGAACGCCCTACGGGTCTATCAGCTCCTCTACGACGAACTGACGCTGACGATGCCTGCCTTGGCTAAGGCGCATCCCGCCGTGCTGCCCCGACTTCCGGAGGGAATGGAATGATCCTGCTCGACGGCTACTGCCCCACCTGCGGAAACCAGACCCTCTACGCGGAGGAGATGCGGGTGGTTAACCGCATCATCTGCATGGGCGACGACTGCCCGGATCCGCACTCGGTGCACCGGATCCTCCAGGACACGCAGACCGACCACATCGTGCACTTCTCCGGCTCCGGGTTCACCATCCGGCACCCGCTGCGCGAGCGCATCGACGACGCCCTGATGGACTGCGAGCTGCACCTGGCCCTGATGGGCATGCCCGGCCCGCCGGAGGGCAGGCCCGGCCGGTTCCGGATGTTCATGAAGGACGGCCGCTGGGACATGGAGCGATTGGAAGAAACGGAACGGGCGGATACCGCATGACGAGACAGAAGAAGACCCCCGAACAGAAGCTGGCCCGGCTGATCCAGGCGGGCACTTCCAAGCAGTACAGCGTCTGCCTCGCCGAGGCCAAGGTGATCCTCGCCGGTCGGGAAGAGGGTGCCGACGTTCTCGACATGAACTGCGGGGACCGCCTCACGGACTGGGTCTGCTCACTCCCTCCAGGTCCGCACCCCGGGTGGCGACACCTGGAGACCCTGACGGGCATCTGGTGGTCTCAGTCGAGGGCCTTCCCCTACTCGAACGCCGTCAAGGAAGAACCCGTCCCGAAGACCTTCCGGGGTCCGTCGGCCGATCTCGTGATCCTCGACGAAGCGGTGAAGCGATGATGCCTGGGCAGTCACAGGACATGAAGCTCTTCGATTCCGGGCTGCTCTCGGCTGCCCTGGATGACGCCGCCTTTCCCCTCCTGGACGAACTCATGGAGTACTTCGTTCCCGAGGGGCCCTTCTTGACCTTCGGAGCGCCCGGGGCGGCCCGTGCCCTCAGCCTCTACGGCCGGACCGTCCTGGCCGACCGTGACCCTTTCGCCGACCCCTTCAACGGCGCTCGCGAAGAGGGCATCGAGGTGCGTGTGGCCGGGCCCGAGGATCCGATGGTCTTCCCGCCGCGCCGGTTCGGCCTCGTGCATGCCCGCTGGCTTCCCTCGTTCGCGGGAAGCGTCCTGTCGAACATGACGAGGTGGCTGAAGCCCGGCGGAGTGCTGCTGATCGAGGCACCCGACGACTACCCGGCCCGCAACCTGCCGCGCGGCCCGTACCAGGCCGTCTCCCAGGCGCTCGCCGACCGGCTGAACCTGGCGTCCACGGCCCCGCTGCCCGGCTTGCTGGTGAGACACGGCCTCACCCACATCGGAGTACGCCACCAGCTCCCGCTGACCTCCGCCTTCCATGTGCTGTTCCAGCACCTGGTGGAGCGGGGCGCCCCGTGGCCGGAGGTGGAGGACGCGGACCTGCGCGACTGGCCGCATGACCCGGTGGCCCAGACTCCGGCACTCACGAATGTGATGGCGTGGGGGCTGAAAACCCAGGAGTAATCTGCGGAAATACGCAGCAAGGTGCGAAGATGTATCCTCACGCCGCTGAACGGACAGATCCGGCAGGAAGAGCCGGGCGGAGAAGGAGAAGAACGTGCAGAGTGTGCAGCCCCGGGTGTACCTCATCAGTGCCCCGGCACTGGACTACGACGAGATCGAGGAGTACCTGAACGAGGTCGGCGGCGGAAGCTGGCTCAGGCGGATCGACGAGGACGACGACGCCCAGAACCTCGTCGAGTTCGCGGGCCGGTTCTGCTACCGGAGCTGGGAACCCGGGCTGAACCCGAACGTGACGCGCATCCGTGAGGATCAGGGCAAGTACCTGGAGAACATCCTCAGCTCCCGGCACGGCTCGGTCCTGGAGCACGCCCAGTTCACCTTCGCCCTGCACAACGTGAGCCGCGTCTTCACACACGAGCAGGTCCGCCACCGGGTCGGCACGGCGATCTCCCAGGAGTCGCTGCGGTTCGTGCGTCTGACCGATCTGCCGTTCTGGTTCCCGGACTGGACGGACGAGGACGAAGAGCTGAAGAGCCGGGCCGTGAAGCTCCTGGAGCAGATGGAGGAGTTCCAGGGCTGGATGGCGGAGCGCTTCGGGCTCGACAACCCGGGCGTGCCGTTCTCCGAGAAGAAGGCGAAGACGTCCTTCATGCGCCGCTTCGCCCCGGAAGGCGTGGCGACCGGCATGGTCTGGAGTGCGAACATCCGCACCCTGCGGCACACCATCGAGTCCCGTACGGCGAAGGGCGCCGAGGAGGAAATCCGGATCATCTTCGACCGGATCGGCCGCATCATGCAGCAGGAGTGCCCGCTGCTCTTCGGTGACTACGAGGTCAGCGACGAGGGCGAGTGGATCCCGGGCTGGAGGAAGGTGTGAGTCCCTGGCTGCTTCTGCTGCTGGCGTGCCTGATCGGCGCGGTCTCCGGTGTGGTGACCTCGCTGCTCAGCGAGAAGACCATCCGGGCCCACGAGCGGGCGCGCTACCGCAGGGAAACCCTGGACGACCTGGGGGACGGATGAGGCGCTACGAGGGCGAGGTGCTGGTCGTGGCCGGTGACGCCCTGCTCAACGCGAAGGCGTACCTGCTGGCGGTGGACGGATTCTGGGGCGGCTTCCTGACGATGCGCTCGACGGCCGGGGCGGAGCTGGTGATGGAGGCGCAGTTCAACAACCGCTTCCTCACCTTCAACACCCGCGACCCGTACCCCTTCACCCCGCGCCGCACGAACGAGGAATCCCCCGTTCTCAGAATCACCGGCCTGCGGTCCGTCCCTCCGGAGCTGAAGTGATCCTCGACCGGTACGAGGGCCCGGCGTTCCTGGTGACCGAGGCGCGCACCCTCGACGGCGTCGTGCAGCTCACCTCCTGGCAGGGCGAGGAGATCTGCTACTGGGGCGGCGTGCTGCACCTGATCTCGGTCAGGGACCGCGCTCTGGCCATCGCCTCGGAGCACACCTTCCTGACGATCGGCGGCCCCGAGACCTACGTGACGGTCACCGAAGGCGAGCAGGCAGACGGTCCGCTGGCCGTCACCGGGCACGGGCAGCCTCCGTTCGGGGCGCCGGACAGAACCGCAGGACTGTCCTGGACGTGAGAGGGCATGTGCCTGGCACAACCGAAAAGGTGCCCCTGGTCCGAAGCGCACCGGTATCCGCCTTGCGTCTTCCCTCGCGCAATCAGGAGAGAAGGCGCAAGGCAGTGCAATGATCACCCCATGGCGATGGATTTCTACGTGGGCCCTGCGGTGCTCACCCTCGACGGCGAGACCATCGGCGTGACAGCGTTCATCGACTCCAGCGCCAGCCGGGGCCTGTACGTCTGGGGCGGCTTCCTGGACACGCACCGCGAGGAACTGCGCTTCGCGGCGGTCGAGGCGGAACGGACCCGGCTGGCCTTACCGGGACGCGAGGGCTCGGACATCGATGTCGTCTACACCTCGGGCCAGGGCATCGGCTTCATGGGCACCGGGCCTTCCCCGCTGGAGACCTCCGAGCGCTGCGAAGGCTCATAGGTCCGACGACCGAACTCCAGTGCTACAGAGTTAATTACTCTCAGGACGTAACGAACTCTGCATCAAAGAGGCTCTACGCGGGTAGCCCATCGGATCACTGATGGGGCCTCCCGCAGGAGGAGCAGTACAGGTATCCGGCGTACCCGGTGATCGAGCCGTCCCGGGAAACGCACACCAGGCCGACGGGATCCCCGTTGAGCTGGAACCACGCCTCGCCGCAGAAGCGGCACACGGCACCGTCGTAACTCCCCTCTCTCGCTTCGCTCTTCTTGCGGAACTCGTTGATGTCGGTGACGTCCATGCATCCACCATCCCCCACTCGGGGTGACGTACCCAAGGGGAACGGGTAATCGAACTGGAGTTCGGCCCTATAGGGGAGTCGCAGCGAGATTTTTGTGGGGTCAGGACTTAGGATTCCAGGTATCCCGGATGGTTTTCCCAAGGAGCGCGCCATGAAGAGGTCCCTGATCGCCGTACCGGCCCTGCTGATGGTGCTCATGGGCTGCTCCGGCGGGGAACCGGACACCCCGGAGCCCTCGGCTACGGCTACGGCGGACCTGAAGAAGGTCTCCGAGCGCTGGAACGAGATGACGCGGGACGAGCAGGCAGCCGTCTGCGCGGCGGCCTCGGGCCCCCTTCCCGGTGAAGGTGAGATCGGCGGAACCGCGACCGCTTCGTCCCGGCCGGACTACCGGCTGATGCTCCAGGCGATCGAGGCGGCGGGCTACACCCAGCCGGAGGCGACCGCGATGCTCCCCTATGCGCTGAACGAGTGCCGGTGAAACTCTCGCGCGAACAGAAGGCATGGATCGGGAATGCACTGGTGTGCCCCCGCTGCCTTCGCATGCGATCACCTTTCCACTGGATCCTCGTGAGGCTGGGAATCTGCGATGACTACTCCTACTGACTTCTCCGTCTGTCCCAGGTGCGGTGACGAGATCCCGCCGGACAATGACGCGACCGGGGAAGGACCCGTGTACTGGACGATCTCCGAGGAACCGTTCTGCTCGATGGAATGCGTGATCTTCGTTCATCGCATGTGGCTGAAGCGGAAAGAAGGCCGGGCGGAGATGAGTGCGGCAGAAGTACTCGCAGCTCTGAAGGATCGCGCGGAACTGAACAAGCAGCAAGGACAAAACGGCTGAAGGCCAGAATGCTCTGACGGATGCATGGTCCTAACCTGGGACCCAAATTCAAATTCAATTCCGCATTTGGTTTTCTACCGTGAGAGAATTTCGACTGAATTTCCCGCGAATTTTCCCGCAGGTTTTCTCGCACCCGCTCCGCTCGCACTCCCGCTCACATTCCCTTGCATATCCATGTGCATTCATTGTGCATACGTGTGTGCATTGACGTGAGATATAGAGCTAGTGAATAGAGCGTAGATATCCCTGCATTAGCTAGCTGTTGATTCCCCTGCATTCCATCCCTTCCATTGCTGCGCATTCCCCCTGCATTCCATCTGTTGCATTCCCCTGCACATTCCGAGTGTGTGTGATGAGAGACAGCAGATATCGAGACTCCGAATAGCCTCCCGCTTTCCCTCGCTTTCCCTTTCCTCTCACCTCCCGCTTTCCTCTCACTGCATAGGTTCATGTGTATGTGTGTATTGGGTGTGAGCAGTACAGACGTGAATGCGAAATAGCGATATCGAGATACCCGCGCATTCCCTTTCCGAGTGCTCCCGCATTCCCCCTGAATTCCCGCGCGCTCCCGCTCCCGCTCACGTGCTCCCACCTGCACGCATACACACATGATCATGCGCACCCTGCATACCGAGTGATCACCCGCTCACGTGCTCCCGCATTGCGTGCACTCCGGCACCGTGCGCCGTTCCCGCTCATGTGCTCCCGAGTGGCCAGGCAAGCGCGCTCACGCGCGAACGCGCATCGCGTCGCGCCCCCGCGCGCGCCGCTGCACGCGCGACCCCTCCGGCATGCTCCCGCTCCGTTCGCTCACATGTGTACTCACGTGCTCATCTGTGCTGATCAGTCCCCCTCGCTTCACATTCCCTCCCATCCCTCCCCTTCCCCTTCAAATCAGACATAGCTACACACACTGACCCTGCAATGTGGGAGCGCAACGACGTGCATGCACTCCGGGAGTCCTCACGTTTCCGCAGCTCAGGAGCATGATCACAGCAAACTCCGACATACGGGACAACGCTGTGACCTGCGGTTTCAACAGTTCGTTGTACCGGTTTCGAGCGCGAGAAAGTGGAGCCATCCTGCCCAAATAAGTAACTAAGAGTGGTCTTCCCTCACTTGCTTCTCACTCTATGTATATGCATTGCAGGTCGCAGCGCTGACGTGCGCGTACGTGTATGAACCGGACATGTGGGAGTTATGAGCACACATGCCGCTGCCTTCCTCACGCTCGAAACCCTCCCCTCCCTGCCTGTCTCGCGTAGCTATGTCCGAGTTTGTACATGTGACCTGCGTCACACTTTTATCGATGCTTGCTACACCTACCGATTCGCTCCCTCGTTTGCTCACCGCAAATTCTTGACCCATCTGTCGTACATGTCCGTTTCGTGTCGTGAAGTCCGGTAGGTTCTCCATGCCTCTGACCTGCACAAACAGAAAGTCTCCCGACGTTTCCGCAGGTACAAGAGCTGACAGAACCTTTTTTGAGAAAAATCTTGAACTCCTCGTTTTCGCAGGTCAGAGCCCATTGTGACCTGCGTCACACACATTCGGTCCTGAAGTCCGGTAGCGCTCTGACCTGCACGTTTACTGTTCACCTGACACGTCGTCAGCAACCGCACACTTGCAATGGCAGCCATGTTTCTGGTCTAGTTCTGGTTGTCGCCACGACGCGGCGCCCGCTCCGGCGGGACGCGGCGCGGGGCGAGTGCAAGCGTCCGGGTTCTACCCCCGGACACACCCGCCCGGGTGTTCCTTCACATCACGTGAGGGGTGACCGGGAAGGGCTCACACGAACTCTGTGACGCATGCGGTTCGCCGTAGCGACGTCGGGAGGGGAAACGGGAGGCACGATCCCCGGGTGAGGCGGACGGGAGCGAAACGCGCTAGCCGTAATGGCGCGGGATGCACTCGAATGCGGTTCCTTGAGATTTTCGGAGCCCTCTCGTACACGATCCCCGGTAACCCGGGAGTACGGGAGCGGCGCAAACGGCAAGCCACGCGGTCCCCTAGGGGGCGCCGGAAAGCGTGGCCACTCGAACCGGTGGGAGGGGTCACCCTTTTGCCAGTCGGGAATACGGCGCACGGAGTACGTGACCACTTGCCGGAATGCCTTACAGATCACAAGCGACGTGATCAGGGAATCCGGGAATGTCACAGGAAACGTGTTAAAGCGTTAGTCCGGTTCCCGCGAGTTGCGGCGCACGCAAGTACGGCCCTCTAGTCCGGGAGGTCAACCACAAGCCACGTGGGGAAACCGGGGGAATGGTGGGGAAAGCGTGTCGAAATAGTCAGTCCGCAGCAAAACCCGTTTCACCACTGGTTCGAGCCAAACGCACTATGCGGGTACGGCATAGATGATCACGCACTCTCCCGGGAGGGGTTCCGGGGGTGACGTGCGACGGTACGGCGGGATACCAGGGGTGTCGGAACCCCTGCCCGTGACGGACGGGAGCGCTTAGCGCTTCCGTCCCCCGGGGGATTCGGACGCGACACGTTGCGACGCGCCGGTTTCCACACGGAAATACGGGACGCGCTCCGATGTGGCGCCGTTTCCCCCGGGACGCATCACGTGCTGAGAGCACGAACGGACAACATGGTTTCGGTCCGGTAGGCAGGGAGGCTAGAACTCCCGTGACGCTACGACGGGGAAACTCTGTCCGTTCCTCCCTCCGCACGGAGGTTCGGGAAGGATTCCGGCAATGGTGATCAGGCTTGACAACGGCGGAACGGTGACGGTCTCGGAAAGCGGGATCACGTACCGTCGGGGGCGCGAGATTCAGTGGCGCCCCCTCCCCGGAACGTACAGCGAATCGGCCGAATGGCTGGACACGTTGGCGAACGGGAATGCGGGAGTTCTGTTCACGTCGCGTAAGGCGTGAACTGTCGGCAGACGTCGCACACGAGAGATGCGACGCGGACAACGGAAAGCGGGAAGATCATGAAGGTTGCGGGCAAGGTGTTGGCGGTTTCGGGCGACGGTTTCGCTCGGATGTACGGGCAGGGTGAACGGGGCGCGGGACACGCGGTGTTCATTCCGGCCGGTTGTCAGGGTGACCCGTTGGGCGGGAGCGGCGCGCGAATCGTCCGGGCATGCGGGAGCACGCTCCCGACGGAAAAGGCGGCCGAGAAATTCCAGGGTGACAAGCGGTGCCCGAAGTGTGTCGAGTGGCTGGCCACGACGGACGGGACGGCTGCGCTCGAATCGGCCCGTGCGGAGCGTCACGCGTGGGAGTTCGGCGCCGATGACATCGCGGAACTGTTCAGCGTGGCGGACGTGGTGAACGGGACGGACGCCCGGGAGGACTCCGCCCCGGTTGCGGACATGGCCCCGGGTGCGGCGCGTGACGCTGCGGTGCGGGAGATCTGGACCGGCGGGAGCGACCCCGACCCGGTGGCCACGCGTAAGGCGGCGGTCGCTCGGGAGCGTAAGCGGCTGGCAGATCAGACGGAAAAGCGGGAGGCCGCTAAGCGGGAGGACTCCGCCCCGGTTGACCCCCCGGCGGACGGGAGCGGCGCGGAGATCATCGCGTCAACGGGTAAGACGCTCGCACAGATGGTCGCCGAAACGGCCACGTTCTACGCGAACGGCGGTGCGGTCTCCCCGGAGATTGCGGCACTCCCGGCGCCCGGAACGGTGAGCCTGGCAAGCGGGACGGTTTCCGGGAGTGCGGCCGAAATTCTGGTCTGCACGTTCAAGGGTGAGGTTTCGACCGTCAACCCGGAGCGGACGCACGGGAAGTGCCCCGACTGCACCACGTACATTCCCCTTCTGCCCGGGGGCGCGGGAGGCAAGGAATCCGGCCCGAAGGTTTCCAAGATCAAGTGCGACGGGACCGGTTCGGCTCCGACGTCCGGGACCCTGGTTCTCCGCGACGATCACAGCGTGAGCGTGGCGGACGACTACGACGGTAAGACGTCGGCCCCCTGCCCGGACTGCGGGCGCGTGATCGCGGTCTCTCGTGACCGGAACATGCGCAAGCACAACGGCTTGGAAGTGCGGGAGGTTGCCGAGTCGGCGGACGTCGACAAGATCGGCAAGCACAACGTGGGCGGGGTCGCGACTCCGGCCGGTAAGGGCCTGTCGTCCAAGTCGATTGAGACCGTGGAACACGGGAGCGTGCCCGGTGACCCTGCCTCCGCTGACAAGCGGCGTGCGGCGGAGATCGAAGAGCGGGGCGCGGACGCGCGGGAGTTCAAGGGCGGTGCGGACGTCGGGGCGACGGTTGCCAAGGGTGCGCGACTGGCACTGTCCCGGGGTCACGGTTCGGTGGACGGGAGCGCGACGACCGGGAGTCAGAACATGGCGCCCGTGCAGCCCAAGGGGTGGGTAGGGGTCGCCGGTACGGGATCGCTTCCGGCCATGGTGCGCCCCGGGATTGACCCGGAAGTGACCGGGGACATCTGCCCCCTGCCGAAGTGCGGCGGACAGCGTAAGGACGTCGCACACAAGGGCAAGTCGTCGGGGTGGCGTCGGCGTCACTCCTCGCAGATCGGCGCCTATCTGGCCGGGCGCAAGGAAGAGCGGGACGCCAAGCGCGCGGCGCAGATCGAAAGCGGGGAGATCGTTCCCGCCTCGGTCAAGCGGGAGGCCCGTAAGGCGGCGTCGGTCGGATCGTTCAGTGAGGGCAACGTGAACGGGACCGTGACGCACGCGCCCCGCCCGGAGTTCGCCCCGAAGGGGACGCGCAAGCCTGCCCCGAACGGCAACAAGCACACCCGCCGGAGCGGTCGCGCGGAGTAGTCCGCAGACGTCCGGAAGTCAAAGAGCGAAGCGGGCCCCGGGAACTCCCGGGGCCCGGGTGAATCGGAAAGGGAGTACGGGACATGAGCACGATCACGGTTGCGCAGGAAATCGAGGGCGCGCGGGAGCGCGTGACGCCGTTCTTCGAGGGGCTGCGGGAGGACATGACGGCTCACTTCTGGGAGACGTTCGGCGCGGCGGCGGCGGCCTACCGGGGCGCGCGGTCGGAGGGTCCGGCGGCGGACCGGTTCGCGGGAGTGGTCGGCGAACTGATCCGGGACGCAAAGGGAACCGCGAGTGACCCCGTGCTGCGCCGTGGCGCCCCACTCCCGGCCGAGTACGGCGCCCCCGCGCGGGAGGCCCGGGAGGTCCCTCCCATGCCCTCACGTGAGCCGTGGGCGACCATGCCGACCGACGGGAGCGGAACGCTCACCCTGCCGGAGCGCATCACGTACGCGGTGATCGGCGCGGCGTGCGTGGCGGTCCTGCTGATCATCGGATTCCTGGTCTCGGGGGTCGGGAGTTCCCCCGACGCTCCGGCCGTGGACATGCGCAACGCGGGACAGGTGGTCACGGACGCCGACTTGATCACTCAGGGTGGCTACTGGTCATGGGAGGTCGCCGAGTCGTGCGGGATGCGCGTTCCGGCGGAGTGTGACAAGACGCTGCGGGAGGTCAACGCGGCGGCGGAGCGCTACGGCGTGCGGGTGTGGGAGGACGGAACGATCTCCCCCCTCGGACGTCAGTACTGATCACGGCCGTGCGGTCCGGTCGGGCTCCGGGTTTCCCGGGGTCCCGGCCGAATCGTCCGGGAGTGAGGGACGAGACGCGGAAAGGGAGAGGAAACGATCATGGGTGCTGTCACGCTGGCCAAGCTGAGCGACGGAACGCGGGAGGACTTCCCGGGGGTCGGAATGAACTCCGGCGCGGGGGAACTCCAGTTCATCGGCGGAATGCCGACGCGCAAGATCGACGGTCCGCTGATCATGGTGGCCGGGATGCGCGTCAACCTGCCGGAGTCGGTCAAGGTCCCGGGTCCGCGCCGGGTGCGCGCGGTTGCCGTGGCCGTGGAGCGCGACGGGTTCCGGGACGCGGCCGAAACCGTGCCCAGCTACCGGGGCGTCGTGATCACGGCGGACGGTGACGAGTACCGGACGGGCCCGCGCGGTGAGATGGAGTACGTGCGCCGCGAGTGGCTGCGTCTGGCCGTGGAGTCGGGGACGTTCCGCCGTGTCGCCCGGATGAGCTAACATCCGGGACGTGGCCTAGGTCAGACAGGAACATCGGGAAGGGAGAAACGGGATCATGCAGGAATCGATGACGCGCGGTGAGTGGTGGGACGAGTCGGCCCCGTACGGTGCGAACGGGTACACGTTCGGACGCGGTGAGCGGGTCACGGGCGCTCAGGTCGCGCGGGAGGTCACGTTCGACATGCAGCCGGGCGACCCGAACTGTGTGGCGCGGGGCGTGGCGGAGATGACCGACGGCCGCGTGTACATGTTCACGGTCGTGCGGGAGGACTTCGCCCGGAACTGCCCGGCGGACGGACGTAAGCGGCGGCGGTTCGCCTCCCTGTCGCGCCTGCCGTTCCGGGAGGCGGCATTCGACCTGATGGCATGGGAGATCGCCGGGCACCGTATCCGCCCGGCGGATGTCCCGGAGTACACACGTCAGATTCACGCGCTCTGACGTCGGGGAGACGCCCTAGGCGAACCGGTCCGGGAACGGACCGGGGCGCCGGGAGTGCCGCCCGGCACTGCGGGCCCGGTCACATCGGACCGGGGCCATTGGTTCGGAAAGAGAGAAGATCAACATGCGTGCAGCATTCGCGGGAATCCTCGCCGGTCTCGTCGCCCTGTTCTCGCTGAGCGGGAGCGCGGAAGCGGCCCCGTCGGTCAAGCGTCCGGCCGTCAAGTCGGTCTGCGAGACCGGGAGCCGGGGACAGAAGGCGTACGACGCGAAGTGCCTGAAGACCGGGACCGTGATGGACGGCGTGAACCTGTGGTTCCGCTACATCGACGGCGGCGCGGTGAGCAAGGCCGACCGCAAGGCGTTCTGCAAGGACGCGACCAGCACGGGCCACACCCGCGCCGGGATCATCGACGGCCTGTTCGATGTCGCGTACGACAACTACCGCAACCACACCCGCATGCTCTCGATCGCCGGGACCGTCGGCGTGTGGGACTGCCAGGCCCTCGGGGTCAAGATCAAGAAGTAGTCCGGCCGGACCGGCGGACGGGAGCGCGCGGGAGGGGGGCCCGCGCGTTCCAGCCTGCTTGTCCAGCGGGAACCGAGGAGAGGGAGAAGATCATGGCGAAACTTTCTGCGGCCGGACGGCTCGTGATGTTCCTGGTCGACAGTCCGCACGCGCGCGTCAGCTACTCGCTGGGGGGCGGATTCAGTCCGTCGGTCATCGCGTCCATGGAGCGGGGGCACGGTACGAAGTCGAACCCGCGCGCTGACACGGTCCTGAAGCTGATCGACGTCGGCGTGCTGGAAGGGGCGGAGTTCGCGGATCTGAAGCTGACCGCGCGGGGCCGGACGATCCTGGCCGAACAGCAGGCGCTCGGGTGGGAGCTGGTCACCGGGACCGGCCACAAGCCGCGCATGCAGCAGAAGGGGAAGTGACCGGCTGACGGGAGCGCCCCGGGGGCAACTCCGGGGCGCTGACGCCAACTTGTCACGGACGGAACCGAGGAAAGGGAGAAACGGGAATGATCAAGCCGTACGGAATCAAGGTCACCGCGTACCGGGAGGGTTCGGACTCCGGCATGTACCACGTGCGGGAGTTCGACGCGCCGGGACGTGCGGAAGCGGTCGCGGCCGTGCGTTCGTGGCTGCTGGTCGAGGGGTACGACGCCGACCAGTCCAAGATCGAAGTGGTGGCGGACGGGATGACCCTCGCCGACCACATGTCCCGGGAGCTGGTGAACCTGGGGGCCCGCATGTCCCTGCGTCACGGCGTGAGCATGGACGGCCCGCGCACGTGGGTGGACGGGAACGGCGAGAGGGGCGCGGCCGTCAAGCTATGGGCGGCGAACGGGCGCGGCGTGTCGGTCTCGTCGAAGCTGGACGAAAACGGGTTCATTCACTCGGAGTTCGCGGCGATCCGGGAGGACGCGGCCGACCGGCACGGGTGGGTGTTCGACGACGCGGCGCAGCACTACCCGGAGCGCACGACAGTCGGGGACGGGTTCGACGGTGACGTGTCGGAGATGCTGACGCGCATCGTCGGCCTGCCCCGGAAGTAACGAACGGGTCACGATGTAGGCGGACGGGAGCGCCCGGGTCCTCCGGGCGTTCCAGCCGGTCTATGATCGGGCAACGGCCTAGGCCGAACGGGAACGCGGAGAGGGAGAAGATCATGGCTCAGAAGAAGCGGAACGCACCGTCGGGCAACGTCGCGTGGCGTGAGTTCATGAACGTCGTCACGGCGGGACGCGGCGGGGAGTACGGGCGCGTCCCGCGTGGCGGTCTCGCGGTCGGCGCGAACCCCACGGAAGAGCTGACGTGGCTTCCGGCGGAGTGGGACGCGGACGTGGAGCACGCTTCCCACGTCGTCTACCACTACGGGACGCCGGTCGCGTGGATCGACGAGCGTAACGGCGGGTGGGTCGTGCCGGAGGTGAACTACACCCCGCAGACCAGCGGCGTACAGAACCGCATCCGGGAGTACCTGGGCGCCGGGTTCCGCACCACGGTCAAGATCTGACGGACGGGCGCGCGGTCGCGTTCGGGAGCGCGCGGGGATCCGTCCCCGCTCGTTCCAGTGCACGACCGGACGACGGAAAGAGGGAAGACATGGCGACGTACGACTACCTGAAGCCCGGCGAGGCGCTGGCCAGGGCGCACGAGAGCGCGCGGGACTTCGAGAAGATCATCGGGCTGCGCGGGATGGACGCCGACAACATCCGGCCCCGGATCGAGCGGACGCGGGCCGGGTACATGCACCCGCCCGTCGACACGTGGCGCGCATACGGGAGCCGCGACAAGATGCGGGAGATCGTCAAGGTCGAGAGGACGACCGGCGACGCGGACCCCGGGACGATTACGGTCACGTTCAAGAACGACGACGGCACGGAAGAGTCGACGTACCTGCACAGGTTCGATCTGCTCTGTGTCGAACGCCCCATCTGACGCGGTCGCGTTCGGGAGTGCCGGAGGGGGACCGGCATTCCAGTGCATGACCGACGGAAGGGAGAAACGGAAGCATGGACACGACGCGACAGAGGATCGACGACATCGCGCGGGGTTCGCTGATTCAGACGGCGGGCGGGTTCGTGATCGCCGACCTGGACGGCTGGACCCCCGGGAGCGGTGACGGGCGGGTCGAGCCGCAACAGTTCCTGTATGACACGGACGGGCGGCGCCACTTCCCGAACGCGGACGGGGTCCTGATCACCGGGATCGCCACGTTCCGCACGCAGGAGTACGGCAAGGTGCCCGGGAAGAACACGCAGGGTCACGCGCTGCTCAACCTGGTACCGGGTCAGCCTCCGGCCGGTCTCTGCCCGGCGTCCCGGAACCTGGGCAATGCTCTGTCGGTCTGGTCGTCGGGGACGGCGCTCACGGGTGTCACGTGCCGGGCGTGCCGGAAGATGATCGGCCTGGTCAACACGGGTGCGCCCCGGCAGAGCAACGGAATCTGATCATGGACGAGTTCGCCTACTACTCCCCCGGCGCGAAAGCCGGGACGCTCCACATGCGGGAGCTGACGGACGACGTATTGCGCACGATCGCCCGGGACCGGGACCACGTGACCCCGGAGTTCCGGGAGGTCTACGCGTTCATGGAGACGGTCAAGGACGGCGACCGCCCGACGAACGCCGATTGGGTCACCGGGAGGGCGATCGACGAACTGTTCGACCGGGGCCGGATCGACGGGGAGCGGTACGACCACATGCGACGGGAGGCGGGGCTGTGAAGCTGATCGCCGTTGACCCGTGGGACTGCGGGTGCACGGAGTGCATCACGGGCGAGTACGTGCCCCTGCGGTACGCCACGGATGAGCAGGTCGCCGACCTGATCGCGGGGAGGCTGCGCAACAACCTGAACTCCGGTACCCAACTGGAGATCCGCACCACGTACGCGACGGAGGGCGGGAAGCTGGTGTTCCACGACGTCACCGTGACGTACGAGCACCACGACGGACAGACGCGGGAGTGGTCGCCGGACCCGTACCGGATGGGTCTCGCCGCGTAGTAACGCACGGAAGTGATGGACGGATGCGGGGCCCACACGGGCCCGGCCGGAAGGGAGAACACGATGGGTCGCACGGTCGAGGAGTTTCACGGTCTGCTGGCTGACCTGCTGAGCAACACGCGCCGGAAGCATGACGGGCGCCCCGGTCCGGGACAGCCCGGTTACCTGAGTGACGAGTCGGCCGACGCGGTGACCATGTGGCGGCACATGGCGCACATGGCGCACTCGTACGCGAACGGGGCCGACGTGCGCGGGATCCGGCCGACAGGGTCGGACCTGTGGGAGGACGGCATGGACCGGGGGAAGTTCCTGGCCCTGATCACCGAGCGGTCCCGCATCCTGCGCGCGGTGAAGCGCGGGGGCGACATGGACACGATGCTCGTGGACGACTCCGTGCGGTACTGGGAGTTCACCCTGGCCCTGTCCACGGTCACGAACGACGAACACGCCGAGTCGGCCCGGCAGAACGGGAACCGGGAGGCCGCGCGCCGGATCATGCTGGAAACGGAGATCGACCTGGCCCTGATCCGGGCGTACACGGACGTCGACATCGCGACCCTGCGCCGCACGCTGCGGGAGTGCGAGGGTGAGCGCCCCGTGTCGCCGGGCCGGAACGGTGACGGCTCCCGCAAGTGGGAGCCGCACCCGCTGTTCGACCTGATCACGGCCAACCGGCCGACGGTCTGAAGCTACGGAGCGCCGCTGTTCGGGCGGGCGCGGGATTGCGGTCCCGCATCCGTCCGTGTGGTGACGGTTCGACGGAAGGGGAAGAGATGCGAGCGACGACGACGGACCGAGTGGCTGTGTTCATCCAGCCGGGGGACGAGATCGTGAACAGTCGGGCGGAGGTGCACGACGTGTTCAAGGTGCTGCACTCCGGCTACGGGTTCGCGGGAGTGCTGCTGACGCAGCGCCCGACGGAGACCGGCAAGGGGATGCGGTACGCGCTGTGGATCGTCACCCCGGAGGGGGACGTGCGGGCCACGATGACGACGGACGACTTCCCGGCAGTGACGGGCGCGTTCATGGCGCGTGCGAACGACATGGTCCGGGAGGGCGCACGGTGAAGCACACGTACGTGTACCGGCTCCCGAAGGGGAAGCGGTGGCTGTGGACGGCGGGACGTGCGGGCGCGGCCGACCTGTTCCTGTCCCCCGAGACGGGTGACGGGACGGATCCGGACTGGCAGGGGTACATCGGTCTGTCGAATCACCTCGGTCACATGGAAGAGCTGTTCCGCAAGGCGATCGAGGACGAGCCGCGCGTGTGCATCGGCAAGCACTACATGATCCCGGGGTCGCTCTGTGAGGTCTCGCAGGAACGGGAAAGCCTGGCCAGTGAGACGGTCCGGCTGGTCACCCTGTGGACATGGGATGCGCCCGTACTGGAAGGGACCACACTGTCCCGGCTGCGCATGACCCTGAACCGGCCGACGGACGCGGAGGGGATGAGCAGCCGGGCCGAGCGGATGGCATTCCTGGCGGAGAACGAGGGGCACCGGATCGTACCGGTGTGGATGTGACGGAGCGCAGTGCTTCGGGCCTGCACGGGAGTGATTCCGTGCGGGTCCGTGGTGCCGGGCGGTCCGGCCGGAAGGGAGATTGATCATGGGTAAGACGCTGGACGAGTTGCTGCACGGGCCGAGCGCGCTCCCCGTGCTGGTCAAGGCCGACGGGACGTTCGAGACGGCGGCGTACCCGCCCCCGACCCTCGCCGAGTACGCGCCGGAGTCGATCGACGTCGACTATGAGGGCTCGTTCGAGGACGGGCAGATTCTCGACCACCACGAGCGGGACGCGATCAGCTCCGTCGAGAACGGATGGACCGTGCTCACGGGATGGTCGGCGGACCCGTCCCTGTTCATCATGCGCAACGACCAGTACATCGGCGGAGCCCTGGCCGAGCACATCGCCGAGACGCCGGGCCTGTGGGCGGTCGTCTCCGTCGAGATGCACCCGCACGCGTGCGGCGCCGGGAAGGACGGGATGCCGTGCCCGGAGTGGGACGAGCACGAGACGTGCGAGCACGCCGAGGGGGGCGAGTCGGACGGAGTCGGGTGGGCGCTGGTTCACCGGGAGCCGCAGGACGACAACGCCTGACGGGAAGGGAACGGAAGTGCTGTACGCGATCTACGTTCCGACCGCCCGCACCCCGACGTCCGGTCTGGAAGTCGAGCGCCTGCCCTCACGGGAGCAGGCGGGGCGGTGCCTGCTGGAACGGAACCTGTTGGGTGCCGGGCGAACCTGGTTCCTGGGAGACGAGCCGTCCCGGTACGGAGCGCACCGGCCGGTGAGGGAGTGGGCCGACGCGGACGAGACCGGTTACATGCGGGTCTTCCTGCGCAAGGCCACGGAGCCGGTTCCCCGGCCGCTGGACACGCCTCATGAGGAGTGGCTGGTCAACCCGGGAGGCAAGCGCGGGGTCGTGGTCCGGCTCCCGTGGGAGGCGGCCGACGGCGAAGTGGTGCGACTGCTCAAGGACGGGTTGCGGGTACTGCCGTCCGGTACGGTTCCGGCCCCGGCGCCCCGCAGCCGGACGATTGTGGCGCATGCGCCGCTGGTCGTGGCGCCCCGGCCGGTCTGCGGGAGTTGCTTTCAGGTCAAGCACCCTACGGCCGGGTGTGGTTGCCCGGATACGGGCGCGGCCCTGGTGATGGAGATGCAGCGGCCGACCCGGGATGGATGGGAGGAGTGCCCGGGGTGCGGCAAGGCGGTATCCGCGTACGCGCGGTGTGGTTGTTCGTGATCGAGTCAGGCAGGGAGAGGAACGGATGAGCAGCGGAGACGGACCCCGGGAGATCGTCGTTCGGCACAAGCAGAACGTCTTGCGCGGGGTGCCGACGATGGGCGTCGGTGCGCAGGACAAGCAGACGGGGGCGCACATCTGGCTCCCGTCCCCGATCAGGGACGGTGACCGGTTCACGGAGGGCCGGGAGGCGGCGGAGGTCGTGGCCCGGAAGCTGCTGCCGGACGGCGCGCGGCTGCTGTGGAGCCGGGACACCCCGGAGACGTACGTCTTCACGGTGGCGGGTGCATGATCTTCGGTCTCGTGTTCGTCCTGTACTTCGGGTGCGGCCTGACCTGCATGGGCCTGCGGTACCTGTGGGCGGGATTGCGCAAGATCAGAGACGGCAACGCCGGGTGATCTGAGGCATTCGGGAGGATTCGGGACCGGGTTCGGTCCGGTTCCGAGTCTTCCAGTGTGTTCCTGATCGGTCGAATGGTCATGAACCGGACGGAAAGGATGTAAACGGTGAAAGCTGAGCGAATGAAGTTCACGGGGGCGTTCGTCGAGGAGGTGGCGGCCCGGGTCGAGAAGATCACGGGCGGCATGTTCAAGCTGGGGCCGGTCGGCTCGCACCCGGAGCACGGGACGTCGTACGCCGACGCCCGGGATGACCGGGTGTGGTACGGACCGCAGGGAGCCCGGCAGGCGTGCGCGTTCTACACGGCCGCCGCGATGCGGTACCTGCACCTGATGGGCATCGAGCCCGACGGGGACGACGGCGAGTTCTTGCTGGCCGTGCAGGTGGCGTACTCCCGCTACGGGGCGACCGCCCGGGAGCGCGTCGACTACCACGAGTGGGAGATGCGCGGCGGCGACCGGGCGCAGGAACTGATCAACGCCGCCGAGGGCGACGCGCGCAACTGACCAGCGGTACACGACGGAAGGGAAGAACGGGACATGACGAACCTGATCACGCTGGAGAACGGCAACCAGGTCGAGCCGGGATGCTGGTTCGACGGGGCGCACGGGTGGACGAACTCGTACCGGGTCGTCGACCTGGCCGTGCATCACGGGATGGAGCTGGACGCCGAGGACGCGGCGGTCGTCGAGTGGTACCGCAACTCCGGGGACTCCGACGCGGACGCCTCGGACGACGAGCTGAGCAAGCTGGAAGCGATGACCGGTCAGGGCGGCCTCTCCGACAAGGCGACGGACTACCTGATGGAGCAGCTTCCCGAGGGCTGGACGCTGCGCTGGGACGACGGCCTGACCTGTCTGCGGGACTGGGAGGACTGCGCGGCCGACGGCAACGGGTGCGAGGTCGACGTGGACACGGCCGGGAACATCGTGCTGGTCAAGCGGTGTGCCGACCACAACCCCTGTGAGGGTCACGTCGACACGGACGACGCGCTGACCTCCGGCGCGGGCATCGGGGAGGCCGTCTACTGCGACGGGTCGTGCGTCAAGCGCTGACCATCCGCGCACTTCGGGCGGGCATCCGGGAGACCGGGTGCCCCACCGTGGACCACGGAAGGGAGATCGGGAAGTGACCGACATTCAGATCAAGGACAAGGACGCGTATCCGCTGAGCCTGTGGCGTGAAGCGCTGGAGGTGGCGGAGGTGGCGGAGTTCTGCCCCACCGACACCCGGGAGCACAACGGCGGGGAGCTGGGGGCGCTCGGGGCGTGGCTGTGTGACGAGCTGTACGGGAAGCCGGTCAACCCGGACAACGCCCGGGAGGACAAGGGCGAGATCGTCACGGAGCAGATCATCGATGGCGCGCTGGCCGTGCTCGACCAGGAGGACCGGGAAATCGTCACCCCGGCCGACCTGCGCAAGGTGATCGAGTCGTATCGGGGCGAGACCTTCGACGATTTCGAAGAGCTGGCCCGGGACTACGCCGAGGCCGACTACATCGGCCCGGACGACGAGAACCCGGCGCTCGCGGAGTGGGAGGGATTCAACTCCCCGGAGGACTTCGAGCGCTGGTACACCCGGTACGCCACGGGCGAGGGTGAGGTCTGCGGGGAGATCCGCGAGGGCGGGACCCTGATCTGGTTCGACAGGTTCAAGTGGTGAGGTGACGAGATGCACGGATCGTACGACGACATGATGGACTGGAAGTACCGGGAGGAGAACGGCGGGCGGGAGCGGGAGATCGCCTACATGCCGAACTACACGAACCCGGAACTCCCGGACTACGTCGCTCCCGAGGATCGTGACCCGGAGCTGGAAAAGGAGATGCACGAGATCTACGCCCGGGACAACGCCGGGCGCGTCGCGCGCAATCACCGGGCCGAGGTCGCCGGTCTGCGGGCGCTGCTCGAAGAGAACGGGATCGAGATCCCGGACCACCTGTGATCACCGCGTGATTCAGGGGCGCACGGGAGGGGGCTCGTGCGCGCCTGTGTCCCACGGTGGGACCTGATGGACGGACGGAAAGGAAGAAACGTGATCAAGAAGCTGAAGGGGATCCTGGGACTGGGCATCGGCCCGTCGGAGTACGCGCCGAACCCGAGCGTGATCGGTTCGGTGGAGCAGTCGAACGCCGGGAACGCCGTGCTGCGCATCGGCAAGGCGACCGTACCCGACGAGGGCAACCCGTCGTGGACACAGACCGAGTACGTGGTGCTGTCCCCGGAAGAGCGGGACAATCTGATCGACGTGCTCGACTCGCAGAACGGCTACCGCACGGTCAAGTGCGGCGACATCATCGGCGTCGGCTCCATCGTGCTGGCCGTGCAGTACGCGAACGGTGCGGGCGGCGGGGAGCGCCGCATCGGTACGGTCCTGGCGTGGACGGACCACAAGCGGGAGTACGTGGTCTACACCGTCGACCCGTACGGCGAGGTGAGCAACGGGACGTACACCTTCGACGAGCAGCGGGCGCTGAACGCGTACATCGCCCGGTCCAACGACCACCTGTTCCGCCACTTCAACGCCAAGCCTCCGGCCATCACGTACGCCCACGTGGCGGAGCGGGACGTCCTGAAGGGCGACCGCGCATGAGCAGCGAACTGACGGGCCTGCGGGTCAAGGTCGGACTGGCCAACCGGCCGGTCTACGGCGTCGCCCGGGTCCGGTACAACGAGGGCCACGCGCACGCCGGGAAGTACGAGATCGAGACGGCCGACGGGAAGTCCTTCCTGGCCCCGTTCGACGCATGCAGGCCCGGCGACAACTGGGACGTCACCCCGGAAGAGGGGCGGTTCACGGGGGCGGAGATCTTCCGGCCGAACTTCCTGGACGGCACCGGCAAGGCTTTCCTGAGCCGTGGCCCCGGGGTCATCGTGCCCGGGAGCATGGCGCAGATGTGGAAGCTGCTCGACCCGGTCCGGAAGGGCTGGACGGTCGAGTGGTTCAGCCGTGGCGCCAACGAGTTCCGGGGCACGCTCACGGTCGCCGAGCGGGAAGAGGCGGCGTTCCGGATGAGCGGGAAGCACGCGTTCCACTACACGTGGCCCCAGGTCGGCGAGGAGTTCGAGGTCATCGGCAACACGCTGCACGAGGTGCGGGTGCCGCCGAAGAGGACCGGTAAGCACCCGTCCCGGTCCCTGTCGCTCACGTTCCACCGACCCTGACGGAAAGAGGGAAGAGCATGACCGGAAGCACCAGATATCCGGCGACGTCGTACGACAAGCTGAACGAGGAATGGGAGGTACGGGCGGAGCCGATCACGCAGCTCCGCATCGCCTCGGAACTGGCCCCGTGCGTGAGCGCCGGGATGACCGTGCGCGGCGGCCCGCTGCGGGCGCAGCTCCCCGACGGTTCGTCCGGACGGGAGATCGGCGCTGTGTCGATCGTGTGGAGTCAGACCGAGCAGGACGACGGCAGTCGTACGGTGCTCGGGTGGTACGAGTCCGGGCGGAACTGACGTCCGGGTGGCGGCCCGTGCAGGGTGCCGCTAGTCTGGCCTAGGCCGACGGGTTCGGGAGCGGCCGGTCCTCCGGGATCGGCCGCTGACGTGCCGTGTCGGACGGCGATTGAATCGGAGAGGGAGAAGAACATGGGGACGTATCGCACCGACGGTGAGAACGAGATCGGCGTTGCCCTGACGGACTCGTGGGCGGCCGTGTGGACCGTCGACACGGAGTACATCGAGGTCATCCGGCGCGACTTCTGGGACGAGCACAGCGAGGCGATCAAGGAGTTCGCCGAGCGGGGCCGCGACTTCACCGACGAGGACGGCCACAACGGCACCGTCGCGGTGATCAGCACGAAGGGGGACCTGGACGGCGAGGGGTTCCCGAAGGAGTTCGACGACGCCTCGGAGTACGTCGCCGACGAGCTGTCCTCGTGGACCAGGTCGGACGGCGGCGCGTACGAGCGGGCCACCGTTCAGGGATACAGCTACTGACGGGAGCGGTTCGATGCACGGGGAACTGATCAGGTACACGTGGGCACCGAACCCCGGGATGGCCTGGGGTCTGGTTCACCTGTCACAGGGCAGGGACGGCGACATGATCGGCGCCTTCGTGTACGAGGACCGCGACGCAGCGCTGAAGGGTGAGAAGCGGGCCGGGAACACGCTGTACCGGGTGGTGCGGCAGATCCGGCCCGCCGATCAGAGCACCGGGACCCCGGACGCCGGGGCCTACGCCTTCGTGTGCAGCTCCGCCACGGAGTACACCATCTGGACGAAGCCCACGGTGAACGACGCGGGCGGGAGCGAATACGACGGAGTGTGGTCCTTCCGGGACGCACCGGCCGCCGTGGAGCGCACCGGATGGGCGAACAAGGACAACGCGCGGTACGAGGGACCGGACAATCCCCGGTTCGCAACGTTCCTGCTCACGTGGGACGTAACGGAAGAGGAGAGCTGACGTGCAGGAAGTCACCCGCTGGGACCAGAAGAAGATCCAGATGTTCGACCGGGGTGACCGGGTCGAGATCGGGCCGGGCGAGGTGGCCACGGTCGAGCACGACATGGGCGGCGAGGTCGTCCACGTGCACCCGGAAGGGAGCCGGGGCCGGTATCCGCACGACGCCGTGCCGGTCGCCCGGGAGGGTGTGAAGCTGATCCGTCAGACCGTGGACGGTGAAGAGGTTCAGGTCGAGATCTACTCGAACGGCTCCACGCACACGCTGTACGAGTGCTGCGGGTACGACGACTGCCGGGAGCTGATCCTGGTCAAGGGTCTCGGGATCGACCGGGACGAAGCGTTCGCCGGGGACCGGTTCCTGACCGAGGTCGAGGGTGAGCCGGTCCGCATCACGGTCAAGCCGCTGGACGACCCGTCGTCGTGCATCTGGTGCTACGGGTGCGGCGACTTCCTCGCGCACGGCGAGGGCTGCGAGTGCGAAGACCGGGGCCACAACCCCGAGGCCGACCGGGAGCCGATGCGCCCGCTGGTCGTGGAGGACGGTCGGCTGGAGCTGACCCACTGGAACTGAGCGGAGACGCCCTAGGGCTCCCGGCCGAGCGCCGGGGGCCCGGGAGTGTCGCTGATCGGGCGATGCCGGAACGGAGAAGGAGAACGGGATGACCGAGATGGACGTGCTGGAGACGGCGGGCCGCTACCGGGTGCGCCTGGTGGTTCAGCAGGACTCGCAGGATTGCAACCCCCGGACCGAGCAGGACTGCAACCTGACGAACGTGATCACCCCGAAGGGTCAGCGGTACATCGACGTCGACAAGGACGGCGGCCCGCTGGCCGAGGGCTGGGAGCGGATCGAGGACTGGTACGTGGACGCGGTCCCGGTCTTCACCCGGTGGGCCAAGATCTTCCACGGCGCCACGGTCGTCGAGCACCGGCCGCACGACGGCGCCTGGTCCATCTGGTACGTGATGCCGGAGAAGCTGGCCGAGACCACGTGGACGGCCGAGAAGGTCATCGAGTCGGAGCAGGCCGAGTACCAGCGGTGGGCCGAGGGTGAGGTGTACGGCCACATCGTCGAGAAGGACGTGACTCGCATCCCCCGGGACGCCGAGGACCGGGAGGACCCCGAGCTGGACGACGAGACCAGCGAGTGGGAGCACGTCGACTCGTGCTGGGGCTACATCGGCCGGGAGTACGCCGAGGAGGCGGCCCGTGAGGCGTTCGTCCCGTACGCCGAGGAGGCCGGGAAGTGAAGCGCGAGGTGCGGGAAGTCGCTCCGATGACCGTGACCCGGATCATCCGGGGCAGGCCGCCGGGACACATCGGACCGTACTGGTTCGGCTTCGACATCAAGGTGACCGGTCCGGCGGACGGGGCGTACGTGAGCGTTCGCGCCCGCGCCCTGGCCATGGCCGACGCGAAGGCCCTGTGTGAAGAGGTGAACGCGCCGGACCTGGTGCTCCAGTTCGAACAGTCCGGCAACTGGAGTGACCCGAGGGAGTACGAGTGCACGATCAGCTTCGGTACGGGCCTTTCCGTGGAGGAGGACCCGCTGTGAGCGGTGACATGTGGACCCTGCCCGACGGGACTGAGATGGTCTACCAGGATGGTGATCACGTCACCATCGACATCGACCCCGGTTCGTCGTCGGCCCTGCAACTGCCGTTCCTGAGCGGCTACGTGCGGGGGTACGACGCCACGATCGAGGACGACGGTCCGGCCAAGGTGGCGTACACGCTGTACAGCGTGGGGAACAACCCGCTGGTCGGCGTGCGGGAGGAACGACTGAAGAAGACGGTCGGCCGGTTCGGCATCGGCCACGGCCGGGGTGCGCACGGGGACGGCAAGGCGTGTCATCTGTGCGGTGCGAACCTCTGATCGGGAGGCGCCCTAGGGCGACCGGCTCCGGCCGGTCACCCGGGAGTGCCGCTCACCAGAGCGGACGGAGAGGGAGAAGATGCTGACGAGTGAGGGTCTGGCCGAGGGACGCGCCTGGGTGGCCACGCCGGAGGAGTACGAGGAGAAGGTGCAGCCGCACGTCAGGCAGCGCAACGAGCGCCGCCTGCGGGGTTTCAACTTCGAGATCGTGATCGGCGGCCTGTGCCGGGACGGGGACTTCGCGTACCCCTACCCGGGCTACTACGGCACCACGGCGCCGGTCGTGGGGCTGCGCCGGGACCAGGCCGAGCACCTGACGGCCGAGCTGCTGAAGAAGCTGGCCCCCGGCGGCGAACTGCCGACCGACGCGGCCGAGCTGCTGGACTTCGTGTCCACCGTGCTCCGCAACGGCTCCACCCCCGCCTGACGGGAGGCGCCCCAGGGTTTCCGGCTGCGACCGGAGGCCCGAGAGCGCCGCTCGTGAGCGGTGTGGACCGGAAGGGAGGTGATCGTGATGAGCGACGACGAGTGGGAGAAGGCGGGCCGTGAGGCCGATGAGATCCTGCGTCGGCTGAACGGCTGATCGCCGACCGCGCAGCACACCACGTGAGCACAGAGAACTGCAACCGGAAGATGGAGAAGAACATGACGCAGGAGACGCCCCAGACCCCGCCGGACATGATCAACGTGCCGGTCCCGGCCGACACCCCGCCGCCGGAGGCCATCGCGGTCACCCCGGAGAACGCGCAGCAGATGGACGCCGACAAGAAGTAGCGGGCCGACGGCGCCGCTCGGGGCGGCCGGGAGACCGGCCGCCCCCTCGGAAGGGGGAGACATGCACGAACAGGACGTATGGCGGGTGCGGTTCACCCGGGAGCACGGGGAGCTGTTCTCGCAGACCCTGGAAGGGCTGATGACCTTCCGGTACGGGTCCAGCGGGACGTGGGCGGCGCATTCGGCCATGCTCCACTGGACCCGGGCGTGCGGGGTGCCGGGCAACGCCGAGAACTATCCGATGCAGTACCTGGTCGAGGCCATCCGCATGAAGGACGGCGAGGAGATCGTCGCCGGTACGGCGACCGTCGTACGGGATTCCCTGAACGGGAAGTTCCTCAACGAGAACCAGGTCGACATTCTCCAGTTCACCACGGAGGGGACGCTGATCCGTACCCGGGAGAGCTGGACCGTAGCCGAAAGGCACTGAAGGAAGGGAGTGGGGCATGGCTCTCACGCTCACGAAGGAACCGGCGCCGGAGATCACCGGCCCGATCACGATCCGCTCCGAGTGGAACCACTCGTGCACGTCGCAGTGCCCGAACCCGTGCCCGGCATCGTCCCGCCTGGGATCGCCGATCATCACGGCCCGCATCCCGCAGCAGCCGGGGCCGCAGTCGCCCCCGCCGAAGGCTCCGAAGGTCCCGCAGCAGCCGGGCCCCCGGGACTGAAACCGAACCAGGAGAGGGAGAAGATCATGGGCGAGTGGACGATGCACGGCAAGGTGTGGTCCGACGACGGCGACGTGGGCGGCGACACGCAGATCGGGAAGGCGGCAAGCGTCCGGTTCGTGAACCCGGACTACCCCGGCGCGCGGGTCACGGTATATGCCTACGCGCACGCTCCCGAGCGGGCGATCGAGGCGAAGGTCGGTTCGATCGAGGTCCACATGGGCTACGACGCCGACCTGAGCAACCTCGGGATCGAGTCGCAGGTCTGGTTCGAGATCGACGACGACGCCGCCGGGGACGCCGACGAGTGGGATCCGACCTGGTCGGAGATCAAGTACGAGTCGCTGGACTCGTACATCGGCCCGGGTCCCGATGAGAAGCGGGTGGCCGTGGCCGAGGCGGCGGCGCTCGCATGGGTCCGGTCGTACGACCCCAAGAAGTTCATCAAGTGGGACGGCGAACGGTTCTGAGCCGGTGCGTTCGGGGCGGCGGGAGCTACGGGTTCCCGCCGCCCAGTGCACATCGGACGGAAGGAGAGGGAGAGCGTGAAGACGATCAAGGATGCCGAACAGGTCACTCCGCAGCAGCTCACGGGCATGACCCCGACGCAGGTGGACGAGCTGTTCGCTGCCACCTGGGACCACCGGTACGAGCTGGTGGCGGACGTGTACGCCGCATGGAACGAGGTGCACTACGCCGTCGGCGACCGCCGGATCAGCGCGCAGACGTGGCGCCTGGGTCACCAGGAAGTGCAGGACAAGGCAGCCGGGACCGAGCGGGGGCGCAAGGCGCTCGACCGGGTGAACCGGGCGAAGGGTGCGGTCGCCGAGCTGGACGGCACCGTACTGGCCAAGCTGGAGAACGAGTTCGGCCGCCGGAGCGGCTGGTCCCGGGCCTACCTGGTGACCGATGGCCACGTGCACAGCTCGATGCACTGCTCGTCGTGCAACCGGGGCGAGTTCCCGACCCGGTTCTTCTGGATGATCGACTACTCCGGGAAGAGCCACGCCGAGATCATCGAGGCCGCCGGGGAACGGGCCTGCACGATCTGCTACCCGGATGCCCCGGTCGCCCGCCGGGACAAGGGCGAGGCGGTGGCGGTGCCGAAGTCGGTGATGTTGACCTCCGAGGAGATCGAGCGCGCCGAGGCCAGGGAGGCGGAGGCCAAGCGCCGGGCGGAGAAGAAGGCCAAGGCCGCACTGAACGCCATCACGCAGCCTGACGGTACGCCCCTGCGGGACGAGGTGGACCGGGACGGCAGGCAGAAGGGCTCGGTCGTGAAGACCGTGCGCACGGCCCGCAGCGAGCTGAAGCGGCAGTGCTGGTACGCGTACGCCTGGGGCGACGACGACGGCGCCCATGAGCGCAACGTTCAGCACCTGGGGCGGGCCGTGGCCTGGAAGGAGAACGGGCTGGAGATCGGGACCGAGCCGACCGCCGAGCAGATCGAAGCGGTGATCAAGCCGCTGCGGGACAAGGCCCACAAGGAAGTCGACAAGGCCCGAGCGGAGGGCTGAGGTCGTGGCGGAAGACTGGGCGCGGGAGATCGAGACCGGGGATCACTCACTCCGCGTGGGGCCCGAGGGCGTCACGCTGGACGGGCCTGGTGGCGTGGAAGAACTGACCCCGAAGGACATCGAGCGCCTGTACCAGGCGCTCGTCAACTACCGCTCACACAGCGGACTGGACTGGGAGTGGGCCCGTCAGGGCTCCGACTGGTGGAAGTAGGAGAGGGAGAAGATGAACGAGACCACCATGCGCCTCATTCACTGGATCTGGGGCGAGCCGAAGCTGGCCGAGTTCCTGCGTGGCATCGCCGAGGGGGAGGAGATCCCGCCGCACCACGAGGTGTTCGAGTACGGGGATGACCAGCTCGCCTGCTGGATCTCCGACCTCGTCTTCCCGGAGGACCGCAGCCGGGGGATCAAGGCGTGGATCGACCTGGGCGGCAGCGACGAGCGGGCCGACGCCCTGTATGAGACGCTGACCGAGGGCCGCAAGACGCCCGCCGGTCGCCTGAAGTGGCTCGACGAGATGGACATCGGCCTGATCCGGGACGCCCTGCTGGGGCACCGGGGAGGCTCGGACATCTACGTCCACTCCCTGGTCAAGCCCTACCACCCGAACAACACCTACCGGGTGCACGACTCCGGGACCGTGTACGAGCGAGGGTGGACGTCGGCCTCCGGCGCCTGGGGGCTGGCCGAGAAGGACCGCCAGATCTGCCCCCGTCCCACGGTCTCGCCGTGCGGGTGCACGGTGGTCCAGCGTGGCTGACCTGAGCTGCACCTGCGGTCCCGGCACTTCGGTCGCCGGGACCCGGCAGGAGATCATCGAGCAGCGGCTGGCCCCGCTCTTCGGACTCACGGTTCCCGAGGTTCATGCCCTGCTGGACCTGCTGGACCGGGCGAACGAGGCCACGCTGGACATCCCGGACGACAAGCGGGACCCGGACGGCGGGGAAACCGAGCGGCAGATGGCCCGGGAATCCGGCCGCACCGAGGGCTGGATCAAGAACTTTCTGGCCGCGTGGGAGTTCACGGGTGACACCCTGGACCGGGAACTGCACGAGAAGCATGGCCCATGGGGCGGTCTCTTCGGCAAACAGTCCTGAACAACTGGAACTTCACGGCCTAGGTCAGTAGTATTCGAGGGCCCCGGGAGAACCGGGGCCCGGGAGGAGAGACGGCATGCAGCAGATGGACGAGTACCGGCGCACCGCCAAGTTCGTGGACGTGGTGGCCGGTGAGCCGGGTCAGGTGCACACGGTGTACCGCTTCCCGAACACGGAGCACGGTCACGGCCGGGCGGTCGAGTACCGCAACGCCTACAACGAGTCCCTGCGCGAGGCGATGGGGATCCCGAAGGCCGACCTGGAGCTGGAGAGCCCCGACTGGGGTCAGCGCCGGGACGAGTATGACCGGGCCGAGAAGGTCGAGTCGTACCGGTACAACCAGGCGGGACTTTCGTACGTGCACCCGCCCAAGCTGATCGGGCCGGACGACCCGATGCCGACCGACTACCCGCACGAGTTCTGAGGAGATCCGGGATGGCCGAGCTGACCCGTGACACCACGCACTACATCGTCCATTCCACGGTCGTCGACCCGGGACCGAACTCCACCTTCGGCACCTCTCCCCCGTACTCGGGTGAGCGGGCACTGGAGCGAGCCGTGAAGGCGGCCCATGCGGAGCTGGCCGGGCGCCGCCGGGCGTTCGTGACGGCCCGGGACGGCGAGAGCCGGATCCTCGCCGTGATCCCGGTCGTGGACTACCCGGTCTTCGGGGACACGCACGTCCCCGAGAACGCGCAGGACGCCATCACGGCCCTCTTCGAGGGGCTGGACTGGACGATCTGACACGGACGAAACCGGGCCCCTGGGAAGGGCTCCCGGTAGGCGGAACAGGACCGCCCTGACGAGTCCCGTCAGTACGGAGAGGAGAAGGTGAACGTGAATGCCGAGCTGCCCAGGTCGATCGAAACGGTGACTCTCGCCGACATGCCGGTGGGGATGACCGCCTACACCGTGCCCTGGGCCATGTATGCGGACCAGGACAGGAAGTTGTGGCTCGACCCCAACTTCACCTTCGAGAAGCGCCCGGGTGGCACCGTGCAGATGCGAGTCACACGCATCGACGAGGGATTCCAGGTGGGCTACGTACCCGGGGAGACGTACGAACCTGGAAGCGGTCGCGCCTCCGGCAAGGACGGCCTGCCCGTCATCGCGCTGACCGGGGCGCCCGAGCCCGACGACGCGAACGCCTGACCAGCAAATACGGATCGGAGAAGAACATGCCGGTGAGCTACACCTTCACGAAGGCTGACGGGACCGAGCAGGACCCCGCCGCTGACCTGACCCCGGTACAGCAGGCGTTTCTGGCCCTGAGCGAGATGGGGATCGGGATCCCCCGGCTGGACCGCAGCACGCTGGACGAGTGCGTGCGCCGCGCGGACCTGTTGCAGGCGTACGTCGGCATCGTGTGGCGCAACGGTGACGGGACGCCCCGGATCTTCACCCGGGCCGACTTCACCGAGCTGCTGCCCGGCGCCCGCACGAACTGGACGGCCCGCAGCAAGCGGGACTTCGACCAGGCCATGAAGAAGGAGATCGACGCGTACTGGAACAGCGTCGACAGCCGCAAGAAGTAGGAGGACGGCATGCCCCGGTGGCGGTACGACCTGGACCAGGTGATCCGGGTGATGGACCAGGTGATCGACAAGGAACCCGAGCGGATCGACCGGCGGGCCGAGGGGCGCCTGGGCTGCGTGTACGCCGAGCACGGGGCGGCGGCCTGCCTGGTGGGCGAGATGCTGGTGGCCCTCGGGATCGAGGTTCGCACCCTGCGGGGGCTCGACCGGGAGGGTAAGTACATCCACGAGTCGGAGCACCCGTTCTGGCGCCGGTTCCAGCCGGAGGCCCGGGATCTCCTGTCGTACCTGCAACGGCAGAACGACGCCTCGTGGACCTGGGCGAAGGCCCGGGAGCGGGCGTTCACCGTCAATCGCAGGTGGTTCGAAGAGGGACCCGAGTCCCGCTACTACCACCGGGCGTTCCCGGGCGCCTGGGTGACCGCCGAGAACTATCGCAAGATCACGAAGTACTGAGGAGAGGGAAGAACGTGGACAGCTTCACGAACGTGGCCGCCGACGCGGTGACGGCGCACGAGAACGGGACATACCGGAAGGGCGCCAACGCCGCCGCCGATCACGTGGTCGAGGCGGTCAGGAAGTACGGCAAGTGGGCGGTGCTCGCCGCCTCCGAGCTGATCAAGCTCGACCCGGACGACGCCTTCGAGGACATCCCGGCCGACAAGGTCATGGAGTTCATGGAGGAGAACTACCTGCACTCCGGGGCCACCGTCGCCCACGCGCTGGAGACCTACGCCAAGGACGCCGGGGACCACACCGAGCTGGGCCGCCTGTACGACGCGCTCGACAAGGCGGGCGGCGTGGACCGCTTCGACTGGGGCTCTTATGCCGACGACGGCATGACCCCGACGATCGGCCTGCACTTCGTCGTGATGCCGGTCCCGGCGGGCGAGTCCGGCACCTTCATCTTCGGGAGCTGAGCCATGTCCTGGGAATCCAACCGGGAAGTGATCCGGACCTGCCTCGCGGAAGCGATGAAGGGCAAGGCCGGAGCGAACGGTCCCGGAACCCTGCGGGAGGTGCGCGGCAAGAACGACTCGGACACCTGGTTCACGATCATCGGGACCTGGCGCCTGTACGCCCGCTTCCTCGCCGCCGTGGCCGCCGAGAGCGCGCAGACGGCGCACATCCTGGACTTCAACATGGTCCCCGGTGACCCCGGGGACGGGAGCGGCGAGATGGAGTTCTTCTTCGTCGGCTGCCGCCTCGCGGACTTCGAGAAGAGGGGGAGCTGACCACATGGTCAACGGCGGTGACATGCTCGACTGGTGGACGGTTCCGGGTGCCCGCTGGGGTGTGCGGAACGTGGACTTCAAGGTCGAGCTGAAGCGGGACGGGGTGGCCAGCCCGGTCCTGCTGGAGGGGTACAGCGAGGAAGACCTGGCCGCGTTCGACGGCGGTGACTGGCAGTTCGTCATCGTCCGCGTGGTGCCGGTGGACCGGGACCTCACGGACCTGGTGAGCGCCGAGCGGTTCATCCGGGGTGTGGACTGGGGCGACCTGCCGCAGGGCCGCATCGACCGGGAGGATGTGACCGACGCGCAGGCGAAGGAGCTGGCCATCGAGTCGGTCCGGGCGCTGCGCAGCTTCGGGGTCACCGTCGAGACGGAACGGGACAGCGAGTTCGCGATCCCGCGCGTTACGGCTCCGTTCTGAACGAGCCCTGTGGGGCCCTCGCCGAGGGCCCCGTGGAGTCCGGTTCAGCCGGTGAAAACGGAAGGGAGAAGAGGATGCTCACATTGGTGCTGTGCTTTCCGGCGCAGGGGAGGATGCCCCGGGGCGAGCTGCGGATCTCCGCCAGTCACGTCCCGCAACTCGGCTCGACCATCAACACGCCGAGCCCCCGATTCGGTACCTGGAAGGTGAATCACATCGGCCAGGACACGGACGGGACCACCCTGAGCGACACGGTGTTCCTCTACCTGGAGGAGACGGACTGATGGGACACCGGATCAAGGTCGAACGGTACGGCCTGGACCACGCACTGGAGAGCAGCGAGGAGTTCAACGCCCCCTCATGGGAGGGCATCTGGCAGGCCGTCGAGGGCGAGATGGAGCGCACCGGAAAGACGCCGAGCGGCATGGAGGGCTGGGAAGAGGGCGGCTGCGTCCTGGACTCGGACCACGACTGCGAGGCCGACCCCGCCAAGTGCGAGGAGAACCTGAAGGACGCGATCCGGGACTGGATCAAGTCGTCCTGGGAGAACGACGAACTGAAGACCGGCAGCTTCCACTTCGGCGGCGTGGACTGGTCGTCGGTCACCTTCGGATGGGACGGAGAGTAGGACATGGCGGAGCGGATGCGCGTGAAGGAGGCCCCTCGCCGGATCGAGGGGCTGCCGGTGGTCAAGTCGGCCTTCCTGGGCTGGCTTTCCGACTTCCGGCAGGAGGGCGGATACGTGGCGGTCTGCATCACGTACGGCGTGACCGACGTGGACAAGGGTGAGCAGTACCAGTTCCACATCATGTGGTCGAACGGCCTGGACAAGCCGTGGCGCCGCATCGAGAGCCTGCTGGAGCTGAACCGATACGCGGCGCTGGCCGCGTTCGACAGGCACGAGAAGCTGGCCGTCTGGCCGGAAGGGAACTGAACATGGCACGCAGGAACCCGCTGCTGGCCAAGGCCCTGCCGTCCACGGTGGACGACCACCACGTGATCAAGGTGAGCCACCTCGGCTGGCAGGACAACGAAGAGCTGTCAATGATGCCCGGCTACCTGGCGGCCGTCATCACGTACAACGCCTACAGCGGTGACGACCCCGGCGCCTACGGCATCCACCTGATGCGGACTGCCACGCCCGACGGCCGGTGGCTGCGCATCGACAGCCGCCGCAACCTGATGTGGAGCGAGGCCGAGAGCGCCTTCGCTTCCTACGACAAGCTGGCCGTCCGGCCGGGGAGGATCTGAACATGGCAGGCATCCGCATCCTGGAGCGCAACGGCGACATCGTCTCTCACTCGTCCGTGTGGGCCGGACCGGAGGAGGTTCCGGTGGTCTTCGTGATCGTGAAGGACGGGGTCACTGCGCTCGCCCACCCGGACTACGTCGGCGGCACCATCTACGACATCGAGCAGGGCGACCTGACGATCGAGCAGGCGTGGGATGCGCTGCTGATCAAGACGCCGAAGCTGGTCTACCCGCAGAGGTGCACCGTGCGCAGGCTGGATGGGACCGGCGGAGGCGCCGAGATCCTGATCGGCAAGCGGGTCGTGCACCGGATCGCGGGGGTGAACGAGTGAGCGCCTTCGAGAGGCCCAAGGAGATCGGGAAGCGGCCCGAGCCCGGCAAGCTCGACCCGGTGTGGACCTTCCTGCGTACCTCGTACGGGCCGGAGTACAACTTCGACCTGTACCGGGCGCACGGTCTCGACAGCTTGTACTTCGTCGACCCGCGCCAGGACCCGCAGCCGTGGGAGCTGAAGGACGGGGCGCTGGACCTGGGTCTCGACAAGGAGCGCATGACCGAGCTGCGGGACCTGTTCACGTACCTGCTCGACAACTGGGGCAGGCCGTGGGCCCGCGAGTCCCACCCGGAAGAGGAGAAGTAAGTGGCCAAGCTGATCGAGATCCCCAACGTCACCTGCGGGAACGGCCTGCACATGCAGGCGCCCGCCCCGGAGCCGGTGTTCCACTTCACGCAGAACGACGGCTTCCACGGGATCATCTACCTGGACGCCGTGAAGGCGTGGGCGCGGGCCATGCGGGAGGACGGGGTGCCCCTGCGGGAGATGGCCCACGACCTGTACGTGCTGCTGCCGGGCAGCCGGGAGCTGATCCGCTGCACGCTGGTCGTGGCGGACGGCGAGAACGGCCCGGAGATGGAAGTCGAGGCTCTGCGGCCGACGGTCCTGGAGTCCAACACCCTGTTCACCTGCCCCATCTGAGCCGGTCGGCTTCTCGGGGACACGGGCTTCGGTCCGTGCCCCCGGGTGGACTATCGGAAAGGACAAGAAACGCGATGAAGTACAGGTTCTGGATCTACCGGGACGTGGCTCCCCCGTACGCACTGGCGGGCAACCCGAACGCCCCGAAGCCCAGCGATCCACTTCCCGTCGGCCTGGCTCACCCGGGCCGGGAGGTGGAGGGGATCACGCCTGCCGTCGACCAGATCATGGAGGTCTTCGAGCAGCACGGTGTGGACGACGAGAGCGAGAAGGCCATTATCCGGGGGAAGGCCACGGAGGCACTGCTGCGGGGTTCCTACCGCACGGCTCTGCCCACGCCCGGCCGCTGGCTGCTGGCCGAGAAGGTCGTTCCGGGCCGCACGCACCCGGTTACCGGAGAGGTGAGCGAATGAGGTACGGACTGACCGTGAACAACGGCCGCGTGATGGCGGCCGACCGGGCGGAGACCAAGGCAATGATCATCGGCGTGCTGCTGGCCGCCGGGTTCAGTGAGCCGGTTTCCGTACAGGTCAAGGCCGACGAGGTGCTGGACCGGGCCGACAAGCTGCCTTCGGACGAGGTGCAAGGCGTGAAGCTGGCCAGCCTCGGCGAGCTGCTGGTCTGGCGGGAGCGCGGCCGGGAGGTTTCGGGCCGCTTCTACTACGTGAAGGCCGGGGACATCGGGGCCGCCTTCCGGACCGATGCCGAGGCGCCGCTGGTGTCGCACCTGATGGGCCTCCTGATGGGCAGCGAAGGGATCGGTCTGGAGCGGGCGGCGGCGCTCTCCGAGGGCGTGGCGCACTGCCTCTCCGAGGGTGGCAGCTACCCGAACCGGGTCATCACCGAGCTGAAGAACGGCTCGGACCTGCGGGCCTGGTGGGAGGACGAAGCGTGAGCTGGATGATGGCTGTCGGGTCGGGCCATGGCCCCGTGGGGCCCGTCCGGGAGGCGCAGGAGCTGAGGAACTGCGTGCTGGCCGCCCTACTGGTGGCCGGTGTCGACGAGGAAGACGCCGAGTGGGAGAGTTCGCACGCCCCGGAAGCGGCAGCCGGGGGTGAGGCCGTCTGGACGTACGCCCTCCCTGACGGAAGGAAGATCGTGGTCTGGAAGGAGAGCGGGACGTGACCCACAACTGGAGCTGGACCATCCGGGTCAAGCAGGGCGATCCGGGATACCGGGTGCACAGCATCGAGGCCCTGATGGCGGCCGTGGCTGGCGCCCTGATGGCGGAGGGTACCGACTCCCGGATGGCCGACACGTTCGCGCGGTCGGTCCGGGAGCGGGCGCTGGAACAGTGCGAGCAGCGTCGCATGAACCACTCGACGCCGCCGCTGGAGTACCAGCAGATCCTCACCGTCACGAAGGCGCTTCACGTCACCTCGGACGACCTCCCGGAGGACTCGGACCGGTACTGCGAGGGCCGGACCGAGTCCGGGAGCCGCTGCCCGAGACACCTCAACCACCTCGGGGAGTGCCGATGAGGTGGGGCGACGACGCCGACGGCGAGCCGGGCCGGGACACGAGCTAGATCAACGTCAGGCCGGGCGTGGCCATCGAGATCGAGTACAGCTCGACCGAGTACGAGATGGCCCGGCCGGAGGATGAGGTCGACGGGAAGCTGACCGGCCGGATCCGGATCACCCGGGAGAAGATCTTCGACGCCGACTTCCTGATCGACTCCCTGACGGGGGAAGAGAAGGACTGATCCGGCCAGACCTGACCGGATACCGAGGGGCCCGCTTGACGGCGGGCCCCTTCGCTGTACGATGGCCTAGGTCAAGGAAAGGGAGAAGCGTGAAGGCCAGTGAATTCCCGGATGCGCTCCGGGAGTTGAAGATCGAAGGCGCCACCGTGGGACCCGTGGTGAACAGGGACGGCGAGCCCGCACCGGCAGGGTCCGGTGTGCAGCACGGCTTCCTGGTGACGGGCCAGCACGGCGCACGTATCGCCTGGCAAGTGGCCACACAGGAGGACGGATTGCTGGCCGGTACGGGCCCTTCTGTGGCCTATCCGTCGAGTGTTCCCGTCGCTCCCGACCGGCTCGTCTGCGCCGACGTGGAGGCGTCCATCGCCCACTGGGTCGGCAAGAACCTGGGCGAGCACATCAGCGAGATGGTCAGGTACAGCGAGACCCGAGACCGGGGCATTCGCTACGGCCTGCGCATCGACCTGTACAGCGGGGGCCGGGTGTTCATTCAGGCCCTGTGGATTCTGGAGCCCGGCGAGGAACCGAACCGGGACAACAAGTACCGCATGCGCGACGCGGTCTGACGGAGGAGAAGACGGGTGAGCAAGGGCATCAGGGTGCACACGGGCGTGGCACACAAGGACACGCCGAGGGAGCGACCGTCCGCATGGATCGAGGTGTCGGTTCCGCTTCAGCTCGAAAGCTGGGAGCTGGCCGACGGCCTGGGTGAGCGCTTCCTGCGCAACGAGAGCGGACTGGAGGACGGCGAGCGCCCGTCCGGTCTGCCGGAGTCCATGACTCAGCAGGAGATTGTCCGGGTCTACAAGGACGAGCTGCTGTACTGGGGGACGAATCTCGGAACCTGGTCGGAAGACCTCAGCCCCGAGGCCACGAAGGAGACCACCGGCTGGCTCATGGACATCGTCCTGGCCGCCTTCCCGGAGATGAAGGGGTACGACCGGTGAGCGCCCCGTCCGCAGCGGCCGTGAGCCGCTTCCTGGGGGAGCGCTTCAACCGATCCGAGCGCGTGGGACGGGGGCCCACCGGCGTCACGGCCGGATTCACAGTGCGCCGGGCCCTCGGTGAGGGGCTGCGGCCGACGGACTGGGTGGTCGTTGAGTTCGAGCCCGGCTACCACACCATGGCCCGGTTCGGGTTCGGGACGAACGCCGAGGGCCTGCTGAAGTACACGCAGAAGGTGCTCACGGATTACGAGCGGAACCTGAAGATCAGGTACGACGTCGCCCGCAACGACGAGGACGGCGAGGACCAGTGGAACTGCCTGCTGGTACGGACAAAGACGGAACAGGAGAAGGACTGATGGCGCAGACCCACATCGGCCGACTGGCCACCGAGTTGAAGCAGGCAGCCGCCACGCTGGAGCAGTTCGAGGACTTCCGCTCCCCCGTCAACCAGGAGGTCGTCTCGGCCGTCTGGTTCGCCGCCGGTCAGCACGACCAGCACGTGAGGGTCGCGGTCCGCGAGGAGCACGGGACCTTCTACCGGGGCCGGATCACCGAGGTCGGCACCAAGGGCGGCTGGGAGGTGCTGGCCGACGACGGCGAGCTGGTTCCCAACGTGACGGCCGACATGTTCGTCTCGCTCATGCTGGTGCAGCGGCCGTGAACAACGAGAGGATGCCCGAGAGGGACCCCACCGATCGAAGCAAGCCGCCGAGGAGGCGCGAGATGGGTAACAGCGACGACACCGAGCACAGCCGCCCACTGGAGAAGCGGAAGGACGGATCCAAGCCGCACCCGCAGTCGTGAACTCCGCCGACAAGGCAAGGGAGTTCGAGGAGCTGTGGCGAGGATCCGTCGCCCGAGCTGGGCGAAGACCGGACTGGAACGACCTGAGCCTGATCGAGCAGCAGGTGATGTCGTCGGAGTTCCGGACCGAGATGAACCGATACGGGGACGAAGATCCCACCGCCGTGAACCGGATGGCGACCGGGCTGTACGGCTCGCCGACGAGTTCGAAGCGTCCTGGCTGACCTCCTGGCTGAACGCCGGGAGCCGCACGACCACCCTCTCCGGCCGCCTGGCGGCCCGCTGGGGTGACGACTACCGCAACGCACGAGATCGGGAACAAGGAGAAGATCACGATGGGTGCACGCATCATCACCCCGCTCAAGGGGATCACGAAGACCTCGGCGTGGCCGTACGCGGAGATGCCGCAGAGCAAGAAGCCGCGCGCCCGTAAGGGCGGCTGGATCCTGGCGATGTCGATCGAGCCGGAGCTGAGCGGCCTGGTCACGTTCTACCCGGAGGGGACGGAGTTCCCCGTCCCGATGGAGGACCGCACCAGCAAGCGCCAGATCCTGCACATCGACAACGGTTCGATCTGGGGCAAGAAGATCACCACCCGCCCCTTCTACCAGGTCGACGACAAGGACCAGTGCGAGCGGTTCGCGACCACGTTCTGCTCACTCGGCTACACCACGAACGAGAAGCTGCTGCCGCACCAGGGCGGCGCCTTCTGGGGCTTCAACTGGGCCTCGCTCACCGTCGCCACGGTGCACATCGCCTCCCAGGTCGCCGACCACTTCTTCAACGACCGGTACAACGAGGCGTGGGCCGTCGGCAAGGCGTTCGGCGACCAGATCCACGCCGCCGAGAACGCCTACTGGCAGGCGCAGGGGAAGTGAGCGCCAACGAGGAAGCAACTCTCCCGGACGGCACGGTGATCGGCTACCTGGAACCCTGGCTGGCCAATCCCGGAGTGTTCAACGGATGGGTGAGCGACGAACCGGGAGTTCACTCCATCGCGGCCGAGGGGGTGAGTCGCGACCGGGCGGAACTGGAGATCGTCCGGCTGTTCCTGGTGCGCGAGATCAAGGTTCAGGAGGGCGCCGACCAGTCCAGCCCGGACGGCGTGGAGCGCAACCGCCTGATCCGGGAGGGCTTCAGCAGGCAGAAGGCCCTCACGTCCAAGATCCTCCAAGAGGAAGGCGGGACGGCCTGATGGTGATGGTCAGCGATCCCGGCACGGTGCAGCTCCCGTCCTCGGGGGTGAACGTCGGCCGGGTCGAGCAGTGGGACGGCGACCGCACCACCTGGGACGGCTGGGCCGACATCCCGGACGCCGCGACCGAGGAGCTGGTCTGCAACGGCGGCTCCCGGAACTGGTGCCGGTACATGGTGGTCAAGCGGTACCAGGAGCACCTGATCGGCGAGCTGGCCGGGGCTACGTACTGGATCGAGAGCCCGAAGAATGATCGGGACCTCACCGAGAAGGCCCGGATGATCAGCGAGTGCTTCGACGTGATGCGCAACGCACTGAACGAGCACTACCAGGAGATCCGCAGGGAGCAGGCCCGGGTTCGCCGGGAGCTGCGCCAGAGCTGAACGGTTTCGGCTCGGCGGTGCACGGGCTTCGGTCCGTGCACCTGCCGTACTGCCGCCGGGCAGGACATCGGAAGGGGAAGAGATGCGAGCGTACTTCGAGACGGCCAGCGGCGAGACGATCCCACTGCCGGACCCGATGAGCCCCGAGCAGTCGGCCATCGTGTACCTCACGGGAGGAACCGGCATCCGCCGGATCGACGACGAGACGATCGACGAGTTCGTGCGCCGGGCCGACCTGTACGACACGTACATCGGCGGGATCAACCTGCGGGACATCGAGACTGGCGAGAAGGTTCCGGTCACCCGGCAGATCATCACCGAGGCGATGGCCGGTCACCCGGCGCTCTGGACGAACGCGGGACTCGTCACCCCGGAGGCATTCGACCGCATGATCCGCGTCGCCAAGGCGGCGCTGTAAACCGGAGGGGAGAAGAACGATGAGCGAGCCCGTGAACAAGGACGGCTGGGGCAAGACGACGATCATGACGCCGGGGTCTTTCGCCGACCCGCGCGAGATGAACGCGGTGATGCGCGAGCTGTTCTGCCACGACAGCATTCTGGAGTACCAGCGCAGGGTCGTCGAGGCGGCCATGAGGGACGCCGTGGCGGCCTGGCGCAGGGCGATGGCCAAGAAGGGCCTGAGCGCCGACAGCGACGCCGGTAAGGCGATCCTGGAGATGGTGAACGCGGTACTCGACAGCTTCGACCCGGAGAGCAGCGAGTGGGACGGCTTCTTCCCGCCGGTCATGCTCTGCACCGAGCACGACAGCCCCGTGAAGACGAAGTACGGCAAGGGCATCGTCTTCACCGCCTGCCCCGGCGTCCCGTGGTGCAAGGCGCACGAAGGGGTGCGGGTCCAGTGAGGCAGCCGATCGTCGCCGACCAGCGGGATTTCGAGCGCTGGCTGATCGACGAGGTCGCCGTCCACGCCGACATGTGCAAGCGCATCAAGGACGGGACGAGCCAGCAGACCGGCATCGGGGCCCGGATGACGGAGTGGCACTTCACGTCCCTGCTGATGGTCCTCGGGCGGTACACCGACCGGGACCAGCGACTTCTGGAACCGGTCGCCACGGACCGGAAGGCACTGCTGGAGGTCATCCGTACCGGGCCGTCCCTGATGGCGGAGTGCGAGCGGCAGACGGAAGAGATGTACCAGCGACTCGAAAGGGAGGGGAAGGGGTGAGCTACGGATGCCGGGGCTGTGACGGAACATGCTGCACGGGTGTCGGGAGTGACCCCTGCACCTGCCCACCCCCGCCCGACCGGGACGACGAGGAGCAGGCTCCGCTCTATCCGCGCCGAGCGCCGGGGGCGCACGGCAAGCACTGCACCTGGCCGGAGTGTGACGGCTCGTGCCTGATTACGGTGACCGTCGAATGGCGGGCGCTGGAGGCGTTCTACGAGGCGGCCCGGTGGGGCCGGGCGATGAAGCCCGGCACGGCGGGCGAGCGGACCGGCCTGGAGCTGATGCAGCAGATCATCGAGCAGGGCAAGAGGGGTGCGGCACGTGGCTGAGGTGATCCGGGCGTTCGCCGGGATCGTGGCGCTGGTCGCCATGAAGAAGACCGAGATGGACCGCCGGAAGGCGGCTGGAAAGGGGAAGCGGACATGACCGCCCAGGACGAGAAGCTGGACATGAAGAAGATCCACCTGCTGGCGGCAGCCAAGGAGCTGGCCGACCTGCTCTACCGGTGGAACGTGGTCGACGAGTACGACCTGTGCATCCAGGACAGCCGCAACGGCGGCACCCCCTACCACCACGTGAACGAGGCGCTGGTGGCCGTGCTGAAGAAGCTCGGCACCGAGAACAAGGACGGCTTCTACGAGGGCGTCACCTCGGGCATGGACGTCCAGGAGGCACTGGACAACGCCATCGCCTACGAGCACCGCTACGACGAGATCTGACCGGAAGACACACGGAGAGGGAGAAGAAGGACATGAGCGAGATCAGCAAGTACGAGGGCAGTGGTTCCGGCGCGGAGCTGAGCAAGCGGGACGGTCTGCCGGACCAGTCGTTCTCCGGGCGGGGGCAGCACTCCGGCCCGGTCCTGCTGGACATCGAGGGCGACTCGATCCACGGCACGGTGACGGTGGACGACGTCGACTTCGCCTCGGTCCGGGTCTACACCCGGTCCACGGTGCAGTCGGTGATCGACGCCGTCCGCAAGACGAAGATCTACCTGTCCGGCAGCACCCTGACGGTGAAGGTGCCGAGGTTCCAGGTTCCCCCGACGGTGATCCAGGGCGGCAACAGCCGGATGGTCTTCTCCGGGAACGTCTCCTTCGTGTCGGTCGGCAGGGGAGCTACGGTGATCGGCGGCTCCGGCTCCGGGGAGGACATGGTCCGGGTCGAGGTCACGCTGCCCCGGCACTCCGGCGTCCGGGCCGACCTGGGTTCCGGGATGCTCGACGTGCACGGCGACCTCGTCGGGATCGACGGCGACCTGTCCTCCGGATCGATCGCGGTTCACGGTTCGGTCGGCAAGGCCCGCGCCGAGCTGTCCTCCGGTTCGTTCCAGATCGGCCGGGTGACCGAGGGGATCGAGGCCACGGCGTCCTCGGGCAGCCTGAACGTGGGCGAGTACACCGGCTCCCACGCCAAGCTGCGGATCTCCTCCGGCAGCATGAACCTGAACGTCGGCCGGGCCGCCAGTGGCACCATCGACGTCCGGGTATCCTCCGGCTCCGCCAACATCGGCGGAACCCGAGGGCGCGGCGACCTGGACATCAGGACAAAGAAGTCCTCCGGCAGCATCAACCTCTACTGACATGCTGACGGCCGAACTCGTCCACGGGACAGGGCACTTCAGCTACGCTGATGCCGAGCACCTGGCGGATCTGTGGAACCGGGCCTACCCGGCGATGCGACAGATCTCCACCGGCTACATCGAAGGCATGCGCAAGTACATCGAGCAGGAGGGCTGGGTCATCGACCCCGCCCACCGGCACGCCGAAGTGCTTCAGGCGTACGCCACACCGGAGAAGAAGGCCCACCGCAAGCTGAAGCTGGCGGAAGACCTCCGCCGGGACCTCGGGCAGCTCGACCGTGGGACGCACAAGCCGTGCACCCGCAGCCCGGGATGCTTCTCGGTGACGGCCGCCTACATGGCGGTCAGGAACCTGATCAGCCTCAGCTCCCTCAACAGCGAGGGACTGGCTTCGGTCTACCGGCTGGCCGCCGAGCTGGCCGAGGCCGAGGAGCGGGTCAACGAAGCCCGCAAGGAATGGCACCGGAAGAACGCGACGGCCTGACGGCCGGACGGAAACGGAGAAAAGACATGCGCAGGATCCTGTTCAAGGGCGTCGAGGGCGTCGAGCGTACGGCGTGGGTGCAGCACGGCTTCACGGTTCAGCGGGCACTGGAGGCCCGGGGGTACAGCGTCACCTCCGAGGACGGCTACAACCCGTGGGCCGAGAACGACACGCTCGTCTCGGCGGCCGGTACGACCGAGAAGGGCGGCTCGGCGTACCACCTCTTCATGACGGCCGACAAGGAGACGCTGGACCTCGTCTGGTCCGCGATCGAGATGTCCCACCCTGACGCCTCCTGCAAGTGGGAGGCGCTGGACCGCCCCGCCTGAACCACCCGGCTCAACCTGAACCGAACGAATCGAAGAGGAGAAGAACCCATCATGCAGCTTCCCAGCCGCGCCGAAGTCCGCAGCCAGATCAGCTCGAAGTTCCCGGGCCTGCCCGAGAGCAGCCTGGGCTGGGTGTCGGGCATGCTCTCCGACAAGATCGAGGCCGACGTCGAGACCGCCGACGCCGAGTTCCACCGCGAGATGGAGCGTGCCATCCGAGCCGGTGAGGAGCCCGCGATCGGCGTGGCGCTCGCCGCGCTCAAAGCGGTCTGACCCACGGGTCACAGTGAAGGGGCTCCGGTTGCGACCGGGGCCCCTTCTGCGTATCGTCTTTGACCTAGGCCATTCGGATGGGAGAGACGTGAGCGAGAACGAATTCGAAGCCCTGGCCGATGAGTTACGGGCTTCCTGGGACGGCGACCGGGCCCGCTGGGACGATCTCCGCGAGGAGCTGACGGAGAAGCTGCTCTGCCTGCGCTGGGACGGCGACCACCGTCTCCTCCTGGAGCAGCACACCAGCAAGCAGGCGGCACTGATCGCCACCACGTACGGCCGCAGGCAGGACGATCGGATCCGGTACGCCGTGATCCTGGAGCGAAGCCTGGCATCCGGCCGCATGGAGACGAAGAGGATGGAGCCCTCGTGAACCACCCCGACAACGCAGCCATCGACGTACCGGCTCAGGACGGAACGCTGCTGCACATCACCCTTCACCGGGAGTCCGACACCGGACGGTTCACGTACTCCAGCATGGTGGACGTCCAGCGGCACACGACGCACGGACTCCGCCCGGTGGCCTCATACCGGATGGGTCCGCTCGTACGGGCACCCCGGAACAAGAGCTTCGAGCTGCACGACAACGACCCGGATCTGGCGATCGAGGGTCACTGGATGATCGTGATCGGTGACTGGATGGAGATGCTGAGCGAGGCCAGCGTCGACACGTGGAAGGTGGGCATCTGATGGCGCATATCCGGATCGAGTTCGAGGGCGGCGAAACGTACCAGACCGGCGGCCCGCCGGAGCACCTGGGAGTCGAGCTGGGGTACGCCAACCTGGAGGGCTACCAGTTCGGTGAGAACGGCATGATCGTGCTGGACTTCGGCAACAGCCGCTTCCGCAAGATCCCCGCCCGCCGCCTGCTGCGTGTCACGGAGGGCTGACATGCCGCTGATCTGGACACAGGGGAACCTGCTGGAGTCGCGGGCACAGGGTCTGGTCAACCCGGTCAACTGTGTCGGGGTGCCGGGCGCCGGGCTGGCCCGGCAGTTCCGGGACCGCTGGCCCGTGCAGGTCGACGAGTATGTGACCTTCTGCCGGGAGGGCCGGATGAAGCCCGGCCTGGTGCACGATGCCGTCCTGCCGGACGGCCGACGGATTCTGAGCATCGCCACCAAGCGGCACTGGCGGGACAACTCTCGGATCGAGGACGTGGATCTCGGACTCTCGGGTCTGGCCACATACCTGGACGCCACGGGCCTGATCTCGGTCGCTCTTCCGGCGCTCGGGTGTGGACTCGGCGGCCTCCCGAAGGCGCTGGTGGCGAGCCGGGTGAAGTTCTGGCTGGCCGACAACTTCTCCGTGATCTACGTCTACGGACTCGACGAACCGGGAGCTGCGCAGTGAAGAGGAAATCGTCCGGACCCCCTCCGATGGAGGACGGGGACTACCTTCTCGCCTCCGTGGTGGACGACGAGGACACGGGGAATCCCGGAGCGATGCTGGACGTCTCGCAGTTCACGGTTGCGGGACGCCGCCTGTTCTCCGTCGACCGTCTTCTCCACTTCGACGAGTTCGACGGAGTGCTGGGCGAGATGGGATACCGGCGCACGGAGCCGTGGGGAACTCGCAGCGGGATCCGCTCGGCGCGCGTCGAGAGGCAGTGACCATGCCCCAGGAATTCATCCGGGTCACGGTCGTCATGAAGTTTCCGGTCGACCCCGACCTGTACCCCGAGAGCACCACGCCCGCTGAGCGGGCCGAGGTGGAGCGCGAGAACTTCCGGGATCCGAAGATCCTGATGGAGACGGCCGAGCAGTACGGCGTCGAATCCGTCAGTGTCGGGACCTTCATCATCACGTAGCGGAAAGAGGAGAAGACATGGCGATGACCCGTGAAGAGGAGACGGCGCTGGCGAAGGAGATGGCCGAGGAGGTGGGCCTGAACCTGCCGTACGCCGCTCAGGTGGGCTTCAAGTACGACGTGAAGGCCGCCCGGCAGAAGGCTGAGGAGCTGCGGGATCTGGCCCGCAAGCGGGAGCAGGAGTCGCGCGACTCGTTCGACCGGTGCGACACCGACGGCGCCCTTTCGCAGTGGGCGAGCGGGATCAACGCCGAGAAGTACCGGATCCAGGCCGACATCGCCGAGAACGGCGGCATGTGGGGCTTCCCGGCCCTCTTCGACCTGGAGGGCAACCTGATCCCGGCGCGGGAGGTGTACGGCCAGTACGGGGCCTTCTGGTCCCTGCTGGACGCCGACGGAAACCGCACGGACGAGACCTTCAGCGAGTCGAAGGCCCAAAACGACAAGGTCAAGATCCGTAACGACGCGAAGAAGGGCGTCTACGTCGGCTGGGTACTGGCCCCGGCCCGGGTCGTGACGCGCGGGCAGTCCGTCACCTCGGTCGCCTGCCACATCGACCGCAACGACGGCGGCTGGGACCCGGATGTGCTGGTGGTCGACAACGGAAAGGGCGAACAGGAGTGAAGCTGGTCAGCGACACGCCCCGCATGGAACTGCTGCGGATCGAACTGACCACCGGCCAGTGCCCGCCGCAGTCCTGCCTGGAGTGGGACGAGTTCCTGCACCTGTATGCCCTGCTGCGGCGGCTCCCCGGAGCCGCCCCGGCGGTGCGGTCGGAGGTGCTGACGAAGCTGCTCGGCCGGGGCTTCGAGCACCGGTACGCCACGAACTTGATGAGCCTGGCCACGGCGGGAGTTCAGCCGCTGGCGATGCTGGTCCGGCAGGCGGCGCTCCATCAGGAGATCCGGCCGCTCAGGGAAGAGGAGAAGGTGGGCAAGTGAGTGACGATCCCGACAGCAAGAACCCGGACTTTTGGCCGGGCCGGGACATCCAGGCGGCCGTCCAGCGCATGCAGCTCTGGCTGAAGCAGTACCCGGACGACGTGAGCGTGGCGAGCCAGATCGGCAGTTCGCAGGAGTTCGTCTCCCCCGGCTGGCCGTACCGGATGTACGCCGTGGACCGCCGGGACCTGGAAGCCGTACTGAAGGTCATGCAGAACCTGCCGAACTTCCAGATCTACACGGCAGACGCCTCTACGGTGTGCGAGGCGTGCGACACGAACATCACCTGGGGAGACCAGGATCCCCGCCTGCACGCACTGGTCGAGGCGGCGGCTGCGCACGTCTGCGACCCGGCGAAGAAGGCGGCGGTCGACGCCAGGACATGAGGTGCTTCGGTGGGGTCCGGCTGCGGCCGGGCCTTCGCCGTGGGACCTCACGGAACTGGAGGAGAAATGCACCACACCGAGATCAACCACGAGGCCAAGGTGACGGATACCCTGGCCGACCTGGACGAGGACGACCGGTACGGATACCGGCCGGTCCTGATGGAGAGCTTCGTCATGGTCGACGGCACCGATGTTCTGGTTCCGGCGGAGGACTCGCCGGAGGGGATGATCGTGGCCCTCACCGAAACGCAGGCGGTTCAGGCCCTGCTGTGCCTGGCCGAGCAGATCGGCGACATCGTGGCCGTGAAGCTCATCCAGGAGCAGATGGCAAAGCCCAAGTAGCCAGGGCGAGTTCGATCAGATAGTGTGGCCTAGGTCAGGGAAGGAGGGAAGACATGGCAGAAGAGATGCCCCGGCGCGAGCCGGGCAAGGCCCTCAAGGAAGCGCGCGAGCGCGAGGAGGGCCAGCAGCGCTGATCACCGAGGGGCGCCCACGGGCGCCCCTTCTGGCGTCACAGGAACCGGAACAGGAGAAGGATTCATGGAGTTCCCCGAGAAGTTCAGCACCGCTGCGGCCGACACCGACTACTCCCGCTACCCACAGCTCCAAGCTCTGAGCAAGTACGACATCCTCGCCACGGCCGAAGCTCTGCGGCTGACCGCCATCCAGCTCGGCACCCACGTGCACGGCTGGACCATGCTCCGGGACCTGACCCTGGACGAGCCGACCGTGATCACGGCCCTGCTGGCACAGAAGCAGCGCTGGGACGACGAAGGTCACCTGGTCTCCACCGAGTTCGAGGAGTACTGGGACGCCACCGACACCCATAACTTCCCCTCCTCGCTGCTGGAGGAGATGAAGAAGCACCTGGTCCGTCAGTTCCTGGAGAGCGAGAAGGCGGAGCACGTCGCGGTCGACAACCCGTACGGCATCTGGCTGTTCGACAAGGCCGTCCTGGAAGGGATCTTCCGGTGATCGACCTCTTCGACAACCTGCCGATCGGGCCGAGGCTCGAAATGTTCCCCGACATCTGGGGCGCCTTCGCGGTCGTCACCGTCCGGCCCCGCCCTGACGGCGGCCGGAAGCCGGAGATGCCCCTGCTGTCCCGGGGCCACATCCTCCTGGACTCCCGAGGGGAGGTCTGGACCGTGCTTGAGGCCGCCGTCCTGACCGAGGTGGACAAGGGGAGCGGGGACGAGCTGCCGTACCGTTACGCGTACGAGTACGTGGTCGTGAACGGCAAGCGCCAGCTCGACTGAACCACCCTGGAGGGGCGGCCCTGGATCGGGGCTGCCCCTCTTCGCGTTTCTGGCCTGACCTAGGCCGCCTGATGGTAGACTCCCGTGCACGGAAGGAGAGGAAATGGCAAACGACTTGGTGAAATTCCCGGAGGCCGGGGACCTCTGGGAGGAGGTCGACGGGCCCGGTATGTACGTGCTGGCGGTCCTTCCCCGGAGTTCCGAGCCTGACGAGTGTGCCGTGGGTGCCGCCATCCTGATGCTCCGCCCGAAGGGGCGCCTGCTCACCCCCATGGACCTGCTGTGGCCGACGGAGGAGAGCCGGGACTATGACGCCCGGCTTCTGGAAGGGGCGGCTCAGCTCTTCGAGGAGAAGGGTGAACGGCTCAAGGCTACAGCGATCCGAGCCCAGGTTCCCGTTACCGATCTGTCGATCGAGGTCGTCCAGGCCACTCACATGGGCTCGACGGCGCGCACGCTGCGCAGCACGAAGACCGGCGAGTACTGGCAGGCCGACTGGAAGGACTTGACTCCTTCCGGGATCCTGCACCTGCACCAGATCCACACCTGCTTCGTACGACCGTCCGTACTGATCACGTTTCTGGGGGACGAGGACCGATGAAGCTGTTCGGCAAGGAGGTTCCCGGCCCGAAGCCTCGCCTGTCCGGTGAGACGCAGCCGGTGTATAGCGCCGGGGCCAAGAACGCCTTCGTGACCGTGCTCCAGCGGGCGCTCGACGTACAGATTCCCGGACGCCTGGGAACCAGTTACACCGACCCGGCGACCGAGCTGGAGAACGCCGTCCAGATCGCGTCGTCGCACTGCAACGACGAACTCCTCTCCCGGATGAACGACTTCCGGGACGCCGTCCTCGACGCCTCCCGGGGTGAGGGCGGCGAGCAGGAGGTCAACAGGGCCCGGGAGGTCTTCACCAAGGGATGCCGGGAAGCTCTCGGCAACGACAAGTAGCACCGGAGAGGGAGAAGAGCAGTGCGACTCATGCACCAGCACGACCTGGGCGGTCCCGGACGGGTGATCGTCGTGGCGGGAGACCTTCCCGTCACCATCACGGTCGACGAGCAGGCCGAGTACCGCTCGGTGGACATCATGGCCGACCGTGGACTGGCCGCCTGGGCGGGACCCATCGGCCCGGGAGGAGTCTCCTTCGGTGTCGAGGTCGGCAGGCCCACCCTGATCAACACGCTGCGCGACAAGCTGGGCCTGCGCATGGGATCTCACGTCTCGGGCGGCGGCACGGTCGTGTCAGCCAGCCGGGGATCGATCGCTGCGGGAGGGAGCATCGTCAACTGCGCCACCGGTCGGGGTGCGGAGGTGACGGTGGACGGTCAGGAGCAGAGGCTGCCGGAGATCGGTGTGCACCTGACGGCACCGCGCTTCTGCACCTTCGAGATTCGTTCACACGGTGGCATCGCCGTACTCCACGACGGCATCGAGCTGACCGTTCAGGCGGCCGAGGAGCGGGGCCTGCTGGCGGTGGCCCGGTGATCTCGGCGGTCGGCGACTTCCTGGTGGAGCGCTTCCCGGGTGTGGGCCCTAACCGTAGGGTCGCGCGGATCGTCAGCGACCAGCCGGAGGAGGGGCGCCTGCGGGTATCCCGCACCGTTCAGGCGGGCGGGCAGCGCTACACCGTCGCCTTCCACTTCCCGCCGGGCATCCGGCAGGGCCGGGCCATCGCCTGGCCGAAGGGGAGGGAAAGCTGATGGGGCTGCGACAGGAAGCGGAAGCGCTGTTCTTCGGAACCGGAATCCAGGAGCTGTACCCACACTGGCAGTCGGAGTACTCGCCAGGTCCACAGTTTCACCGGCACGGCGACTGGCCGCCCGGCGAGGCTCCTGACGCGTGGGCCTACAAGATCCGGATCACCGACCCGCTGAACTCGGAGCGGCTGATGGACCGGATCATCACGTACTCGATCCTCTACAGCGCCGCCGAGCTGATTACCGAGGAAAAGGTCGACACCGAGAAGCCGTTCCATCCGGTCGACGCCGAGACCGACCGAGCCTGCTCGATGTGGGTGTTCAGCGACGAACTCGGCACGTTCGACCCTCACACCCTGGACCAAGTTCTTCAGGTCGCCGTGTTCGGCGGCGTGCTGCATCCCCACTTCGAGCCCCGCAACCGGGGCTGACGGAAAGCGAGAAGAGACGTGAAGCACGAGTTCGCCATCGACTACGCCGGGCTGACCCCGCAGCAGAAGATCGTGATCCTGGAGGAGATGGGATTCAAGGAGATCCCGCCCGCCGAGCACGGGACGAACTGCCTGTCCCGGCAGGGCAGTGGGATGATCTGCGACTGCCTCATGGGCGTGACCACCTGGGGTGCTCCGCTCGATGTGAAGAAGTACCTGGGCGAGACGCACGAGGAGCGCGCCGAGTTCGCGGCCCGGCGTCAGCTCTACCTGAACGAGGGGGAGGGTGAGAGCCCCGGATCCTGGGCGGTTCACCTGGAGAAGAATGCCCCCCGCTACCGGCACTGAAGGAGAAGCCGTGACCGACATCCAGGACATCTACACGGGCCGTCCGATCAGGAACGACCTGCTGGACAACGGCCATGCGCCGAAGTGCACCTGGGCCCCCGAGCAGGGGACGCTGTTCCCCAAGGGGATGCTCCCCAGCGGCTGGCCGGGCGACCGGCAGGGGCATGAAGCGGCGCACGCCCTGTCGGCCCTGCTCGGGTCCGAGGGCATCCGGACCGACATCGTGTTCTACCCGAACGGGCAGGTCGACCTGTACTGCCCCGGCGGGAAGCTGGAGTTGTCCATGAGCGAGGCCATGAAGCTGGCCCGCCTGCTGGACAGGGAGAAGCCGGACCGGCGTCCGGTCTGACGGAGAGGAAGAAGCATGGCGAAGATCGACGTGAACGAAGTCCAGGGCCTGTTCCGGGTCGGTCTGGCCACGGACCAGAAGGGCAACGAGGTCTACGTACTGGAGATCCTGGGGATCCCGGTCCTGTATGCCGACGCCCACGACTTCGAGGCCGGTCACCAGGACACCGAGGACTGGCAGGAGACCTTCGAGACGCGCCTGGCCCGGATGCTGGCCAAGGTGCTGACGGAGGGCTACGACCACGACTTCGTGAAGTGGCGCACCGAGTCCCCGACCGGCCGCGAGGTCTACCGCCTCGGCCCCTTCGGGAGGGACTGATGGACGCGATCCGGATCGGGAAGACCGAGGAGTCCGGCTACCCGCTGATCGTCGTTGAGCTGTTCGGCGTTCCGCTGGCCAGCTCGACGCACAAGGTCGCTGAGTACGACGAGGACCCGGAGGGGTTCACGAAGTGGTGGCGGGAGTACTTCGCCCGCCAGATCGTCAGCATGCTGGCGGAGAACCTGCACCAGGAGCGACGGGTCACCGGCTGGCTGATGGCCACCCGGCTGTCGCCGGTCCCGCCGAGTCTGCCGGAAGCGCAGTGATCCCGGACCTGTTCGACGTCGGGATCGTCGAGCTGCCGAACGGGAACCGGCTGGCGGTCGTGGAGTTCCTGGGTCACCCCATCGCCGAGGGTCCGGCCGAGGCCCTTGAAGGAGAGGGGGCGGCAGAGGAGCTGAAGGAGGGCTTCTCCGCCGCCCTGGCGGCCACCCTGTCCCTCGTGATGGGCAGCCAGGAGTTCGGCCGCTACGCACCGCAGGGCTGGACGTACGAACATCCGATGGCCCCTCCGCTGGAGGGGCTTCCGAAAGGAGAAGAGGGATGAAGGGCATGGACGGTCTGATCACCACGGCGGTGGCCCGGCTGCACGAGGACGAGCTGGAGACGCGACGCCGCTGGGCCGAGCGCATCCGGGAGGAGTTCGGGAAGTACCACGAGCACTCGGCCGACGGTGGCGAGTGCGGCGCCTGCGGGGCGATCCAGGGAGCGAACTGGATGGACCCGGACTACGTCAAGGACGGCCCGCAGGCCGAGCCGTTCGGAACCTGGAAGGACCGGCAGCCGCAGACGTGACCTGACCCAAGGCCGAAACCCCGCAGCCAGTGGGGTCGCAGCATGGAGTGCTGCCTGACGATGGCCGTCAGCGAGAGGAAGGGGAAGCCGTGCGGAAGAGGGATTCCACGGCAGACGAGGTCTACGACTGGGCGGTGAAGCAGGAGCTTCCCGCGCCGGATGCCTTCGCCATGCGGTACTGGGATCTCGCCGGAGCAACGATCCGGCTGGGACTGGCTGCCGCGCTCTGGCGTCGGCAGGTCAAGAACGGCACCACGGGATTCCCGCTGGTGGACGGGGATCGAACGGACTCGTAAGCGGTACGGAATACGAGCGAAGCAGTTCGGAAGGGATGAGGAAGAGGCATGGAAGTCACGGAACCGAAGCGCGGTGACAAGGTCGTCCACCAGGGGCGAATCCGGACGATCGAGGGGTTCGACGAGGACCACGGGACCCACCTCGGGATGGGGACCTGGATCTCGATCAACGAGTACGAGAAGAACAGCGACGATGTGTGGGTTCGCACCGATTCGCCCCGTACGTACCTGATCGGCGAGCACTACGAGAACTACCGGTCCTCCCGTAAGGGAGTCGCGGTGATCCGACCTGCCGTCTACCAGAAGGGCAGCACGGAGAAGGTCATCACCACCTCTCCCTGCTGCACCATGAACGTCCGGCACCTCAACTACGCCGACGTCAGTTCGGACCTGGCCCGGAAGACCGGCGGGTGGAGCGAGACGTGCACGCAGTGCGGCTGGCATTACACGGTCTCCCTCGTGTCCCAGACCAATGACCCCCGCCTCGGCCTGTACGGCGTGCGCTGGGAGTCCAAGGGGTTCTGAATCATGACGAACATGGACAACCTCACGGACCCCACACGCATTCGCGAAGCGGAGCGGCTGGGCGAAAAGCTCCTGCCGGGCATGTCGTTCGAGGACCGCCTGAAGGTAGCCGAAGTCGCCCTGTCGAACTACGGGCGCGTCGCGCAGACCTACCCGGTGGATCACGAGCGGGTCCGCACGGATATCTCACGTGAACTGCGGATGCTGGCCAACGAGGGCGAACGGTGGGCTGGACAGGCACTCCTGGTCTACGTCTGCAAGGTCTGCTTCGACAGCCGGGCCGAGATGTACGAGCCGGTCGGGCACCGTGCGGTGTGCGGGGTGGTCAACATTCATCACGCCGTCCGGGGGCTGATGTACCACCGGGCCTCCAGGGTCCAGTACTACGGCGGATCGTGGGACCTGAATGTGTACTTCTCTCAGTGCGGCCTCACCAACCTGGTCAACGGCAGCAGGGGTTCGGTCCCCTGCCCTGAATGCTTCCGATAGGGGTGAATCGGTATGAACCAGCAAGAAGCGGAGATCTTCGACGTTGACGGCACGCTGTGCAACGTCACCAGCGTCCGGCACTACGTCACCCCTCCGAACCGGGACTTCCACTCCTTCCACATGGCTTCCGCGTTCTGCCCGCCGAACCCGGAGGTGGTCGAGCGAGTGCACGAGGCCAAGGCGAAGGGCCGGGCCGCCATCGTGGTGACCGCCCGCATGGCCAGGTACCGGACCCTCACCCGGAAGTGGCTCCAGAGCTGCGAGATTCCGTTCGACAGCCTCTGGATGCGGGCGAACGACGACTTCCGCAAAGACGCGATCGTGAAGCGGGAGATCCTGGCGAAGATCCGGGCCAACGGGTTCGTCGTGGTGAAGGCGTACGACGACAACCCGGCCGTGACCGTGGTGTGGGAAGACGAGGGGATCGAGACTGTGGTCGTGCCCGGGTGGGACGACCAGTTCACCGGCCTCCTGTTGCCGCAGGACGGCCTCACCGTGGTCCGGGAAACCGGCCACACCGGAGAGGGGAAGCAGTGAGCATCACCATCAAGCCGCTGGGAAAGCGGCCCGACTACTTCGACGGCGAGTTCGAGGCGACCGAGATCCGCCACGAGCCCACTGGGTGGGACACCTGGCCCACGGGCCCCGTCTTCCCCGAGGGACACATCTTCCAGGACAGGAGTGGCAACGCCTACGAGGTGATCGTCCCGCGCACCGTCGAGGAGGAGCCCTCCGGCATGGCCGGTCACGTTCGCTACGTCCACGTGTACACCTGCCGTCCGGCCGACCCGAAGGATGCCGCCTGATGCTCTCGATCACGGATGTACTGACCCTCATGGCGGAAGGCGAGACGCTTCCGCAGGAGAAGTTCCCGCCGCTCACCGACGAGCAGATCGAAGACGTCCAGAACTTCGAACCAGTCCTCCTGAACCGCCTTCTCGACGCAGAAGGCGCCAGCAAGGACCCGGTGGACACCGTCATGGACGGCCTGCGCGAGAAGACGGCACAGCACGGCTGGTACCCGGTGGTCGCAGTTCTCTGCGTGACGTTCTCCCACCGGTACCGCGAGGACATGGTCCCGGCGAACCTCCAGCTCTCCGACGACACGATGGGCCTGCTCGGGATGCTCCCCATCGCCGGTCGCTCGATGAAGGAGGACGAGGGCGCCTGGACGATCCCGCTCGCCATGCTGGCCGGTCTCGGCGAGGAGGGGGCCATGGAGTTCACGGCCTGCGCCGCCATGTGCGCGGCCGTCGGGTTCATCGAGACCGCCCTGGAACAGGAGGCGAGGGCGTGAACGACGAGGACACCTACCTCTGCCCGACCTGCGGCAAGCCGTTCGACAAGGGCGACCGGCTCTTCGACTTCGCCATCGCGGCGCACGAGAAGGATCACACGCCGCAGCGCAACAACCCGGCGAACATGATCCGCTGGAACGAGGACGGCCTGATGTGGTGCTGCATCCTGTGCGGCGCCCCGATCCACATCGGCGAGTACACGGCTCGGCAGATGATCATCGGTCACTGCCGGGTGGTGCACGACTCGGTGACCGGAGGCTCCTCTTCCGCCCCTGTTACGGCCAGGGGCGGCCGGGGATCCAGTGGCTCGCGAGGCTTCGGTGAAGCAGTGGGCGACATCGTCGAGGACGCCGCCGAGGGTATCGGCAAGGTCTTCAAGGCCATCGGCAACGCCGTCGGCGATATCAACCCCTTCGACTAGCCGAGGGACATTCAAGTGGTGGCCGTCTCGACCGTCGTCTTGACGGCCACCACCTCCATCGTGTTCTATGTAGTCACCCACCCGGAAAGGTGAGAGAAAAGTGGCACGAGAAGAGAACCTTTCGACCATCGAGAGGATGCTGGGATTCGAGTTCGTCTCGGACCCCCGCAAGGCCCGGTTCCCGATCCCGGAGACCCCCAAGGAGTACCTGGAGAAGAACCCCGAGCGTCCGTACCCGCACCCCTCCATGAAGATCACCCCGGAGATGGCACGTGACGTGCTGAAGTACCGGGTGATCCGTGTCGAGCGGATGCCGCGCGAGCTGCGCCACCCCGAGGTGACGGCCAACCGCCGCTTCCTCATCACGACGCTCAACGGCACGAAGAAGAGCAAGGGCCTGGTCTCCATCGTCGCCGACGGCGGCTGGGACGACCGGATCTCCACCTCCGTCGTCTTCACGGAGGACGGCTTCCTGCTCGACGGCCAGCACCGGTTCGCCGCGTGCGCCCTGTCGGGGAAGACGATCGAGGTCCCCGTCACCACCAACGGGCAGTGGGGCACGTTCTCCGTGCTCGACACCGGTCGGGGCCGCAACGCCGGTCAGCTCCTCGGCGACATCCCCTACCCGGACCAGTCGGCCGCCGCCGCCAAGCTCATCCTCCCGGTCATCCGGGGCACCGAGCGCACCGAGTGGGCCGTCACCGACGCCAGCAACCAGGAGATCTACGAGCTGGTTCACGGCTGGCCCTTCTTCCACGAGACGTGGGAAGGCTCCGGCTCCTGGATGAAGCACGTGCTCCAGGCGGCGGCCAGCCGGATCCCGCCGAGTGCGCTGGCGGCATCCGTCATGATGGCACTGGCGGCCGGTGCCAACGCCTCGCACGTCCAGGAGTTCCTGAACGGCCTGAAGCCGGGCTACCGCGACGGCTTCCCCCGGATCGGGCCGAAGGGTGAGGACCCGCGTCACCTGCTCCGCCGCCAGTACATGAACAAGGGCAACCGGAAGCCCACCGACAAGGACCGCCGCGACCAGGTCAGCCACGTCCGCAAGGCGATGGACGTCTGGCTGGAGTGGAGGGCCCACGAGGAGGGTGACCCGAAGGCGAAGGTCGTCGAGCTGCTGAAGCTCCAGGCCGCCGCCGAGAACGCCGACCTGCCCGAGGTCTGGCACGCCGATGCCGTTCGCAAGTTCCACAGTGAGAGGGTTTCCTGAACATGGCCGAGATCTGGCTGCGTCCCGAGTTCCAGGGTCGCGAGAAGGAGCTGGAGACCCGGGTCGACTTCGAGCGGCGTACGGGCATCTCCGCCCAGTCCCTGTCCTCCAAGTTCTCCAACTACGCCGACCGGCTGCCGAAGCTGGTCAAGCGCAACGGCAAGCTGAAGTACTTCGTCGCCGCCGAACTCGACGAGTTCGTGGGCTGGATCGAGGCCAACGCGGGCACCCGCTCCGAGGCTGACGTCCGCCGCGCTGAGCTGGCCCGGGTGCAGAACGCGATCGAGGACACCGTGGAGCGCGTCGCCGACCGGCAGCGCGACCTCGACAAGGCGAAGCGCGACCTGGCCAAGTACCAGCGTCAGGCGAAGGGCCTGAAGTCCGACATCGAGTTCCTGGATCAGGTCGAGTAACACCACAGGATCCAGTCGCTTTTCGGTGGCTGGCGAGCAGCAAAAGAGGGCCCCTCTGGGGCCCTCTTTTCGTGGTACCGTATTGCTCAAGGGAAGGAGAATACCGTGGAGTTCACGGTCGAGGTATTCGACTACGGACGGTATGGCTGCACGGTGAAGGAGCCCCGCACGGGGCTCTCTGGTGAGGGTGACACCAAGGAAGAAGCGATGGACGATCTCCGGAGGAAGCTCTGGAGCCACATCGAGTACGACTTCGTCCCGCCCGAAGAGGGTCCGACCCGCAGCATCGAGAAGATCACCATCTGAAGGAGACCGTCATGTACACCCTGGTCAGGCATAACCTCTGGACGATCGAATGCTTCCCCCTCTTCCGACGAGGGCTGGAGCCGCTGCTCATCAGCCAGATGGCGGCGCGGCGTGTGCGCGAGGAGGGCGGAGTCCTCTTCAGCACTCCGGAGGAGGCGTGGGACGCGGCCGAGGGGTTCATGTACCCGACCGGGGACATGACGGCTCCGGCCAATCCGGTCGGATCTTTCAAGGACATCTTCTTCCTGCGCCAGCCGCTTTTCGTTCCGGAATTTTCGGGCGATCTCATCGCGGCATAGGCTGGGTGCAGGTGCAGGTCAACGCGGGTAACATCCTGCACTGTTTCCGGCAGTGAGGGAGTTGAGCAAAATGGCACGCGTTCACGGTGTATATCTCAGGAAGCCCCCGAAGGGCCCATCGTCCTACACCTCGAAGGAAGCGGCACTGGCCGCTTCGCCCACGCTGGTCGTGCCGGATGCGGCCTTCCCGAAGAACAAGGTCGAGTCGGTCAGGAACGCGGCCTTCCGGGTGAACTCGGGAGGCCGTGGGGACTGGTCGCCGGGCCAGTTCTTCGCCATCTGGGACTACGCGCAGGACGTCGTTCTGCGCGTGCGGCGGGACGAGGACGGTGACGGACCTGTCGAGGTCATCGGCTTCGCCAAGGAGGGCGAGGTGATCGGGAGCACCGGAGAGTCCATCGGCTCCCTGGAAACGGTCCTGAAGGAAGAGGGCGTCGAGACCGGCGGATGGGTGCTGCTGATCGGTATCCACCCGAACGTGCCCGAGGGCTGGGAAGAAGTGGTGAGCGCGCCGGGCAGCCGGAAGCGCAAGAAGAGCTGAAAGGCGGGGCCTTGCACGGCCCCGCCACGGAAAGGGGACATGGTGGAAACGCGCGTTGTGATCAGGGACAACGGGTCCGAGAAGACGATCGAGCTGATCGCCGATCTCACCCCGGAAGACGCCAAGGTGATCAACGAGATCGGTGAACGGGTGGCGCAGGGCACCGGCTGGGATGTGACGGTCCTGGCGGTTGAGGTGGAGGAGTGAACCTCGATCCTCACGAGCTGGGCTGGCACGAGTTCTGGCTGAGGATCGGGGTGATCTCCTTCGCGCTGTTGCTCCTGTTGCTGGTGGCACTGGTCGTGGGCCGGATCCTGCTGACGGCCTACGACCTGGCCCGTTGGGTGAAGAGGAAGATCCACGGAAAGGAAGAAGAGATGTCGCCCGTACGTATGCACCGGGCCCTGCTGAAGCTGGTCCCGTCCTCCCATCGGGGGCAGGCGGAGAAGCTGCTGAAGGGCCTTCTGGCGGCCGACGGGGACGGCCGTGAGGTCTTCGTCGCCGAGTACGACGGCCAGCCCGCCAGCGTCCACGTGAGCCCCGAGGCGGCGATGGGAGCCTGTGCCCGCCACCTGTCGGCCGAGCCGGGACCCGACATCCCCTGGGACTGGTTCGAAGACGAGTTCGGCTGGGTGATGCGCCGGATCGACCTGGACACCGACAAGCCGCTCAGCCTGCTGGCTGGCAAGGTCACCAGGACCGATGTCGAGCAGTAGCCGAGTCCGGAACGGGGTCGGGCGGGGTGAATCTCTGAGCTGGATATGAGGTTCAACTTCGCTCAATCACAGTAGAGTTGAGGCACGCCAACGGAAAGAGAAGAACGTGAACGGGATGAAGAAGATCGCAACGGTCACCGGCTCGGCTGCTCTGGCCCTGCTCCTGCTGACCGGCTGCGGATCCAACGACAAGCGGGACGTCGAAGGCGTGAAGTCGATGGACCCCGACTACATCGAGGTCTACAACAACACCGACGGCCGTCCGAACGTGGTCCTGCTCTGCATCCGGGGCGTCGGCTTCGCCTCGACGACGCGCGACTACACCTCGCTCATGCCCATCGAGAGCTGGGACGAGTTCTGCAAGACGAAGATGAAGGAGCGCTCGGTCCAGGACGGCCAGCGCGGCGAGAACGGCAACGGTCCGAGCTGACCGGCCGACGGCATCAAGAAGGGGGCGCTCCTCACGGGGCGCCCCTTCTTGCGTTCCGGCTTTCGCTCAGATGCCGTGCACCGACAGGCCGGGGACCCAGAATCGGGTGTCCCCGGCCTCGGTGTGCTGGAGCTGCACACGGTCGGCCAGGACGAGCAGGTCGTCCGCGTGGCGGTACTGCACCGCCAGCGCCACCAGGAAGGCGCTGTACTCCCGGACGTCGGCCTCCAGGTAGATGCACCCGGTTCCGTTGTCGGGGTGCGGCCCGCGCTGGACCGCCTGCCACGTCAGGTTGGCGAACGTCAGAGCCCGGCCGACCGCGTCCCGGCTGAGGCTTATACGCGTATCCGAATCCACTTTTTACCCTCTCGTTTCTTCTCTTTTCCTACCTGTATTCTACTCCTATCCCCTGGTCAGAGCGATAGAAGAGGTTCAAGTTGCAACTGCTGAACGTGGTGGAGCAGGAGTTCGAAGGGGCTGCGATGATGGTGGCAGTCCCCCAGACCGGCACCCTTCTCCAGGATCCCCACGTGCCCATGCCGTCGCCCCTGCGCGCCTTCCTGTATGCCGCCATCTCCGTGCTCATCGCCGCCTCCCTGTACATGTGCATCGAGGCGGCCATCATGATCTACGACTTCTACCAGATCATCCAGTGGTTGGGGACGCTCGCGGAGCACTCCTGAGACACTGCCCGTACGAACCGAAGGGGAGGTCGAGATGGCCGCGCAAGCCAGCTCCAGCGGGTGCAGCAGCACCACGACGGGGATTCGTGGATCCCTGACCGGCCGCGTCACCCGCGAACCGGTGCGCAACTACTGGCCGGATCACGACATGACCCCGAGGACCGACTTCATCAGCGAGCGGAACCGTACCGCTCTGATGTGGCGACTCTGACGTCTCTTTCCCGGTAGGATTTCTCCAGGAAAATGGAGAAGGAAGGACCGGGAAATGGCGAACTGGCCCGAGCCCCACGAGAACGTGAGCGGCGTGGATCGCACCATCGACGACCTGCTCAGCCTGGACCCGGCAGCCCTGCGCCGCCGGGTCGTCATCCTCGACATCGCCCGGTCTCTGTGGCAGGCGACTCTGCGGGGGGCCCACAACGAGTACGGCCGGGATGCGTACGAGCGCATGAGCAAGCCGCGCATGGGTGACCTGGTCGTCGAGACGATGGGCATGGCCCACCCCTCGAAGGCCGACCGTGACGGCAGCACCCTCGCCATCCACAGCTTCGGCATCATGCTCGGCGAGCGGACCGAGTGGGCCTGCACGAACGAGAAGTGGCGCGAGTACGTTGAGGAGGATCCCGATCTCACCGACGACGACCGGGCCACCGATACGGCGGTCTACGTCCAGTACGGTCCGAAAGCCCAGGACATCTGCCGCTGGGTGAACTGTTCGATCATCGCCCTGCCGACCGGCATGCTGCACCACACCGCAGATCAGCAGCCCTGAGTTTTTTCCTCCGGTTCGCGTTTCTCCGGATTCCTTGCGGCCGACCACTCGGGCGATCGAGAATGAGTGTGCTCACGAGGCGCCTTCACCGACCCGGACTGGCCCCTCCAGAACCCCGCTGCCCGGCTCTTGCCCAGCCGACTTCACCGGCAGCGGGGTTCGCCCATCTCAGCTCACGTCCATGTTCGGGTACCGCTTCTTCACGGCCGCGCGCACCTTGCGCTTGTCCTCGTCGGACCCGAACTGCTCGACCCGGGACAGGGCGCTGCGGGCCCGAGCCGGGGTGTCGATGGGGTACTTGCGGCCCGGCAGGGCGAAGGCGGAGTCCGGCAGCTTGTTGCGCTTGTCGGCGTTCAGTGGCGCTTCCTGGAGGTCGCTCTCCCCCATGTAGCTGTACTCGTCCTCGTCGGGGTCGCCGTACTCGTAGTCGTCGACCGGCGGTTCGGCCATCGGGTCGCCGTACTGGTCCTCGATCGCCTGCTGGAGGTCGTCGAGAGTGTCGCCGTCCACGAACTGGCTGAGCACGGCGAGCGCCATCCGCGCGTCGTCCTCGCAGGGGAAGGAGGACATGTTCTCGCGCACGAACTCGGCCGCCGCCTCCTTCTGCTCCTCCTCGTCGCCCTCGCCCTTCTTCTGGAGCCACGGCGGCAGGGCTTCGAGCAGTCCGGACTTCTCCAGGGTGGCGCGCGGCTTGATCTGCGGACTGGTCGCCTCCTGCGCCGTCTCCCAGGGGCGCTGCGACTCGTCCATGCCGCGCTTGCGGCTGGCCGTCCCGCCGGGGTAGTCGGCCTCCTGCTGGGTCCGGAAGCCGATGCCGTTCCGGGTGAACCGCTTGTCCTTCACCGCCGTGCGCATGCCCACCGGCATGTCCGAGCTTGCCGCCTCGCGCAGGCCGGTCGTCTTCAGGCTGTGACTGTCGTATCCGTTGGCCACTGCTCCACCTCATTTCCGGGCATGCCCGTATCCAGAAGAGCGTATCTGCGGGAACGACGAACGGCCCGCCTCCGAAGAGACGGGCCGCCCTCTCAGTCCTGCGGGTCGTACGCCAGAAGATCCTCGATCCCGCACTTCAGCTCCCTGCACAGGGCCGTCAGCGTAGAGAACCGAACCGCGCTCACCTTCCCGTTGCGGAGCTTCGACAGGTTCGCCTCGGTGATGCCGACCGCCTTGGACAGGTCCGCTGCACTGATGTCCCGCTCCTTCAGCAGGGCATCCAGTCGGACCGTGATGCTGTGCTCCTCCGGAGCGGGCGTCACCTCAGACCACTTCCTTCATCTGCTGGTCGAGGTCGTGAGCCCGCCGGTATTCCTTGATCCATCGCTCCTGGTTCTGGCCGGACCGCACGAACAGGTGCGAGACCACGAGGAAGGCGACCAGCACACTGACCGGGTCCCACTCGAACGAGATCTGCACCTGGAAGTACACGGCCGGAAGGATCTGGAACGCGATCGGCGTGAGCATGAAGACCGCCCCGATGAGTGCCACCGGGAGCGCCTTCGGAGGGTTCAGCTTGCCGGGGTCGGTCTCGATCTCCCGCCACTCGTCGCGCGAGATGTAGATGAGCACGGCCATCGAGATGACCACGACCGACAGCGACGGTGCGGCGGCGACCAGCCGGTCCAGCATGCTGGGGTCGCTCAACTGGATCGACGCCGACTTGACCGAGCCCTTCACGCCTTCGTAGGTCCGCTCCGGCCCGTCGGACCGAACGCGCAGCAGCGGCTTCCTGATGATGTCGACGCAGGACCAGGCGCTCACCGCCAGAACGGCGAGCAGGCCCAGGTTGGCACCGAACCAGAACGCCTTCTTCGCGGCGATGGCCAGCTTCTCGTCTTTCTCGTTCACGATCTTCCCCTTACCGTCTGCGATAACCACACCTTGAGAATACTTACCGTCCACGATAAGTGTCAAGTACGGCGAACGGCCCGCCTCCAGGGTCTGGGGAGACGGGCCGTTCTGTCCTGCGCGGTGTAGGTCAGGCGTTCTGTGCGGCGTCACCGGCCGCGACGGCGGCGAGGATGAACTTCTCGACGTTGCCGTGCTCGACGTTCACGCGGGCCTTGCGCTTGCGCAGTTCCCACGAGGTGGTCGGGCGTCCCTGGGGGTCGATGACCCGGTCCAGGACGCAGACGATGACGCAGTTCTCCTTGCCGACCAGCGACGGCCGGATGCAGAACTGCTTCGGCGCCACCTCGGCACCGCCGGGCAGGTTCTGACGGCTGTCACCGTCGTAGACGGTGAACAGGACGTTGCTGGCGCCCTGGAAGCCGACATCCTTCATGGCCTTGTTCTTCTTCTTGAAGGCCGCGACCTGAACCACGATCCGGTGGAACTCGGCGGGGATCCGGTCGAGGTGCAGGACCACGGCCTCGTCGTCGCCGTGTTCGGCCTCGGAGCCGGTGATGGCGTCGCCCGTGTGCTCGACCGAGCCGTCACCGGGCTGGCCGTGCAGGGGGTTCTTGTAGTTGTCGTCCCAGCCGACGCAGAGGGTCACCGGGTCGTTGTCCTGGAAGAGGACGGCGGCGGCGTCGAGGTCGGCGCCCAGCTTCTTCGAGCCCATGCCGAAGATCCCGCCACGGCCCTTGGTGCTGGCGTCCCAGGCGGCGCCGACGGAGATGGTGCCGGTGACGGTGGCCACCTGGTCCATGCCCAGTACGGGCAGGCCCGCCGGGGCGAGCTGCGCGTCCGACAGGGTCTCCTTGTGCATGTCCGCCATTACTTGGTCCTCCCGACCCGGAACCCGCTGAGGGTGCCGTCGTTGTCCGGCCCCTTGCCCCGGTCGCCCGCCGGGATTCCGCTGCTGCCGTTGCCGCTGCCGGATCCGCCGGATCCGGAACCGCCGGAGCTGCCACTTCCGTTCTGGAATTCGAGCGTCACGCTCTTCCCTTTCCTCGGCTTATTCTGCCGTTTTTCCGTTGCTGCCTAGGCCAGTCTATCCACATCAACATGTTTGCCGCAAGCCTGTCTTGGCGATCTGCATCACAGGGTGTTCTCATATTTCCAGGCATCCGGTGAACGATGAACCGAGAGTGACACGTGCAGGTCAACGGCGATATGATGCCTATCATGATCCCCGTGCTCCGGGGACAAGGAAGGGAGAGAACGTGAACGAGAAGCAGATCTGGACGGGCATCGCCCCGTCGCCGACAGTTCTCGGTCAGCTCGACTACGAAGAGATGGCGGTCCTGGCCCTGCTCTCCTGGTCGACCGCCACGAACAGGCCGGTGACGTCGCTCGACGTGGCCGAGATCGTGGACCGCGACGGCAAGAAGCTCGGTCCGTCCGAGGCCAGGAAGATCGTGCAGGATCTCGGCGACATGAAGATCGTGTCGGTGTACGGCATGAGCAATGAGCGCCCCATGTCGGTGCGGCTCGGCGGGTTCGTGCCCCGGGTGCCCCGCAAGTTCGAGGACCGGCGCCCGGGACCTCAGCGCTTCACTCCGGCGCCCCGCAGTGCGCCCGCCGCCACCCGGCGCCCGGAGGGCCGCAGCAAGCCGCCACAGGGCAAGCGGGGCGGCACTCCGCCGTGGGTGCTGAAGGAGCGCCGCGTGGAGACCGGCCTGGCCGTCAGTCCGCGCACCCCCGAGTACGTCCTGCCGGAGGCGACGCGGCTGCGCGAGGAGCAGATCCGCATCGAGAGCGGCGAGTTCTCCGGCACGCTCGTCGAGCAGGCCGAGGCCCGTCTCGCCGTACTGGAGGGGCGGATCCGCCTGTACGAGAAGTGGCTGCGCGACGAGCCCCGCCACCCGGCCCTCCCGGGCGCCCTGGAGAAGAAGCGCAAGGCGGTTCCGGAGATGAAGTTCCAGATCGAGCGGGCCGCCGTGAAGCAGGCCGAGATGGCGGCGGAGGCGAGCGGTGACTGACTACGAGGAGCGGGCCCGGCGCGAGCGGGAGGCGAGCCGGGCCCGGCGGCGGCACTTCCAGGAGATGGACCAGAGGATGCGCCTCGACGGCGAGCGCGCCACCCGTCTGCTGCTGGACGAGTTCTTCCCGGCCGGGGCACCCGAGGGCCTGCTGGAACGTCTCTGCCTCGGCCGGAACCGCCTGGTCAAGGAGATCGTTTCGCTGGAGAAGGTCGTCAGGGAGATGCACGACGGCATCAACCGGATCAAGAACGAGGCCGATCAGCGCTGGGTGGACGGGTTCAACGAGTGCGCGCAGCAGGTGCGTACGCACGCCGCCGAGCTGGGCCTGGGCGAACCCGTCGTCGACAGCCTGCTGCGGGGACAGGTCAGCATGCAGGAGGCCGAGCAGGCAGAGAAGAACCGGGCCGCTTCTCAGCAGGTGGAGTGGTCACGGACCTGACACCCTTGCCGGGTGGCGAAGTTCCGGCCCCCGTCCTGGGCCGAGCCCGAGCCGGGCGAGGACACGATCGAGATCGAGTACACCGACGGATCAACGACGAAGGAGCTGCACCTTCCGCTTTCGTGGCGGATCAGGTGCAGCTCCTTCCGGCGTCTGCGTCAGGCCGTGGTCTCGGCCGCGTCCTCCTGCTTCTTGCCGACGAAGAAGTAACCGTTCTTGCGCGGCGTTCCCTTGCCGGTGTTCCGGTCCTTGTGCAGGTACCTCGTGCCGACGGTGCGGTGGTTCTTCCCGCTCGGGTGGCTGACGATGTTCGCCTTCAGGTAGCCCGGCACGTACGAGGTCACGAGGATCTGGCGCCCGTCGTCGCGCGGGTCGGCCGACTCGTAGATGTTGCCCTTCTCGATCTTGTAGTTCTCGTCGCTCACGCGTTCTCCCCTTCCGAAGGGATGGCGGAGACCGCTCTGATCTCCAGCCGCTGGCCACAGAGAGCCAGGATCTTCTCCGCCCACCCGATGGTGAGCGTCGCCTGCCCCGTGAGCATCTGGCTCACGTGCTTGGCGCTGATGCCGAGATGGCGGGCCACGTCGGCATCGTTCAGACCGGCCGTCTCCACGGCCGTCTTCACCTGTGCCCGCATGCTGTCCCGGGCGTCCGGTTGGCCGCGCCCGGCGAGCACGTCCGACAGCTCCGCCCGGCGCTCTTCCCACCACCACGACTGTGGCGGCCCGAAGGGTGCCGCAAGGGTGTTCCAGTACTCCAGCAGGGCGTAGATCCGCTCGATGAACTCCTCGGCCTGCCGGGCGTTCTCGAAGCGCTGCATGTACCGGACATGGGGAAGGATCTCCACACCCGCCAGGGCGCCGATCTCCTTCAGGCTCTCGTAGGGCACGTACGTGCCCTTCTCGCTGACCCGCCAGTCACGGATCGCCCGAGCATACCGTTCGGCCACCGACTCGGCCGCCTGGGCTCGCCGGTTCAGCTTCTGGATGGTCTGCCGGGCCTCGGCGAGTTCGGCCGCCGACCGCGCCGGGTCCCCGGTGTGCAGCAGGGCGCCGATCTTCTCGTACAGCTCACTGCGCACCGAGCTGTCCTTGGTCGCCTCGTGCACCAGATGGTTGACCTGGCTCATCAGGGCGGCCAGCGCCGGGTCGCAGCGGTGGCACCAGCCGTGGTCTGCGCAGTGCCGGGTGGTCCGGCAGGGGTCAGTCATCTTCCTCTCCGACCATCTCGTAGAGGTGCCAGACCAGACCGGCCGGGTCGCGGTCGGTGGTGCCGCGCCACTGCGCCTTCTCCGGCAGCGGGTGACCGGTGCCGAACACCTGGAAGGTCCGCTGGAGCAGCGTGCCGTCCGGCGCCGGGGTGATGTCCTCGGCCCAGAATTCCACGACCGGCGTCTTGCCGGGCACCCACGGCTGAGTGGCCACCTTCTTCACGATCCCGTGCACTATGTGCCGGTGTTCCTGGTCGTCGACCGGAACCTCGTACCTGAACATCCGCCTCATCGCTTCTTCCTCTCCGCTCTCGTGCAGGCCCGGTCCAGAAGAGTGCCGGGTATCAGGTGAATCCGATGCCCCAGGGGGTGCCGGATCTCGTACTCACCCTTGCGTCCCCAGTCGGCCGGTTCATGGAGCCAGTGAAGGATCTCGTGCCAGCGGCCGAAGTTGTGATGATCGTCCATGCGTTCACGCCAGCGCCGCAGCCTCGTCACAGGATCCCCTCGTTCTCGCCGGTCGGAACGACGTTGTCGGTGCCCCACTTCCGCCGGGCGGGCGGCGTCTTGGTCCGCACCTCCTGCGCCTTGGCCGCCAGAGCCAGAGCGTGCTCGATGGCCAGCAGGGCGGCGCCGGTCGTGCAGTCGACCGCCTTGTCCAGGTGCTCGTCCGGGATCCGGCCGACGAGTGACTGCCGCATCAGATCGTCGATGAAGCTGGAGCCGCCGGGCAGATGCGCGAGCAGCGCCGAGGCCAGTTCGGCGGCCTTCTGCATGGGCACCCAGACCGAACCGGCCTCGGCATGATCACTGTCGTGCCACGGCATCAGCAGATCCTGGCCGACCTTCTCGACCCGTCCCGACCACGGGTAGGAGAACTCCTGCACCCGTCGGCTCGCGGTCTCGTCGTCCGGCTTCATCTGGTGATCCCCATCTCCTTGCGCAGCCGGTCGGCCGTCTCCTGCGTCGTCCGGGCCGCCCGGTCCAGCTCCCTGACGGCAGACTCTGCCCGATCCTTCGCCCTGTCCAGGCTGAGGCGCCCCTGAACCAGGGCCTGAAGGGCTTCAGTGGCCCCCTCCGGCTCCAGCTTGTCCTCCCAGGAGTATTCGGCCAGGCCGACGCCCAGAGCGGCCTCCAGCCGGTCCAGAAGCTCCAGGCGGCGCTTGTCCTTCTCGTTGAAGGTGCCCCGCTGGCGCTGCGCCTGCCGTTCCTGCTCGTAGAACTTCTGCCGAAGCTCCCGCTCCTGGCGCTGGAGCGCATTCGTCCTGGTCGTCTCGGTGTTCTTCAGCAGGGTGATGAGCAGGCCCGGTGTGATCTGCGCGTCCCGCTCCTCCGGCTTGACCAGCACCTTGAACTTGCGCCCGCGCGTACCGGGCATCATCAGGCCCCAGCCCTTGGGCAGCTCGCCGTCCTGCACGATCCCCTCATGCGGCACGACCAGCCAGAAGATGTTGCAGTACGGCCACCAGGCTTCGGCCTTCTTCGGATCCTTCAGCTCCCGAAGCCAGTCGGCGCGGCTCACCTTCAGCTCGCAGACCTCGACGATTCCCGCGCCACGCGAGGCCCACAGGCCGATGTGCACGGCGTCGGCCCGGCGTCCGGAGTGCCCCGGCGCGGTGACCTCGGTCAGATACACGGCCCCCGCCCCGGCGATGTCGAGCTGGTCCTTGTCGCTGATGAAGTGCTGGCGGAGCTTGTCGTCCAGCTCCGCCGTGGTCATGCCGTTCGGCGTGGCCATCACGCTTCCCCTTCCCTGACGAGGCCCTTCGGTCGGGCCTTCGGATCCCTCAGATCCTCTTCGTTCCATGCGGCCGGAGGAGCCCAGCCAGACTTCTTTGCCCACGCCTTCGCCCGGTTGGAATCCGGCTCGGCAATCCCGTAATTCAGAGGATCGGCGTCCCACATTCTGCGGTAAGCGTGGAAGATCGCGCTCTCCATCGAAACCCGGATGGTGGTCCGGCGTCCCTGCCTGATGGCCCCGATCGTCTCGGTCGTCGTGCCGTCCACCTCGCGAGCCAGCACGGGGAGGGAGAAGCCACGGGCGCTGAGCGCTTGAAGGATCCGCCGGGCTGCCGTCGCGTCGGTCATGCCGTCCAGCTCGGGCCGGTAGGTTTTCGGCGGAATCTCGATCGCCAGAATGGCGCGCTCGGTGTCCCGGTGAATGCGCTCGATCCGGTCGGCCACCAGGTGTCCCACCGTGCCACGAGCCAGCCCCGACTTCCTGGCGATGTCCGCGAGCGACATGCCCGCCTCCCGCAAGAGGCGACAATGAGCCCCAGCCGGGGCGGCGCTGACGTTCGCGCGCTGGCCCCGGTGAATGTTGACCTTGCTCCGCTTCTGCTGGCGGAAGAGCGCCAGTCGGCACTCCTCCCGGTCGCACCCGTACCTTCCGCAGGAAGCAGACCCGTGCTCAACCCTCGACCTGACCGGCCGTTCCACGTCCTTCACCCTTCCCGTTTCAGCCGTAGTGCGACTGCCGCATCTCCTCGTAGTACGCGTCGATCTGCTCCTGCTGCTCCCGGTCAAAATCAGCCTCGGTGCAGCCCTCCTCCTCGCAGGGCCACGGCAGGATCTTCCGGCCGTCCGGGTAGCACGCCTTGCACCAGCGGTGATCGGCGCAGATGTGGCCCGGCACGTCCGGCATGTCGCAGGGCGGCGGCGGGAGCTGGCAGGTGTGCTCGACGGGCTCGGCCTCGATCAGCTTGATCCCGTGAGGGCAGTACACGCCCCACTCGGGACGCCGGGCGGCCGACAGGGTGCACTCGTAGCTGCCGCCGCTTGCCGTCTCGATCCGCACCGTCTCCTCGTCCCGGTGAACGACCGTGCCGGTACGCTCACGTCCCCCGCCGGGCACCGTGACCATCCCGCGCAGACGGGGCCACCGGCACTGAGGCTGCGGGCACTTCTCGACGTCACCCTCGTGCATGACGATCGCGCCGTTCTCATCCGCGTCGTGGAACTGCCGGATACCGAGCCCCTTCAGGCCCGTGACGAACGGGCTCTCCCCGAAGACCGCGTCCATCAGGCAAGTCCCTTCCGGCGCCGGATGTCGTAGATCCAGGCCGCCACGACGGCGGCCGTCTGGATCAGCTCGGTCTCCAGCTTGTCGAGGTCCCCGGCGGCGGCCTCGGTCAGCGCCTCGTAGACCTCCTCCAGCAGGATGAAGTCCCAGGCGGTGTGCTGATGATCGCCTTCCGGTTGGCACCTGCTGCACCGACCGACCGTGCGGGTAAGCGCCTCGCGCTCGTCGTTGACCCCCTTCATGATCTGGGCCTTGTACTCGTAGTGGTGGTGCGTCACGAAGGCGATGTCGCGGGGGTCGATGTCGGGGTGAACCTGGTCGCCCCACTTCTTGAGCTGGCGGGCGCGCTCGTCGTCCACCTTCTCTGCGAAGTCCTTCATGCCGGGCACCGCCAGCAGGATCGGATAGCTCATTCCGGTTCCTCCTCCTTCACGGAGCCACCGGGCAGCAGCTCGTTGAGTACGTCGACCGGGCCGGGCTTGCCCTTGCCCCAGTCGGCCATGCCCTTCATCGACATGGCCAGGAAGTCGGCGTCGTTCGCCGACATGCGCACCTCGACCCGGCGGCCGACCGCGTCCTTCGTGCCGTCCGTGATGCGCACCTCGAAGCACAGGGCCGTATCCGGCTCGCGCTCCCGGTACCAGGCGATCTCCTGCGGCCACACCGCGCTGACCGGCTGGGCCAGCCAGGCGGCCGGGCGCCTCTCGCGCCGCATCGACTGCATCCGCAGCTTCGCGTACGCGAGGTGCAGAATGTGGTCGATCTCCTGGGCCGGATTCGTGTGACTCCAGTCGGATCCGGCCCACTCGTCGAGCACCTTGCGCACCTCGGCCAGCGCGTCCAGCGCCACATCGGCGCGCGTCGGCTCACCCTTCTTCATCGCCGGGCTCCTTCGACAGGCTCGTGGTCACCGGACCCTGCTCCGGCTTCATGCTGAGCTGGGACAGCTTCTTGTACAGCTCGGCCGAACCGACGAGCAAACCCGACAGGATCGCCGAACCCGCCACGCCGACGCCGAAAATCTGGCCCGCGTCCATCAGTCCTCCCGCCGGGTCACGACCATGACGCCCCGGGCGTCGAAGCGCACGACGTTCCGGCCGTCCGCCTGCATGACCTCCATCAGGCCGTTGCGCTGCTCCTGCTCGCTCTGCCGCGAGCGCAGCAGGTGGGCCGCACTGTCGGCCACGGCGAACTCCATCACCGCGCCGGTTTCCAGCCGGACCCCGGGCAGGGTGCGCCCGAGGAAGCAGTCCTTGTTCTGGCAGCGTGAGATCGTCGGGTACATCAGTCCGTGCAGCAGCCGGACCATGCTGACGCGCTCGCTCACGGGGTCACCTCGATCTCGTTCAGCGGCCGGTCGTCGTGGATCTGGTCATACAGCTCCCGCAGGCGCTCGATCGCCAGGTCGTCGGTCTTCTTCAGGGCGTCCTTCACCCACACCCGGAGCTGGTCCCAGCAGGACGTGCACAGGTACTGACGGCGCCTGCGAGTGGCCCCGCAGGAGGGGCACGGCGTGGGGTTCACTGCTTCTCCCCCGTCGCCACGGCCTTGTAGGCGCGCTCGGCCAGGATCTGAAGGTGGTCGAGGATGTCCTGCGGAGCGCCCTCGTCTTCCGCCTGCCGGATGATGTGCGCCACGGCAGCCGGGTCCTCCCGGTTCTCTCGCACCTGGCGCACGAACCGGTGCTGCCAGTACGCGTTGTCCTGCCGCATCCGCCAGTTCCGGAGGGCGCGGAGCTGGCGCCGGGCCCGCATCCGGCAGTTCATGTCCGGGCAGCCGCCGTCGTGGGCGAACTCGTGCAGCACGTCGATCCCGCTGATGATCTGCGGGGCCTTCTGACCCTCCGGCGCCGGAACGATGTTCACCTCGGTCGACTCACCGATGCGCCAGCCCTGCCCCCAGTCGAGCATCACGGTCCGTACCGGATAGGGGATGTAGTCGATCTCGTCGTGGATCTTCACGAGGAAACCGGCCGCACTCTCGCCGTCCGGATCGATCAGCTCGACGTACTTCCCGAGGTACTGGTCGAGGTCGTTGATGTCGGTCATGCATCCCTCCGGTTCAGGATCGCGAGACGCGCCTGTGAAGCCCAGTTCCGTTCACCCGGCAGGATCTCCGCATGCATCCGGTCGGAGAACGCCTCGCCGAGGCTCGCACCCTCCGGCCTGTTGTCGAGCAGTTCGATCGCCACGGTGGCGAGCTTCAGGGCCTCCCCGTCGCTGAGGCCGGGGTAGATCTTCCTGACCTCGTCGGCGATCGTCCCGAGCAGCTTGATCACCGGCCACCCGTCGTCCGGCCCGGTGTTCACAGGCGGTCCACGGTGAGGCCGACGACGGTCTCACCGGCGGCGACGACGTCGAGCTGCTGACTGACCGAAAGGTTGCCGTGGCGAACCCTGAGCGTGGTGCCCGAGGCCATCGGATGCACCATGGCGGCGCCGGTCGTGCCGACATAGATGACCCGGTCGGCGGCGTACGCGAGGTCGATGAGCATCGGGTTGACCCGGCTCTGGAACGCGCTGCGGTCCAGGGTTCCCTCGATCTCGGGGAGTGCGGCGAAGACCACGGTCGCATCCTGCTGGATGGAGATCCCGGCCTTCAGTGCCTCGACGTCCTCCACCTGGGAGATGTGGACGAACCGGAAGGCGATTCCGGCAACGCGGATGATCTCCTTGATCCGGTCGTGGGCGGGCCCGGCCATCAGGATCAGACGAGGTGCGTCGGCGTCGCCGAGCAGGTGGTGCGGAGCAACCTGTCCCATGTTCTTCCCTCTCCGAAGTACCTTGCCATTGAGGCATGTTGGTCCTTCGATTCTAACATGGCCCAGGCCACTGGGGATACGAGAACGGGCCCCTCCGTCGAGGAGAGGCCCGTCACTCAGCCAATCCGGCCGCCCGGCCAGACGAACGTCTTGATCTCGGTGTTCTTCAGGATCTTCAGGCATCCGGCGCAAGGCTGCTCGGTGATGTACATCGTTGCCCCGACCAGACGGCTGCGGTCCGATACGTCCAGCAAGGCGTTCATCTCGGCGTGCACCGCAATGCACATGCCGGGCCCGGTGTCGTACGAACTGCCCGGAGCAACCGACCAGGTGCAGGGCCACGTCTCGCCGCAGGCGCACCGGCCGGTGAAGATCCGGCACTTGCAGTCCGGCGGGTGCGGTGACCCAGGGCACTTTGAGATCTCGTAGTGCCTGCCGCGCGGGCACTCCCCGGCCAGGCAGCTTGCACCACCGCGCGGGCCGCCGTTGTAGCCGCAGCCGATGACCCGGTGGGCCTCATCCAGCAGAACGGCCCCGACCTGGCGCCTGGTGCAGTCCCCCCGGAGGGAGACAGCCTCGGCAATGCCGAGGGCCCAGGCGTCCCAGTCGGGGCGCTCCGCCGTTCTCACGAAGTGATCGTGACGCCCTGCGCCTCGATCCCCTTCTTCCCCTGCTGCGTCTCGAAGATCACCCGCTGACCCTCTTCCAGGCTGCGGTAGCCCTGGGCGTTGATCTGCGAGTAGTGCACGAAGACGTCGGGGCCACCGCCGTCCTGCTCGATGAAGCCGAAGCCCTTCTCGGCGTTGAACCACTTCACGGTGCCCAGCGGCATGTTTCTCTCCGGTCTCTCTGCTGTCTTGCCGGAGGAAATCTACCCTGTTTTTCAACCCCGTGGTGGGCTCACTTCTCGTCGGGAAGGCGGTCCACGTAGGCGGCCTTCGTGCGCCAGCGCGTCGGGCAGGCCGTACAGCGGATCTCGGAGTAGTCGCTGGGGGTGCGGTGGTAGCCGTTGAAGGCGGAGTAGTTCGCCCGGCGCACCGTCACCACCCAGTGCTCGAAGTGCTCTTTGCGCTTCAGGCAGGCCGTCCCACCGCTCAGCGGATCACGGGTTCGGGCCATCGCTACTTCCCGTCCTTGTCGGTGGGCTTCAGGGCCAGCGCCGACCGCAGGTTCAGGGCGGCCAGGTCCAGCAGCTTCTCCATGTCGGCACAGCCGCCTTCGTACTCGACGTCACCCAGCTCGTCGAGCGTCTTGATCTCCTTCTCGGCCCGCTGGATCTCGCTCAGCGCGTCCTCGATCCGGCGGTGCAGCCACTGCCGGTGGGTGACGATGCTCTTGTTGTGGTGCATCTCGTCGGAGGCGGCGTCCATCAGCTCGCGCGCGCCCTCCTTGCCGAGCGGAGACAGGTTCAGGCAGCCGTACATGGTGCCCGCCTTGCCCTCTGCCAGTAGCGCCTCCAGGCGCTCCCAGTCCTTGCTGTCCACCCGCTCCAGGATCTCCGCGAGCTGCGACTGCACCATCACGTCGACCATCTCAGCCACCGCCGTGGCCGAAGTTGCGCAGCGTGTGGCCGTTGCCGCCGTTCCTGTACGGGTCCGGGGTGACGGCCCGCTTCATCGTGCCGGTGGTCTCGTCGCGGACCATCGGCGCCGGAGCCGGGTGCGCTTCGCGCCCCTTGGTGCTGGTCGGCTGCTTCCAGGTCGAGCTGTCCACGGGCGCCTGCCCGCCGTCGTACTGACCCATCGTTTTTTCTCCTCGTCCGATGACGGAACCCCCGATCGTCAGACCGGAGGTTCCGTGGGTGATGATTCTTCAACTGTACCGAAGTGAAGCAGGGTTGACCACTATCCGAAGTGCATGACGGCCCGGATCGCCTTCACGTCGAACTCAGGGCCACCGTCGAGTTCGGCCACGAAGATGCGCACCTCCTCAGCCGTCGCCTTCGGGTACTTCACGATCGCCTCGCGGATCAGGGCGGCCGTCTCCGCGTCCGGCATCTCCTCGGCCGTCGGCGGGCGCCGTTTCACCGGCCGGTACGGGCGCTTGCCCCGGTCGTAGTACTCGCCGTACATCAGGACTCCCCGGAGGTGAAGACGTTGACGGCGATCTTCTCACTGGAGGCGATCAACGCCTGGGCGAAGTCCTCCATGTAGACCGGCGGGTAGTCGGACCCGAACAGGTCGCCCACCGTGATCCTCTGGAACTGATCGACGTGACGCGGGATGATCCGGTACGTCGGGCCCTTCAGGTCGGCCCTGCTCGCGAAGATCGCCTTCTCTCCCGCGCGGTCGAAGGTCATCACCACGTCGCGGAACTCGATCGAGCCCACGACCGTGACCCAGTTCTGGCTCATCAGCCCTTGTCCCCCTTCTTCAGCTCGGCCTCGACCTGGTCGACCAGGCCCTTCGTGCCCTTGTAGACCTGGCGTCGCTGGCTGAACTCGCGCAGGGTCTCCGCGCTCTCGTGGGCCTCCTTGACGAGGCGGCGCAGCTCGTCCTCCTCGTTGGGAAGCAGCCGCCGCATGACCTCGGAGCCGTACCCCACGGTGAGCTGCCCGTTGGTGCCGTCGTCCCAGGAGACGAGCAGGTTGCCGGTGCCGCCGTGAACGCCGGTCACCACGCCGTGCTTCAGGGTGATGTAGCCGTTGTTCTTCGACTCGACCTTCGTGAAGGGGACGTTGACGGCCTTCTTCTTCAGGCGCATCACGCGGTCGATGTCGGCCAGCAGCTTGGCCCGGGTGGGGTGCTTCAGGTCCCGGCCGTCGAACTCGGTCAGCCAGTCACCGTCGTCGTTCACGCGCAGCTTGAACCAGGCTCCGGCGTGCTTGATGATCCCGGCCTTGTACTCCGCCATGCCGTTCACCGCCCGAACTGCGAGGCGCCGAACGGGGAGCGCTCCTCGCCCCACGGCTCGGGGTCGTCCGAGGTGTCACGGGTGACCACGTACACCCACGTCCAGTAGACGTGCTCCTTCTTCACGGTAGGCGCCTGCTTGGCGCTCTCCACCCAGTACGTCTGGCCATCCGGCACGGTGATCCCGTCACCCTTGTGCAGGAAGGGCAGTTCGGGCAGGGCCCGGCCGCGCGCCGTGGGGGTGACCGTGATCTGGTACTGCTGAGGCCAACCGGACGACATGCCGGTTCGCTTCGGCAGCTCGATCACCGTGATCTCGTCGATCTCGTAATCCACTTCTCTTCTTCCTCTCCGAGACAAGAATGCGGGGGCCGCCTACTACGACCGCAGGGGATCTGTCTCCAGGAGAGCCGCCACGCGGATCACTGGGGATTGGCCTCGCCCTGCCCGAGCGGAGTAAGGATTTCCGCAGGCACCGCCGTGCTCCTGGCAGGATTCGAACCTGCGACACCCGGATCCGGAATCCGGCGCTCTATCCCCTGAGCTACAGAAGCGTTTTCCGATCTCACCAGATGTCGTACAGCATCCGGCGAGGAACCTTCTCGGCCTTTTCGTACAGCCGACGTTCGAGTTCACCCTTCGTGCGGCGCCCAGCCTCCAGCTTGCTCTTCACGTACCGCCTGTTGGCCCGTTCGTGCTTCTGGGCCCAGTAGGTGCGGCTGGAGCTGGGGGTCCAGGCTCCGGTGTAGGTCCACCAGCGAGCGGTGCGCCTTACCTTCCGGGGCTGGGGCCTGCGGCCCTGCTTCTCGGCGTCGCGGAGTTCCGCAGCGCTGTAGCGCAGGTCGTGGACCGTGTGCTCACGGACGGGGATGACGGGGCGCCCCCGCCAGTACATGCAGTACCCGTCCGGCCACTCCCGGATGTCGAACTTGCCCTTCAGGTGATGTGCCGTCTTGCCCATCGGAATGCATCCTCCTAGGGCCGCGAATTTCGCGGACCTAGGTGAAGCCGGTAGAGGTCATGACCCTCGTTCCTTTCGTTCTTGTCGCTGCATTCCCGAGTGCACGGAGCAGGTATCGCACCTGCGGAGAGCGTCCCCTCCAGGCTATAAGTGACGCGCTGCGCCCTAGGCGCCAGCCACCGTTCCACTTCCCGTGCGACCGCACTGCGCAATGCGGCCCTTTACCACCGACTGTAATTCCGACCGGGTTTTTCAGACCACGGAAGGACATGGTGTCGTCGGCACACGCTCTCCTGACTGGACTTGAACCAGTAACATCCGGATTAACAATCCGGCGCTCTGCCGGTTGAGCTACAGGAGATCGAATCTGAAATTGTTTTAGTGGGCCTCATCCCTAGCACCACGCGGCGCACCGACCTTGTTCTGCTGCGCTTCTCAACTGTCCTGGCCGTCGGGCGGATGGCGACCAGGCGGTACTCCTATCTCCGCCACGTACTACGCTCCCCAGCCTAGACTCGAACTAGGACTCTCGACTCCAGAGGCCGATGGTCTGCCAATTAACCTACCGGGGACCGCTGTGGAATTGTTGGCAACCGGACGGCAATACTTCCACGCATGGGCTATCTTCGCATGTATGTCCCACCTGCCACAGTGGGGCTGCGTCAATAGCTTACCGTCCGGCCGGTGGCCCCGGCCGGATTTGAACCGGCGAACCTCTCGTTTTTCAGACGAGCGCTCTTACGCGAACTGAGCTACAGGGCCTTGCACCCCTTGATGTATAGCTGGGCAGGGGCCGCCCTCCACTTGCCTCCCGGAGAAGGTTGGCTCATGGACTCGCTTTGCCTCACTCTCTGCTCCGTGGATAGCGACTTGTGATCGCGAACTCCACGAAGATCCGCCTCCGAAGCCAGCGCACCTGACGGGATTTGAACCCGCGAAAATCTCCGCCTTGACAGGGCGGCGAGGACTCCAGACTCCTCCACAGGCGCATGAACACTGTTGAATTGTGACGTAGGAGCCCCGCTTTCCCGGCCTCCGCCTTGCGGCGGGGCTCCCATAGACCATCCCGAAGGAGGTCTTGCCGGGGTGGAGGGATTTGAACCCCCGTCCGTCCGATCCGTAGTCGGCTGCCCCATCCGAACTGGGCCACACCCCGTTCAGCCTTTCACCCTTCGCGCCAAGCGTGACCAAGGCAGGTTCCAGGCCGACCGCATCCAAGCCCCAGGAAGCCGTGAGGATGCGGTAGTACGCCCTACTGGACTTGAACCAGTGACACGAGGATTAAGAATCCCCTGCTCTGCCAACTGAGCTAAGGGCGCGCGTTCTTCAGTTCTGCTTGCCGTTTGTCGGGCCCCAGTAGTGGCCCGTGTGGACGTGGGTAGGGTACCCGTCCTGCTGCACCTTCTTCAGATGCCCCTCGTACGTCCGAGCCTTGCACTTGCAGCTCACGTTCGCACCTTCTTTCTCGTCCCGAGTTTCACAGGGACCCCTGGTTTTCCGGGACAGCGTTCCACCAGGGGTCTGCCTAGCATCCAGCCGCTTTCTGCCCTTACGGCCTTCCGCTGACATACAGCTAACGGATTATGAGTCCGCGCTGCACCTTCGTATCCCTGACTGGACTTGAACCAGTGGCCTTTCCCTTATGAGGGGAGTGCTCTGACCGGCTGAGCTACAGGGACCTGCGAGCCTCCGACCGGAATTGAACCGATGGCATCCGACTTACGAAGACGGCGCTCTACCGACTGAGCTACGGAGGCATTCGGGGAAACCGTCCTGCTACTACCGACCCTCCCGCTCCGACCGGCAGACGCTTTCCCCTGCGCAAGATGCCATCCTTGCATTCTTCGGCTCGCGAAACCGATGGCGCGGGAACTGCGGTTTCCTGGCGGAGTGGACGACGTCGTAAAGGAAAGAGGTATTTCCAGTACGCCGCCAGGAAACCAGTCGGAATGACAGGATTTGAACCTGCGAACCTCTCCGTCCCGAACGGAGCACTCTCCCAAACTGAGCTACATTCCGGTAAAGGACCCCAGGGTGACGGGGGGGGTGTAACCCCGGGGTCCAGCAGGGACAGCAGGATTTGAACCTGCGACACGCGGCTTTGGAGACCGCTGCTCTGGCCTAACTGAGCTATATCCCTTTGCCTGCCGAGAAGGTTTCCCCTCTCGGCTACAAGTACTACTCTACCGCAGAACTTCGCTATCTCATAGCGGTTTTCGGTGATGAGCCTCACCCGCGACGGAGGAAGGAGAACCCCGTTCCTGTACTCGTGCAGGTCTGGAGAGCCACCGACGCCCCGAGACCGGCCGACGGAAAGGTGCCGCCCTGGCTTCCGCGCTTCGCCCAGCCGTGGCCATACACCCGGTACGTCCCCGCCAGGGCGCCGGACGTGATGACCACCTTCCGGCCCACGGGCAGGTCGTCCATCCAGGACCAGCCCATGTAGTTGTGACCGGCCAGCGTCTTCACCCCGGCCGGGTAGTACAGCGTCAGCTTCCCGGCGTCGATGCACTTCTGGGCTGCCGCCACGGCCGAGCCGCAGAAGGTGTACCCGCTGATCCGGGTGACCGTCTCAACCGGCTTCCTCTTCGCCGTGCGGGTGCGTTCCGGCCGGGGCTTGGCGGCGGGCTTCGGCTTCACCACCGGCCTTCGGGTGGCCGGTGCCTTCGTACGGACCGGTGGGGTGAAGGACGGCCGGGGCTCCGGCTTCGGTCCTTCGATCCGGCCGAGCGGGGGCAGCTCGATGTGCACGGAGAGGACGACCGCTGGCGCCACGGCAGGCTGACGCTCCTCCGGACTTGCCGCTCCGGCGGCTGTGCAGGTGGAAGCCACCAGCACTCCGGCAGCACCCAGCGCCAGCAGTCGTCTCCGTCTCATGTCACTCCGCCTTCCCTGATCACCGAACGTCGGCGATCTCGATGTCGTAGGGCAGCGCTTTCACGGCCTCTTCGATGTCGTACTCGACGAGGTTCGCGTCGGCGTCCCTGCCGATCTTCACCTTCACCACGACCAGCAGTTCCCGGTACCGGGGCTCGGGCTCCGGCTGGGGGCTGCCCCAGCCGCGCTCCTGGAGGGCCACCAGCAGCGGCAGCTCCTTCGCCCAGGCAACCGGGTTGCTGCGGCACGCCTCCAGCCGGGCCAGCTCGCCCTCATAGGCGTCCGTCGCGGCATCTCCGCTCGGGCCGGGTCCCAGCAGGTAGGAGGAGATCAGTAGATCGAGGTGGGCCAGCGCCCGGTCGCGATCGGTCAGGTACCGGTAGACATTCTGCGCATGCCGGATGTCCATGTCGGCCACCCGGTGGATCCGGCTCTGGCCGTCCACCCAGTACTCGCCCTGGAACAGCAGTTCCCTGCGGTCCATCACTCTCCCCTCCTTCCCAGCAGTTTGCCCAGCAGGTTCCAGCTCCGGCCGCCGGACTCCGTCTCGCCCGGATACGGTTCACGCCCCGGCGTGTCATCGCTGATCTGCCAGCCCGGCATTCCGCTGAAACGCGGATCCGTGGCCTCCTCGTGCATCTTCGCCGGGCTGGTCACCAGGACCGTGTACAGACTCTTCGGCGCCAGGTTGTTGAGGTGCAACCAGTAGGTGTTGAACCCCTTGTTGTGCTCGATCCTCATCAGCCGGTCGTCAATGAGCGGCTGCATTCCGACGCCCTTGAGGTACAGGTCCATCTGGATGGTGTGGCCCGTGTGCACCAGCTTGATCGACGATCCGCCGGTCGTGATGGTGCAGGGCTCGCCGACATTCAGGCTCTTCAGGTCGAGGCGACCGTTGTTCACCCGCACTGGATCTGCCTCCACGAGTCACCCGGGATCGGCCAGTAGTGCCGGTAGCTGTTGCCATCCGAGTCGGCCCGTTCCACCCTCACTCCGCCGAGCGGATCCAGCTCCAGCCAGTACTCCCGCCACGGCGTCAGCATGGCAACATCGAGCCAGCCGTCCCGGTCGATGGGCGACATGTGTTCGTCGTACCCACGCGGCGTGCAGTGGACGGTCACCCAGGGTCCGGGCGTGCCGATACCGATGCCCGCCTGGTCCGGGTGGCCGAGTTCACTGACGATCACCATCTCGCCGCCGATCCCGAGGTGCCGACGGCCACCGAGCAGCGGCTTGCGGTTGATCCGGTCGGCCATCGTGCGCAGGTCCAGACGAGTTCCGTCGATCCTCATGACATCTCCTCGTTGGGGACCATCGGCTCCGAGTGAACAGTGCAGAAGACGAGATCTTCAGGCTCGATGGCCAAGTCGATCTCCTCTCGACATTCGGCCCTCGGGCATGCGAGCCCGTACCGAGGTGAGTCACCGCCAGGAAGAACATTCAGCGGCATTACACACCCACCGGCCGCATGTCCTCGATCGCGTCGCCGATGGCCTCGATGACGCCCTTCAGGGCGTCGGCCGCGCTGGCGTAGGCGCCGTCGCGCAGCTCGTCCGGCAGGCGCTTCACGTCCGCCGCGAGCTTGCTGCGCAGCACCTCGAACCGATCCTTCGGGGATGCGGCCTCGTCCAGCAGCTCCTCGTAGTAGCGCTGGCGGTTCTCCGTGTTTCCCGTGCGTGCCACGTTGTCTCCTTCCGAAAGCCCCAGCTCTCAACCGGGGCTCCGTTTCCTTCTGTTGAGACTACCAGATGGCCTGGGCCATGTCAGCCGCCCTGGACCGCCTTCGGCCGGTACGTCACGCCCTGCTTCTGCTGGCGCATCGGCGTGACGTTCGTCTTCTCCTGCTCGATCTCCTCCATGACGATCTCTTCGAGAACGTCCCCGGTGAACACGTCGCCGACCGGCTCGCAGTACTCGCGCTCCAGCGACGCGTACTCCTCGTTCATCCGCTCCGCCGTCCGGCCGACCTCGGCCAGGATCTGATCAAGCGGCCTCTTCTCGTCCTGGGCCGCCGACTCCGTCGCCCGGCTGACGAGTGCCAGCATCCGGCGCATGGTGCGTTCTCGGAGGATGCGCGCCGCCACGAGCGGCTTGGTGGTGTCATCGAAGGCGACCGTCTCCAGTTCGAGGGCGTAGGGCAGCACCTTCTCGAAGGTGCTCACCCCCATCTCCTCGACCTCGGCGGCCACCATCTCCGGCGTGATCACGTTCTCCTGCCGGGCCAGCCGGGCAGCCGCCTTGATGATCACGTTCATCCGGCTGTCGGTCTGGATGTCCACCTCGGCGATCCCGTACGAGTGGCCGTACCGCAGAATCGATCCGACCAGGCTGCGCTCGACGGACTCCTGGCTGAAGCCGTTGAAGAACACGGGCTTCTCGCGGTGCTGCTCCTCGACAAGGATCACCATTTCGGGCCGCTTCTTGATCGGCTCGAAGGGCACGATCTCGAACTCGTCCAGCCCGAAGCCGTGATCCCGGTGGTCGGAGAAGTCCGCCCCGTCGGCCATGAGCGGCGAGCAGACCACCTTCACCTTGGTCACCACGTTGCTCAGGTGCTTGTGCACCTCCTCGGCGAACTCCAGACCCGTGCGGTCGCAGTCGGCCACGATGATGACCTCGGAGGCACCCTTGAAGTACCGGCCATACTCCAGCCGCCACTTGCTCTTGCCCGCTCCCGAGACGATCGTGGTCACCGCTTCGTCGGGGAAGTCCCTCCTCATCCGGTCGGCGTCCTTCTCGCCTTCCATGAGCCAGATCCGGCGCCCGGCCTGCGCCGCCTCGATCACCTTCGCCAGGTTGTAGAGCACCCGGCGGACCGAGGACGGCAAGCCCCACTTCTTGCCGAACTTCTTGCTCGCATCCGGCACCCACTGGGCGAACGGCTGCGGGCAGCCGTCGCCCTTGCGCGAGCAACGCGCGACCGCGTAGAGGAACTTCCCGTTCTCGTCCGTATACCGGTACTCGGCTGACTTGTGGCCGCCGCAGCCGTTCTTCTGGCAGGGCATCCACAGGTCGGCGGCGAGCTGGCGGTCCTCGTCTCCCATCTGGCCGCCGTTGTCGAACAGGTCGGGCCAGTTGAGGTCGAGCGCGATGCGGATGTCGTCGGTGGCGCACCGGGCGTGGCAGTTGAGCACGGCGCCCTTCTCGCCCTGGGTGATGCTGAGGGACGCGTTGCGGTCCTCATGTGCCGGGCACTGGGCGGTGTAGTACCCGCCGTGCTGCTTGACCCGGCTCCCGCTCTTGTCCAGCGCCGCGAGTACGTTCCTGAGTCCTGACCCTCGTGCCATTCGCACAACCTCTCTCACCGGGCGCCGCGTACGCCCCACCGGTAGCGGGGCGTGCGACGACCATCATGCCGGGCGATAGACCGGACCGCTCGGGTCGAACACGACGGGAACCTCGAAGCCCTCGGCGTCGTAGACGATCGTGTCGCCGCCGACGCGGATCACTTCGCTGGACAACCGCTTCGCCGTCTCGCTTTCGAGATCGGCGAGGGTCAGGATCGGGGCCGTCGTCTCATCGCTGAGGCGGCTGAGTTCGGAGGGGCTGAGTCCAGGAGCGTACACCAGCTCGGCCTTGTTGACGTGCTCCCGGCCGGTGCCGGAGGCGTACATGACGAGCCTCAGATGACGCATCTCCTTGGCCGCCACGCGCCCGTCCCCGCCGCCCAGGATCTGGCCGACCGATGACCATACCTCGTCGTCCGAACGGAGTCCCGGCAGCAGCACGAGCACCTTCATTCCACAGATCGCCGCGTTCAGCAGCATCTGCGCGCAGAGCACGTCCGGCCTGCCTCCCGAGTCGTTCGACACGAGCGACGTGACAGCACTCTCCTTCAGTCCCCAGCCGGGCCGCGCCAGAGCGATGGGCCCTACAGACACAACCATCTCTTCACCCTTTCCGATGGGCGAACCAACATCAACTTGGCTCTGCCCCAGCCTACTACATGGCCTGGGCCACTTCTACTGGCAAGCCCCTCGAAAGGGGCTTGCCACCCGTCACCCATGGCTGCCATACTCTACACGCCGCCCCACGAGGGGCAGGAAGTGGGGCCAGGCCATCCGGGGGATACCGGACGCCTGGCCTTCGCGCTGTCTACCGGAGCTTCGCCCGGAACCGGGCACCCCCGATGATCTCCTCGTCGGTCGCCTCGACGACCTGCTTCGTCAGCTCCCGGATCGGCCCGAAACCGTTGTAGGAGAAGTTCTTCGGCACGTTCATCGCCTGCTGCTTGCCCATCTCCAGCAGGCCGACGACCGACAGCAGCCAGCCGTCACAGACGGCGTACTTCGCCGCCTCGATGGTCCAGATGTCGAACCACTCCCGGATTGCGTCGCGGCGCCCGCTCAGGTGCGCGGTCCGCAGCCACTTCCGGTACTTCTCGGCCTTCTCGTCGGCCTCCAGGTACTTCTCGTTGATCCACCTGCGTTCGGCGATCACCAGGTTCACGTCCCTGGGTTCCATCACGAAGAGATCGCCCGGCGGGGCCAGCCGCCCGAGCGGGCCGAGGTCGTCGCAGACCAGGAACTCTCCCGTGATCATGCCGCGAACCTCGGCTGCACGTCGGAGGGGTTGAGGAACCGGCTGTGGGCACCGTCGAACAGCATCACCCGCTCGGCCGTCTTGCCCCCTCGGTTCTTCGCGAGGATCAGGTCCGCCTCCTTGCCCCGCGCCGTGTCGGGGTCGATCTTGAACGGCAGGTGGACCAGGATGACCACGTTCGCATCCTGTTCGATCTGGCCGGACTGGCGCAGGTCAGTCAGCTTCGGCTTGCCGTCGTCACGACCGGCCGACTCACGGTTGAGCTGGGCCAGCGCGATGATGATCACCCGGAGCGTACGGGCCAGCCTGCGCAGCCCCTCCGAGACGATCGCCACGTCCACCGTCGGGTTGCCGGTCGGCTTGTCCGGCTTCACGAGCTGGAGGTAGTCGATGACGAAGACCTTCGCGCCCTTCTCGCGCGCCGACTTGCGCACCTTCAGCGCGATCTCGCCGAGCGTCTGGCCCGGGTCGTCGTCGACCGTCATCGGGTAGTTCGCCTGGCTGGCGTCGTACTCGATCAGGCGCTCGATCGCCTCAGCGTCCACCCGGCCGTCACGAATGTCCTCGAAGGGGATACCCGTCTCGGCCGACGCGTTGCGCTGACCAAGCTCCTCCTTCGGCATCTCCAGCGAGAAGATCTCCGTGGCGATCCCCTGGTGCGCCACGTTGCGGGCGACCTGGGCGCCCACCGTCGTCTTGCCGTGGCCGGGGCGTCCGGCGATCACGATGAACTGACCCAGCCGCATGCCGCCGGTCAGCTCGTCGATGTCGTGCAGCCCCATCGGGATGCCCTTTTCCATCGTGCGCCCGTGCAGGATGTGGCCCAGCGCCGCCTCGGAGACCTGCGAGGCGGAGAAGGTGGTCTCCACCTTCGTGGAGGCGTCGATGACCTCCGACACCACCACCGAGACCTCTCCGGCGATCTCACCGTAGGAGCCGCCGCCCGCCTGCACGCGCCCCGAGGACTCCACCAGCACCTTGTGCAGAAGCCGCCGCCGGTACAGGTCGAGCAGGGTCCTGGCTCCGCCGTGCGAAGCTGCCAGGTTTCCGGCCTTCGAGGGAAGGCCGTGCACGTGGTCGAACAGCTCGGCGGTCAGCTCCCCCTCCTGCCGCAGGGCGCCGACAACCGTCACCGGATCGGTGTGGCCGCCGTCGATGAAGCAGGACAGGAACGCCTCGTAGACCTTGCGGTTCAGCGGGTCGTGGAACACCTCCGGTCCGGAGTCGCGCAGGATCTCGGTGACCTCGTCGCGGCAGTCGAGCGGGTGGCCGTCGGAGACGAGCAGTTCCCCCAGAACCGCCGTTTCCGCGTGCGGGTCGACCATCGTGCCGCCCGCAATAGCGCGTACTTCACCCACGTTTGTTCTCCTTATCCGTTTCTTCAGCTCTTCAGCAGGTTGGCCCGCTCACGCTGGGCCTGGTACTCGCGCAGCCTCGCGTCGATCTTCTCCTGCTCCTCGGCGCTGATCTCCAGGCCGGGGCGCTGGTGGAACTGCTTCGGCGGCACGTACCGGTTGAGCTGGTCGTCTTCCTTCGGGGCCTCGGGCATCGCGGTGCGCGCCTTCGGCGGCTTGCCGAGGTCACCGGCCTTACTGATCAGCAGCCGCTCCGGGGCGTTGACCCGGGGGTTCAGCTCGGCCGCCATTCGCAGCGCCAGCTCGCGCGGGTTCCATCCCGCCTCCAGTGCCGGGCGCACCGCAGCGGCGACCCGCTCACAGGCGGCCGACATCAGCCGCAGCCTGGGCTCGGTGTTCCGGGCGGTGATCTCTTCCAGCTCGACGGCGAACTCGGCTTCGGCGCCGCTCGGCACGGGGTTCTCCAGGGCCGACATGTCGAACTCGGTCTCCGGCTCCTCGGCTTCCTCGTCCATGAGGACGATCGCCTGAGCCTGCGCCTCCCGCTGGTGCACCTTCTTGCGGGGCTTCCGGGTGAGCGGCACCGTCACGAAGACCACGCTGCGACTCTTCTTCTTGCTGATCGCGGCGGCCTCGGCCATCACGCTCTTGGGGCCCGCGTACTCCTCCGGCGGCACCACGACGAACTCGAAGTCGGCACCTTCGCCGGACTGCGGGTTGTTCAGCCTGCGCAGGATCCCCTTCTTGGCCAGTGCCTGCATCGCCTTGTGCGCGGTGCTCACCGACACGAGACCGTTCGAGATCTCGTTGACCCAGGCGGCGGTCGCGCGGAAGCCGGTCTCGGGCACGCCTCCATGGGTGTGCTTCAGGTTGCCCTTGATGATCGAGTAGATCCGGTACTCGGTGGACGTCACGTCCGGGTGCAGCAGCACCCAGTCGTCGACCACGGTGAAGTGCCTTGAATCCGACATGGCTTCCGCTGTAACCTTTCAGTCAGTTTGCTTGATCGAGGCCCCAGTTCACGCTGGGGCCTTCTCCTTTCTCAGGAGAAGGCTGCCACCAGCTTGCCGTTCGGGCGCCGGTACGCCTCCAACTCGTCGCGGATCTCTGGCGGGTACGCCTCCATCTGGAGCCGGACCTTCCCGCTGCGGTAGACGGCGACCTTCGTGATCGCCTGGATGTCCAGCAGGAGCTTCATCGACTCCGCCCACTCGCCGCTCTCGGAGAACAAGTCTTCGGCCCACTCCTTCGAGACGGTGACGCGCATTCTTTCGGAGTCCTCCATCGTCGCGGCGGAGGCGATCCGTGCGTACAGCCCCAGGGCCTCGAACTCCTCGTCGAGCCTCGCCACCACCCAGATGGGGAACGGCGCCGTCTGGGCGTACTGCCCGAACTCGTTCATCAGGGTCGCGTCAATGACGCTGGCCTCGTGTCCCATGCCGGTCACTCCTTTCCGTAGTTGCGACTCTAGCAGAACGATCTCGGCAGTGCAGCTAGAAGTCGCCCCCTTGTCCACCAGAAGGTACTCCCTCTATCCCCGTATGAGAAGGGTGTGACAGGGAGACCGGGGTCACATTGATGACATGCTCACGACACTCAAGATGTCCAAGTTTGCTGCGGAATACCCTTGACCTCTCGTTGCCAAAGTAGGCCATATGGTTGACCATATGAGGTCAACGTCCCTGGCAGAAAATGACAGAGTCGGTAGCCCACCTGACCTGGGGAAACGTCGATTTTCCACCCCCTATAGAAGTATCTAGAAGTCCTCCTCTTCAGGCTTGGCTCCAGCCATGCCAGGCACAAGCCGGAGTGGGTTCCCCACCCACCGGCCCGCACCTGACCTGTCTTCCGCCAAGCCTTCATCGTCGTCCTCAGCGCGTCGGCGCTCCGCGCCGCCGGAGGACGGATGGACTCGCTGCGCTCGAAAGACCTCGGGCTTCTGTGGTCTGCCGGGTGCGGGGTGCTGGCCGGGGTCGCACTTCGGGTGCGGCAGGAAGGTGGCTGGGCGCCCGGCTGCGGGCTCGTGGCGGGTTCGGCGCCCCTCGGGTGGTCGGCGGGCGCCGTCGGCCGCCTGCGGGTCGCAGGGGCCTGAAGGTGGACGTGAGAAGTAGGGTGGCCGGGTTTCCCTACCTGGAGGTGGATCATGGCTATTCCAACCGGCGCCTACGTCGTCACGTACAAGCTCTGGCTCTTCGACGACACCAGCGAGAACCCGGTGGACCTCGCGATCGAACCGGTGTTCACCTTCTCGCCCAGCCTGGGTGCCACGGTGGTGGCCAACGAGGACGCGGCGGCGGAGGCCGCGATGGGTGCCTGGAAGGCGTCGATGGAGGCGGCGTACCCCGGCGTCACGGTGCACGCCAGCCGCGAGTACCTGATCCGGTCGGAACCTGACGTCTGGCCCTGGTCTTCCTGAATCGGCCCAGGCCATCAAGATTCGCTGATATTCTCCCCGTTGGGGAATGAGCCCTGACGGAGAGGATGAGATCGTGGGACGGATGGACGCGGCGGACCGCAAGGCGAACGCGGTGAAGGATCTGCTGTACACCGAGGGAGTCCGCAACAACGAGCATGCCCACCTGGACGTGTACCCCTCTGCGGACCGCAAGACGGTCCTGGTCACGGTGCACCGGCACCACTACGACTGCGAGGGCTGCCGCAGCAAGACGCTCGGCGCCAAGATCATGGAGGGACTGAAGCGCGGCATCGCACCGGCCTGCCCGCAGTGCCGGATCCACAACGAGTCGATGGAGTTCGAACAGCGGGCGCTCCACAAGCGGATCACCGCTGCGCTGCGCCGGGAGTTCACCATCACTGACGAGTACGCCGGTTCGGTGCTCGCATCCGTGGACATCGCCGTCTGATGGCGGCCGACGGAGCGGCGAGCCTGCGGGCGGACCAGAAGAAGGCCGAGGAGCTGTGCATCCGGCTCGAACGCCTGCTGCGGGAGAGCGGCCTCTGCGATGACGAGGTGGTCGCCCCGATGTGCGTCGTCACGCACGACAACCGGGTGACGGTCAGCCTGGACATGCGTCCTCACGCCTGCGAGAAGGATCTGAAGAACCTCATGACCAGGCTGACCGGATCCCGGAAGCCGTGCACCCGGTGCCAGGTGAATTTCGAGGGGCAGCGCGAACGCATCGCCGCCCTGTATCCCCGGATGGTGGAGGTTCTGGGCCGCGAGGCGCAGATCATCTACCGCTACCCCCGGGACGCCTACCCCTTCAGGGTCATGCTCGCCACCTGAACTTGTTGCGATGGCAGCCAAGTTCAGGATAGGCTCCTCGTAGGAGGTGGGCACGGCCCACCAGTGGGAGGGAGAGACCATGGTCATCCTGGTGTCGCCGGACTCGCGCGGCCGGATCAACCTGAACCGGGTGGTGCAGGACCGGCAGTACGCGGTGACGATCGACGGTGACGGCGTGATCACGCTGACCCCGTCGGTCGTGATCAGCGAGCGCGAGCTGATGGACCTGACCGCCGTGCGGCCGGTGCTGTCGCCGGAGGAGGCGTTCGGCCAGCGCGGTGCCGCCTCGGCGGCGCAGGCCGTGCAGGAGAACCGCAAGGCCCGCAGTGCGGGCGACTGGGGGCGCCGGATCTCCACCCCGGCGGACCTGAGTGCGCTGATCTGGGGGGATGCGGCATGAAGTTCACCCTGGAGATCACCCCGGCTGCCGAGAAGGGGATCAAGAAGATCCGCAAATCCGGCGACCGGGGGAAGTTGAAGCAGGTCCAGTCGGCCCTGGAGAAGCTGGCCGACAATCCGGCCCATCCGGGTCTGAACACGCACCGGATGAAGCCGGAACCCCGCTTCGGCAACCGCGACGATCTGTGGATCTCGTACATCCGCATCGGCCCCGGCGGCGAGCGCATCCTGTGGGCCTACGGCGAGCAGGCCGAAGAGGTCAAGGTCATCGAGGTCGAGTACATCGGCCGTCACATCGACTGACCGTCAGAAATCTCAACTCCCTTGTGGTAGAGTAGTTTTGAGGGGTTGGAGGAAAGCCCCGGGGTGATCTGCTCTCGCCAAAGATCTCGGTCCCCCGGGGCTTCTGCCCACCCGACACCTGATTCGGACGGAGAAGAGCTTGACCACGCTCAGCATCGACAACATGCCCGACGTCGTCCACGAGCCGTACGCCTTCCTGCTGGACAAGACGGGCGTCGAGCCCATCGTCGAGCGCAACGGCTACGGCAAGATCCTGCTCACCCACCTGGGCGAGCGGACGAAGATGACGATCAAGTTCCGCCTCGACGGCCGGAAGTGGCGCTGGGAGAAGTCCCACCTCTTCATCGACGGCGAGCAGCAGCCGCTGGCCAGCGGCTGGGAGATGTACGTCGCCATCTTCAAGGACCCGGACAACGGGCGCCGCGACTTCACGCCGGAAGGCGCCCGCAAGGCGAAGATCCCGGCCTCGAAGGAGGTCGACGAGCAGTACCTGCCGAAGGCCGTCGCCGACGAGCTGACCAGCCTGCGGAAGATGGTCCGCAAGGCGGAGACCACGGTCACGGCGACGATCGTCTCCAGCGCCAACCAGTACCTGATCACGCTGGTCGACGGCGAGACGGGGCAGAGCTTCGTCTTCACGTTCGGCTTCGAGACCGGATCCTGGCAGGTCATCGACATGCTACTGGTCAACGCCAGCGGCTACGACGTGACCCGGTACGTGGGCGAGCACCAGGTGGAGCAGTTCCTGCACGAGATCATGGGCATCGCGGGCCGGGCCTCCCAGGTCACCTACGACCCGGGCGGTTCCGCCCAGCAGGCCGCGACCACGAACTCGGTCAACGTCCGTAAGTCCACCGTCTTCCGGATCTGAGGAAAGCCGTGCGCCGCACCGACGAGCCGGACCGGGGCGATCTCGCCCGTGCCTACCTGGCCAACGCGCGCAAGTGCGCCGACCTGGTGAACACGGTCGAAATGCCCCGGATCGGCGAGAACACGGATCCGGCCCGGGTTCGCGACATCGCCATCATGAACGCCCTGCTCGCCATCGCCGTGATGCAGGTACCGGACGAGCCCGGCACGCGGCTCGCCTGACGGAGGGGAGAAGGAAGTGGCGAAGAGCGCCGCAACGGGGGACAGCCGGTCCGGACCGACGGAGCTGACCCGGGCCATGGGCCTACGGGTCCGCGCCCTGCGCGAAAAGGCCGGAATGACGCAGATCGAGCTGGCCAGTGCGGTCGGGTACCGCGACAGCACCTCGATCACGTTCATCGAGCAGGGCCGCAACAACATGAAGCCCGATGCGCTGGTGCTGCTGTGCACCGCGCTGGGTACGTCGCCGAACGAGCTGTTCGGCTGGGAGGAGAAGAAGTGAAGCGAGACGAGACCGCTCCGCGCCCGAAGACCGGCATCAGCCTTCTGGTGATCCGGCAGTTCGAGGGTCGGCTGCACGTGCTGCTCGGCCAGCGCCGTGGATCCCACGGTGAGGGCGAGTGGGGGACGCCGGGCGGCCACCAGGAGTTCGGCGAGACCTTCGAGGAGTCCGGCCTGAGCGAGCTGGAGGAGGAGTGCGGCGACGAGATCACCGTCACCCGCCCCCGGTTCCTCTGCGTCACGAACCTGCGCGGCTACCTGGACCAGGGCAAGCACTACACCGACATCGGCATGGTGTCGCACTGGGTCTCCGGCGACCCGAAGCTGATGGAGCCGGAGAAGTGCCTGGGCTGGACCTGGCACCCGATCGACAACCTGCCGACGCCGCTGTTCGAGCCGGTCGAGAACCTGGTCATCGCGTACCACACCGGCCAGCCGTACTTCGGCTGATGAGCGACATCCTTGCCCGGCTCCGCACCGCGCGGAGCCGGGCCTGGGAAGAGGGCATCGAGCTGGACCGGGTCTGGCGGATCGCCCAGGTCGATCCGGGCTTCGAGGAGAAGCTGAAGGATCAGGAAGTCGTCGTGGAGCACGCGATGGACGAGCTGCGCGACGCGCTCACTCTGGACGGCGCGGCTCCCCGCCCCAGCCGAGCGGACGCCAGCGCCGACCTCATGAAGTGGGGGGTCGACGAGGGCCTGATCACCGTCGGGCAGTATGACGCCTGGCTGGCCAGCCCGTCGGAACCGCAAGGGGGCGACCCCTACCGTCGTTCTTGAACCGCAGCGCCCTGCCTCCCTGGCGGGGCGTTCTGCGTCAGATCCTGGAGGAGATCATGGCGACATTCGAGCAGGCCCTGGACAAGGCGTTCGAGGTGACCTGGGAACACAGTGTGGCGGTTGAGGGGGCCCGCGCCAATCCGGACATCCCTGACCCGCAGGTTCACGAGGCGATGGTGCTGTCGGCAGAGGCGTCGTTCATCGGTGCGGTCGACACGCTGGGTTCGCTGCTGTACCTGGCGGGACGGCTGCCCTCCTACGAGCTGTCGACGAGCGAGGGTGACGCCTGGATGCAGGACTCCACGCAGGCTCTCGCCCAGATGATGGAGTGGGCGCACGAAAACGGCCGGATCTCCGAAGCGGAGTACGCCGGATACCGAGCCGTCTACGGGCCCCGGAAACCGGCGATCACAGAATCGCCATGATCGCTCGACACTGGCATATGCCAGAGTGAAGTTCTGGCCATAGGTCATCAACATCGTTGTGATAGACTCGTGTTCACGGAAGGGAGAAAAAGTGGACAAGCTGAACGCCGGACAGCAGGTGAAGGTTGTGGCCCTGGAGGCGGCCTCGCGCGTCGTCGCCGAGAACATGAAGTTCTTCGCCCGCACCAACAGCTATGCGAGCAGCGACAGGGAGGGTGCGTACAACGCGACCCTGGCGGCGCAGGCGACCATCGGAATGGCGCGGCAGTTCGAGGAGTACCTGAACGAGCCGCAGGACGCGGCGGTGACGCGATGAAGTTCGTCCACGCCCGCAGCGAGTCGATCGTGCGCCGGTACGTGAACCTCATCGACGGCCCGCAGATCCCGCACCCCGACAGCTCGGTGCGGGGCAAGAAGATCCTCCTGACCAAGGTGGAGATCAACTACGCCCTGATCTCCGGATCGTGGCATGTTGCCGGACCCGCATCGCCCTCCGTCTACGCCGAGGGCTGGGTCCTGAAGGGCGACGGCTCCCGTTCGCAGCGGCAGTGGAAGGGGCAGATCATGACGGCCCCGAGCCGTACCGAGAACGGCTGGCTGAAGAAGCTCATCGACGGCGCCCGGCCGACCGGGTCGCCCGAGCTTCCCTTCGACGTGACGGAGGTCGGACCGTGAACTACACCGTGGCCCAGCGGGTCAAGGGGATCCTGGTCAGCAGCGGCCACAACGACAAGAAGCGGGCCGCTCCGGACATGCCGACGGCGGACGAGATGGATGCCGCCCGGCGGGCCTATGACGAGCTGGGCCGGACCGGTGTCCTGAAGATGAAGATCAGCTCCGGGGACTACTTCACCTCGGATCCTGACGGCGACGGGGCCCTCGTCAAGTATCACGGCTCGGTGCACCGCGAGGAGGAACGGCTTCGGCTGTACCAGCTCGCGGTGGAGAACTGCTCCTTCCGGGTTTTCGAAGAAGTCGATCCCGACCGTCCCGGCCGAAAGCTGCTGAGGGTGGAACGCTGATGTACGAGAAGCCCGAGCCCGTGGCGTACATCGTCCTCGGTTCCTACGTGCACCCTCAGTGCGCCCGTGGCGTGACCCTGCGACAGCAGCCGGTCTACGCCAACGAGCTTCCGCCGATCGTCTGGTGCCGTGGCTGTGAGGACCAGATCCTTCCGGCGCCCTGCGTGTTCTGCGAGATCATCGCGAAGCGCGAACCGGTCGAGTGGATCCTGGAGCCCGACACCTGGCATGACGCGGTCGCCTTCGTCCCGCTGAACCCGGTGACGGAGGGGCACTGTCTGATCGTCCCGAAGCGGCACGTGAAGGACTTCGCGGCCGACCCGGAGACGTTCGCCGACACGGCCCGGCGCGCGGCCGAGCTGATGCAGTGGACCGACCGGCCGATGAACGTGATCACGTCGAAGGGCAAGGCGGCTACGCAGAGCGTCTTTCACCTGCATCTCCACCTGGTTCCGCGTGAGGAGAACGACGGCCTGGCGCTCCCCTGGTACAGCGGAAAGAAGGCGAAGAAGTGAAGAGCAGGCAGGACGAAGTCGCCTACCGGATCCGCGCCGAGCTGGTCTGCTGCCACGTGTACGACGACATCCAGAAGGAGGCGGTACGCCTGGAGGCGCAGGGCGTACCCGGCCCGCACCAAGCCGCCATCGGGCGTGCGGTGATCCGGGGCGACTGGCACGACCTGTGCTACTGGGCCGAGGCTGCTGCCCAGATCGCCGAAGGCCGGTGTCCCGGCTACGAGGCGGACCCGAACATCTGCCGCTGCGGCTGCGAGGGCTGCAAGCACAACTGCTCGGCCCACACGGGCTGGATTCCTCCGGAGGATTTCGATGGCTGAAGCCGAGGGCACGGGCCGGTTCCCGATGCCGACCGTTCGCTGGATCACCGCGCAGCTCCCGAAGGAGCTGTACCCGCTGTTCGGATTCCGTGGCGAGACCGTTCCCGAGACGGCCCGCGACGTTGTCGAGTACCTGTACGTCCTGAAGTACCCGGACGACACCGACTACCGGATGCCGATCCTGGCGCACTACGTGCCCGAAGAGGACCCGGCCGTGGCCTTCATCATCGACGACGAGATCATGCTGGACGACGTCCGGCTCGTCGTGAAGGAGTACACCTCCCGAGAAGTGAAGCCCGGCGGCGACGACCCGGGATACACCTACCACCAGGTCACCGTGGCACTGCCCGAGGAGGACGGAGATGGCTGACCTCAGCAGGTACGAGGTAATCGCGGGCAGCGTCATCGTCTGCAACGACTGCCGCAACGGCGAGCACCGCGAGGTGGTGCACGCCTTCAAGGGCACGTCGTTCTCGGCCGAGGAGATGCACACCGAGATCACGATGCACGAGTGGGACCGGCACGAGCCGGAGTTCGCCGACAACGCGGACGGCAACGGTCTCGCGGCGAAGCGCGCCTCCGAGGCGCTGGCCGAGCACGTGGAGAAGGTCGAGGACGACCTTCGCACGGACCGCTACTACGCCTGCTACCCGCCCGCCACGGCCTACCGCGACGGCATGGTCAACGGCATGGGCGGGGCGACCGGCGACATGGCCTCCCTGCTGGGGCCCGACGCGGTGCGTGCCATCGTCGGCGTTCTCGCCGAGGTCGCGGCGATGGACAAGAACTACGCCGAGCTGATCTCCGACCACAACCGCAAGACATGCGAGGACCACACCTGCTCGATCTTCGGGCACCTGGTGAACCTCGCCCGAGCTGTCGACGCGCAGCTCACCTGAAGGACCGGGCCGTCACCCCACAGGGCGGCCGGAAAGGAGAGGGTCATGAGGTTCGCCAGAGAGCTGGAGGACATCGCGAAGGAAGGCCCCCAGTGGCAGGACCGGCCGGAGCGCGAGCGCGTCGGTCCGGAGCGCTGGGGCAAGAGCCACTGGGCGCTGCTCGGGTACGTGGACGAGCGCGTGGTGAACTGGCACGGACTGCTGAGCTGGGATCACATCCAGGTCTCCAGGAAGCACTGGCCGATGCTCTACGCGGCCCGCAAGACGGTGCAGATTGGCTTCGGCCCGTCGAAGGACGGCGCCGAGTACGGACTGCGGCTGAAGCCCCCGGCGCACGGGGACCACGGGGCGATCCTCGCGGACCACTGCGAGGTGGACGCGCTGATGGATCTGGTCGACGCTGGCTTGGTGACCGTGGACATGCCGAAGGTCAGCCAGACCGGCCAGTCCTACCTGCGCCCCGACGGCCACGCGCTCAGTGACCCGAGTCCGCGTGATCTGCTGACCGGTCACGTCGAGTGGATGCTGATGCCGTGGGCGAAGTTCGGCCTGACCGAGCGGGGCTGGCAGGTGGCCGCAGCGCTGCGGCGCCACAAGGGCGCGGGCGGCGTGTTCGCCAGGTTCGAGATGCCGGAAATGGCGGAAGGTGCGGACGCGTGAAGAACCCGCTCCTTTCGTAGAGAGTGCAGGGCAGCATGTACGCCCGCCCGGCCAGCGACGAGAAGTGATCAGGGGCCGCCCGACGGGCGGCCCCTTCCGGAAAGAGAGAAGACCGACGTGAGGATGAACGTGCAGAGCACGAACAACACGTATGCGATGAACGCGCTGCGGGTGTACGACGACGACCACAGTGCGGCGATCGTCCTGATGGCCTCCGACGGGGAGGCAGAGAAAGCGCTGGGCCGGGTCTTCGAGATCCACGAGGCGCCCCTGGCGGACCTGGAGACGGGAGTTCCGTGGGGTGCCGACGACGTCGGCGACTGCGAGATCCGCTCCGGCGGCGTACTCCTGACCGTCAAGGGGACCGGCGGCAGCTTCATGGGCCTGCGGTTCGAGGCCGAATGGAGCACGACGTCACCGGGCTGGCGCCGGGCGGCCCGCGACAGCGGCTACGTCTGGCTGGCCCTGCCGGGTCGCCCTGCGTACGACCAGATCGCCAGGGCGGTCGCCTCGGGATCCCAGGTGCAGCTTCCGGCCATGCCGGTACTGAAGCTGGAGGTGACCCGATGAGCCGCATCGACGACCCGGTGACGACCACGCTGCTCTGCGGCTGCCGGATCAAGCTGCGGGTCAAGCCCATGCGGCCGAACGCCAAGTACGGCTGCCGGTCGAATCAGGGCCACTCCTACAACCAGCTCTGGTTGAGCTACGAGGACAACGACCGGACCTTCATCAACCCGCTGGTCCCCGCATCAGTGTGACGACCGCCACGGCCGCAGTGTCCAATCCTGGACACTGCGGCCCTCTGGCCTCTGCGACGATTTCACCAGTGGCCGACATCAGAGAGCGGCCCGCCGGAAGGAGAAGGAAGAGATGAGCGTTCCCGTGACGGCCATCGTCAACGCCGAGTTCGGTGACCCCGAGGAGGGCACCACGGCCACGGTCGACCGCCTCGTGATGGCGGCCTCGTACTGGAAGGTCAGCGACCCGGCCCTGCGCTCCCTGGTCCACCTCACGGCCCTGGCGTGCGCATCCGACAAGGTCGTCTCGATGACCCTGCCGACGGCCGATCTCGACGAACTGGTCCGCCGTGGCCTCATCCGGTGCGGCGCCGACCGCCCCGACACTGTGGTGCTGATCTGATGGCCCTCCAGCGCATCAGCAAGATCGTGCGAACGCCGGAGAACGAGGTGGTCTACGCCGTCGGCGACGAGGAGAACGGCACCGGGTTCCGGATGATCTGCTCCGGCTGCCCCGGCAAGGATGTCGAGTACAACAGCGCCGCAGCCGCCATCCTCGGCGTCTCGTACCATGCCGAGCTGGACCCGGACGAGCGCTTCGTTCCCACCACGAAGAACCCGCGCCCGGCACCCCGTGAGATCCCGGAGGATGAACTGTGACCGATGACACCGACTTCGACGGATGTCACCGGGAGTGCCGCGTCAAGGGCAAGCACTCCCGGGTGTGGGGCGGCTGCGAGTTCGGCATCAAGCCGGAGCCCACGGTGAGCATGTCGAAGGTTTACACGGCGGGCGACGGCTACCCCTCGATCGGGTACGACTCGTACACGGTCGACCAGCTCACCGACCTGATCGAGCCCGCCCTGAAGGGCCTCACGGTCCGCCTCGGCCCGAACTCGTCGGCCGCCGTCCAGCGCGGCGAGCCGTTCCGCCTCTCCGGCGGCGAGATGTGGGCCGTCGCCCGGCAGGCGGCGCACGCGATCGTCCATCGCAACAACCCGGACCGGCCACCCCTGGAGACTCCGTTCGTCACGCGCGTCATGGAGATTTTCTCCCTGTCGCACGCCGACAACTACGGCGATCTGTTCTGGCGGGTCGACGACGGTGAGCTGAAGCTGTACGCCAACGTCTCGGACGTCTTCGCCTGGGGCGGCAGCGACGTGGAGGAGATCACCCGGGAGACGCTGCCCGAGCTGGAGCAGGCGTACGCCGATCTGAAAGCCGTGGGGGCCGAGGAGTTCACGGCTGAGCTGTACGCGGCCAGGCTTCGCAAGATGCGCCCGCAAGGCGCCTACTACCCGACCGATGCGCACGAGTCCTGGCGGCGCATCTACGCCCTGTTCGACGCGTGCGGACCAGAGCGGGCTCTCGGTCCGGGCAACCCGAAGAAGCCGTCGCAGGCCAAGGGGGACTGAGTGGAACGGGTCACACTGAACCTGGTTCCGCGCGCCTCCCGGGCCCTGGCCAAGGCGATGGAGCTGACCGAGGACAGCAAGACGGACTGCGTGAACAAGGCGTTGCCCGTCTACGCGTACATCGAGCAGGTGCTGGCCGACGGCGGCCACATCCTGGTGCAGGAAGGGCCGGACGCGAAGCCCGTTCGGCTCGTCATCTTCTGAACGGAAAGGAGAAGACCGTGGGTATCCGCCTGAACAAGAAGCTCGGCTGGGCCCTGACCGGCCTGGAGCGCGATGAGCACGGGCGCCTCACCGATCCGCGCGTCGGCATCGACGGCGTCAACCGCTACGTGGAGGACTTCGCCCCGTTGTACCTGGAGTACCTGGAGGCGCTGCGCGACGCGGAGCCCGAGAACTCCGACGCCTGGTTCGACCTGATGATGTCGATCGAGATGGTGAAAGCGGCTCGCGACCAGGATGGCGTCCTGAACTGGCCGGTTACCTGCCGGTCGGACGCCGGATACCGCGATCTGCTGCTCATCCAGCCGGTCGGGTATCGGGGGTGGAGCCGGTACGGGGATCACCTCGACCAGCAGGAAGAGGCGATGCTGTACCCCGGCACGGAGCCTCGCGTGGTGTCCATGCCGTACGGCATCTACCCCTTCGAA